AAAATAATAAATTTTATAATGGACTTTTATAAAAATAAAAAGAACTTATTTTTATTAGAAGAAAATCCCGAAGGTTATTTTGATGACTAACATTGATACACGTGACGTATTTTATAACATTTATAATGATAAAATCTTTCCACATTTAACTTTTAATCCAGACGCTTATACATTAAATGTAACTCCGCTCGCTATGCAAAGTTTATTTGATATAGCTTTTGCAGCCGGTATTAATTATTATAAACCCTATGAATTTTCATATGAAGCTAGAGATGTTATAGCATCAGGTTTGATTAAAAAACAATTTATAAAACAATTTGCTACAAATGCTTATTATATACAAGATATACCCGAAATTGAGCTATTTGATATTCTAGAAAAGGGCTTTATTGAAGGGCTAAATACTGGTCTACAAAGTGACTATTTTAGCGACTAATATAACAAAACTTATCTAAGCTGCTCTTATTCTGCTTTAAGAATTATGTAAAAATAGGCCATAGTTAATATAATTATTATAGTTATGGATAATATTAGTATTTCAACGCCAGATAATAAAGAAAATTATTATTTTACGGTATATTGCATATTTTTATCTAAAGAAAGCTACGGATTTAAAAATGACCATTATTATATAGGACAGCATTATACAAATAATATAAATGATAATTATATGGGAAGTGGTGTTATATTAAGAAAATTATATAGTAAATATGGAAAAACCCACGCTAAAAAAACCATACTTAGCATATCAAAAACATTAGCAGAATGTAATGAGTCTGAAAAATATTTTATTAAAGAATACCGCAAAAAGTACGGAAGATGTGTCTTAAATATTCAAGATGGAGGTCGAAATAATGCATCTTTTAATATTCCCGAAGGAGCTCATTTAAAAAATATTGAAGGCCTAAAAGCGTATTGGTCAAATCCTGATAATAAAGATAGAATTCTTTTAAGAAATAAACGAATAGCTGAAAGTATGAAGGGAAATAAAAATGGTACGGGGACCGTACATCATCATTCAGATGAAATTCGTAAGAAAATATGGGAACATGTAAAAGCTACGAATCGGTCAAGAATACCTAAGCTCAGTGAAATTGGTAAAAAAACACTTTTTGTTTATAAAGATAATGGCCAATTGCAAGAATATAAATCCGTAAAATATTCTTGGAAATTATTGGGTTTTACTTCAGAATCTGTTTGTCAACGCTTTATTCGTTACTGTACAAAACTATTAGAAACTAATAATCTTAATACTTTTAATTTTAAGTATGGTAAATTATTTATTGCTTACCGTAAATTCGATGTTAATATAGTACAAAATATATTTAATAATACCATGTTTTAATATAATATGGGAGGAGGTGCGCTGTGGGATGTAAGATTACACGAGACTGGAGTCTCGACCAAGGTAAAGCAGAATACTTAATGTTAACTGCCGACTTTGGTTCCTTACAATGATTCTTATGCGTTTAACTACCCAGGATACTTTTATGAACCCATCAACTTTGGGTCACTGTGATCCTGGTTTATATGATATTTATAGGGCCGACACTGAATGTGCTGATGCCCATTCTAATACTGGCCGAATTGTCTTTGTTGATTCTATTGGTGGCCAATTGTATGTATATACAATGGATGATGGCTCTAAGATTAAGCTATATCAAGATACTAAAATTCCTTACTTGAATAACAAGCTATCACAAGACGTTCAGACTGGTGATATTCTGGAAGGGAAAAAAGTAGTTAGTATAGAACATCGTTCAATGACTACAAAAGAGTTTAAGTCTTTTACGAAAGATGGTTATATTGAAAAATACCAGGATAAACGTTTTGCTGGATGGCGACGTGCTTCTAAGACTGTAAACTTTGCTACACTCTTTGGCGCGACTGCGCCTACCATGGCTAAGCAGCTTGAGAATGCTGGTTATAAAGAAGCAGAAGCGGAAGAATATATTGAGCTTACAAATAATACTGTAAGGTATAATGAGAAGCTTATTCAGATGCGCGGTAAAATGACACCTCAGAAAGTTAAGTTTTTAGTAGCTGCAGAATTGATGCTCGAAGCTTATTATAATGGTTTCCCGGGTGTTAAAGAGAGAGCTCTGAGAGAGAAGCTTTTTGCTTGGAAAATGGGTTATTCTAGAATGTGGCATGGTCCTGTAAAGCATCTTCCAGAGCTTAAGTATATGGCAAGAAATGCTAAAGGTGAGCTAGTTGGAGCAGATAAGAAAATGTGGTCTTCAATGTTTAGTAACTTAAACAATGAAGCTGGAAATGCGCCAATTCAGTGTATGGAAGCGAATATTGCTATTAAGACTATTATAAATGTTTGTAAGTATGCTAAAGAGTGGAACTTAAAGTCTTATCTGTGGAACATGGTCCACGATTCGGAGGACTGGTGCGTTTGGAAACCAGAGCTTAATTTGGTTTGCGCATTATTAAATGCGTGTTCAACTTGGAAAAGAAACCCACATTTTGGTATTGATATGTGTATGGATTTTTCAATTTGTGATCCTTCTAAGGGATTTCAGAATAATATGTACCACGGTGGCCTAGAAAATCCATTTAAGATTGATAAAATAGAAGATGCCGTTGAAAAATGGAATAAAGCACATGAAAATATTCCAGATTTTAAGCCTATTTCTTGGCATGGATGTGTTTGTTAGTGGTTAAAATATTATAATAATTTTATTTTTATTATAAAAATGCCCTTTTTAGAGGGCATTTTTTATTATATACATCTTTTTAATAAAAATTTATAGTGAGCCATATTCCACAAAGATAATTTAAAAATTAAAAAGCCCCTAATTTAGGGCTTTAATTATTTATCCCACATAACTATAATTTACTACTGCTGGACAATATAAATTCCAATCGCCACCTTTAGTAATATTATTCCATTGGCTCTCTGTTCCCCTATAATTTATACTTGATAACTTACTACAGCTAGCAAAAGCTTTATTACCAATAGTAGTAACGCTAGCTGGTATAATTATACTTATTAAATTACTACAGCCATAGAAAGCAAAAACGCCAATAGAAGTAACTGAGTCTGGTATTTTTATACTTGTTAAATTTCTACAGCCATCGAAAGTGCCTTCTTCAATAGAAGTAACAGAGGCTGGTATATTTATACTCGTTAGTCCACTACAGTATCGGAAAGCCATCTCACCAATAGAAGTAACTGCATTTGGTATACTTATACTTGTTAAACCATTACAATACATAAAAGCGAGTCTGCCAATAAAAGTAACGGATTCTGGTATAGTTATACTTGTTAAACTCCTACATTCGTAGAAAGCTTTATCACTAATAGAAGTAACACCTTCTGGTATTTTTAGATTTTTTATTCTTTTATCCAATTTTGAACTTAAATTACCCGAATTAAGTAACTCTACTGGTATTTCATATACTAAATCAGTTATTTCTGACTTATCAGTTTTAACTACAATGTTACTAAAATTGGTACATTCGGCTGGAATAGGAATGCCACTGGATAATGCTATATTTTTATCATAATTTTCGAAAATACCTCTATTGTCAAAGCTAACACTTATATTATCATCAGCCGTTTTTAATTTCTTAAAGGATATTTTCATATAGAAATTAGTAACCTAAATTAAGCATCTTTTGGCTTAAACTTACTTAAGTCTACATCTATATCATACATTTTTAATGGAAGTGTCTTTTTTTGTGGAATATGATTTATTTCTGCGAGCTTATTATAAAAGTCTAAGTCTTCTTTTTGCTCATAATTTTTAGCCGCTTCTAAAAAGCAAGATACATTAGAAAGGTTACTTATAGAAAGTAATATAGCTTCCCAAACGTCTCTAGCTTCATTAGTAACTTCGCTCTCATATTGTGACATATCTTTTATAAATTTTGTTATTTTCGTATTTATTTCGTCAATTTTTGTTGCTTTCATATTATAATAATTTAGTTTTTTATTGGTGCCTATTAAAATTCTTATTAAAAATATTATAATGTCCTAAAATAGTTATCTATTGTATTATAGTCATATAATACTTTGCTATTCATAAATATATCGTATATGTCCTTTTCTACTTGCTTTTTCGGAATAGTGCCTGTTTCACAAGAAGAGACTAATGATAAATTATTATCATAGAAGCTAAAGCATATACATAAAGCACTATAGCGTGCAGCTGCTAAATCTTTAAGGACTAATCTAATATTTTTTTCTGTTATTATGGACATGTCTTTTCTAATACTAATACCTATTGGTGAAAGACTTCCATATAGAGTTGTGCCAGACTTATTTTTAAAGTATATTTTTAATATATTACTTTTACCGATAAGAAGAGGTATAGGACTCATTAGGCCATTCGTAAAATATATTTTATAGCCTTTATTATAAATATTTTCGCAAACTAAATTAAAGTCAAACATATTAAAAATATCCTTTATTTTTCATTAAAAAAATAGCCACTATGAAAAGTATAATATATAAAATTATTTTAATATTATATTTTTTTCTTCTTCTTTTTGGCTTTTTTAGTAATTTAGAGGATAAATAAAATCTCTTTAGCCATTGCCATAAATTTGTTGGCCCTATAAGCTGCGAAATTCGTTTTCTTAATAAAAAAACAGTTTTATCAATCTTTTTATTTTTTACTATAAATGCTTCTCTAGACTGAACTCTGCCTTCATTAGACTCTCCGTCCCATTTAACTAAATCTTTACAATATTGTTTTATATATTTATGAATATCGTGGTCGCTCTTGTAAACTGTTGAGTCTAATAAAATATTATTGCAAGCATGTATATATAAAAGATTTTCTGACCCAGTTATGGGGTCTTTTTTCTTTAAGAATTTATAATGTAATGTGCCTTTTGATTTATAAGCTGAATCTCTACCACCTAAAGTAGACTCTTCACCAATTATGAGTATATCTTTATTTTCTTCTAAGTTACCCTTTCTTATATAAAGCTGTTTCATTAAATAACAGTATACTCCAATACGTCTTTTTCTTCCCAATAAAAAGAAAGATTATCCGAATATATTGTGAAAAATCGCATATTTTCCTTATCCAGATACCCTCTTAAAACTTGATGAGCTAACCTAGCTTCGCCACAAGGCTTAAAGTATACATCAATCCAATTATCTTTTTTTGTTAACATATTTTTTCTCCCTTAATCTATTCTGAATAATCATTAAAATATTTTTTGCCAGTATCATTATAAACTAAATAGGTTATATGTGCGTCTGATATAATACGCCATTTTGGCGGCCACTTTTTAGAAATGCCAACTTCAGTTCTTACTTCATAGTCCATATTTAGTTTTGATAAAGCTATTCTCAAATATTTTCTATATCGCTTAAGCACAGTTGAATAACTTACGCCGTCTCTTATAAGTAATCTAGGCGGGGGCATTTCCACTTTTTGGTTTTTAATTATTTCATCAGATATTTCATCTAAATTATTTATTAAAAAGTTTAAAACTTTATTAAAATCACTTTTATTAAATTTTATAGACATATATTAAAAATATGTAAATTAAAAAGGCCTAGCATAATTTTGCTAGACCCTTAAGTTTATTTTTTTATAAGTTCATCAATAAACATAGAATTTTCAAAAAAGTTTTTTCCAGCTACTTCATTATCTGGAAAGTCGTTATTCCTATATTTATTAAGGAATATTACTGAACTTCCGCCTTGAAACTTATACCTATTCTGTATATGTTCAACATTTCTATTGAAGTCTTCATTTTTAGAAGTTCTTTCACCAAGAAGTTCAAGAATAAAAATATCTTTATATACCTGAACTTTATCTATTCGCCAAAGTCTCTGTGCTGATATTTCTTTCTTAGACGTAGGCACCTTTTCTGGATCGCCACCTTTCTCAATATAAATTGCCATTTCATGTGGCGTTAAGGGCCTTTCTACAGTTATATTCTCTATAACTTCAGGATACAAACTTAAAAGACTATTTTTTATATTATGTACCCATACTTTAGGGTCTTCATCATAGTCAAATGGAAAAAACTTTTTTGTTTTTGTGCCATCATGAATGATGAAAACGCCATCTACACATTTTTCAGTTCCGGTAATATCAGTAACAAGAATTGGCGCTCTCATGAGATAAGCATGCAACTTATCCATTGCTTGACTTATCCACTTTTTACCATTCTTAGATTCCAAAATCATTGTTTACTGACTCTCCTCTTCTTCATCCTCAGTCGCTGCGTCAATCATAGCACAAAGTGTAAAGTAATCTTCATTTACAGCTTCGCCGTCCTTTACACGCTTTCTATAATATTTATATGCATCCTTAAGGTCTGTTACAGAAACTTCTTTTTCCTGAGAAAAAGTCTTAAGCTGTTCTGTTGTATCAGCCTTAATCATTTTAATAGTTTCTTTATGAGTATCAATTTTATCCTCATTATCATCCAAAGCTTCAAATAAGCCCAAAATTTCTGCACCTGATACGTTCTGCATTTTAGTTCTCCTCTTTATTTTCCTGTGGCACATTTACCACTTTTTTATTTTCTTCGGCTTCCATACGGTCGCCAGTTTCTTTTATTACATTAGCTATATGAGACATTCTCTCTTCAAAAGCTCTAACAGCTTCTAAAGGCGTCTTAAAAAATCCAACTCGTAGATTCTGAGATGGTATATTTACATTTTCTGGCACTTTATCATCTATTATAGGTAATAATTTTGCCATTCTAACATTTGGTGTAGCGATAGACTGCTTATCATACTCTTCAAACTGAAGAGTGAGTACTTTAACAGTTTCTTTACCATCTGCATCTTTTTCAAAACCAGCAGAATAAATTCTATCACCCTTCCTTAAATTATCAATCCAATCGCCACTTTCAATTGGAATATTATTATCAGTAGTTTCCTTTCTGATAAACTCGTCTACTTCTTGGAGTTTTTTCTGTGCTTCCTTCTTTTTCATTTATTCCTATCCTATTTTAAGTATTCATTTATATTTTTAGGCCAAAACTTTGGATAATCATGTTTACATTTTGAAACATATTCATATATTATCTCATCAGAAATTTCAGCTGTTTTTAACATGCCTAGAGCCGTTAAGTATTCACTATTCTCTCTACTAGATGTATCACCATCTAACACTTCAAAAACTACTTCCCACTTAGGATTAGCCTTTGCAAAATGTCTCATTTTCTTTAAGTCATTTTCTGGAGTTTTCTGAAGTTCTTGATACCTTAATTGGCGCTGATATTCTTTAATTGCGTCTTCTTTAGCTTTTTTTTCTAAAAAAGCATTATGTTCTGGTACAGAAAACTCAAATTGGGACTCCAATAAACATGCATCCTTATTATAATAATAGCAAATTTGTTTTGTTCCATTCTCTCTATTACCATTTGGCTGTCGTGTTAGTCTAGATATAGATGCACAAGCTTTATCTAAAGAGTCCACTTTATCTTGAAAAATAAACTGAGCTACTAAATCCCAATAATACTTATAATCCTTCTTTATATCTTCTCTATACTTTTCTGGTATTTTAACTAAAATGTGAATAGATTTACTACCTGAAAAAGTTACAGATGTTATACAATTCTTTGCTGGACCACTTAAAATCTTATCTATATTTTGTAATTGCTCTTCAAGTGATAACGTATCAGACTCATATACAAAAAAATAAGGTACCATATTAGAATCAATTCGTCTAAGCAGCCCGTTTTTAAAGTTCTCCGAATTTACATTTCCATCCAAATATTCCATCATTGCTTTTTCTGTAAAAGCAGCTGCACAAATAAACTCATCAGTATTCTTTTTAGTAAAATGAGGTATCATATCATATTTATTTTTATATGACGGAATTGGATTATCGCCTAAAATATTACAGTCTACACCACTAAGTTTTAAGTTTTTATATCCCTTAATTCTTCTAACTGTAACTTGAGGCTTAGTTTGTCTTGTTGGAACTTTTACATTTCTAGTAACCATAAGCATATATTTTAATCTTCATCTACTAAACTATTCTCTGAATCAACTTTTGGTGTTACAGTAAAGCATTGTCCATTAAATAGCTCGTAATATCTTTTACATTCGCCATTACTTTGTTTTAAAAGCTGAACTTCAATAGTATCTTCTTCAGCCTGCGCAATTTCATCTTCTGGAAAATACTGGTCAATATAAAACTTTTTTCTAAAAAGAGATATTGCATATCTACAACGTTCAAGTAAAGCACCAGAGTTTTTAATCTGATGTCTTGATGGTCTAAACTTATCTATATCTTCAATATCAGTAACAGTTGCGGACTCTCCAGTTCTATTAAGCTGTGCGGTACCAATATAGTGAATTTTAAGCTCTTTTGAAAGCGCATTCATTTTATTAATCGCCATTTCAATAGTTGTTGCTAAGCTTGCTCCACTTGAGCTTCCAATACAGAAGTCCTTTACCATTGTGATAAGGTCAATAATTACTACACAATATTGCTGACCAATATCGTTCTGGAACTTTTTAATTTCCTTCTTTAATTCGGCAATGGAAATATCTGGATTTTCTGAAAATCTAAAGTTCTTATTAAGCTCAATTTTGCGACGTTCTTCTGCAATTCTTTGATAAATTGTATAGAATGTTTCTGAATCTGGCGGATTTACAATATCCTGATATGGAATTTTAAGTCTAGCAGATAATAATCGGTCCATTGTAGATACAGCTCCCATTTCAAGAGAGAAATACATACAAGGAATACCAGAATCAATAAATTTATTTACAAGATTAAGCACAAAAGTCGATTTACCCATACCAGACTGAGCTGCAATAATACCACCAGTTTCTGGAATAGGCCCATCTACAACTATTTGGTCAAGAACGGGTTCATTAAAATAATATTGTTTACCGTCCTTACGCTTCTTATATTCTTTTATATAATCTTCCATCCATTCAGCTGTAGTCATCGCCTTTTTAAAATTATTATCTTGGTCTACCAAGATATTATCTTCAATTTCATAAAGGTCATTTTTAAGGCTATCACGAATTTCTGGAGTTAAAACTACATTTGATGTTAAAACACTACGAACTGAATCCAAAGAGTCCAAAGCTTTTTCTGTTCTCTTCGCAGTTTTAAGAGTTTTAACCATATCTTTAATAACAGTAATCTTATCTTGGCTATAGTTAACTACATAATCTATCTCATTATGTGTTATGTCCATCTTAAACTTGCCAGTTTCAGTATATAAGGCCTCTTTTGAAAGAGGTACGCCTTCTTTAACTAAAGAAGCTATAGACCTACTAATAGCTTTTAATGTAGAGTCAAGATATAAATCTTCTGAATAATCAACATTATCCAGTAATTCTGGATTATTATAGACTGCATTTACTAGTCTAGTTTGTGTTTCTAAAATTACATCAACAACTTTTGATTCATTTATTTCGTTTGAACTCATTTATATATTCTCTTCATTTAAAAATTAACGGGCTTAGAATAAAGCATCTTCATCAATCATACTCATGTTATCAGTATAATTATCTTCGAAATATAAATCGCCCTTACTTAGTATTGTATTTCGTGTAACTAAATCTTTTATACCCTCACCAAAAATTGATCCATCAATTTCTGAAGTACTTATATTTGAAATAAAAATTACGCCTTTTCCTTTAGTTTGAATTCTATTTCTTAAGAAAGAGTCCAAAAAGCTTAGCTGATACTGACTCTTATAAATTAAAACACGCTCTTTCATAAAAGACTCATCAATAATTAATAAGTCCTTATTAAGAATTTTATCAATTCTCGCTTGTATTTCTTCATCTCTATCAGCCTTTTGTAAAAGTTTCAAAAGGTCATTCATTAGCGTATAATAAACTGTTTTTCCAGCTTTTAGAAATTCTAAACCTGCCCACTTAGCTAAGGTCGTTTTTTGTGTACCATTAGGCCCAAACATATATAAACAAACTTTAGCAAGCTTATCTTGAACTTCCTTTGTTTCATTCTTATCTGTTGAACGCTTTACAAATTTAATAAGTCTATCTACATTATCTTTTGACTTCTGGCCAACATAAGAGTTAATATCATATGTTAAAATATCCGAGCCTATATTCGCTTTTGCTAAAGCGCCTTCCAAAGATACTGCTTTCTTCCATTCCTTATGACACTGACATTCTTCAAGAACTTCAACTTCTGTTTTGCCATCTGCTGCTAGAATTTTCTTTAGGATATATCCTTTTGGAACTGTGCTATCTTGATTTATACATTTTCTACATTGTATATACTGAATCATAATATTTAAATATTAACTTTGTTAAAAATAATCTTTGTAGAAAAATTAAGCTTTCTACCAGCGATAGAAAGCTTTTATGTTTAAAAATCAAAAAATTTAATTATTAGTTATTATTTTCCCAAGTAACATTAAATGTTATTTTATTCTTATCAAGCTTATCTAAGTCTATAAATGACATGAGCTGATTAAATGTAAGATAATAGCCTGTAATATCACTATGTGGATTTATGCCATCTATTATATCATCTTTAAATGACGCAAAATTATTATATTCCACTTCCTTAAAAGATTGCCTATCATTTTCTAACGACTCATTAAATGATTTTACATCCATACAATATTTGGCGTATGCATCTTCAAAAGGTAAAATCTTAAACTCATTAATAGCATTTTTTGGGTCATTAAACCAAATTACAAAGTCTAATGTTTTTAAGTCTTCTAACTGGCATTTATTAAGCGTTACTATTGCATTACAGCTAGAAGAGTTAGTTTCAAATGTATTTAATCTGACAAGCGTCATAAGTAATCTCCTATACCAAATTAGTAAGTAAGAACGTATATATAATTGTTTTTGAAAAATGTATACTAACTTATATTATGGAACAATTAGAGCAATTTTATGAAGAGCTTCTTCAAGAGGCTAGTAAAGCACGTTTTATAAATTCAATTGAGGAACTAACCGACGAAGAAAAGCAAGATTTTATAGATTTCTTCGATTCACATACAAATGCACAAAATCTTATAAATTGGCAAAATAAAAGTGAACTTACAAAAGAAAATCTAGAAAGAGTAGTAAATGAAGTAAAGGCTAAAGCGGATGCTAAAAAGAAAGAGCATGATAAATATCGCTTGGGTAGAAAAGACCCACTTTTAATGTTTACTTCAAGACCAGAAATGTTTGACATCTTGGAAGTAAATGATAAATGGATTTTTGCTCAATGTAAAAGCCATGCAGCTTGTAATTTCGCAGACTCATTCGAATGTGGTGGAGCTGGCGCTAAATGGTGTATAGGATGGACTAATAATCCTGCTCACTGGAATAGCTATACTAAAGCTGGTATGGAGTTTGTTTTAGCTTATAATAAACTTGGTGATCCTAAAAAAGAAGATGACTTAAAATATATGATTCAGATTGACCCAACAAACAAAACTCAAGCTTGGCTACAGTCTGATCGATTCGGTGATACTATTAAGTTACCCGATTTTCCAGAATTTTTCGGGTTGGACCTAGATATAAAATCTGACTCTAGCGGAAATAGAAATGCCGTAATTGAGGGTACAACATATGTTAGACCGCCTTATCAAGTAAATGGCGACGGTTCGACCATTTCTGGCCAATTAAAAATTGGAAAAAAATCATTTTTTGTAACTTATAAAGAAGGCTATAATGATAGCTCAAATAAAATATCAAGAATAGAAGTACCAGAAGGTATAGAAACTATTGCTGAGAACTGCTTTAATATGAGCTTTAGCAACCTTAGTTCTATTTCATTACCATCAACACTTAAACGAATTAATGCAAATGCCTTTAGTGGTCCTAGGAGATATGGTTTTACTCTATCTATTCCTGAAAGCGTAGAAATAATTGAAGATACAGCATTTAATTCTTGTATAGCAATGTCAGTTGACTTTAAAGGAAATAAATTTAAGTTTGTTTCTGCTGACAATTCTAATACGCTAGTTAATCCTTTTAAAAAATGTGGTTCTGATGGTCATTTTTCTTGTTCAGTTAAACAAGAAAATCATGGTGGTGACGTTACTATTAGAAGCTTAGAACGTGGCCATATTACTATTGGACATATTATTACTCAGAAAGAAAATGGTCATAATATATTATTATCAGCAAATATTCCATCTGAAGCTGCAAATATGGATGGTATAAAGAACATTATAAATGAATGTGATATAATAGCTCCTAATGCTTATGATGGCAGTGACACTGTAGTAATTCCATCTCAAGTAAAACATATTACAGGCTCGTTATTAGGAGAAAGTCCTGCCGCTCCTGCCGCTATAGTTATACCAGAATCAGTTGAAACAATTACTTGTGACGCATTAAGTTCCATGTATTCATATTGGCAAGACTTTAAAACAGATGTTATATTTGAAGGTAAAAATTTTAAATTTATACCTTCTAAGGGTAAAACAAATTTATCTGACCCATTCGCTCATTCACATATAGCAAGCATACAAATACCAGAAGACCATCCATATTATAAAGTTGAAGTAATAGATGGTATATATTATCTTATTTCAACTGAGTCGGGATCAAGAGTATTATTAGGTGCTGCTTATAGTAAATCAATACATATAGATGATTTAAGACTACCAGATAATATTACTGGTATTGCTAATGATGTTATGATGACTAACAAGCTTGAAGTAAAAAATATTATTTTCCCAGAAACATTGAGATATATTGGACGATTAGCATTTTCAGACGTAACATGTACTAATAAACTTTTAGTATTAAGTAAAAATATTAGTATTATTGGTCCTAATGCTTTACCTAGAGTAGACATAATTATTATGCCACCAAAATTAAAATATCTTGGTGAGTTACATCCAACTTTCCAAAAAAATTGGGGACGTGCTATAATACTTACAAATACAAATCCACAAGATGCTAATAAATTTATTGCAGCATATCCTAATTATGCAATATCTTATAATCCGGAAGCTAGTGGTAGCCTTATTACAACAAACAATATAACATATGTTGGTAATCAAGCTATAGCTATTCCTAAGAGCGTAAAAGGTGATGTAGTAATGCCTAGTAATATTACTTATATAATGCCACAGGCTGCTTCTCACTCAACAAATATAAAATCTCTTACATTTACATCAAATGAAGTTACAGTTAACAATTCATCTTTTAATTCATGTAGTAAAATTGCTGTTATTAACTTCCCAGCAAAAGTAATATTTGAGGGTAGATGGTCTTTTGCTTGTTGTAAGAGACTTACAACAGTTAATTTTAAGCCGCGCTCTGTTATCGAATTTAAGGGTGAAGGTACTTTTGACCACTGTGCATTATTGGATAATGTTATTTTACCTGAAGGCTTAAAGAGTCTTGGTAATAGCACATTTAATGCATGTAAAGCACTTACACAAATTAGATTACCTAGTACATTGGAAGATTTAGGACAATATGTATTTAATGGTACACGTCTTTGTAAAATTGTATTTAATGGTACTAGAGCACAATGGCTAGAATTAGTTAAACCATTAAAATCAACTAGACAATCTGATAAAAAAATACTTAGCTCTTTAGTAGCATGTAAAGATGGCTTTACTTTGGCTAAAAAACGTATAACTACACAGTCAGCATTAGCATACAAACGACAAATAGAACAAGCTCTTGCTAGATTAAGATAAATAAAAAAGTCCGCTTATTAGGCGGACTTTTTTATTAAATATCTTTTTTAGGCTTTAAGCTTTCTATAAATGGCGCTATTAAATTATCATACTTAGTTTTTTCTTCATCATATTCCTTTTTAGATACTTTCCTACCAGATACATAATAATTATGGCTTGTATCATCACATATTATGGCATATCTAGAACAATCACCATCACTAATACAAATAAGAAGCCCTATAAAAGCTATTAGTGATATAATAATTAAAATTATTGAAGCAACAAACCAAAACTGATACTTAACTGGTAATTCGTAATAATGAGACCATGTATTGGACCCAGCTATGCTAACTATATAAACAATACAAGTTATAGTTATAATGATACTTGAAACAAAATAAAATAAAGCAAACCATTTGTCAGTAAGCCTAAAATTTTTAACTTCTTGTATATCTAATCTATTCATACTGGCACATCCTATTAACAATTTCTAATATATCTTTATACTTTCGTATTCTAAGGCCTTTTTCACCTTTCTTAAAATCTCTGGTACAACTTATTTCAGATAATTCTAACTCTACACTATAATCAGAGTTATTTGCGGCCCTATATAATTTTACTTTTTTATCATTTTCTTCATTCCTAAATATAATTATAATATAATCTTTATCATAAATATATGAATGATATTTACCAAGCGTATCAGAAAAATTAAAGGCCCAATCATTAGCAGAGCCTACCGATATATTTTCTTTAACATTTTCTCGTAAATAACATAGCTTTTTATAAAGTTCCTTTTCTTTATTTATCTGGTCCTTACAGTCCTCAGTTATAATGCTAATTGACCTAAGAATATTATTCTTTTTATCAATCTCTATTTTAGAAGATGTTCTTGAGCCTATCTCAATAGATGACTCTTCGGTCATACGATTAATATTATTAAGTTCAGTAATATTGACAATTAGATTTATCAATATAACAAATACTAGTAATACAGAAAATACAGCCCAAAATAAATTGGTAATAGTTACTTTAGTTCTCACTTTTTTGTCCTTTATAGCTAATCGACTCTAACTCACTAATCACTTCATCTAATTTAAGAATTTTATGAGTATAATCAAGACATACATTATAATAATCTCTTATATCCACTTTTTTATTTGGATATGCTATTTTAGCTTCTGGTGGTTCAAGACCATTTTTTCTGTATGCTCTTGCTTCCATTGCCCAATTTTCTAGATCCTTACAATGATATAACTCATCGATACAGGTATTATGTGTATGGCCATAGATTACTTTAAAAGGCGAATTTTTTCCAATATAAACAGGCTCATGACAAAGAATATATTTATCCTCAATAATAATTGGATGATCATAAACTTTATCAAAACCAAGCTCGGTAAAAAATTGAATAAGAGACTTATTCCTTATACCTAAAGTTTTAAGAATAGTTCTATCATGATTACCTAATACGAGATTAAGTGTTCTCTTTACTCCTTTCATTCTACTTACATATGACTTTAAGCAATTTATACCAGCATCAGCTAACATTTTTGAAAAGAATACATCACCTAAATTCCAAATTATAGTATTATTATCATCAGGCAAGTTATCAAAGAGTTTAAGAATATCTTCGTTCATTCTAAAGATTTCTTCTCTCTTTGTATAATCATATGGTCTATTACAATATTTTATGATATTTGCATGAAAAAAGTGCTTACCTAATGTAAGTCAGAAATAATATATTCATTTCTAACCGCCATTTTTATCCTCCTTATTTATATAAATTATTAGTTTTCATCATAATCATCAAAATATGAATTTGGTAATTCATCTAAATATGATGTTACGGTACGTTCACATTGCTGATAAGCAGCAAAACTTCTATCTTTGTATTTTGATAATTCTTTTAGCAATTCATTAAACTTTTTTTCATCATGACATTTTTGACTTATAAGACTACAAATTTCTTCATATATCTCATCTACAGCCGCTGTTTCCTTTGCATATTCTTCTAATTTAGATTGTAGTGACATTGAAATATGCCTCCTCTACTGGTAATGAAAATACAATAGTAATCTTATCATCTTTCTCTTTAACTTCGCTAACTCTATACTTAATATCTAACTCTGCAAAAGTATTATTTATAATTGAATTACATGTTTCTTCAACTTCTTGCTTAATATACTTCTTATTATATCTATTTGATATTACAATATTAAATGAATATGGAAATTCATTATTAAATTTAAATGAACTCTTTACAAAATTTAACATAGATATAATATCACATATAAAGGTATAATCTATACTATTCATTATATTATCTCATTTTATAATATGTTAGGCAAGCGATATAAAATATAAAAGCTGGACATTTTGTCCAGCTTTATTTTAATTTTCGCCTATTCTATGGTCAGCTGCATATTTACATGCGTCAGACTCAACCTTAAATTTAAGAGTTTCATCTGTTTCAGGGTTTCTAAGAAGCCATTGAGTTCCTTCTAGATACCACTCTAAGTTCCAACCATAAATAATTCTCACTGTCATATTAAAAATTCCTATGAGAAGTATTTATTTGCTTCTTTCTCAAATTTCTCTTCTTCTTTTTGCTCCAATTTTTTATTTTGTGTCTCATGTATCTCATGTAATGTATTTACTAGAAGCTTAAAATAATTACTAGTAATATTTGTAGCAGATGCAAACTTACTTAATGTGCCATCTATAAGCTCATCTATACTATTATAACTTGAATTATAATTATCCATAATAAATACCTCAAATATAATTAGTGAATTCCTTAAATCCAATAATCTTGAATCTGCTCATCCGTAAAATACATAGTATTAGGTTCCTTATTGCTTATAGCTATTTTACCTAAATATTCATAATTTAAGTTTTTCGTGTTACTAGAATAAGACTGTAGTCCAACCGATTTATAAAATGACTTATTAGATATGCTTATTATAGGATTAGTAATAGGTGCAAATGAGCCAAAAATTATATCATTACATAAAGTATTTCCCATTTTTTTCCTCAAATTCTTTATTTAACTTATTCTCAATAGCTTTTTTATCTACTCTACCAAGAACTTCTTCTAATGCGCTTAAAGTATTTTTGATAATTGCTTCTTGCGCTGTTAAACCAGACTCGTCAGTATTTATTGCCTGTTCTACTATATGAGACCAGTTTACTTTTAATTTATCATCAATCATAAAAATACCTTTTGTTTATTTCTTCAAATTCTCTATCTGCCATGAGAGGTTCTACTTCTGGCGATAAATTTCCTGAAAAAGCCGTCTGAGAAAAAAAGCTTGGGTTTAATGTAGGACTAAGTACAGCTTCTACGTTCTGTGACCAATCAACATGTACTCTTATTGGCTTTGGTGTAAAAGGTTTTGGATTAAAACTTATGGGTTTCATATAACTATATTAAATATTTTTCCTATTTTTTGCCAGTCTATATCATTAAAGCATTGTGGAAATGCTCTATCATCTATATAGATATCTGCTACAATTTTATTTGAACATGATTTAATAGTTTGTTCATTAAATCTTGTAATCCTTATATCATTTTCTACTAAAAAATTTTTAGCCATATCTAGTGCTTCGCCATCTCTACAAGTCCATAAAATAATATTATGGCCCTGTTCAATAAGTCCATTTATAACATCTTTAGCATAGGGCCTTAAGTTTCCAGGCTGTGGAAAATTTTTTGGATGTTCAGTAATCGTTCCATCAAAATCTATTGCAATAGTCATAATCTAATTAAAATCCCTTATGTTCTCTAAAAATGTCCTAGTATCTATAATAATATAATCCATAGACTAATTAATAAATTAGCTTTAAAAGGAATATTATAAATGAATAATATATTTAATCAAATACTAACAGAAGCTAGCAAAGCACGCTTTATAAATAAAGCAGACCTAACTGCTGAAGAAAAAGATAAGTATATAAAATTTTTTAATACACACCCAAATTTAGATAATTTAGTTAAATGGCAAGACCCTAATGATGTTACTAGAGAAAAATTAGAGTCCATCTATAATATGGCTATAGCTAATTCAAAAGAAAAAAAGTTATCCAGACAAAAATATAGACAGGCCTTAGATAATGGTCCAGCACAGCTTTTCTTAAGCAGACCCGATGATTTTAAGATTATTGATGAAAATGATAAATTTCTTTTTGTACAAGTTCTAACATATGAAGGCGCTAAGTTCTGCGATAGTCCAGAATGTGGCGGACAAGGCGCAAAATGGTGTATTGGATATGAAAAGACTGACGAATACTGGAAATCTTATACGCGTGTTATAGATATACCCGAAGAAGATGATGAAGAAGGCTTATATGATGACTATGAAAATGGCATGTATAATAATACATTTATTTTAGCTTTTAATAAAGATATTCATGTACCACAAAATAAATTAAAGTATATGCTTCGTCTTAGACTAGATGACTCTTCCGGTGAAGCATGGCCACAAGATGATGACGCTAATAATACAGTTGATATAAAAGACTGGCCAGAAGTATTTGGTATACTAAGTACTGAAACTGATATACATCCTAAAATTAAGAGGTCTGAATTCTTAGGATATGTTACTACTAGTCATATAAGTATAGGTGAAATCTCTACTACACCAGCTGAGCGTAAAATTACAAAGTTCAAAGAAAAAGTTATAATACCAGAAGATATTAAAATAATAGGAACAGATGCTTTTAGAGATGCAATATTTGAAGATGATGTGATATTACCTTCAAATTTAGAGTCAATAAAAGATTATGCATTCTATAAAGCTAGCTTTAAAAATAATCCACAATTGCCTGAGGGACTTACTAATATAGGCTATAGAGCTTTTGCTTTTTCAAATATATCTGAGATAAATATTCCTTCTACCATAACTCATATAGGCAGTTCAGCTTTTGGAAACACACCTATTAAAAAAGTAATCTTACCACCTAATGATATTGCTATAGGAAATGTTTTTTATGACTGTAAAAAGCTAGAAGAACTAACAATAACTGGTGATACTTCCCTATTCCATGACTCACGTAGCCTTAAAACATTATATTATAATGTGGGCCATAAACTAAAATTAAATTTTACTGGTACATCAAGATATACTATAAGAGATAATATTATCATTGATAAATCTACTATGGCTTATATAGCGCCAGTAGAATATTTAGATGATATAAATACTAAAATAACTGAATTAAATATATTACCATATATGAAAGCTATATGTCCTATATGTAGACTTAGTGACGATATTAAAAGTCTGTATATACCAGATGGTATTGAAACTATTGGCGCTAATGCTTTTGAGTATAGCAGAATTGAAAGTATTAGATTACCTAATACATTAAAAACTATAGGATCACATGCATTTGCTAATTGTACACTTAAGGGTACATTAGAAATTCCAGAGTCAGTTACTAATATTGAGTCTGGCGCATTTTATGGATGCTATGATTTACTTATCTTTATACCTAGTAATATCAAAACACCTTTAATTGGTGAAGAATCACAAATTTTCAATGAGCCACTTTCAAATTATTCATATGTAGATGGCATATTATATAATAAAAATGATATGCTAGTTTATTTTATAAATACGGACTCAGATACAGTTATTATTCCGGAAGGTATAAAAGGCTTTAAATTTAAGGTAAAAGATGACTATGAGGGCCGTATAATTTATTCTGTAAAATATATAAATAATATTAAAAGTATTATATTACCAGATAGCTTTATATTAAAAGATGCAGATTTCTATGGCTTTAAGTCATTACAATTCGTATCATTTCCCAATTCTGCTACAAATATTCCAGCTGCATGCTTTTGCAAATGTAAGGAAATAAAACAAATATCATTACCAGATAATATACAATATATTAATCGTAGCGCATTTAGTGGTTGTAGTTATCTTAAACAAATTACATTATCGCCAAATCTACGTGGAATATCTAATTTTGCATTTAATCATACTGCATTGGAAAAAATAGATTTACCTAAATCTCTAACTTATCTAGAGCCTGCCGCTTTTACTTCTACTAATATAGGCGTTAGTCCTGACTCTATATCTTATAATGGCACAGTTGACGACTTTAATAATAATGTACTTATTTATAGTGAAGAAAGCCTTAAATGTTATTCTAAACGGGAAGCAATTGTTAACTGCGTAGATGGTAAAGCAAAAATAACTATATATATTTAATAAATACTAAAATATGACGTTATAGTAGAGTCTGATAATCCCTGTACTAATAAATTATATAGAGCAGCTATATTATAATATTCTTTATTTTGATTGATATAGTTATGTATTAGAAATGTAATACAATAATCATTTGTCTTTAATAATTCAATATTTCTATGCTTATGAGTAGTACAATTATAAGGCTCCCACATAAGAAGTCCATTACGTTTTCTCTTAGAACATATAATATTCATATCTTCAAAAATATTATGAATTAGTCTGGTATTTATTAGTAAAGATGAAGTATCTATCCAATTTGAAGACTTATGTATTTTCTGTAATAAATCAACTTCATTATTAGACTTAACTAAGTCAGCAATAGATATTGAGTCGACAATATTACTCATATATATATTATATTTATCTTTTATTACTTTTGTTAAAAAAGGCTTAGCATAATCTTTTAAGTCTATTTTTCTACCACTCACCTTTAAGCCAAAAACATTACTTAATACATTTGATACTGCTACTGGGAGAGGTAAAAAATATTTAGCATCTTTTCTTTTAAGCTCCCACATCTCTGCAGCTTCCGTATAATGAAAACTACAACCTTCCTCAAACTTACTAAGTTCATGTCCAAAAGTAGAAGTTATAGATATATAACCTGGATTTACTCGAACTACTTGATGTAAAATAATAATTGATGTATCCCCGTTAGCCAAGGTTTCTAGAGCATTTTCTAATGTTTTATAGGAAATATTATTCATAATAACTTGATATTTCTTTCAATATCTTATATTTAATAATATGTAAGCCTATAATTATAATGTATAGTCGTATTTATCAAATATTATTTTTAAGAATTTACGATTTGCTCTAGTATCACCTTTTCTTAATATAGCTGTTAATACAGTATCTTTACCAAATATGCTAATAATTTTATTTAATGCGTATTCAAATAGTTCATCTGTAGATTTAGCTACAATATCTAAATAAAACATTGCACTACCTATATTTCCGTTATCTAATAAGAGCTTATGGTCTTTTCCATAATTATCATACAGATATTTTAATACAATATCTGCTCCCTTAAATAATATATCTATCTGCTCTTTTTTTGATAAAATATTCTTATTTAATGTAATACTAGTGTCTGATAATCTATGATTATAAATTCCATCTAAATTATTAAGTATTCTCATATTTTCTGCAAATTCTATTATGCCATAATATACAATAGTATCTTCAGAATATATGATATCTATATGAGGTATTTTCTTATAAGCTTTTTCAAGTATTTCACGCTTTATCCATTTATGCCAAAGTAGCACAGTAACTCTACAGCCTATATCATCAGTCCAGAAGTCTTCTTTTTTAACTACGGGTGGAAGATACTTAAATGTTTTACTTGCTAATGCATCATCTATTAATATAGGGAATACTAAAATATCTTCATCGCCATAATTATTATTTTCAACTACTAATATTTCATCATCTATATCTACAAACCATATATAATCACCCGTAGCAGCTTCAAAGCCGGATCGTCTACCTTCTAATATACCCAAGTTTGCTTTATTTACAACTATAGTAGGATTACCAATATATTCTAGTGGCTTATCCTTATTATCTCTATTATCAACTATTATAGCCTCATATTTCACCTGTACTCTATTAAGGTATTCTGTAAATGTTTTTAGATACTGCTGATTACCATCGTAAACTAACATTATAATAGATAGTGTATATGGCCAAAGTTCCTTTGGTAAAAAGTGTTGTTCTACTATACGAGTTACTGGTCTCTCTACTAAAGTTTGAGTTTCTTCATCATAGTAAGTTTCCGTACAGCTAATTTCCTTATCAATACTATATTCAGGCCCATATACTTTCTGTAAACGCCTTAATAAAATTTCATAATAAGATGGTTTTTTTAGAGATGGAATAACTAAGCTATTAAGACCTTGTGTAAATTGTTGCTTAGTCATAACTTCGGTTAAAATATCAGTTAAATCTGTGATTTGTTGGCTTGCATCTATTGAGCGTCTTTGTATATATGTATAATTTGATAATAAATAAGGTGCATTATTATTATATAATGATCCATATAAATCAGGATAATCTTTTAATACTTTCTTAAGTATTTCAAATTGAGCTTTACTGCCTATACAAATATGTTTTATAGTATCTGTACTACAAGTTTTATAAGATATAGATGGTCCTGGATTATGTTTATAAATTACTTCTTCTGAGCATTCAAGATTCTTTGCATTCACTAATGCAATAAGTAAGTATATTACATCTTCTCCATTTACAATTTTTAAGCTATCATCTATATATTCATCTACATTATTATATAAGGACTTTCTTATAATCTTATTCCATAATGCAAATCCTAAGCTGCCAAAGGTATCAGGCTTAAGTATACCAACATGGGATAATACGGCTGGCTTTATATTAGACTCTTGGTCCGAACCTATATAATTGTATATATTTACATCTACATTTTCATTAAAAGACTCTAATCCCAATACTTCATCATCGCCATCTACAAACCAAATAAAGTCACCACTAGATAAGTCTATAATTTTTTTTCTAGCAGAAAACTGATAAGCATTATAACCAAAAGAAAATGCTATAGGCGCATTTATTGGAATATCTTTATATTTTTCTCGATTATCTATGATTATAATTTCATAAGGTACTTTTACTCTTGTGCTTATTTGATTTAATAATCTATCTATATAGATGTAGTCCTTATCACAAATTATTATTCCTATTGTTAGCATAATTAAGCCTATTATTAAAGATTAAAGCTGAAAGACTTACTACTATCAGCACTAATACTTGTAGTAGTAAGAGCAGTAGACCCTTTATATATTGTTATATCAAAAGAATTATGTATTGAAGCTACAATATTACTCGTTGTTGATGATAATGCGCCAGCAGAAAGAATAACTACAGAGCTAGATGCTGAATTCCACAAAACTTTATATGATATAGTAAGACTAATATTACTAGGTAATGCTGATGTAGATTTTACCTCAACTTTACTTATTGAATAAACCGTATAAGTATATGTTTCCTCATATGGATAATAATCAAGTTCTTTAGTACCCGTTTCAGTCTTTGATGTAGCAGAGATAGTAACATATAAGGTTGGGAATATACAAACATTACCACACCCTTTATAAGTAGTTCTCTTTGAACAGCTATTAGCCGCTGTTCTACAAGCACAAGTTGTTGAGCCATTAGTAGTAGGACAAGAATCTAAATATTTGCCAGAATAACAAGCATTATTTAATATCATCTTTTCCCAAGTGGGACTCTTAAAATAGTCACATATATTTCTAGTTGATGCAGCCATTGTGTGTAATAAGCATTTTGACTTATATGCATTATTACGATTTAGTATTGCAGTTTTTTGATTTTCAAAGTCCGTTGACTTTTTACTTGCATATTTTGTTTTTTCTGCTGCTTCTTCATTTTCTATAAGTGTTGCACATTCAGCTTTTTTAGTAGATGCTGTATCTTCTATAGCTTTTTTTGATGCTGCTCTAAAAGAAACACTACTTGTGTCTGTTTTTAAGCTATCTAAGATAGTTTCGCTAAAAATACCTAAAAATCCGTATTGAGTTACGCCAGTTCCTAAATTGCTGTTTACAAATTCATTTGTACCAGCAGTCCTAGCTTTATACAAGCCAGCAGATTTTGCTCCAGCTTCTGATGACGCTGTTCCTGAATACCAGTTATAATAATTTCCAGGCGACCTATAACAATATCTAGCAGTTATTACTGTGCCAGGCTTACAATAACCAAGGTCAAACCAACCACCATTATCTAAGTCAAAATTATCAGAATTAACTAATTTTCCATTTACATATAAATATATCTGGCCATCTCTACCTAAGTTATAAGACCAATTTTTATATACTGGAGACATACTAAAGTTATTATTATCTATAGTACCAGTATAAGAAGGCTGACTATATAGATATTCAACATTAGCTGATTTATTAATATAAAAGTCTCTTAGGTATATACTTAAAACACATGGCTCAATTATAGTTTTTTGATAAATTTCTCCTGCCTTAATTACTTTTGTTTCAAAGTCTTCTATAGAACCAGTTAGCTTATTTGTATACTCAACATAAGATAAGTCATAATCAGTTAAATATGACTTACCTAATGTTATAGGCATATTTGTCTTACCTTCTAATGATAATGATAAATAAATATTATTACCTTTAGTAAACTCATATATATGATTATGAATTCCAGCACTTGCTAAAATAACATTTGAAGGACTTAGAATTTCATAATAGTAAATATCTAATGTTTGTCCATCACTACTAGTTGGCGCTTCTTTAATAATGCTCTCTATCTTAAAACTTGATAATTTTATATTGCTTCCTGATGGAATAGTTATTTTATATGAACTTAATAATATATGTCCATTACACAAATCATATACTTCTGATGAAGATTTATTTCCGCTAAGAGTTACAGATGTGCCATTTATATTCCAAATAGATGAATAGCCTATAGCAGAACATTTATTTCTACTAGATGAACCATTTCCACGACTTCTATATATTACTTTTAATGTATATACACCATTACTAGTAAAGTTTACATTAGCTAAATTACTTGTAATATCAAAGCTGCTAGGAGCAGTTAACTTAGCTATCTTATAGAGAAATTTATCTTCTACACCAGTTTCTAATTTATATGTATTTGGATAATATGTATTTTTTTTAGTTAAAACTTGTAATTTAGCCATTATTATATTTAGTGGCAATAATAATGTGGCAAATATTATTCTATAATTCGGATTTCTATACCGTTTATTGAAGTAACATTTATGTTTCCTGGCACAGTCAAAGAGCCATCTTTACCAAAAACAAACTCTTTCTTACCATTATAGCCGCCTTGTAAATTTGTAAGAATATTTACACTTTCGTCGCCAGTTACTAGCATATTTTCACTATTTGCAGCTAGGCCATAATTATTTTTAACTTCTTTTACTGACTCACCAGATCCTATAACAACTGAGCCTTCGCCACCAATTAACATACCATGTCCATAATTGTCATTAGTATTATCTATAAAATCAATTACAGTTTTTGTATATCCAGCGCCCTGATAAGCAATTGGCTTCGTAATTGTAGTATTAGACTTCATCTCACGAATAGACGTTATAAGTTCTTGATAATTATTATTTATAGTAGTACTTAAATTTGATAAAGTAGATTTTATTGTTGGTATTTCTCCATTCACATAATCTCTAACTTGCGCTGAAATATCTGTATCAAATTCGTCTACTCTATTAGCAATGCTTGTAATTTGGCTATTTAATGAGGCTAATTGTTCTGAGGTAATATTAGAAATATTAGAAATTTTGTCTGATATAATTTCATAGTCTATTGCTGGAACATTATCATCATAGAAGTTCTGTTTATCAGCTACAAGAGATACACTTACAGTAGGCACCATATTATCAAGATCTCTTACTATAGTTACATTCAAATTCTCATCATGAGAAACGCTATATATACGAGTATCATTCTCTAAATATTTTTCACAAGCGGCCTGTAAATGATTATCTATTTTTTCTCTAATTTCTTCTGGAGATGAATATATATTAGATGGTATAAAGTCATCTTCCGTTTTAGCTTTTAATTCAAATATATTTCTATCAAAACTTCTAGTTACAATGTCATTGATACTTGATGATAAAGTTGGACCGCAAATTGTAGCTAATGTATTATTGAGCTCTTGCAACATAGCCATTACTATCTCATCTACTTGTGGCTTATATACAGCATCATAGTAAGCATCATTTGTGCCATATGTATCTAATAATGATGGGTTATTATCAATATCCCTTCTCGCTTTATCAAAATATTCATCATATAAAGATGTATATATTCTTTGATAAGCATCTGTTTTCTTAAAAGTTTCTAAATCAAAAGCTAAAAGAGCACTAGTGTTTTCCTGTATAAAATTATTAACATTTTCTAATGTTTCAGCTTTAGTATCAGTTAGAATACCACTTGAATAAGTAACTATATTTGGTAAATTTTTTCCTCTTTCAAAAGCATGTATGCTATTATACATACGATTACAATCTACAGTTTCTTTTACTTTCTTAAGTAATTCTTCCTTGTCAGATTCAACTTTATAGTCTGCTACGGACCAGTTAAACTCGGGCTCTTCTATTCGAGACCATGGAGCATTACCATCAGCCATTTCTGTTTGCTGATGTGGCCTAATGAGAATATTTGCGCCTTCTTTTTTAGCGCGCATTATATTTATTTTATCTTCTAATGTTAAATCTGGCATTACTTATTCTCCAAAATTATGCTATTCTTTCCCAAACAAATTTAACTATATATGGAGGCATATTATTATGTGCTTGTCCACTACCGCTATTTGCAATTGTAATTCCTGTAGTTGATGCATTTACAGTTACACTCTGATTTAAGTCATCACCCGTACCGTTAGTATCGCCAGAGCCAAAGTTTGTACCAGTATGATTATTATCATCAGCTCCTCTATCTATATATGCATAAGCTGAGTGACCATGGCCTGGATCATTAACGTCATGACTATGTACTGGCATTTCTTCTATAGTTAATACATGCGTAGCCTCACCACCTGTAGCATTAGCCGTTTTATAAATATCACCAGCTGCTAGGATAAATTGGTCTTTAATTTGAGTCCATGTTCCAATACCTAATGTATCTGCTGGATTAGCATTAGTGCTAGATACATAAATTGACCCTATCGGATAAACTTTATCAATAATAGTATTAGCTATAGCTTCTGCTTGAATTTCTGCAAAATTGTCAGATAAATTATTAAATAAGTTTCTAGTTGTAGTCTCAGCTTTACTTACAATTTCAGATTCATTTTTACTATTATATTCTTCTATAGCAGCATCTATTAAATTATTTGTTTCAACTGTTATTGCTTCATGCTCTTCTATAATTCTATCATTAATAATACTTTCTGTTTCACTTAAAGCGTTTGCATTTAATTCTTCTACTTTTTTTAAAATTTCATTTGCTTTATTTTCAAGTTCATCAATAGTAACAACAGTATATTTTTTCTCTACATCATCTATCTTATCTGTTATTTGATATATATTCTTATCTTCAGATAATGTTGTTCTCTCTAAATCATAAGAAATAGTAATCGCATTTCCATTATCTACATCTTTTAAGAATACCGCTGTTATATTATTTTCATTATATTCTATAATACTCTTATCTGGTGCGTTAGGATAATCAAAAGCAATCTTATCAGCCAATGTTTGAACAGTATTCTTTATATCTTGCTCAGTTGGCGCTGTATTAGTATAAAGAGACTCTTCATTAGGAAGATTACTACTTTTAGTTTGTATTGACTCATCTAAAAGGCTCTTTACATTTGTTAAAAGTTTATCTTTAATTATAGGCTTAATAGCCTCAGTAAAATCATGTAAATACTGATTTACTAAATTCGTATCATTATTAGAAGCCATTAAAAGCCTATTATAAAAAGCAGTATTACCAATAGTAGATACGTCTACGCCAGACATATCAACAGCTAGATTTTCATCTAAATTATTATTTATAATAGTTTTTGCACTGTTTAAGACTTTAGTTGCGTATGTATTAATATTTTCTAGTTTCTTTCCTCGCTCAAGCCAATTAAGTTTTTGAACTAAGCTAGGATAATTAAGAGACGCATTAGCAGCATTACTAGTAATAGTAGAAATATCATTTACTGGCTGGTAGTCAGATACACCCCAGTTCCATGCTGGGTCATCAACTTTAACATATTTATCTGACTGTTCTGCTTTTACATAAATCTGACCGCCCGCTTGAGCAACTTGCATTACAGCTATTTTTTCTGCTAAGCTACGTTTTGGTTCTAAAGCCATTATCTTGCTACCCCTATTACGTCATTTTGAGAATACCACTTTCCACCAGATATTTTCGTATCCTGTTCCCATAAGGTATCCTCTAGTGTTTCCTGTAATAAAATTACTCCGCCGTCTTCATCTTGTTTATTATACCATTTATCAGTTGTTGGCGGTAAAATATAATTAGAATTCTTTATTTCGCCTCTTACTTTTAAGGTAGCTGTTCTATCATCATTTGTAGCGTCCTTAAAATGTTTAATATCATCTCTAAATGGTAAATCAGCATTTGTATAGCCTTCACCAACTGATGAACCCATGCGTCCTATATACTTATAAAAAGAAATAGTAACCTGGTCATTACTATGCTCTATAGCAAAATTATTATCGCTAAAATAAAGCGTTCCTGCAGCTACATCAAATACTGGCTTTCCTAACTCATATGCAAGCTTATTGCCATTTATAAAAATCTTAGGAACATATGTATTTCCGCTATCTTCCAAAATTATATTTTTTAATTCTGGATGAGAATAACAGTTTATTGTACCTTCTACCCTCTTTAATGGTAAACCATCATAATATGATATCAAATTCCTTACTGTTGCGCCATCGTTAAAAGTAGTAAGTTTACCATATTTATATGACGCACCAGAAGTATCATAAGTTTCATACAATTTACCAATATATGAAGGCGCAACCTCTGGTATAAGGTTTGCGTCTCTCCAAATTTGAGTAGATTTTATTATTTGTCCTGAAATTTTCTCGGGCTCTTCAAAATGCTCACGAGTAGTTTCTACTTTAGATGTATAACTCTTATCCATTTACTTAAATCAAATCCTTTATAGTAATACCCTTAAAGGCCATATTTGAGTCTTTTTTAATGCCTATACGTATAATTAGTCGGCCAGAATAAACGTTACGGCCAAATGTAATTCTCTTTTCAGTAGCAGAAGAACTACCAGCGTACATTGCTTCATCACCATCACTTGAGCCAACCATTAAGAATCCATCAAACGGCGCGTTACAATCAATCCACTTAGTAATTGATGGGTCTGTATCAGTAATATTTGGATCAATAATTTTAGCTTGAATAATAATATTATCTGTTACCATAGAATATTTATTTGTGGTCCAATATTTCAAATTATCATCTTCAATATCAAACTTTAATGTAAATCCAGAGTTTGCGTCTAAATTAACAGCTTCTAGATTATCACCAAACTGAGTTATTGTAGCAAATCTATAAATGTCCTCACCAATTTCTACACCATTAGTAATAGCATCATAATCTGTTATACTACCGTCTGTATATTCGTTATATTTACCACTTGGCCATTTATATTCTGATATACGAACTGCTTTATCATCTTTAATTACATTTCTACCAACTTTCTGTAATTCATTTATATAAACGCCATTATCAAGTGTTTTTGATGAGTCCCAATTAGCATTACCACATTGGCCTACTCTAGAAGGTGTATATGTTGGATATAAGTCTGAACCAGAAAAAACTCTTTCAGACTCCGTTGTTGGATCAAATCTAATATTAAACTTAAATATATCTGAAATTACTTTTTCATTTCCATAAACATCATATACTATAGCATTAAATATAAAGTTATCCCAAACTAAGTCGCTCTGTACCGCATAAGGGCTATTTATGAAGTTATAGTCTTTATATCCTTCATTATTATCTATATTCTTTACAATACTTAGTCCTTGTGGCTTTTCTAAGTTTTCATTTATATTAGAATATACCATGATACGCTTTGTATCATCTATATTTAACATATTTGTTAAAGCACATTTAATACGATAAGTTAAGTTAAATGTAAATGGCGTATCCTTTATCTTTATAGATTTAATACCAGAACAATAACCAGCTTTTTCAGCATTAATAATTGGCGTTACAACTGCAAAACGTCTATCTTCTTCACCATCAATTTCTGTCTTATCAAGTAAGTAAGGCTTAATAATATTTATCTTAAAGTCTTCTGTTACGCCAACAACGCCAGCCATGAAATTAGGGTTATTTGGTTTAATATCAGAAACGCCTATACTAAAAGTATGAGTTCCTACAGAAAGGTCTTCTTTTGGTAAAATCTTTATTTTTACTCCATAGAAGTATCCCTCGCCAATAAACTCATCTTTATAAGGGTCAATTGGCTTAGAAATTATCATAAATGAGCTTTGTTTACTTCCAACAAACTTTAGATTAGTCTCATCAGAATTTTTTGTTAGAAGATGATTTTCTTTATAATTCGTTTCATCAATATCTGGATTTTCTAATTCTTTAGGATCAATATAGCCAGTTATTACACCTTCATCACCAAAGTAAATTAAGTTTTTCCAGTCATCTATTTGTGGTGTTTGAACACTAAATCTTAAAACGCTCTTATCAATATTACAGTCATATCCTTCACTCTCAGTATTTGCTATAACATTATTATCACTTACTGATATATATTTTGTTTTAACATAGTCTTTTACTGGTGATAATTTGATAGAGGAAATATTCGCTGGATGTTTTACTTGTAATCTCTTAAGTTCTTGGTTAACTTGGTCAAATGCTTCGCCAATAGTTTTTTTACCTAAGTCTAAAGCACCTAAACCCCAGCCATTATTAAATGACTCTTTAGAAGTTCTCCAATACCACGATATTCTACCAGATGCGGAGTCTGAATTATCTCCTGTAGTATAAACTGGAAGAATAGAGAAAACTGGGTCTTGATAAGCTCTATCTAATTTTTCAAAGTATGAGCCATTCCAAATTACCCAGTCTCCAGCCGTGAATACTAAGCCACCAGATTTTAAGTATCCAGCAATTATAGCATCTTCCTCTGTTAGAGTATTTTCAGTGCTAGCAGCTATAAGAGCTTCTACTTCATCTTTTGTGAGTCTTTCTAGCTTACTAACCTTAGATGCATCTAGGGTAGTAGCTAAAACTTTTAAATGTTCATTTTCGAATGTATATTGAACTACAGATGCTTGGTCGCTAACAGGATTATCTATATTACGTTCTTTAGACTCAGATACTACCCAGAACCATCCAGGCTGTAATTTATTTTCGTCAACTTTTAAGTCTAATGATAAATATGGGTGGTCTTGAATCGTTTCTTCAAATGTTGGATAAGCACCATTATTTTCATCAAAAGACCAAGAACCAATATATAAAAGTCCACCATATGCTACTGAATCTGGTAATTCTGTAAGAGGAACTTTTCCAGAAACTAAATCAGCCTTTGTTAAATATATATCTTTAAGAACGCCCTGAAGTGTTCCACCAGTATATGTTAACTCGCCCTCATAGTTTGAATCGCGCTGATAATAGTCATCTACACCAATCTGGTCAGCAGCTATGTGAACAGAAAGCTCATATTTACCATCTTCACCTTCTACGGCCTGATAATGTAAATATTCCGCATCTATATTTAACTCTATTTTATTTGTGTCTTCATTATATGTAAAATAATTTTCAAAAGCTGCATATTGTAAATACTGGTCACTTGATTTAGAATAAATAGGGAACATACCTGGATTTGGTATATCTTGCCTACTAATAGTTGCCGCAAATTTATTTACTCTACAGCTTCTAAACTGTACACTTTTTGGTTTTTCTAATACATTAAAGAATATACAGCCAATAGCAGAAACTTGATTATGGTCCTTAAAAGTTGCTTCATGTGCAAAACATGTATTTATAAATGTTTTTGATGAGTCTACATTAATAATTTTTGCATTAGAGTGGCTAAGCTCAATAAGTATTTTATCATCTTCTTCAGGTGTTTCATCTGTATTCTTTAAGTCAATTTCCATTAAAGATACTTCTGAAATCTGAACATTATTATGTAATGCTTCAACATTTAATATCTTATTAGAGGTTATATATTTTATAAATACTGTTTCTTGTGCAGCTTTAATATTGATGTTAACATTATAAAATACTAGGTCTCTAAATAATAGTACTCCAGCTGTTTCCTGATTATCATAAATTATAGCTTTTTCGTTATTTAAGGACCTAATGGTAACAGTCTGTCCTGGCTCACCAATTAAAGCAACATTTTCAAAAGCGCTAAGATTTATATCATCATTTATTACATAATTACCAGCTCTTAAAAAGATAGTTCCCTTAAACTCTAGCTTATTATTAATAGTAAAATCGGCTTTAATACGACTAATTATGTCATTTAAGTAAAATGATGTAGTATTCTTTACAATGTAATCTGCTGATTTTGTGCTATATTCACCTTCTACTGCTACAGTTACTGAATAATTCCTTGGACCATAGTAATCTGGCGTAATAGAATCTGAATATGCAGAAATAGCTGCTGAGTCCATTGTTACAGATGGTGGAATTTTACCATTTATAGCAACAATTGCAAAACCAAAGTTACAGTTATTTTCATCCTTAGTTACAAATGGTAAATACTCCTGAGTTGTCTTATTCCAATAAAGTAATAAAGCTCTTACTTTTTCTGGATTTTCTTCTATAGTAAATGTATATTCGCCATCTTCTGGAGTATCAGTAGCATCTATAATTATAAATGCATCTCTTTCACCACTAGGTAATTTATAAATTCCCTTAGTTATGGATTTAGCTTTACCACCCTCAAAAGAAGCTTGACCCTGAGATACTACTACTGTATATGTATTATCTTTTAAAAGTCCCTGAGATGCAAATGTTATTTTGAAATTATCATTTTGTTCTGATAAAGATGGTATCTTGTCAGATAACAATGTACCAATTTCAGCGTCTAGAGAGTCATCATATCCTTTTACTTTATCTTTAGTAAATGTATACTCTAATGCGATAATCTTTTCAAGTGAAAGCGCAATACCTTCATTCTTATCTGCACCGTCCCATCCATATGTCGCTGCAAAGCCATCTTCTACTTTCGAAGCAACTTTACATATATGACTATAAAGAGACTCTTCTGCGTTGGAATTATAATCTATTAAATATACGCCCTTTGGAATATGCCAGTTTTCGAGTGGTAATGCTGCACCATCATAGCCGTATGTGTCCTGTCTAAATCCAGTTCCACCAGTATATTGATAAAATGTAATTTTAGGTGGATGATTATGGTCTACGCCCTCTGGTAAATCACCATAGAACGTAAGTACGCCCGAAAAAATATCAAGATGCCAATCACCTACACCAAAATAAATTCTATCACCAGCATCTGTTGTTAAATAATAATTATAGAGGTCTAATGCATAATTAAATGGGATAATATTTTGTAAAGGCTTTCCATTTTCATCTACAAGCTTAAATGAGTTATCCGTACCATCATCTATTTTTGTAAGGGGATAATTCACATGTTTCGTAAATACAGGTATATATGTGGACTCATCTTTTTGCCAGGTCCATACATCACCATCATTAAAATTTTTGATTTTTATATATGTTTCATCCTGTCTAGATGTTGGCTTTGGGATCTGGTCAGCATACATAAGAAGCTGATTTGGATTTACTGAAAATGCAGAGGTTATAGCCTCTTCAAAGAAATCTCTATTAGTTCGTGTATCTGCTACGCCCGAATAGTGCTTATATAGCTTAGTAGTTATTTGTTTTATGCTTGGCATTTAAAAAATTCCTTAAAAGTACTTTATAAGGCCAATTTGGCTTATTTAATCTTATAAAATTAGTAGTAATATTCCGAATGAAGTGAAAAAGCACATAATACTAATTTATTATAATTTATTATATCTTAAATTAGAGGAAATTAAAATATGGATTTAGTAGCAGAGTTCTTTGAGTCAATTGATAATAGTGAGCCTAATGAAAATAAAGTATTATCTAAAAAAGATGGCCTACTTATTTATGGTGGTAGACTACTTATGTATGGCGATGATGCTGTAAGTGATGATATATGTACTTTACATTATGCTTTTATAGGCAAATACACACATAAGTACCATGAAGAAAATACAGAAAAATCAAAAGACTTCTTTGTAGTATTTATTGGTGACTCTAATCATAAATATGAAGGTGGCTGGGGTCATGAGGGTTATGGAACAGAGCCACCAGATGGGGAATCTTGGTGGAGTGAGAGTGAAATAAAGCTAACGGAATACTATTGGGGTCCTGAATTTTTTGATAACTTTGAAAATGCTAAAAAATACTATGAACAAGACAATTTACAACATACACCAGATAACTTAGTAAGTAGTCTACATGATGACGAAGATGCATATATTGACTTAATTGATGAGTTCAACAAAAAATATGCAGACACTGTATTTGGTGTAGCTTCAGGCGGATGCTGGGAAAATGGTGATCTTGGTGAAATTGATCTTAAGAGCGATGAAGCTGATAAAAGTAAGTTTACACTACAAGAGCCAGATGAAGATGCTGGTAGAGGTGCTTGGGCAAAATATTCCGCTTATAAATCTGGTACTGCTAAGAGGCCCTGGTAAAATATGATTAAATTTAATGATGACGAATTAAAAAATAAAGAAAAAAATGAACTTTTTGCTAAATTTATAAAAGCTCTTAGAAAAGCAGATTTTATAGATGATAATGGGTCAGTAAATATATCTAAAATAGCAAAAGATAGAAACTGGCCTAAAACATTAGATATAGAAAATTTTGAGATTGACTCTATAATGGCAGATGCGCTTGTTGGTAATGCTGGTGGTGACTGGCAAATGGCAACATGGTTTACAGTTTACTATAACAAGAAAAAAGATAGTGTAGACCTTATTATGTTTGAAGATGGCTCTAATGGTACTGGTAAAAAGCAATCTTTTTCAAAAGTAAAAAAAGAAATACAAAAAATCCTTTCTGGTGAAATATCAGAAAATGATGATGATAAAAGTGAAAAATCAGAAGACAAAGATGACGCATCTTCTCATTACTTTTCTGAAGAAGAACTTAGAAAGCTAGGTAAAGAATACCTTGAAAAACTAGAAAAAGAAGAGTTAGATGAGTCCAAGTCTGGCGATACTAGAACCCTCAAAAAATATTTTAAGGAATTTAATAAAAAATTCTTTAATAATGAAATTCCAGATATGGAAATTAAGCTAACAGGTAAGGATACGGAGCATTCTAAAGGAGTTGCAGGCTCATTTAATTACTTTAAGGATATGAAAAGTATTCATAGTAATAAAAGTGGAAAACATTTCAGCTTAGATGACTTAAGAAATAAAGGTCATAGAGATGATGAGGAAGAAAGAGCTTTTAATTACTTTGTTGAACATTCATATATTGAACTTCCTAAAGACGTAGTAGAAAAGGGTAAATATTATTTCTGTTCTGTATTACTTCATGAGATGACTCATGCTTGGGTAAATCTTTGCTCTAAGTCACATGATAAAGACCCACATGGTCCAACTTTCAGAAAAAAGGTGGATGAAATCAATAGAAAATCTAATAATGAATATCGTGTTGCATATGAACAAGTCCCACAAGAGCTTGTTTCTGATAAGCCAATAAATGAAAGACCAGAAGATATAAATTAAATATATGAATATTTTTGAATGCGTATATAATTCTGCTAATAATTTAAGGCTATTTGAAATGGCTGCTGAAACGGCTTATAGAAATAGAATCGCGCCAGAACTTAAAAATGCAAAGCTTGGTAAACCTTTAAACATCTCTAACGCTGGCGCGGTATTAAATAACTATAATGAAATACCAATTTTTACAGATATAAATGGTAATGAAATTACTCAATCTCAATTTGTTATCAATTTATATAATCTTGGTATAAAGGACGGCTATGAGCCACAAAAAGTAAAAGACGCTATATTTTATTATTTATATCCAGCTAATAAAAAATTTATTATTCCAGAAAATTGGTCATATATTGAAAAGAAAAAACGTACATATGATGGTAAAGAAATAACTGTAAAAATAAACCTAACTAGATATACTAGCTTAGATATGGTCATAACTGAAATTATTAGCGCATATTTAGATAATTATAAAATTGTAGAAATAACTGATAAAAATAATCAGCTTATTTTTGAAATAAAGAAAAATAATAAGGTACTAGATGAAGTTAAAGATAAAGAGATATTAGGTCAACTTAAATCTCAAGAGAAATAATATCTTTATTTCCGCCATTTTTAATATAAAAATCCATAATTACATTAGCCTCTTTATTATTTAAGCTAACACAAGTATTGATCATCTTGTATTCACTAATAGCTTTAATAATTCCATCATTTAATGGAAATACTTTAAGTTTCATTGGCGTTTCTACTTCATGTTCTTTTTTATTGGTAATAAGGTCTATACCAAAAAGTGAATCAAATTTGCCAGTTCCCAAAATATAAGCGAATACAGCGTATTTTTTATTTAAATCTTTAATATTCATATTAGTCTCCTTACATTACATAATATGTAAAAAGTATATAGAAAATATGAAATTATAAAAAATACTCGCTAGCTATATCAGGCGCATCTTCAAACCAGAATGGTATTATTTGTTGGTTAGTATCTACTAGGTCTATATAAAAAATTTTATTTTCTTTAGCAGCTCTATTCTCAATCTCTTTTCTTAATTCTAACGAATATTCGCCGACAGTATAATATCCATCAATTTTTGTAGGATATTTATGTTCATCTATAAGCTTTAATACCTGGTCCGGACTGCCAACATAATATAGACTAGCAAGTAATTGCTGTGACATTATGCTATTTTTTAAAGTTATACTATTATTCATCTTCTAAATTCCTTTATATATGAACTCATACATTTCCTTATAAAAAATAATTGTTAATTTGATCCATACTATCTTTATAAGAAAGTATTTTATGCAAAATATCTTCTACATATTCTTCTTCTTTAGGATTAAAAGAGTAATTATGCAGGTTATTTTTACTAATAACGCTTATAATAATATGGTCCGCTTGAATAAGTTTTGTTTTACCTATCAAAGACCACTGTTCATATATAGAATGTACGATATGTTTATAAACTAAGTATTGTTCTACACCGATGTAAACAGTTTCGTCTAGATTGTCCTTAAAAAAGCTATAAATAAGACTATCATTTTTATTTATTAACTCTTCTATATTATTGTTTTTATTCATATATAAACCTTAAGAATAATAATTATTAATATACCTTTCTTCATATATACTTCTAACCATTTTAGCTAGGTCAGCTTTTAAAAACTTATCCCATACTTCTACATCATCATCAATAAGAGCAAATTTATTTAATTTTATGTAATATACTAATAATATTCCATATTTAACATTTGCAAGCTCATAAGTATCAGCTAACGTAAATTTTGCGTCTGAAATAAAATAAAATCTACCATCTACATTAACTTGTTCCCCAGCATGCGCTTTAAGAAAATCATATAAACATCTATTAGTTTTCATCATTTCAGGAGTCATTTTATAATTTTCTAGTTATGAGTCTACTTTTGTATTTTCTCTCTTAAAAAAACTCATAAGTTTATCCTTAAAAATGTGAATTTTTTGAAATTGAAGTTATATTAATTAATGTATAGTAAGAAGGAATATAGCTTTTGGCTTGCGTAGCGCCAATTAATAATTATAATATTTTTCTATATTTGTATCATTTGTTTCGTTTATTATAAATTCGTATACAACAACACCAGAAATTGTTGTATTTAAATAATTTATTTTATATTTTATATTATGGTCATCTAAAAAGCTTCTTATTAAAATTGCTGGAATACCATTATATCCATAATTTGCTATTAAAGATGTAAATTTATTATTAAATGCGTCTTTTAATTGAGGAAATTGCTCTAGTAAAGTTTTTTCATTAGCAGTAATATCAGCCATAATAATAATTCTCTAACTTATCCATATTTATAAAAATTCTGTAGGACTGTATAATACCGCATGTTACTTTTTCAGCAGATAATTTATAATTTAATTTTTTCTTATCCAGTAATTCTAATATTTTTTCTTTTTGATTTGGTGCAGGTGAACCAATCATATATTCATTAAACTCAATAGGAATTACAAAAGATACATATTCACCATTTAGCGCTTTTTGTAAATCTGGATATAAGCTAATAATACCATTATCAGTATATCGAATATATCCATTAGAGTATTGAACGGTTAAGGGACTTTCTTCCATATGTATATAATATGTAAATACTATTTATTTTAGTATATAAAAGGCAATTAAGAGTTTTTACTAAATAGTATAGGAGAATTTATATTTATGTTTAATGAGTCAATAATATCAGATAAAGAATATAATAAAAACTTAAAAGCTAACTTAGCACAGTCCTTAAAGGATGAGTTATATATTTTCGAAGATGAATTTAAAGATTATAAGTTAGAAGTAGAAAATCCGAAAAAGCTTGATAAAGGATTTGATGCAAAATTAAATATTTATAATAAGAAAAATGAGTTAGTAGGTTATATTGCATATTATGAAACTCACTACTTAAATATTTGCGCTTATACGGCAGATAATGATATGGTAGCACATGAAATTGGCAACTGGGGTGACCAAAGAAATATTGCAAAACTTATTAGAATTTTAATAAATCCGGATGTTACAAAAGCTATTGTTACATATGAAGCAAATATAAATTCATTAAAAGAAAATATTGATTTAGAAAAAAAGCCAGAAGCTGCATTAGAACAAGTATTTATTGGTACCGAAAAAGTTTCATCACATGATGAAGAAGATACAAAGTTAAAGGACTATTGTGATAAACTTTTACTAACAGCTGACGAAAGAGAAAAGGTTATTGATTACTTAAATAATCGTTTTCCAAATGAATCAAAAAATGGAAATGAGTTTGCAAATGGATGTATAACTCGTAAAAAAAATATAGATGACGCTATTAAGTCTTTAAGCCTATCCGCATTTGCTCTACAAAGAATTGAGTCTTATAAAGATGCAGAAAAAGGTAAGCAATATATTGTTCTTTTTATAAAAAATGCTCTCTTAAAAGATGACTATCATGATCAACATCCCGCTTATAAATTAAATACCAAAGCTGAAGACCGAACTAATCCAGAATTAGATAATGCAGCTACTATTGATAGACTTCATGCTCTTATTTTTAAGAATAGGGAAAATGCGCAAAATTATTTGGATAATCATGAAGAATTTAAGAATGAAGGTTTTAAGGTAGCTAAAGTTGATATTGGCGGCTATGAATTATGGAGCTGTCAAGATTTAGTAGATTATGAGAGCTTAAAAGAAAATATATATCTTGGTAGACAAGATAGCCTGGTATTAAAAGAAATACCTAATAGCGTAAGACCTAAGTTCTTAAAGAAAAACGGTAAATGTTCAAATATTATATATGCTGATAAAAAAGATTATCAAAATACCTCAGATAAAAACAATATTGATTACGAAAAAGGGTGGATATTAAAAAGAAATCCAGAACCAGAAAAACTACACAATAAATTTGCAAAGGATGAAAAGAAAGGCGTTTGGTACGGTATAGCGCCAGGTGATATTGGAGAATAATATTAAAAAGGCTAGTATTAACTAGCCTTATTTTATTTATAGTAAACTGCTACTTGGCACTTTCTATAAAGAGTTGCACCATTTTCTTTCCAAAGTTTATTATTAATAGCACTTCCCCAAGTATCTTCTTTATTCATAGGATATAATTTCTTATAATCACAATATGTGCTATCTGGAATAATATTTAATAACGAAAGTCCTTCATGACATGCTAAAACATCATGTAAACGTTTGTCACTATTAAATTTATACTCTTCTTGTAATTCTTTAAAAAATTTAGAAGACCATAATCCTTTAATAGTATTTTTTTCATCATGACATAAATGTTTACCAACTAAAATAATTTCACTTAATTTATTTTCTGGCATAGATAAAACTTTTTTAGTTGACTCTATGTCCATATTAAAGTTGTAAGTTCTAACAAACTCTTTATATTTAAACTTTGGAAGTTGCTCTTCAGCTACTATGATATTATTTCCTACAAAACCGCCATTCATAACTAAAGTATCTAATGTATTTCCAGCTTCTAAGAACTCAGCAACTTTTGTAAGCGCACCACCACAAAATACTATTTCAGTGCCTAATTGAATTTCTGGAAACTTAGCTACGCCTTTAAGAATAAATTTATTTAATCTCTGTTTTCCTTCTTCTGATATAGGTTCAGGATCACAAACAATATAAGATAATGCGTCATATTTGAGAAGGTATTCTATTGCAATTATATCATCAATATCTTGGTCTAGGTCTGCTATATAAGCTACTTTAGTTTTCATATTTATAATATGTAAATTAATATATTATGGGCGCTATTATTATATATGGGAGTCATATTATTTTATGTCATATTTAACACATAAAGCGGATTTTTTAGATTTTTATGAAATGTCTAATAATAAAAAAGAGTTTATAAAAAATTTGGATTTATATGTAGATAATATTAAAGTTGTAGTTAATAATGAAGTTGACTTAATACCATATTATCCATTTCTTATATCTTCTTCTAGTACTACCCCATCAAAAGTTGTAGTAAACTTAACAAAATGTTCATATATCGATACGCTAGAACTAGATATAATATCATTAATGATATATCTTTGTGTAAAACAAGCTAAAAAACATAAAAATGATAAATCAAAAATTTTAGTAGATGAAGATTTTGTTAGTCAGCTTCATACTTACCCAGAATCTATATTTATTTTAGATATTATATTAGAAAATAAACTTACAAATAAAATTCCGCTCTTTAATAGAGATGCAGCTAAATTTCATAGATATTGTAATAATTGGCTAATACCAGAATATTTTAGTAATATAAGGTCTTATGCAGCAAATAATTTAAGAATAAAATGGCTAGAATTAGCAAAGGATAATAATTATATAGTTTCATTATATGATGCTGATAAGAACGAATTCATAAGGTATAATGAAGATGGAATATATTCAAAAATAATAAATGATGCAGTTTTAAAAATTTATTTTTATATTAATTTTCTTAAAAAGAAAAATTCATTAAAAACATTTTCAATTTAAAATAAAAGCTGCCTATTTGGCAGCTTTTTATATTTACTAAGCGAACAATTCCTCATATATATCAAATTCAGTTTCAACTAAATTTGAAGAGTCTATTTCTGATAATTGTTCAGTATCATTATTAAACTCATTATAAGACATATCATCAAAAATATCATCAAAATAATAATTTGATGAGTTATCATCCGACTCTTCTACTTCCGTAGGACCTACAATATCTAAACTTTCCAAGTCTAATTCGTCGTATATCTGGTCGTCGCTCAAAATAAACCTCTTTATTTTATATTAGCCTTTACTTAATTAGGCTATATTCTTAAAAGGCATTATTAGCAAATAGCAACTGGCTTATTTAAGAAATGCGCATATTTTCTATTAGGGTTATCTACAGATTTCCAGTATTTTAGCATATAATTAAATGATACTTCAATATCGTTACCAGATTGATTACCATCATATTTATTTGTAGACTCTATTATTTTTCCCCATGGATCATCTACTATAAGATTAGTAATAACTTTAGATAGTCCAGCAGAAGTATTATCCTCACTATTTATCCATTTTATTAAATCATCTTCAGATGTAGCTTCAAAACCAACAATAGTAATAATATGCCCTTTTAATCCGCCCCATTGTACAGAAGTTGGAATGGCAATTCTATTTTCATATAGCTGTTTAACAATATCTTTCATTGTAGCACTAGTAGTAAATGTATCAGCTTTAGAACAGCCCATATATTCATTAAAATAATGCGCTAGTACCTCATGTAACTCTAAAGGAGTATATGCATTTGGATCACCTTCATACCAGTTTTTCCATAATTGTGGCATTTTTTGCTTAAACCAGTTATTTTCTTTATTACATTCTGTAATAGTATAATCTGCTAAGGCATCTGGCTCTCTTTCATATGCAGACTTAGGGAAAATCCAGCCAGAATATAGCGCAGCCATTCCTAAGCTATGAACATTACAAACACAAGTCCAGTTAATTGTATTAGTACCGTATTGTCCTTTCTGTTCATGCACATATTTTGACTTTCTTTGACTATAATTATCCTTGCCTTCTGATACGTTTAATCTAAACATTATTTTCTTCTCCTCTATACTAGTACTGCTTATAGTACTTTCTGTATTGGTAATATACTTTTTTCTTAAAATCTTAAAAATTTTTAGAATTATATCTAGTAGCTTCATCTATTTAATTTAGTAATACTGACATTTTATCAAATTAAATTACATATTTTAATATGACTAAATTGGAAGAATATGATTTATATGGCTTATGTACAAGCTTAAATGAAACATTTCTAAAAAAAGACGGAGTAGGATTAGGTTTTTATTTTTTAATGAATAGTCCATATTTTATAGATAATAGATGCTTAAGAAGTTATCCACAAACAAGTATACCTAAAGACAATAAATATCATCGTACTAGCCAAGCACTTATCCAAACGTGCATTGGGCATATTAAAAATAGTAAATGTATTTTTAAAAAAATGCTTAAAAAAAATTTTAATATAGACGATAAACTTTTTGAAAGCTTAAAATGCCATATAGATAATTATATTACTAACTTAAGCACTTATGAAAAATATTTTCTATAAAAAAAGGACCTATTACAAGGTCCTTTTTTATAAGTCAGATTAAAGATTAGTCGCCAAACATCTTAGCGATATCTTCATCAGACATATTTTCATACTTATCCATATCTAATGCAATTTCATCGTCTGACTTATTAAAAATATCAAATGGGTCATCATTACCAGTATCAGCTGGCTCTTCTACTTCATTAGAAGCTGGTTCAGCTGGTTTTTCAGCTTTAGGCTCTTCTACTGGTGGCTCATTAGATACTGGTTCTTCAGTTTCTGGCTCTTCTGCAGCTGGTTCGCTAGCTGCTGGAGTATCATCATTACCTAAGAAATCATTATCTGTAATATCAGCGAATGGGTCATCTCCCGCTGCACCTTCTGGTTCTGCATTTGCAGATTCTGCAGGTGTATTATCATTTGATGCTGGAACTACTAGAAGATCATCAGCAACTGCATCTTGTGCATTCATTAAGATATTTGCAAGATTAGTATCACCCTTACCCATTTCGTCGACAAGAAGCTGTGCCTGTCTAAGAAGTTCAGCTACTTTGTTAGCTTTAGCTTCATCTGAAACATTTTCTGAAGCTGCTGTATCAGTTCCTGATGTAAATTCAGCTTCAAGACCAGTAGGTGTTGCTTTTCCTGGATTCTTAGCTTTCCAGTCTGCTATCATGCTATCAGCAATAGGCTGAATTGCATTAGAAATTGCAGTACGTTTACCCTGGTGCTTTACATTACCATTTCTATCAAGTCTATCTGTGTTAGCCATGTCTGGGAACATTTCATAGAACTCGTTAACTAATGCATTATATGCTTCATAAGCAGGTGTACCTTCTGCATTGTGTGAAGGATTTTTATAAAGGAATAAGAACTCAGGGTGAATTTCGCAGAATTGACGAATTTGTCTTGCATATGCCTGAGCCATTTCATTCAAATTACCTTCTTGAAGGTTACTCTTTAATGCCTCTTTATAGATATTTTCGAAAAATGTCTTATTCATTTTTTTCTCCTATAGGACTCGCCCATATTATATATGAGCTTTTTATATAAAATTAGTTATTTATAATTTAAATTAGTTTATGAATGCTATAAATATAGACCTAAGCTATTCATAAATGTATTAGTTTTACCCTTAATTATCTCATATGATCTTTCTAGCGCAGCTCCTGGATCCCAAACTTTTCTAGGTATAAACTCATCAGGATATGTATCTAGTAATGATATAGACGCTACAACAGAGTCAAGATTATCCTTTGCAAAATAGCCAATTTGAGATTTAGACCATGCGGAGTCTGTATAAGTAGCGCCAGACTGACAGAAAGAGTCTGTATAAACGTTTTTTCCTTTCTTATGGTCTACTTTAGTAGAGCCCGACTGTCGCTTAGCATACTCAAGTGATAACATATTATTTTTTGCCATAATATTTTTACCACAAGCCCATCTTCTATGGAAAGCATAATCTATAAATGCATTATAAGGAACATTTACTTTATCAACTGATAATAACTCAACTTCAAAACCAAATCTTTCCAAAGCCTGCATGATAGAACGAGACTGGAATCCATCGAAAGATACATGAGATATATTCATATGTCCTAAAGTTACTAAATCCATCAAGAAAAACTTAAATGCATCAAGGTTAATCATACCACCCTTAGGAATTACCGGAATAGTAAAATCAGTAACATACATCTTTAACTGATTACCTTCGTCATCTAATACGGGACTCCACTCAACGTGACTTATAGCAATAGACGCAGTATCGCCAGAAATAGCTAAGTCGACAGAAGCTGATCTTGGTGTGGATGGCTCATAATAGAAATAATAATTTTCCATTACTTTATTAAAGAATATATCTTTAACTTGATTCCAAATTAAATGTTCTGGCTCTTCTTCTTTCAAAGCAATAATATTACTGAATACATTTCTTAAATTATTATTAAATGCATCTTCTACTACTTGTTGTTCATAGAAAATGCGGTCTGCAGCGCCAGATGGCTGTCCACATAAGTCACGCATGAACTGTATAGGGTTTTCTTGCGCCTGTATTTTATAGTTAACTTCACCATTTGGGCCCATATATAATTTTGGACACCAAATAATATCTTTCTCATTATAAGTTGCTAACTGTTCAGCATTTTCAATAACAGTTGTTGGCTTACCAGAGCCGCCTTTAAATAATGGGAATGCCACTTTTAAGTCATGCTTAACTTGACCATTCTCATCTAAAGCATGCTCAAACCCTTTAGGGAAATATTTCCATCTTGAGCCGGTTAAAATATAATTTTTAGGGTCTTTTGGAGCAGTTTCATGAATCCATTTATCAATACTAGATTCTAAATTATTTGGGGAAGAATCAAGTATAAATCTACCATAGTAATTACCAAACATACGAGAATCAATTCTGGAACGAAGTTTAGTAAAGAATTTCATAACATCATCAGAAGACCAGCCGTTTTCTTCAAAGAATGCTAACTCAGTTAAAATTCCAGAAATGATTGTAGAACCAATGATATCTTTATCACCTGCTACGGTTTTATAATTGACGCCACCCTGCATCGTAAGAGCGCTGGTCTTTGAAGCGGTTGTCCAAAGTAATTGATTAGCTACTTCATCTGGTGGCGCGTCTTCATCAGTAATATCCTTACTTCCACGTACTTGTTTAAAATAAGGACTAGAGTTAATTATATTAAGAATTGGTTCAAGTAAGATTTCAGAGCCTTTTTTCTGAGACCAAGCGCCCAATGCCTGAATATAAACAGTAGCTGAGCTCTGCCCAAAATACTTGTATGGATGCCACATCATTGCGAAGTGTGTAGAAATATAAAGCTGAATAATAGCAGAAAGCGCGGATTTTCCCCATCCAATATGCAAACTTAATATTGCGTTTCTATATGGACTAAGTGGATTCATAAATTCTATAAACGCTTTTCTAACAGGTTCATATAGTGTTTCAGCTGTTGGACCTAGATATTTTTCTGTTAAGAATTCTTCTGGCGTAGGCGGCTTACATTTGAAATTAAGTCGCCAGCCTTCTGATAAAAGCTCATTTTTAAATACATCATTTATACTATTAGTCTTTGCTAACCATTCTATAGCAGCTTTAATATTATTAAAATTTAATGCCTTAAATTCTGGCCTATTAAGAGCTTCTTCATTACCATCGAGAATGTCTTGAAATATATATTTTAAGTTACCTAGTGTATCTGGTAATAAAACTGTATTTTCTTGGTCAAGTCCGTTATATGGTAAAATTAAGCCTTTATCTTCGCCGGATTTTACCATATCATATTTTACTTTTTCAGGGTCATCAGATATTTGAGCTGCGTCAAATAAATCTTGTCCTATATCTTTCATATCTATTAAGTATTGGCAGTTTCTGGTATTTCATCCGTATTAACATCTCCACCAAGGAGGTTTGTTTTGTTTTTCGGATCGCCAGCGCCATTTTCTCCTTTTTTATCATTTTGGTCGCCATTAGTATCACTTTGAGACTGTTCCGCTTGTTCCTTATTAGTCTCACTTGCTGGCGTATCTTGGTTATTAGATTCTTGTTTATTTTTATTTTCCTCATTAAGTGCTTCTTGTCTAATTTTTGGAGATTTAGCTTCATCCAGTGCAACTAAGAATTCATTTATTTTATCCCAACCAATATTTTCTATATTTCTACCCGTAAAATTTATTAAAGCCTGATCTAGACTTAATGGACTTGTCTGTCCACTATTAGGTGTTAATGAATATAATCTTACTATTAATGTTTTATCTTCTTCTGCTAGCGGTCCATTATTAGTAGATAAAGTAGGACTTACATTTGTTGGTTGTTCATTAGCGTTATTTGTACCATTATTATTAGGCGCTACTTGTTCAGACTCATAAAATTTTTTCATAAATACATCCACTAAATCAAAGTTTGTAGACTCATTCTTTACTTGATTATCAGCTTGACTATTTGTAGAGCTTATAGTGGTATCAGTATTTTGTATATCCGAATCATCAACTTCAGCCAAAATTTTTTCTAATTCTGCTCTTTCTTCAGGAGTTAGTTCTTGGTTAGACTTAAATTTATTAGAAATCTTTTCCCAATTAATTTTACGTCTAGAGTCCCAAGCATTTTTACCAGACTGTGCTAGCTCTTTAGCTTTTTTAAATTTCTTATAAGGCATAAGTAAGCTAGAAAAGCTAAAGTTTGAAAGGCCTATGGCATCTCTAAATGCTTTTAAGTCTTCTAAGTGGCCAACTTCAAAGAATTTATCTAAATCTTTAAAGAACTTTTCTGTTGAACTCTCATTTTCCGATTCAGTAGCTTTTAAGTTAAAGTTTGGATTACCATAAACGTCTATATTTCTATATTTTAAGTACCATTTATAATAATCAAAAAATGCAACTAAAAATTTCTTATCTATAGCTCTATATTTACTGATAACGTTAGCATTATTAAAATCAAAACGTGTAAGATATTTGCTAGATATATTATCTGGATTTTCATCTATGGATTTTATTGTAGCTTTTTCGTAAGACTCAATTCTATCAAATGTGCCTTTTAACGCTTTATTTAAATTTATACTAGGCTCAGTAGCGCCGCTTATACATACTACCTTTGGACACCAGTTAAAATATTTTTTATAAGGTTCAGTACAGAAAATTACAATATTATTCTTATTTGCTGAGCCTCTAAGCTTTCTAATTTTTTGTAAGAAAGACATTTCATCTAGAAATCCGCCAGTTACTTTAGACTGGTTCTTATTGAAGACTTCTTTTTCAATACCCAGCATAGCATTGCCTTTTATAAGGCCTTGACTCTTAGGGAATATTTCAAAATTATTATAAATATTGGCTAATTCTTCTATCATTGCGCCAGCATTTGAAAATTCTTGTCCCATTTCTTTAATTGATGCTGGTACATAAATTAATGTTGACCAATCACCTTTTTTATTAGAGTATACAGTACTAGTTGACCTATCATTTGTAGGTGACCTACCATTATTATCTTTCTTAAATTCATGATTTAACTGAATAAGTGCATTTTTCATATTTACTGCACTTGTATAAGCGTTAATAGGCCATACAAAAATAGATGCGGCATGGTCTGCAGAATAGGATACATTCATTGATCCAATTTCATTATATGTTGAACTCTGATTTGGCGTATTAGCATTATAATTTAATCCTATATTGCTATTGTCCTGACCTATATTATTATTCTGTACAGTATTCTGAGAATTAATTATACCAGCGGGGCTAGCCTGTGTATATTGATTAGCTAGATTAGCGCTATTCATATCGCCTTCTACCAATTTCTTATTATACTTATATGGTAGCGCGCCAGTTTTATTAAATTCTTTGAACTCAGATTTCATATCTTTGGTCATAGAACTAATATCATTCTTTTCCCAAAAAATATAAAAATTGTCATATCCATTAGCTTTAGCTTTTTTAGACTCTTCCTTTAGAATAGCATAATTTGGGATGCTATCTATAGTAGAAATAAATGCATTAGAATATGCACTTTTTTGTTTTTCTATGTTATATTTATCAAAACCTTCAGTAAAAAATACAATATAATCTTTCATACTATAATTAGCTTCCTATATTCCAATTAAATATGCTTTTCTTCGCCATAATTTTTAATATTTTCTCTAGCAATTTTTAATTGCTGATTTATATTTACACCTGACTCTCTAAGAGCTGTTGCAGCAGCTGAAGCTGATAATGCAGTTTCTATAGTAGATAATTTATTATCTTTTGCAGAGGCCAATTTAGTAATCTTTTTAGGTTTGTTAGCTCGTATACCCTGCATAAGCTCATTTACTTGCGCTTCATTTAATTTTGTTTTTCCGCCTTTTTTATTATTAGAAATAACCTTAAAAGACTCATAAACTTCTGAGCCCTCTGTTATTTTTGGTACATATAGGCAGTGTTTTTTAGTATTCGCATTATTCCAGTCGGAAAGACTATTTGACTCAACAAAATGCATATAAATATCATCAGCAGCATTTTTATAGCGTTCTCTTATTTCTCTAAGATGTTCTAATTCACGTTCTTTCTTTTCTCTTAAATACTTTTTCTTTTTAAGATTTATTCTTTTAGACTCTGGTAATTCATCTGCTCCGCCTGCATCATCACCACCGCCCATATCATCGCCACCAAAATCATCACTACCACCGCCAAGGTCGTCACCGCCAAACTCGTCGTCGCCACCATCAGAATTTTTAGCTGGCTTTAAGAATGCTGATAATCTCATCCATTTTTGTACTTCAGTTGGGTCTAAGAATGAGTATTTAGAAAGAATATCTGTTACAACGTCTTCCGGTAAGGTATCTTCATCACTTATACCTAATACATCTTTAAGTAAGTCAACAATAGCCTGAGATAAGTCAATTGAAGACTGTCTAGCCTGACGTTTTTCATCTGACATCTCTATAGCTGGGAAGCGCATACTTAAAATAAAAGGAGTATTATAATCAAATTCACCAGTTATTGCATAGTGCATACGAATAAGCATACCTATAGTATCAAGGACTATCGACTGAATTGAGTATACATGTCTAGCAAATGGCTTATATTGTTCCATAAGTGATATACCAGAAACATAGGTACTGCCTTCTCCACCATTTGGGTCAAGATATCCGAGTGGTATATTCGCAGCATAAGCTACACGTTTTTGGTAATTTTCCAAGTCTTCAATAAAGTCCATATCACATTTAGACTCTTTTACATCTATATCAAGAAGTTCACTTGGAACCCAAATTTTAGTATTTACGGTATATACTTCTGAACCAGCACCCGCTGGTGAAACACCTAGATTATCATATTGTTGTCTAACATTATTTACAGTATCAAAAGCTTGAGTTGGCGTAAGTCCTTTAGGCGTTGTTACCTTATACATTGTGACCGGAAAGCTCATAGAACGAGCTAAGCCTTGTAAGGCCATAGTTGAATGTGCTTGCTTAAATGGCGCTAAACACTGAATTAGAGGAGGCCTTCCATATGGATAGAATTCAGAATGGTCCATATTAAATCTAAAATGAGAAATAAGCCAAGGAGGAGCGATAATACCGTCATGTAATTCATAGCCTAAAAGCTTATCATCAAACATATCAGCTAAGTTTTCAGCTTCATCCATTGACTCTTTAGATTTTAAGAGATTTACTAAATCTTTTATTTTCGAGCCTCTATCACGATTTGCTGTCATCCAACCGTCTCTTTCAGCTAGGAACTTAGCAACATGTATTGGAGAAAACTCTAGTCTTTCCATTACTGCATTTACAGGAATAGGTTTAATTCTTTCAATACCATTAGTTCCAACTTTATGGGCCCAGAATGACTCTCCATATAGCTCAAGATCAAAACAAACTGCATTTAAGCGGGCTTGTGTAATACCCCAAGAATTCAAGAGATTATATGTATGCTCTACAAAGTTTATATTTGGAGACTCAATAGAGATTATACGGTCTTGAACATCTTGCTGAGTTGCTTCATCTGCAACTAAGTGGCAGGCTCTAGAAATAAATGGGTCATTATAATACATGAAAGAAAGCTCATTTAATCTAGCTTGTCTATCTTGAATATCATCGTAAGATACAGTTGTGTCATTTAAGTAAGCGTCTAAATAATGCTCTACTGTTGAATTTAACTTTTGACTTCTATAAACTGCGCCTTTAGCAGCATTTTTTACTCTATAAGCGTCATTATTTAGGTCTACACGAACAAATTTGATACCTGTTCTTTTTTCTATTTCAGTTTCTGGCTTTTCATTTTTATTTAATGTTCTAAAACCAAAAATGCTATTAAGCCTATTTATAAAAGATGAATTTATAATACTTGATTTCGGCTTTTGGCCTGAAATATAGATATTATCTTCATTTAACTTTTGTTTTGCCATATTTTAATGTCCTAGTATTTTATATCATCTACAAGGGGTACTTCAATTGTACTAAAACTTATTGGAATGCCCTTACGTCCATACTCATAGATTCTTTCAATAAAATATTGAATTTCACGTACAGTTTTTTGTAAATCAGGCTTAGCTCTTGTCTCATCTGCACTATTATATAACATATAGGTATCAAGAACTTTACCACAATCAATTAGTGAAATTTTAGTCATTATTTCGTCATCTTGAGTAAAATTTATAGTTTTTAATTCCATAATTATTCTTTAGTTTTTTTGGTTTTCTTATCTTTCTTAGCTTCTGCGCCATGCATTATAAATCTTTGTTTATTTGCTAAATATAAATTTCTATAATTTTGGTCATCCGCTATTTCAAAACCAGAAGTTACTCCAATTGCATATATAATTCTAATATAATTTTCTATTTCAGTTCTTAATATACTTTCATATCCAATATTTAATACACCATCTTCTTGATTAGAGACTACCGCTTGTAATAAGCCATTAATAGCTTGTAATCCCATTTCGTCTTTAATAAAATTATCTGGCAACATCTGTGTAAGTTCTTTACTTTTTTCTATATCACCTACACTTTTAGAGATATTCTTAAATTTTATTATGGACATAATACCTTCATTAAAGGCTTCAGATGCAATAATTCCAATATCTGACTCTATCTTTTTTGGTGTATTAAATTTAGCATTTGTTGAAACTCTTTTAACTTCTTCTTTAAAAGCCATCGAATTTAAATATTCTGTTATACTCAAAATTAAACCTCTTTCTAAATTAGTTTAAAATTTGTTTTTTCACTAATATATAATATATATTATCTAAAATAAGGAAATACTATAGAAAATGAATATTATTATACCTACTGATGACCAAGGTAATATGACTTCGTTAGATAATCTGCATAATGCTGTTTTTCTTGCTGGACCATGTCCTAGAGAAGATTATGAGAAAAACGACGTTTGGAGAAAAGAAGCATATTCAATTTTTGAAGATATTGGCTTTGACGGTGATATTTTAAATCCAACAAATAAAAATTATGGCTTAATGAAAGACCTAACAAAGCAAACAGATTGGGAAAATGAAGCAATGCATAAAGCATCCGCTATTATTTTCTATCTTGAAAGAACTGAGAAGAATCCGGGATTTACATCAAATGTAGAAATAGGCATGTGGCTTAAATCAAATAATATTTTTGTGTGTATTCCAGACGACTCAAGAAAAAAGAATGCAAATGCTTATATTCGTATTAAGTGTGACCAAGCTGGCATACCCGTTTTTAATACATTAGAAGAAACAATTATTGCTGTAGATGAAAGGCTTAATAGGGAAGAATCAAAAAAATGGTTTATTTCTGATACTCATTTTAGCCAGCAAAGAACATTAGACTTTAGTAAAAGGCCATTTAGAAATGTAAGAGAAATGGATTTAGATATAATTTCTAATTGGAATAAAACTGTTAGTGTAAATGATGATGTTTATGTACTTGGCGACTTTGGGGAAAATGATAAATATCTAGACTGCCTTAATTTCAAAACATTACATTTTGTTAAAGGCAACTATGAACGTGATAAAGTTCCAGACTTAGTAGAGTCTCTAAAAAAACGAAAAAATGTAAAAGTCTATAATAATGATGAATGTAAAATAAAAGTTGGCGATTTTAATTGTGTATTACGTCATGAGCCAATAACAGATTATAAATTAAAAGATGATGAATTTGTACTTTATGGACATATTCATGGACGTCAGTTTATAAAAAATAAAGGATTAGATGTTGGTGTTGATTGTCATAACTTTACGCCAGTATCGGAAGAAGACGTAGCGTTTTATTTAAATGCTATAGATAAAGGCTATTATGATAATCAAGTTATGAATAAAATAAACTAAAATTAAAAAAGCTGCCTAAATGGCAGCTTTTTATTTATAAATCATATTTTAATGCATCAATAAGCTCTTGAATATCTATATTTTTTAAGTTTGCTTGCTGAATAATCATTTTAGCAAAATTACTAACTTCAGACCCATATACTATATCGTCGCCTATATTTTTTAATGTTATCTCTTTTCTATTAACTTCTATATAATTACTAATATAGTCTAAGGTTTCTTGTGGAATTTCAATTTTTTTGGCGGACACAACCTCATCTTTCATAATATGTCTATTATTAGATATAGTTCTAAAAACGCCATTTGATAAAAAACATAAAATTGGCTCTGGCGAACGTAATGTAAGAACTACATAATAATTTACATTAAATTCGTCTTCTTCAAAATTATCCTTTTGCCAATCAACATATTTTTTAACTTCTTCTTCAAAAGACTTTTTTAAGCCCGACTCATAGAAACTTTTTGCGAATTTTTCAAGCGGTATTTTTTCATTATCAATTGTTACAAACTGGTCCTTTAATTGTTCAGCATATTTACCATCAAACTTAAAATTATCTAATATATCTTTTTTTGTCATTAGTAAACCTCTAATTTAGAAAAAGCCTGTTTAAGAACTACTTTTAGTGTTTTATATACATATGATTTTTCTAGGTCATCATTCTCAAAGTCAAAATATAAAAAGCTATCCATTTCAGGTTTTTGTTTACCTGTATATATGTCAGTAAAATATGAGTCACAGTAGAGCTGGTCAATAAGAATATCTTTTTCTAGATAATAAAGCTTAAGTGTATCTCCTTTTACATAAGGGTAATCGCCAATAAAAGTAAAATTATCATTAGAAATATTTAAGCCACACTCTTCTTTTACTTCTCTAATTAGAGCTTCTTTTGGGTCTTCATTTGGTTCTACATGGCCTTTTATAATATCCCAACAAAATGGTGGCTTTCTACCTGTAGCATGTGCTAATAAAATATTATTTGTACCCTTATTTCTTAATAAAATACCTACTCTAAGTGCCATTTTTTAATTCCTTAAATATCTCTAAAAACTACAATTGGTAATGATTTTTTTAATAAACTTAAAATATCAGTATCACAAAATCCATACCAAATTTTATTAATTTTCGCTAAGTCTTTTTTAGACTCACAAACATAAATTGTTTCAACTTCACAACATCCACAACAAATGCACTTCTTAAATTCAGTTTGTTCTAACTTGTTAATAACATCTGAAACGGTCAATATTGAGAGACGTTCATAGATAGAGTCATCTCCCGTATAGTCATCCATATAGTTATTATCAAAAGTTAGATGGTCTTTCTCTTCTTGGATAGACTGTGCTATATCAAATCCGTTGCAAGAGGGACAGCCATCACCATCTTGAAACGCGATATATGCATTCGGTAAATTTAAATTTTTTAAGATTGCATAAATATTCTTATTAGAAATATCTTTAATATCAATTTCTTTCATAAAAATCTCCTTTTTAAAATATGTAATAATCTATAATAATATGTAAGCATAAATAGAAAAGTCCTATAAACTTATAATTTATAGGACTTATAATCTGATAATCTTAAATTACCATTCTACTTTAGCTTTTACGCCTAAATCATTCATAATAGGAAGGTAAATATCAGTATATCCTTTTTTAAGATTTATCATTTTTTCTTTAATCATTTTAGCAATTGGTTTTCCATCAGCAGCTGAAAAATAAATATTTCTTAAATTTGGCTTAACCTGACCATTTACAAATTCCGCAAAATGTTTTCTATTATGTTTTGAGTCATTATCCCAAACATCAATAGCATAAGCAACTTCAGCATCTAATTTTTTATTGAACTCAACTAACTGCTTTACTTGCGCATCTATTTTATCTTTAAGCTCTGGCGCATTTGGAAGAATATCATCATACTGCTCAGATATAACTAAACGCCAAATACCTTCAGGATTATCATTGTCTCTAACGAATTTCATATTAAGATATGATGGCGACTTCATTTTTACACGAGTCCAATTTTCCTCATCAACAACAACAAATCCTTCATTTTCAATGCCATTCATTTTCGAAAGCGCTTCAAGAATATCTTCGCGCTTATTAAGGTCCCAGCGTTTTGGAATATCAAATGGTATACCAAACATTGTGGCTACTTCTTCTGGGCTATGCTCAATACCTTCAGCGTCTCTAGCCCCATGGAACCAAAGCTTAGTATCTGAATATTTTACAATAATACGATTTTGTGGAGAGGTAAGCTCAAACATTAGAGTCCAACCATCTGGCACTTTATCAAGCCAACTAGCAACTACATGGAAGTCTATTCTCTTATTATCTTTATCAGTAAGAATATTACAAACAGCATTTGGATCAGCATTAGCTATTGCGGAAGACATTAAATCAAAGTAGTCTTTAACTGTTTCAGTTTCATAGTCAAGTGGAGTAAAAAGGCCCGTTCCGCCATTAGTTACCCAATAGTCTCGTCCTTTATACTTAAAACACTTATTTAATTGACCATCCACTTTAAGCTCTGTTTTAAGTTTTTTAGAGTCCCAGTTAATTTTGTCTGCGTGTGGGTCGTTAATATCAAAGAACTTAAGATAAGGAGCACAAATTACATTTACAGTCCCATCAGGAAGAACTTCAACTACAGTACCACGGCACTGTTTAACAATTTTATTACTTAAGTCAGAAGAAAACAAATTATAAACTAGCATCCACCAAGTAGGATGATTTTCAAATTGCTTTATTGCTTGTAAATTATATGGCGCTTTTTTAAGTTTATCAACCCAAGCATTATTTTTAAAATTTTTCTTAATAAATTCTTCCAACTCTTCAAAATTTTTCATAAAAACCACTCCTTTGCTATATTATATAATCTTTTTCATATATAACTTATAGCCGCTATAATTTCTATTCACTAAGTCTAACGCTTCTTCATATGAATAATGAATAGCACCATCAATGCCATTCGCGTCTTCTTCTACATTATAAACTTTGGTAGGACACCAATCTGGATGTACAGAATTATGCGTAAAAATAAATCTATTATATCCTAGTTCATCTGGCTTATCTGTTTCTGCAATAATAATATATTTAGAATTATCCATAATAAATTTCCTCAATATTGGCATTATTATATAAATGTTCTAAAAATTTAATAGTATGTTCTTCATCTACTAATGTATAATATTTATTTGTTTCAAAGTTTATATTACTATTATTGTTACTTAATTCACAAACTAAAAACTGTCCCATAGGATCAGAGTCTAGCATTTCCTTATCGGCATATTTTCTAAAAATAAAAAATATAGAGGTATTTGACATATTTAACTTAGCATTATATATAATTTGATAGGGCCCAATGTTAAAATAGTTATCAATACCGTCCTTTGATATGCTAATTAAATATTCTAAGTAATTTCTATAAATTTCTTTATTAGATAATATATTATTTTTAATTTTTTGAAATAAATATTCATTAGCGGCAGACTCTACTTGCGAAAACATTTATTCTCCATAAAAAATCTTATTTCAATATTATTTATAATATGTAGGATATACTGTGCTAGTGTGAATGGATATTTTGCTAAAGACTAAATATTCTTTTAAATTATATAATTAAAAATATTCTTGTAATATTGAGTTTTTATATTGCTTTAAGTTATATAAATCATCCAAAAATTTTAGTATTAGTCTTTCTTCACTCTCTGAAATATAGCGGTTACCCTCAAAATCTACTTTGATATTATTTAACTCAAACCATAAAAACTGTCCAAATACTTCTTCATTATCTCTATTAAGAGGACCAAAAGCAAAAAAAGTAAAGGTTTTGGTAATAGAATTATAATTCCACTTTATTTCAAATTCATTAAAAAATAAAGATTTACAATCATCACCTATACAGTCTATTCCAATTGCTCTATATAATATTGCTGAATAAGCTTTTTCTCTAGAAGTTATTTTTTTATAGATTTCTTTCGCTAACTGCTCATTTTCCATTATAGTATGCGTAAACATTCTAATCTGCCTTTTCTAACTTTACTTTAAGAGGTTTAGCTGGAATATTTTCAAATTCAGTATTTACCATACAAACTATATCTTCTAGAATATTCCTGCTCATCGGATAATTCTGTATATATAAATAAGAAGCTAATCCAATCTTTTTCTCATCATTCTTAAAAATTGCTCTAAAATATGGTAACATATAAGAATAATATGATATATATGCACGTGCTAAATTTGTTGATGAGTCTAATTCTGCATCAAGTTCAGAAGTTTTTATTTTTGTAACACAGCCTGATGATTTTGACCTTATAATTTGCTCTATTATAGTTTTTAGATTAACTATAAAAAGAATTACTGTAATTGCTATAATTACTAATGATAATAATTGGTCCATTTTTATTCTCCATAATAATCGTCTACTTTATTTTCAAACTTAATATAACTTAAGAATTTAGACAAGAGTCTATCTTCTCTTTCTGTTTCTATATCAGAAAAAAAGCCAGATGCTAAATTATAACTTAAAAAAGTTTGCATTCCAAAGTTTACTAAAACTTTATCAGCCTGTCTATAATCAGGATGTACATACATAAGAATACTAAAAGGACCAAGCTTTTTCTCATAAAATGCTTGAAAAGAACCCTCATATAAAAGATTTATAATTTTAGCATTCTTAAAATCTAGCTTAGAAATATAAACTTCTATTAAGTCTCGATCTTCGAATGGCATAAAAAAACCTGTACCCATAATATTAAAAATAATTACTAGCGATACTTATAGAATGCATTATCGCATTTTTATCTCTATAAAATATAACTGTAAATTTTTTCTTAAATACCTTTATAAAAGTACATTCCATATTATTAGACTTCTTAAAAATACTAACTTGAGAAAGATAGCCCTCATTTAATAATCTTCCAATACTACAATCTTTATAATATTTTGCATAGCGCTCATAATTTAAAAATGTAGTAACTTTATATTTATCATCTAAGGGTACAGAGTATTTTGTTAGGCCATATCCATCATCAAATATTTTTTCTGTACTCATTTCATTATCATTAAAAGTATTATCAATCTTAAAATCTGATAAAGTTAAAGACTCTAAAAACTCTGCAATTTGATTTATTTCATTTATGTCTTCTATGCTATTAAACATATTATTTTATTCGTTAAGACAAATATAATATTTACTATCTTCGCCTTGTATTATTTGTAAATTATGACCATTTTTACAAGTAAAGCCCCATATAGCTTCTACTTTGGAATTATTAGTATCTTCCCAAGCGCATTTTGTTTCTACATCAATATCAGTCACTACATTTTCATATGTATCTACTTTTTGCGCTGTAACTTTAATGCATTGTGGCACATCATCTACGGTAAATCGCCATTTTATACCAGTTGATCTTTCCAAAGAAAATTTTAAATAGTATGTATAAAGGTCATCTATATCAAAAAGTGAAGCCTTATCAATAGTAGTAAAATTAAATTGACCACATAAATTTGATAAGTAACAATCATTATTATTACTATTTCCTTGTGCTAATAGCGTGTCCATACCCATTACCTCTATTCATAATATTCCATTTCTGAAAGATGCATATAAAATTGACTTAAGAACTTTAATACAAGCGTTTTATTAGGCCCAGAAATAAATGTGCATTCTTCTTTATCTGAGAATCTAGAAATTCCATAATAAATAACTTGTTCTTCATTATGGAATACTCTAAATTCATAAGTAAAGTTTTTGCTATAGCTATCTATAATACCTTTAACCTTAAAACTACCAATATCAAATTCTAAATCTGAATTTTTTACTTTCTCTATGAAAAAATCAAAAACTTTATCTTCGCTTTTATTAAAAAATTCTTTTATTTCTTCATAAGCACTCTTATCTATTAAGCAATTAATTTTTAATGGATATGCCATAAACTAGTCATCCGTAGGAATTACTTTTTCAATATATTCCTTATCTTGAGTAAAAATTGGAATTTCCTCATCGATTTCCCACCGTGAGCGATTTATTTTTTCATCAAATACATGAATTACACAAGAACCCCGTTTTTCTACAGTCTTACGGTCATTCCAGTTAATATTCTTTTCTTCATGAAGTTTATCTTGAAGCTGTGAATTATTTAAGCCCTGTATTTGCTTCTGTGAAAAATTCGCTTGAGCAAGTCCCTGAATTGAATTACGAGTTGCATCATTCTGACGCCAAATGAAATAATTAACAATTTCATTTTCTGGAATATTAAATGCTCTAGCATCAAAATATCCACCTAATTCAGTTTTCTTTAAAAGGACATTTTTGTAAAAACGTTCATCTTCATCTTCACGAAAATTATCCTCAACTCTTTCTTTATAGAACTTCTCTACCAAGTCTGCCCAATTCTTATTAAAGTACATTGTGGCCATTGACGCAGCGACAGAACAAATTTTCTGAACAGAATAATCAAACCATGCATCGGTCTGTAAACTATCATAGTCAGTCAAAAGTAATGAAATTTCGTCAGACTCTACATATCCTATCTTACATCCTTGAATATGCTCACAAAGGTCCTTAGTAGTTAATTGCATTACTTCAATAAAAAGTGGGTCATAAGGTTTTCTTAAACCCTTACAAAAACTATGAAAATGACCTAATGACACCCGTCAATACGAATAATGACGGGTGTCCTACGAGTTAAATATGTCTTAGAGCGGTTTTCGTAGAAATCCTTCATACGATCCCCGAGTGAGTCTCTTACAGCCATAAGAACTCTCCTCCTTATATAATCTTATTTATAATAATATGTAAATTGTCTTAAAAATATATATTTATTATATATTTTTTCCATTATTCATATAAATAGATTCTCCAGCGTTTACTTCATTAGCATTTAATGCGCCGGATATCCTAATATCATTATCAGCAGATATTGTCTCAGCTTTTACCGTTCCTTTTACTGTAAGGTCTTGACCAATATTTAAGTCGTTTCCTTCAACATTACCACCAATGGTTACTTCGTCGTTAGTTTCTATATCTTTTGCTTTAAGATTACCGCCAACATTAAGAGTACTAGTATCTAAATCTCCAAGTGTAGCATTTCCTGAAACTTCAAATTTGTCATCTACTTGAATATCACCATCTGTTTTTAAATCTCCAGTAACATTTATATTTCCAGATGAACTTATATTACCAGTAATACTATCTGCTGTTATAGTTAAATCACCATCACAATCAATATCGCCACAAATATTTTTTGCGGTCAAATTAAATGACTCATCACAGCTAATAGAGCCCACACTTCCTTCAACCTGAATATTAAGCTCAGAAATAAATAAGTTCATATCATTATCTTTTTCTTTTTCTATTATAATAGGCTGTGGCTGTTCTGGTAGAGTAGACTTTTTTGAGTCTTTTTCAAGATTTATTTTATCCGACTCAATCGACACATTATAGTCTTTTAAATGTTTTAAATAAGCAGTAACATTTTCATTATTCGCATAAATCTTTTCACCATCATAGCTTAATGAGCTAATATTGTCATCAATAGGCACAAGCTCATCTAAGTACTGACCATTTATTTTAATCCTACCATGAATATCCGATAATGTAAAGTTCTTATTTTTCCAAAATCCCATTTTTTACTCCAGCGATGATAAAGTAATTATATCTATAATTGGATATGTTTTTCCATTATAGCTATATTTATATGAATTATTTAAAATAAATTTTTTCTTTTTTTCTGCTCTATGTGAGGTAGGACAATAGCCTATTAGTGTACTAACCTCCTGAACACCAGAACTAGATGCTATCCTATCTGTTCTTTTAAGTATATAAATTGATTTCATTAATTTATCCAGCTCTCCTCATGTTTTATAAGATATTCCATTGCAGCCATACCTGCATTATATTTATCTTTCTTATAATCCTCATATACTTTTAAAAGTGCTTTATGTTTAGCCTCATCATCTTCCATTTTATATATATCATTTTGACGAGTTAAATAACATTCATCATCATCTGATAAATCAATATATTTCTTTAAGAGTTTTCTATATGTCCAAATCTCATGAAGAGTTTTAATTCTACCATCTACCAAAGATTTTAAGTTATCAGATAACTTAATATAATCTTCTGGTGTAATTTCAAAGGTCTCATATTGTAAAAAAGCTTTTGCTACTTCTTTTTGTGATATACCACAAAAGCTTACAATTTTATTAATTATAGCGTCTATATTTAATGAATTATAAAATGCTTCTGAACTATTTAATAGCTTTTCTTTATAATCTTGTACATCTTCAGTTTCTAGTGTTTCCCAATTTGCAATTACTTTCTTAGTTTTACCCTCTACTGGGACATCTACAAAATATCCAATTTTAAGTTGGTCTTTATCTTTTAATAAATAAAAAGATGATCCCGTATAATCTCCACTTGCTGGCTTACTACAAATATAATATCGGTCTTTTGAGGATTTTAAAAATTCCTTAATAGATTTTTCTATAAATGGTAATTTTTTTTCATATGAGACATTATCATCTATTAGCTTATATCCATCAATAGCTCTTTTATAATGATAATCATATTTTCTTATGCTATTATACATTTGTCTACATTTAATCTCCATAAAACCAAACATAGACATACCACCAGACCAGGTATCATTTAAAACCCAAAGATTACCTTGATACATATCTTTTTCTTTTCTAAAGCGAAAATAATATTCTGTTTCAAAAAACTGTTCAACTATTCTCTTTAATTCTTGAAATGGCTTTTTAATAGCTGTGATTATCCCATAAAATTTCATACTATTACCTTACAATAATTTTTTCAAAAACTTCTTTCATATCTCTATGAATAACTAAATCAGCCATAGAATCAACTTCTGTTTCTTGCAGGTTAAGAATAACAAATTTCTCACCCCTAAAATACCTAAGTAAGCTATTTGCAGGATGTACTACTAATGAAGTACCAGCAACAATAAGCATATCTGCGTTTTTTAGAGCTTTAACAGACTTATCCCAAGCATCACTCGGTAAATTTTCTTCATACAATGTTACGTCAGGTTTTATAACAGACCCACAATCACAGATAGGAATACCATCTTCATTTCTTCTTTCAAATAAATCGCTAATAGAATATTCCTTATTACAGCCCTGTCTAACACAATGGTTTGTAAAAGTAGTTCCATGAACTTGATAAACTTCTTTTGATCCTGCATCCTGATGTAATGTATCAATATTCTGGGTTATAATTGCTTTTAATTTTCCAATAGCCTCTAACTCAGCTAACTTTTTATGAATAATATTTGGCTCAATTTTTTGGCCATTCATAAGTATCTTATCAAAATAAAATTTATAAAAAAGCTCAGTTTCTTTTTTCCAACAAGTATGAGATAAAATATATTCTGGCGCTTTATTTCCATAATTTTGAGCATATAGTCCATTTGGACTTCTAAAATCAGGAATACCAGAAGCCGTAGAAACACCAGCTCCGCCAAAAAATACTATATTCTTACTATCGTCTATATATTTCTGTAATTGTTCAATATCTGTCATAAATTACCTTTATTAAATATGTAATAATTATTTAATTTACGCTTGTTTACTTAAAGCTTGTGCCATTAAATCATTGCCATCTCTAAATGGAGAATTAGAGCCTAAAACGTCCTCAGAATTTGTCATTATAACTTCATTTGGATTATTTGTTTTATTTGTTTGTAATGTTCTTAATGCCATAAAACTATTCTGGAAATTTACAAAATCTGTATTTCTTTTTATATCAACTTGTTGCTGAATAAGTTTTATTTTTGTAATATCATCCATATCAGAATGTAATATAGCAAGTTCAGTTTTATATATTTCTTTTTCTTCCATCTTAGTCCTCATCAAATTCAGGCTCTCTAGTATCTTCACAACATTTTATTTCTTTAACTTTTACTGTTTTATAATAAGAATCACTAATATCAAAACCAAATTCTCTTCGTGATCTTATTTTTTCTAATTCCTTCATACGACTCTTAATTTCTTCTAAATTAAAATTATCTAGTAGATATCTAACCACAGAGTTTACTACATTATTTACTATAGACGTATCAGAATAGCTATTTACCCAAATAGGCTTAATTGTCCATTCTCTTTTACCATTTACATTTTTTATTTTATAATAATTCGATAAAATATGGTCTCCCTCACGATGAGTATTCCTTAACGCGCCATAGATATTACGTCCAAAACAATTTTTCCAATTTTCATTTCTAAAGCGTATACCATCAAAAGATGGCCTAATATCTACTATCATACCAGACATACCTACATGTACATGGTCTTCTGGCGCCCATGTTGGACTAACGGCACTACCAAAAATAAAATTTATATCTGCTTCTTTATCAGCTGTTGCTTTATTTATTAAAAAATATGCACCCTGTACTGTACTAATAATATCCTTTAATCTCTTAACTTCCTTTTTAGTCATATCTATATATCCTACCTAATATAATAATTATATTTATAATCTAGATGATAATTATCACCAGATAAAGCAACATGTTTATCATAAATTTTTACTAAAAAACTTTTATCCCAGCCTAATACCCTATCAAAAAATTCATTTTCGCCCTGTAAATCTTCCATTTGTATTAGAAAAAAATTTTCAATGCTATAGAGAAAAAAACCTAATAAGTCACTTTCCTTATTATTAAAATCATTAAATAAAAATTCTGAAAATAGCTCTTTATACTTTTTATTATTTCGCTTACTAAAAATATAAATAAAAAAGCCATTAGTATCATCATCTTTTTCTAAATTTACAATATAGCTAGACAGCTCAACAGTCATTAGTTGCTCCCATAATACATATTATATAAATTTATATCACTAGTTTCAGTTATTGTAATATCGGATATAACTATATCCTCTTCTGAAAGATGTAATTTATATACTAATAAAGTAAAGTCATAAACACCGATCGCTGTTTTAGCTGCGCCATGAGATGCAAAAACTCTAGCATTTTGTAAATTTTCTACTAGGCATATTTCTGAGCCAGAGCCAGCTATATATTTATTACCTATTCTAACAACGCATTTTCTATCGTTTCTCTTTTTCATTATATAAGTTTTCCTTTGATATCATTCGATAGTTTTTTCGCCATTTCTAAATCAAACCAAATTTCTGACTTAAAGATTTTTTTATTATATCTAGTAAAATAATTATCCCAAATATTAAGATATATTAAATTATCTAATTCTGATAATTCCAATAATTCAGAAAAACATGTACATTTTAAGTAAACACTATCGTTATATACGAAAGGATTATTTAAGTAATCACAAAGTTTTAAAATAGACTCTTTTCTAAGAAGAATACAATCCCATGTAGTATATTTTTTCCTATTTTTAAACTTCTTATTAATAATTGAAATACCATATAATTCGGGTGTATCATTATTATTAAAAATTGTTAAAACGCGGTCTTCAATTTCTACTTGAGTAAGTATATTAGCTGAATTATCTACTTTCTTGAACATATAATCCTATTAATAAGCCGTTGTGGACTCTACAAAAGAATAATATAAAGTATAAATAGGCTTATCTTCATCTTCATACCATACTTTATATCCATGTAAATCGCCAATGCCGTAATCTACAAAAGTTTCTTTTTTATTATCTGCTCCTCCCAAATTATCCATTATCTTAATAGCATCTATAAGTACATTTTTCTTAGTAGGTAAAATACTATCATTATTAAACTTATCAAAATTAAATTCAATAAGAACGTCTTGCCTACCATCTGGATATTTTGGTAAAGACTTTATTAACTCTTCTTCATCATAATTTAAGTCTCTATTTTCAGCTTCAGCAGTTGCATATATATCTAAAATTGAGCTAATAGTATAAACTCTATAATCAAAGTCTAAATTAAAAAGGTTCTGCCTAGCATTATAAATTGTACTATCCATACTTTTTATATTTGCAAATTTTAAAGATAACCCAAATATTTTATAGTATTACTAGTTGGAAAAATTTCATAAATTTTAAACATACATTCAGACCAGTCAAGAGAAACCACAAAAACATAAATACCATCTGTTACAAAATATACAGTATTACTTTGACTTATAAAATTCTTAAATTGATCATTGTTGATATAATATTCATATGTGCCTGGTGGAGTATCATTTAATATTTCTGTAAATCCAAAATCTGATAATGCCTTTAATAAAAGCTCATCTTCATCTTCGTCATATTCTAAGTCTTTTATAACTCTTAATAGCTCATCAAATTTTGTAGACGTATTAAAATGTATATTTAAGGGTCGTTTTTCACTATTATTAGAAGCAACTATATAAGAAAAATATTTTTTAGCATCTTCTAATTCTTTTTCTTCTTTAGAAGAAAAATCTAACAGAAAAGATACCTTTCTTCTACTAAGAAAGCTTATTAAGTAAGACGTTTCAACTAGGTCAGTAAAATATTCTAAAGTTACCATTTTATCGATCAATAATTTTATCTATTTCCGCTAAAACTCTAGAAAGACGAATGTTTTTAATAATCTTATTTTTCAAAGGTATTTCACAAAAGAAGATATTATTCTTCCAGTCTTTCTTTACAATATAATTTTCTCCCATATTCTTAAAAGCTACAGTAGTAAAATCTGTACCCTTATCCTCTGGGAGTCCGTTATATGAATAGAAATTCCAGCCGTCAAGGCAGGTCATATTAATAACTTCACAATTCATAAATTATATTCCAAGTCGTTTCATCTTTGCTTCTAGCAAAGCTTTTTCTCGTAGCACTTTTTCTACTTCTATTTTATGCCACTCTTCTGCGCTATAAATAAGTGATCCTAAGCCAGACCCAAAAGCGTAATTTACATGTCCTCTATGGGATGGTAACCATTTTTCCTTAAATATTTTATCTGCTTCTTCTTTAGACGCAGCCATAATATGAGCCTTTTTATGATGTATAGTATGCTTATTGTAGTGATTTTCATCTTCAACAATATCAAATAAATACTCTTTTACAGAAATATCTTCTTTATCAACCAAGCTTTTTATAGCGTCTTTTAATTCTGGTAGATTCTTAAATTCCTTAAGATTATCAACTTCAGTGAAATAAGCGGTATTTCTATTTAAGATACGTTTAATATAATTATTTATGTCAAACTTATACGACGTTTCTATTACGGGCTCAATAGTATTAATTATACTATTATTATCTATAATAGTATTTATTACCCTTTTAATTGCATCACTAAATTTTCTATATGTAAAAATATCTCTATCAGGGTCACTCTTTTTTGTATGCTTTTCTCTAACTACAAAAGAAGAATATATATCCCTTTTATAATCTAGCATATATTTACCATTATAGTATGTTATGACTATATCAGTATCATTTATAGACGATTTACAATCAAATTTAAATCTTATAGTAAAATGTCTATAATAGTAATCTTTATCAATACTATTAGCATTATTTACAGTAGAAATTAATTTTGATAAGAAATCTGACATATCAAAATCATAATTTTCATAATTTTCAGCTTCTTCACTAAGACCATTAAATGATTTAACTACTGATTTTACAAGTTCATAATCTTTATATAAGTATCCCTTATAAATTTTAAGGCCGCCGATAGTTTTATATTCAAGGTGTGCATTATTTCCGTCAGTACCAGAATATCCATATTCATTTATATTAAATGCAACTCTACCTGTACGGTCCATTAATACCAATAAATGAATATAATCTGGGTCTACTTTAACCTTAGAGTCCAAATATTGTTGTCCACCTAGTGAAACGCTATTATTTGCTATAAATTTCGTAAAATCAAAATCATAATTTTCTTTTATAGTATCATATGTAGCTATATAATTTTTTAATTCATCTATATTATAAACAGTAATATTTGAGTTCATCAAATGTCTCCTAGATATTTTTTAATAAATTTTTTAAGCCATCAAATCGTTTTTTCTCTTTATACTCATCTTCTTCATAGAATGTCTCGTCTGACTCATCATATACTGGTAATGCTTCAGAAAGATATCCTATTGCTTTTTCCCATGCTTCGTCTATATTATTAGCTTTATATAAAATAGGCTGACATCGAATAGTTTCATCATAGCAACTACCTTCAAAAATAAGGTCCGTTTTCATAAAAACATTAAGCTCTGGAATATATTCTACTCGTACTCCAGCGCTTGTATCTGAGTCATCTTCATCTATTTCATAAAAGTGATTAGTATAAAATTCTTTTTTTATATCTGCTAGCTTATACATAATTATAATATGTAATAATTACTAAAGTTTGCGTTTAGATTTTTAGATCTTTGGCTAATTAATCAGAGAAAATTAATTAATTATTTTTATAAGGAACTTTTATCTATGGACTATAAGGATGAAAAAGAGGTCTTTCATAGACCAACAACCTTATTTCAACAGAAAATAAACGATATTATGAAAAATAATCCCACTAAAGATATGATTCTTAATCTAGTAGAACTTCAGCTTTACAAAAATGCTGGTAAAGATGAAGACAAATTAGTATATGTAGAATTATATAATTTATTAGGTATAGATAAGTTTATGGAAGTCATGGATATTTTAGCTGGAAAAACAATTAAATTCCCGCCAAAAGATGACTTTAAGGAAACTGTTGAGATAGCGTTAAGTTATTATTACAGGTACTTTATGCACATGTCTTGGGACGAAATAAAAGAAAAAATGGGTGACCAAGATATGCCATCAGTCAAGTATGGTATAAAAGTACAGCAGCTTGAAAGATTTATGGAATATATCGGTGATAAAATACGCGTTCGTATTGAAAAAGATATTACTAAAAAACTTGACGAAACTAAAAAGGAGGAAGAATAATGGATGATAGGTCATTAGAAGAAATTATTCCTCCAGAAGGAATTCCTACAGAACAAGTAAAAGCTGAAATTATGGATTTAGAAAAGGCTAGGGAAATCTTAGCTAGGCCTACTTCAACACCTGATGTGGCTGAAGCTAGAATTGATGATCCATTAACCAAAGTAGAAGAGTCTCTTGCAAATTATATATCAAGAAGATCAGAGATAGATATTGAGCGCAATGACTTCTCTAAACTAATAATGCAAAAAATAGCAGATAGAATTGATAGTCTTAATACTGAGCAATTACTAACATTATTCGGTACTGATAGAGTTACAGGTACTGATATGATGTCTAAATTTATGGGACCAACTGCTCAAATTATTTCTACAAAGCAGCAAGCTAAAATTGCGGCTGAGGGAAGACGAGCAGCAGCTCTAGAAAAATCTGGTGGCGCAGGCGTTCAAATAGCAATAGGCAATGTTGGTAATAATCCAGCAGCTATGCAAGCAGCTAACCAAGATGCGCCACAAAGTGCATTACAGGGCATGACAATGTTCTACCAGATAGCTTCAGCTATTCAAAGAATGGAAGATAAGAAAAAAGAAGAAGAATAACCTTAATAATGGGATAGCAAAAGCTATCCCATTTTTTTAATTATCACCAGCTAATTAAGTTACTATGGATAACTATATTAAAACATTTAACTTAAAGATGAACTTTATTATTAGTATGGTAAATACATTTGGCGCGTATAGGGTAGATGCTAGCTGGTTTGATATTTCCGTAACTAGTGACAATAATAATATACCTAAAAAAGGCCTACATGAGTATGGTACGTCCTTTAAGATGATTTCTCTACTAGATAAATATAAACCTGAATTTAATAAAATACTAGATTCTAATAATATAATATTCGAAAAGTCAAAAAAAAGTTTTATATTTAAACTTAACAAAATCTAATAAAAGTGGCAGACTAATTATATATGCTAAACGGGAGACGATTATGAAAAAGATATTTAATACTATCTTGCTAGTATTTTTATCAACTATGTTATATTCTTCTGACATATCTCAGTTCAATATAACGTCGGGTTCAGTAATAGATATAAACGGTACAGTTTTTATTCAAAAGCCAGAACTAAATAAAAAAATTAGGCTTCTAAAAGGCACTAAAATAGAGGCAGGTGATAAGGTTTTAACAGGATTTAATGGTTTTATTACATTAAAAGTAGAAGATGTTACGGTAGATGTTGACCCATTATCGATAATAATATTAAATTCTGCTGTTTACCATAATGGTAGATTTCGTAATATTTGGACGCTAGAAAAAGGTACAATACATGTTGTTTTTAATTCTGCAAATTATATTAGTCCAAGACTTATCTTTAATACAACTGAAAATGCTATATTTGTTTCTGGCACAGAATTTTATTTGAATGAAAAAGGCTTAGTAACTGTAATAAAAGGCCAAGTAGAAGTATTTTTACTAAAGGACTGGACAGAATATAAAATATTGGAAGAAACCCTTCCTGATACATTTCAGAAAGTACATGAAGGAACAATTGGCGGAACAAAACTACCACAATATATTATTGACCCTATAAATAAAAATGATACTAATAAGATACCTGATGTACCTTCAAAGGAAATTCCTAATATTCCTTCGCAAAATCAGCCAGCAATATTACCAAATGATGAAGAAAAATATATTTTAGAGGATTAAGTGATTTAATATGAAAGCAATAGAGCTTATTACACAATCAATAAATAATGGCCATGGTGGCCTAATACTATCGATATTTATCGTAGTAACTATTCTTATTATAGCATCTTTTCTTTTTATATTAAATGCTCTAAGTAAAATTCCTCTTAAGGGCTCTAAATTTAAGTTTGGAAAGGCAGAATGGTCTAATAGTGATAATGAAAATTCTGAAAGTAAACAAGAAAATAATACTGATACGATAAGCCCAATAAATAATACAAAAACTATTGATAGCAAATTTATCTCATTTATACAAATAATTATATCAGAGTCGGTTCTAACTGGATATGAAAAATGTAAGATAAGAGCAGATTTATTTAATAATCAAATGAATAGCCTAATTGAAAGTTTTAGCTATATGGAGTCTCGTATTTTAGCAAAGTATACAGAAATCGGTGGTAAAAATTATGAAATTGCTAGAATACTATTAGACCATAGTATAAAAACAAAGATTATTGAGCCTATAAGAAAAATATTTGTTTTAGATAGACTAGCCGAAAAAAGCCTAGATGATTTTATTGAAAGACAAAGAAGCTTATCTGATGGCGCATACATAAGTATATATCAAGATATTGAAAGACATATGGTGGGTAACTCAAATAATTATGATGAGCCACTATTAAAAGCTATAGAGTCATATAAAGAAGATTTTAGGCGAACAATAGTAAACTCATTAGAAAGCGCACATAAAACAGCAAGAAATTTCTTAGAAAATATTAATAATGAAGATAATTTATTGAATAAGCATATAAATAATTATATTAGGTCGTATCTGGCTAACAATAATATAAGCTTGCCAACAAACTGGCTGGACCCAGAGCGTAGTACACCACCAGCAGCAGATACTATCGGGGAGAAGTAATATGAATTCCAAAAACGGCCCTTTAATATTTTGCTTAATTGAACTTTTATTTTTCACAATATTCGCCGTTAGATTAACAGTAACAAGTATCATTGAGAGGCGTAAACGTAAGCATCCCCTAATACCACAAACTGGATTCTGGTTTTATATCTTTTTTATTTTAAGTAGCATTTCTTATAGTATAGTAAGTATACTAATGATAGAATGCTATTTTAAGATAAACTCTAATATATTAGATTATTTTAAGAATTTATTATATACATCTTCATTTATATATCTTCAAATTTACTGTTATAAAACTGCCACAATTCCAGATGGTAAAAATTTCTATAAAGGAAATGTTTTAAAAAACTCAAAAAAGAATGATGAATTAGAAAAATGGATATACACATCATCAATTCTTATTACTGTGACGCAAACATTAGCTATTGGGCTATCGCCAATATTCTTGTCGGTATCATTATTAAAGGTAGAAGTAATATCTTGGATTGCTATATTATTTTCGGTAATTACTTTAATTAAAATTTTTAGATTTGCAAAAAGTGGTAAATTAATAATAAAAAGATGGCTTATATACGCATCATTCTCACTTTTTATTGTTCCTTTATCATTCTGTGTAAATTTATTTTCACAATTTGTTGATTTGCTCACCTATGGCGTTTTCTGGGGATTATTATTAAGAGGAATATTCATGGCCTTCAGAATATGCCAATTATTCATAATTGCATGGTGTTCTTTATCAAATTCTGATATGAGGTTGTTATATGATTGAGGGTATAGTTGCAATCGCATTCATGTTAATAGCACTGTTAGTTAGAGCGTTAAATGATGCGTATATTTATATATATGTATTTAATGCTCTAATCTCTTTAAGTATAGTATATATCCTTTTCTGTCGTGTGTTTATGTTTACTTGCAAAGATAAGGTAGGTAAAGCTAACCATAGATATCTATTTTTATGTGTATTCTATACATTCTTAATAATTGAAGGTTTCTTAGCATTATTATTTTTCTCAGGCGAATTAGAGTGGACTTATCCAAATATTCTAAAGCCCGCACAAATCTTAATGTACTCAATTTCTATTATTATGTTTCTATATGTAAAAATAAATGACCTTAAAAAATGTTTTATATATGGAAAAACATATCTTACATTAGAAATTATAGACTTTGTAATAATTCTTATATATTTACTATTTGATTATTTGGTTACACCACAAAGTATAGATAACAACCCAGCTATTATGAATGTTGCTGTATTTTTTATGATTACGTTAGCAATTATAAATAAATATAGACTATCTATGATGGACTATTGGGAACATAAAAAAATACTTTTATTAAAAATTGATCAAAGAATAAAACATAAAAAAACAAAAACGCTAATTGATCCCAAAATAAAAGATATAAATCGAGACCAAATAATGGTAGAATGCAGATACGTTCTAGATTATGCGCCAATACGTGTAATTGAAATGAATCTACTAATAAGTCAGCTAAGAGCTGTTTTATTAAAAAATGGATTATCATTAGAAGATACAACTGAAACTATATCAGAATTTAGCTCGGTTATAATAAGAAACTTAATGAAAAGAAAATATGATTTTTATATATTACCAAATTATATATTAAATAAATTATATAGAATAAACAAAAATAGTATAAAAGAAAGAAGACAGCTTCAGTAATTCTTCTTTACTAAATATAAATAGGAAACTATAATATATGAAGAGGGTTTTTAGTATAATATTTTTATTACTAAATTTTTCTATTTTCAATGCTTTTCCACAAGGATATAGTCCTAAAGAAGCATTTACATATAAAGTGAAATCATGGGTAAATCCGTGCCCATCAGTAAGATATTCTTCAAAAGACTGCGTAGTATGGATATACTACAGCCCTGTATATAATCAAGCTAGAATATACTATGTTTGTAATAGATATAGATATGAAGAAAGCGATGCTAGAAATACATGGCGCGAAATAGTAGATAATATTATGAGATGCAAATATCCAGAATTATCTACTAAAAGGTATTATAAATATAGAATAATCCCTTCACCAAGCTTTTCTCTTAAATTTGCTCATAAACTTATTGATGATAAAAATATTGGAGCGCCAGATAGTATTATTAACTTTGGTGATGAACGTGATATAGTAGCATTCTGGGAAGCAGAAGTTCAATTTAGTAATTAAAAAATCCCAAGCATAACCTGGGATTTTTAGAAAATTTTATAATTATTTTTAATTAAAGGCTTTTACTTACTTCTATATTTATTATATAAAATTTTTGCGAACTCTTCAATAAGCTCTTTTGTTTCTGGCCTTCCATCTAAGAAAGTTTTATATTCCTTCCAATTTTTTCTATCAAATTTATCATGTGAATAATGAGATAAATTTGGAAGACTTTCATCTGCCATACAGTGATTTCTTACATAAAACACAAATTGTTCAAAATTCTGCATTTTACTAAGCCAATGTGTCTTTTGTGATATTTTACCTAGCTCGTTTCTTTTTGAGAGCCAGTTTCTACTACCACGATTAGCTTTACCTGCTTTTGACTTACCAAAAGCGATATTTTTAGAATATGACCTACTCACTAAGCAAATCTCCTATTATATAGGATATTAGCATTATTTTATATTATTTTCTAATATTTCTTTAATCTTTGTATAGAATAATTCTATTTTATTGTCGTCATAAAAACAGTCATAATTAGAAGCTCTTACTTCTTCTTCAAAATCATTATATGCATTAGGATAATTTTCAGCTAAAAAATCACAGGTAACATTAAATGTAGCTTGACCATAGCGATAAGACTTATTACCACGCGCTTTTTCTTCTCTAAAATGCTTATCTGATGCATCTCGAATTGACTGAATAATGTTTTCTATATACATAGTAGAACTCCTTTAATATAATATGTAAAAATTAAAGGAATTATATATTTGGTTCTTCCCATTCATAACTTATATATTCCCATGGAAGCTCACAAATCCTAGTATCTATTTTATTAGATTCTGCTTCTGTACAAGGATACTTAACACATTCAATATCACAATTATATGAAAAATCATAGTGTACACGTGATGGTATATTACTATTCTTATATGCATCATATAATAAAGTACGAATAGAACAGTCCTGGAATTTATAATTTAATTCACTTAACTCTTCCATCTCTGAAGGATTAATACGTAATTTATTAAACTTTCCTTTAAGGAATACTAAAGTTTTAATATTATTAGAATATTCTTGTCCTAATATATCTTTAATATATTTAACAAATGTTGGTATATCAAAATATCCATTATTACCTGCATGGCATTTTTCTGGTGATATATAGCAGTTATTAAAATTAAATACTAAACTTTTATCATCTCTCGAAGAAAATGATTGCTTTAAGTCTTCTTTTGTCCAAGACTCAATATCAGCCATATTAAGTACTGAATAATTAAGCTTATCTACTATGCTCTCTGGAAAATAAAAATTATATAAATCGTCCCATAAATGTGCTTCGCCATAATCTGGTAGCTTATAAAAAGCTTTATTATAGTCACAGTCTGGGTTTTCTTTTACTACATCTAATGCTTGTTTTGCTAACTCGCGTATATTCCAGCCAAATACTTCCTTAAATAGTCTAGGTTCGATACAATGACTTGCGTTATCATCTTGATTCCATGCTTTCCATGCGCCATTTTCATATGCGTCTAATGGACTACCATAATATAAAGTTTCTATCTGGATCATCCATTTTCTATTATTAGCTTCTGGATTAGCGTCTTTACTAAAGGCAAGAATAAAAAGATTATATTTACTTACATACTGTTTCCAATACTCATCATTCTTTTCATAACCAATGCACCATTTCGCGGTCTGTCCGCCACATTTAGCTGAGTCCATCCACTTACATGCTTCCCATGTCATAGGCATTACGAATATAAACTTATCATTTTCTAATTCTGGTAACATTACAAAATCACAGTGGCTCATAGGAATACCCGCAATGCTACCTATTAAACCTGTATCAAAAAATACTTTATTTGCATCTATTTTTTTAGCAATATGTCTTTCTTTGCGCGAGCCACCTTTATTTTTCCATGTATAATAAGCATCTACAATTTTAGCTATTTCTGTAATACCACTTTCAAAATACTTATCATCTGACCAATGTTCTCTATCATAATGTAATAACTTCTGCCAATCTATTTTAGTATTGCCTATTGCGCCACTATCTATAAACTTTATTAACTCTTCATATTGTGGTAATGGCTTTTGCGCAAAATTGGTTTTATACATTATATCTAGACGACTATCTTCATCATAGCTTAAATCATCATACCAAGGTTTTAAAAATCGCTCTTTTGATGCTTCACGTAAGTAATTTAGAGTAGACTCATTAAGAGATGTATCCGAAATAATACTTAAAACTCTTTCTAAAAAATCTTTTTGAACTTCATTACTATTAGGGTCTGACCAAATACCCGGTATAGAACATAAAGCAATTTCAATACAGTTTTTATCTTTCCAATTATGCTCTGTAGCTGCTGACTGACCAGTATATAAGGTCCAGTCCGAATTATCATTATCTTTTAATGAATTAAGTATTTCATCTGAGTCTAATAAATCTATAAAATATAGTAAGCTCTTATTTAATGGAAAATACCCAACTGTGTCTGGTACAGTAATACTAATATATGTTCCATCGCCCTTATTATCACAAGTTAACTCAAATTCAGCAGCATTATGGTTTTCTTCTTTTGAAGCGAAAATTTGTTTATCGCTAGCCCATTTATGTAATGCGTCATTTACTTTTTTTATAAGGTCTTGCATTTCATCATTAGACTTTTTTAAGTCTGTAGAATTATTATAAATTGATTCAAAAATGTTAAAAGTCATATTTTTATTACGTACCATAAAAAATTAGTAACGAATTTAAAATAAAAAAAGCCCAAATATTTGGGCTTTTAACTAAAATAAATATATTTTAGCTTCTTACATATCTTTCAGCTTCTTCAAATGAATTAAATGTATGAAGCTGTCCAGTTTTCAATGCGTTAAAACATTCGTAGTCACAGTGAGAGTCATTGTTTGGGAATTCTCTCATCTTACCATTTTTACTAACTGCGAAGTATTTAACGATATCATTATGACCGTCATTTACGTCACCAGCATAAATAGTATTCTTATTTTTACCAATAGTGTAATATTTCATTAGTTTTACTCCTATTAAATTAGTCCCAGAATGTTGGGTCTACATCATCTTCGTCATTTATATCAGTATCATCTAATATTTCCTCATCAGACTCATTAGATTCTACGTCATTATTTAATATGCCTTGAGCAATATCTGCTGCTTTCTCAATATTTGCGTTATCTTCATCTGTCAAGTTAGATAAGTCTACATAATCATTATTAAGAAGTGCGTCTCTAACCTGATATACAATATCAGCTACCTGATCAGCTGACATATCTGGGAAGAAGAATACTAATGAATGTGAAAGTTCTGCTGTAATCATTGATACAGCGTCTGAGAAATCATCGCTATCTAAACTATTCTCATATGCAGCTATATAAGTATCCTTAATTGCCTTAATTGCAAATTCAATATTATCATCTATACCATTCTTAGTTAGAATTTCACGTATCTTTGGTTCAGCATGTGCAAACTCATCTTCTAACATATTATCTGTTGCACCAATAGCATTAGCTGCAGCTTCAGCAGCTGGATTAGAGTCAAAAAACTCTGCTACATAATCTGTTTCTTCTACTGGAGCATCTACTACTTTATTTTCAGTATCCATATACTAATCCCCTAATAAACTTTATAATTAAGCTTATTAAATTAGTATTATGTAACAAAAATAATTAAAGGTCCCATTTAGGGACCTTTTAAGTATGTATAAGTATTATTCTACATCACTTTCGGCTTCTGTTGAAGCTGCTTCTAATGCTTCTTTAGCTAATTCTGCAACTTCCGCTTTCTCTTCAGCTGTAGGCGCCGTTAGTCTAATACCAGCAGCAGCTGCATCTTCTTTCTCTGGATCAACATTATCAGCGTCAAGTTCACTATTTACAAGCAACTTAGCTGTTACTTGTTCCTTAAGTTTAGCATATAATTCTTTTTGTTCTGGCTGTGTAATCCATTCAAGTAAGTTTGCGGCACCACGAATTTTACCATCAGGCAAGAAATCAGCTTTATAAACGCCACCTGGACATTTTTCAATAATATTAAGCTTAGTTAGGAACTCAAAATATTCATCGTCAGACTTAAATCCACCATCAAAATAGAGATTCATAATAGCGTCTCTATTTGGTACTGAAGTCTTATTCTTATAATTACGAACACGAATTTGAATACCTACAACTTCATCACCATTTTTAATCTGTTCCATCTTCTGAACACGACATCTAGTAGATGAGAAGAATTTAAGTGCTGTACCACCAGTAACACTTGGTAAGAATGCTCCAATTTGCATATTGGCTCTTTCCTGTGATACAACAAGAAGAGGGAACTTATAATTAGAACAGAGAACATTAAAGCGCTTATAAACTTCCTTTAATGTATTAGCTGCTTTAGCTCCATTAAAACCAGTAGCACCAATTTCTGATTCTGCATCCAAATTTGTTGGAGCTGCTGCGTCAGAGTCTAAGATTACACAACAAACTGAGTTTGTTTTTACTAGCTCTTCAGTAATAGCACAGGCCTCTTCCAATGTATCAGACTGCAAAAGAACAAAATGGTCTTCATCCGTATTTAAGCCAAGCTTATTAGCATAATTCGGATCAAATGTTCTTTCGAAGTCCATATAGACTACTACTTGCTTTTCTTTATATTCATCACAAACCTGTGGAATTTTTTTCTGTAACTGTCCCGCGATATATGAGAATGTTGATGACTTTCCTGAACTTTCAGGACCAAATAAGTTATGAATTCTATCATAACTAAATCCGCCAAACATATATGTTAGCTGTGGCGAGTCAAAGGTAATCTTATGAATTAAAGTATTTGCATTTGCTGCTACTATTGCTTTTGCATGGTCTTTTGTCACTTTTTCTAGCGCTTTCTTAAAATCTTTTAATGCCATTTACTAATGGTCTCCTATATTCTATAGTTATTATATTTTATATAGAATATATTAGCAATGCTATAGAAAATTAAATTATAAGAAAGCTATAGTGTGCTGATATCGCCATCACTAGAAATATTTATTAAACATTTACATTTAGAACATCTAAAACGTCCAGGCTTATATATTTTTATTATTTTATTACACTCAGGACAATTTTTAGTAATATTCATAAAATTATTAGGACAGCCATTTTTTATATAATTTTTTGCTTCTTCAAGATTATTTTTTATTATAAAATATTGGTTAAAACCTAAGAGGTCTAGTAATTCATTAATCTTATCATTAAGATTAATAAAAATTAACACACCATTTTTATCTTTACATGCTTTATAAACATAAGTAAAAGAGCCTATACCAGTAGAAGATACAAAATTTAATTTTGCACAATCCATAATAATATTGCTATATGTATTTAAGAGCTTATTTGTACTTTCCAAGAAAAAGTCAGAATTATAAGTATCTATAAATCCATCACAAACTATCTCAATAGTATCATCAAAAATTTCATTTATAGTTATTTTTAAACTATCATTTTTTTCATTATAGAATTCTTGTGTAATATTACTTAGCATATCATAGTTAGCGTAAAACATCTTAAAATGTTCTCATGCTATTACTAAATATATTATGTTAACTACTTATAACCATATTTTTGAGAAAATTTACAATAATGCTAAAAGCTTAAAACGACTAAGACTACTAGTATTAGAAAATAAAAAGCTAAGCTCATATAAGTATGGTTATCCCTATAAACCGGACCTAATAAGTATAGATGAAGAAGCAGATTACTATACATCTCTTACCACTGAAGAACTAGATAAATTTCAAATGGGTAACTGCTGGGATTTTACGCATTATTACTGTAAATGGGCAGATGAACATAATATGAGACATTATGGTATTTTTATGGCCGCATTTAGTGAAAAAGGAAATCTTGTAGAAACACATGCTTTTCCAGTTATAAAAATAGATGACCAAAATTTCTGGGCAGAAAGCGCTTGGCAAGATTATAAGGGCTTATACGAGTTTAATACTAGAACAGACTTAATCAGTTATGTTTTTAGCATTTGGAGTAAAAAAGTTATTGGAAATTATGATGATAAAATAGATTTTGCTATTTGGAAATATCAAGCAGAATTATTAAAATATGAAAGTATTGATGCGGACGAATTTATAAAGCAGATATGCTGGAATGATGGCGTGGAAATTGATGAGTCTAGACTTCTATCTGATGTAAAGCCAATAAATAAATGGAATATCACCTCGCCTGAATAATTATGTATTTCTACTTTTCATAACATATTTTAAGTAGAGATATTTATTATAGGAATATCAAGTGAGGGTAAAAATATGGAAAAACCATTTAGAATTACAGTAAAGGCACTAAAAAAGTGGCTTAATACCGTTAGCGATGACGCGGAAGTATATGTTGATAAATATACAAATATGCATGCAAAAGAGTTTATTTCAGTTCGTGAATATGACGAACAGGGTAAAGCAACAGATAAAGAAATTTTAGTGTCGTCTATTGAGGCTACTATTTAATAGCTAGTTTTAATAATATTTCTTTTTAGATAATCTAAATATTTCTTAATAGCATCCCAGTCTATGAGTTGCATAATATCTGCATAGTCTGACCAATATTTTGCTGTTTTATATTTTTCTAAAGACTCCTGATTTGGAATCCAAATTTTTTCAACATTTGTTCCTATGAGCGATGACTCACAAAGTCTTGGCGGCTCGTGACATAAACATATAATATTCTTTAAGTATATACATGCTTCAAATGCTTGATTTCCTATTTTTTTAAGTTCCTTATTAAGGGTTATACTTGTAATGCCTGTAGATGCAAAGCAATGATGACCTATACCTTCTATATTTCCTAAATTGACATTTTCTAAATGAAAACATCCATTAAATGTATTATCTTTTAATAGTTTAAGGTCCGGACCAGCATTAAATTCTTTAAGATTTGTAAATTCAAATGCGCTAGAGCCTATTGATCTTACATTTTCAAATTCAAATGTTTCTAATGCTGAACAAAAATAAAAGGCCTTATCGCCGATAATTTGTGGAAGTCCGCCAAAATTTGTTAGTGATGTACAGCTTGAAAAAGCTTTTTCACCTATTGTATTTACAGTTGGCCTACAAAGAAATATATGTACTTTACTACCTTCAAACTCATTTGGAAGTATAGCTGTTCTTTTACTTTTTGTAAAATCTGCAATAAAATTATAATTAAATCTATTTGCCTTTTTAATATCTTTATCTGATACTATAGTAAATACTTTTTCTTTCAAAATAAACCTCAATAACTAAAGATACTTATTTAAAAATTAACAATCCTGCTACTATTTTTTAAAAGGATAGAAATTTATGTCATCTTTAGTTCCACATGATATTAAGCTATTTACAAATTCATTATCATTAAATATGCGTGTTTTTCGTGAGCTCAAAAATTATTTATGTCCAAAAGGTCATCAGCCTTATTATGGCCATATTATAAAATCTGAAATATTTTATGGTAAATCTTCATTACAAATTATAGAAATGCTATATAAGATTTATAAGTTATGCTGCATTGGAAATGTACATAAAGCTCTTAATTTTTCAGAAAACACACGCCTATCTGTTGGTATAATTGTTGATAGAAAGAGTGACTTTGATAAGATAATAAATTCTATTATTGACTTAAGTAGCGCTTTAGGATATTTCTGTATTAATACGCCAACGAATAATACTGTTACACTAACTTTTAATGATAATGTAATTAGCCTTGAGCCAATTACCAGAGAAAGTGACCTAATAGGGAGTACATATATTGGAATTATGAGTTCTAATATTAGTTGGTCTCCAGCAAAAGTTCGATTAGTATTAAGAGCGCTTAATCGAATAGAGTCCAGATTAGGCCCATCTGAACATAAGTTTGCTTTAATAGAAATGCTCACTAGTGATTTAGATAAACATGAATACTTAAAAAGCATTATAGACTCGTTTGGTACTGATATTTATATTACTGTATCAAATGAATATAAACAGCTTACATTAGAAGAAATTGATAGCTATTTCGAATAGAACTTTTAATTAAATTACGCTAATTATATTATGACAGTAGATATCAATGAATATGATGAACTCAAAAAGCGCTTTTTTGAAGATTTTGCAAAAGAATATAATATAAAACTTAATAAAATCCAAGAAGGTGATGCGCAGCCTCAACCTCAAGATGATGCGCAAGATAACACAGAGCCAAAAGTTATAACAGTAACTGATGAACCAACGCCTGTTTTACCTGAGCCAGAAAATATTGTACAGGGCGTAGCAGAAGATACTAGATTACAAAACGAACCGCTTAAAGCTGAAGGTTCTACTTCTATTGTATTTGAACAGGGTAATTATGGACAATTACAAAACTCTGTTAAAGCTTTAGTAAGAAAACCTGGAATTATATCTAGAACATTTTTACCACTTGTAGAAAAAGCACTTATAGAACTTCTTGGAACATCTTCATCTTATAAGCGAACAAATTTTGAATTTAATATTTCTCTCATAAATGGTCAAATTCAGTATGTAGTTACTTGTATTTATAGTGTTGATTTATTTATCGGTACAGATATTGAAAAATCCGCAGTAGAACATGACCAAAATTATATTATTGAAACTATATCTGTTGTACCAGAAATAAAAATTAAGGATGTAAAAATTGATACGTCCACAGGACTTGTACGAATACAGGTTATAATCTAATTAAATATCAGCCAGCGAAAAGCTGGCTTTTTTATTGCTAAATAAACTTCACTAATTTCATATAGAATATTTTTCTAATCTAACTATAATTTAAGTAATATCACCAGTTAGGGGAGTTTTTTCTTGAAAAGATTTGATTATGAGTCAGTAAAGAGTCGACTTATTGCTAGAGCAAAAATAAACGCTGACTCAGCTACAATATTAGATGACTCAGCTTTTAATAATGTATTAGACGTATTCTCAGAGGGTATATCTGAGGCTGCTAGATACCTAGAATATAATACTATGGAAAAGAAATGGACAAATGCTCAAAATATGCCATCTCTTACACATATGGGTAAACTTATAGGTAGAAAGCGAAAAAGACCTGTTTCGTCTATTGGTTATGTAGTTGTATCTCATACTGATGCTAATGGAAATAACAGACTTGCTAACTATGGTAAATATTTTTTTGACTTAGACCAAGCATCTGATTACGATAACATTATACAAGAAACAAACTCAAATTATATTGAAAGATCAGCATTAGTACCATGGACTTGCTCTGACGTATATACAATTCCAAAAGGAACTATATTTAAATCTGCGAATGGCACACAGTTCATATCTACACAGGCTGTATCTACTAGACTTCTTTCTAATGCTTATAAGGATATTTCCGCATCTAGCTCAAAACTTGAAGATTTTATATCAGCGGGTGGATGGGACGGTATAAAATATGTTAAAGTACCAGTAATTCAAGGTATACAAATTGAAACTGCATTAGGAACAACTAGAGGAGTACGCTTTGAGTCATTCGCGTTAAATGCAGAAAATGTGGAAGATGCATCAAATACAATTTCTAAAAATTACTTTTCTATTGAAGTAACTCCTGCTACTGCAAATGCAAAAACAGAAGTTTGGGCAGAAATACCTAATATAAGACTCGCTGGCCCTTATGATAAAGTTTATGAAACTAAGCTATCTGAAGATGGTACTTTTATAATAATTAAATTTGGCGATGGAATTTCTGGATATATGCCGCCTAGAGGCTCAACTATAGTTTGTAAATATCTAGAAACATTAGGATCAAAAGGAAATATTGAAGCTACTGGCCAAATTCAGGATATGACATTCCCAACTGGCTATAAAATGATTGACCCAAGAACTAATACTATAAGTACTTTCTTGTCTTGTACAAATATAACATCTATATCTGGTGGTAGAGATATCGAAGATGAAGATGAGTATAGACTAAATGCGCCAACTTCATATTTGAGCTCTTATACAACTGCTGTTAAGTCAGCTTATGAAAAGAAAATTAAAGAAGCTAGTCCTGTTCTATTAGGAAAACTAAAATGTTTCTCTGATACGAACTTCAATGCTAGCCAAATAGATACAACTTTTGATGAAAATGTTTATGATGAACTTGTTAATGAAGTATCAATTATAAATAATACATTAAAGGTTACTGCTATTAGAGCTAATGGCAAAAAATTTGATAATGCTACAGTTGATGAAGAATTTATTAAACCTATCATTAAAACTATAGGTGATATTAAAGGACCAAATGATGCTATTAGTTATATTGAGCCAAACTTCATAAAAATATCGCCTTCTGTTAAGATAAATACTTATGACTTAAATACAACTGAAGAAGATATCAAAAATGAGGTTGCTACTTCTATTCAAACTAAATATAGTATTTTCAATACAGACTTTAAGACACCTCTATATGCTTCTGAAATTAACCACTTGGCATCTATATTCAAATATACCGACTCAGTAAATATGTTTATTGAAGCGCTCGCTAATGTGTCATTTGACGAAGATAAAATTTTATTATTAAATACAGGCGCATCTACTAATACGGCCGGTATTTCATTAAAAGATACATCTTGGGATAATAGGTCTACAGACTCTATTGGTACACTTCTCGCTATACCTTTTAATTTTGATAAAGTTTATTCATCTAATAAGTATAAACAGGGATTTAAGAACTATAAAGTAAATAGTAGATACCTCTTAAAAGTTGACTTACACTTTATAAATAATTCATCTAAAGAAGCTAATTCTAGAACATTCTTCTTATATGATAATAGAATTGATACCGCTAATAATACTACGCTAGAAGAAGCAAAAGGTATGACAATAGATAACATGCCTGTTGTACATAAAAACTCATTAGATACAGATATGAGCTCTAAAATTGGTATTTCTTCATTATGGTATCCAGATGAAACAAAAGATGATTTCAATAGACGCCAAGTTAGAATTGCTCAGTTCCCTTATATTACAAGTATTACAGATGAAGAGTTCATGAGTAAAGCTAAGTCTTGGACTACTACTCCATTTGAAAATAGGCCATTTGAAGTTGATGAAAATGGCGAAAAGAAACGTTATAACTCATCTGAAGTAGCATCAGACTTAAGACGGCCACTTACAGAGGGTGGTGACACATCTAGAATTTGTTATAAAAAGAATACTAACTGGATCCCTTATGTTGATATAGTATATAATGAGAATTATGAAGATTCTTCTTCAGTTCTTTATGCAAATGGATATTTTATCTTACCATTAAGTTATTTAGGTCTAAATAGTAGCATAAATACAACTACTGAAGCATTATGCTATAAAACTTTAAGTTCACTATTAAAGCAATTTATTGAACTAAAAGTTTATGCATTACCAGTACAAGATGATATTGAGCCTCAAAACTGGCAAGATATAGTATTCTGTGATGATGATGATATTAAAGTTGAACGTGTACTAAAATATAAAGAGTAAAAATAAAGCGTCCTATTTATAGGGCGCTTTTTAATTTTAAAAATCATTATAATAATTATCTAAAATATAATTTTCCCATTCGACCCGAATTCGCTTTTTTACTAGCTTAGACGCAAGCCTATTATCCTTATCATTTTTAATTTCCATAAAAAGCAAATTATCACTAATACTATTTATAAAACCATCTTCAAGCTTATCGAAAATATTATACATTATACGTATAATTGGAAGTCTACGTTCTGAAAAAGAAGTTTGATACATGCATGGACAAGAAATTAAATTGCCTTTAGAATAATAAGTACTATAGCTAAAATAATAATAACTACTAAAAGTAAATGGATATAACATCTCAATTAAGCTATATAAACTATGTTCAGCTGATATTTCAAGAGTAGGTATATCTAAAACTTTTAAGTCTGATGTTAATACCCATGTTTCATTATCAACTGAGATATTACTAATAACATCTTTTAGTATATCAAATATTGACTTCTTTTCTATACTAAAAGGCTTTTCATTTATTTCAGCTTTTTTAGATTTATAATTGTCTACTTTCTTTTCCATAAAAAAAATAGCCCATTAAATAATGGGCATAAAATTAAACTTTAGCTAAATTAAGCGATCTTACACTGACAGCTAGCCATAACCTTCATAGCAGCTGCATGTCCTTCTCCTGAAAGACCTGAACAGCCCTTTTCAAGAACTGTTACATCAACTTCACCAAGCGCTTTAATTGTGAGAGCATTTGAGCAAACACAAATTTCTGAGACTGTTCCGCAAATTGTTACTTCGTCACCAGGCTCAATATACTCATCCCAGGCCGTATATCCGAAATTTCCCTTATCAATGATAAGTATATCATCATCAATAAGCTCTGCGAGTTCTGGTACGATTTCCCAGCCTTCTGACCCTTTTACACAATGCTTTACTGGAAGGTATTTTCCTTCCATAGTTTCCATATAATTTTCAGCATGAGTATCACGTGTAAAGATGATATTATCACCATTTTTCTTTGCTTCAATGAGTTTTTCCTTGATATAAGGAATTGTTGCAGCTGCAGCTGGATTTGCCAAAGCGCCCGTTACAAAATCTTTCTGCATGTCGATTACAATAAAATGTTTCATTTGTTACCTCTATAAAATATTCTTTTTATAAAATATGTAAGATATTTTAATTATGTATACTATTATATTTGAAATTAGAAAGTTTAAACTAAATAAATATGAATTACCAATTTTATAATGAAGACTGTTTTGAAAGAATGAAAAAAATAAAAAGTGGTACAATACCACTTATATTAACTGACCCACCTTATGGAATTTCGTTCCAAAATTTGGACTGGGATAATATACCGGATTATTACAACTTTCTTATAAAACTATTCTCGGAATTTAAGCGTATACTTACTGATAATGGTGCAATTTGGTTTTTCTGTGCGCCAACAATGATGGATATCATAAATAAAGCAATTTTGGATTCTGGCCTCATAAATAACTTAAATTTCTGGAAGTCTATCTCTAGACAAAAAGGTCGTGGGTCTAAGAAAAAACCAAAATCACAAAGAGAAGATATATTACTTATTACTAAATCTGATAAATTTACATTTAATAATTTATCAGATATCTTTAAGTATGATGAAACGGTAACTAATACACTAGACATTACTAAAGGTGAAGTAGTAAGGCCTATTTTTAATATAAACGATAAAGTTTTTTATTTCAAAATGCCTTATTATTTATCGACTACAGAGAAAATGTTCCATTCATGCCAAAAAAGTATTCTTCTACTTTACTCGCTAATAGTTAACTTTTCAAAAGAAAATGATACTGTTTTTGACCCATTCGCTGGGTCTGGATCTTGTGGTATTTCATCATTATTAGCAAATAGAAATTTTATAGGATGCGAATTAGATACAGATATGTATAATAAAGCGCTAGAATGGAAAAATAAATTTAATTTTGATACATATAGGGAAACATTTCTAAAATGAATATAGCAATAGACTTTTATAATAAAAATAAAGATTATAATAATTTTGATACTGTTATTATTATCCATAGTAGAGAAGACTATTATAATGTAAAACAACATTTAAGTAATTTTAATGAATTTAAGGAACATGCTTTTACAATAAATTGGAATAATAGCTTTTTTGATATTACGGTATTTTCAAAAGCCAAAACTATTAAATATGCATCTACTAAGCTTTTAAGAAATGTGCTTGCGCCTTATGTTGTAAAAGACGAAAATGGTATACCTCAGCCTAGAGGATGGTTCTATGGAGATAATGGATTACCACAAAGATATACTGGCGTTTCTAATTCAATGTATTTCAGTAAAAGTACATGGGATAAGACATTTTCTGTACCATTCCTATACTTGTTAACTCTAATGTTCACTAATTTAGATGATGCTATATCATCTAATATAGAAGATTATAGTGTCATATCTAATAAAAATAATGATTTTATGCAATATGCAGAACATCATTTTATTATTGAATAAGCTGAAGATTTTTTAGTAAATTCACTAATTATTTATTAAATATATATTTAATTATAAGGAAGATAAATCATGAGTCTTGATATAAACAGATTACTTGATCAAATGGATGACGCTCGCGACGCCACTCTAAACTTGATAGACAAATTCAAGAAAATATCAGATCTTGCAAAAGATTTTGATGGTACTATTGCAGAAACAGTACCCCTCCAAATTAAAAAAGATATTGAAATCATTACAGAACTTACAGATGGCCAGGGCCAAAACTCAATTTCTAGCTTAATTTCTTTAATTGAAAATGTTCCAGTTGGACAAGTTAGAACACGTAGAGCTGTAAGAACAACTCTAGACCCACAAGCAGCTACTCAAAATGTAAATGCTGCGCCTACTATTGATACTACGCCTGATACTTCTGGTGGTGTACAGTCCGCTGTTGCCGCGGAAGCTGCTGGTAATCCAGCTCCAGTTGCTGAGTCTACTAAACGTTCTAGCGCGCTTTCTGAATACCTAAAAGAAGGTAAAAAGAAAGAAATGCAAGCTAGATATATTGCTAATACTATAAATCTTGGACAAGTTCTTGAGGGAACACAGCAGGATTCTCCATATGGCAATAGTATGAATGAAATGGTAAGTCCTGACTTACATTATAACTTAAATAAAATTCTTGAAGGTGCTGGTGATGGCGTACAAGAAATCAGTAATGCATTTGATACTTCATTAAAGAGCAATATGGCTCAAATGCGTGAGTCAGTTGCAAGATTACATGAAAATGATAATGCAGAGCCAACGCCTGATTGGAGAAAAGCTGCTCAGTCAGTACATATGAACGAGTCATTAAATGGATTTGATGGTATGTTTGGTGGAGCAAGACGTAGAAATAATGATGTTTCTGGCATGTCTTTCAGAGATATGTTTAAGGGCGGCATAGTTGACCCATTACAGAATGTAAATGTTGTTGATAATGCATGGAATGATGGTTCTTATCATAAATAATAGTTAAAAACCTAAAAATAAAAAGCCAGCTTTTAGCTGGCTTTATTTATTTATAAATCTGAAAAATATTCAGGCTTATTTTTTAATGTACATGTAGCTATTTTTTCAAGTGGTACCTTATATGTAATTTCAGCATTTGAAGACCCTATATAAAGACATTTATCAGCTTCGTCTATAAATAGTTCTCCATAAGATAAACTATCGTATTTGTCTAAAAAATTTGATATATCCCCTCTAGCTATTAAATTCTTATATCTTGAATACGTACTATTGCCTGTCATATTTTTAATCTCGGAAATAATCATCTATTTCCTTTTGTAAAAGTGACTCCTTTTCTGTTAGCTCTAATTCTCTTTCTATATCGTCTATGCTTACTTTCCTAAAAGCATTCTGAATAAATATATCGCCATTAGCATCTTTATAAAGCATTATTTTTGTAGTCTTGTCAAAAATAAATGAGTCATTAGCATAATTATCTAAAATATCTTTAGTAATTTTTTCTTCAGTATAAACTGAAGAAGGTATTTTATAATTATAACCAGAATAAGTATATACTGGCGCTGTCCAGCTTGACTGATTATAAATCAAGTTACCATTAAGATTGATAGAGCTACCTGTATTTGGGGTAGACGTTACCGAAGTAGAAGAAGTTATAGTAGACGTAGCTGCTGAGCTGCTAATGCCATCTACCATTAAGCTATTAGCTGTTATGCTTCGCACATATTCATCAATTGATAAACTATTATCTTCCGCTGATATAGCGTAATTATCATCTAATGTATAATTCTTTATTTTTTCTCTAATAGATGTCATATAATGATATTAGCAGATATTAAAAATTTTTAGTTCGCTAACTAATTTTTTAAAGATATAAAGAGTATCTTTAAGGAATTATATGGAAATAAAAATTGATAAAGCTTTCTTCACTAAGCTTATAGTAGTAGTTATTTTATGTATGATATGTTTTTGTTTAGGCAGATTCTTAAGATTTTCTGATAAGTCTGGCAATGCACAGAACTTAGTAGATGGAATAACTATAAGTCAAGAAACCGCTAAAAAGATGGCACAAAAATTGAATATTGGTGAAGCGGCATTAAAATCTGCGGATTTATATGAAAAGGCTGTTATAGAAAGTCTAGATACCCTTAGTGAGTCTAATGAAAAAGGCCTTGAATGTATGAATATGTTGAATGAGGCCTTTATCGCAAATAAAAATATAACAGAAAAATATAAGTCATTAAAAACTGACGTTATTGTAAATGAGCTTAAAAAAGCACAAGAGCAAGCACTTGTCTATGAAAAGCTATTTAATGACTATAAAGCATTAGAGGAAGAAAAATAAATGAAAAAATTAGCCTCAATAATATTATCTTTTATATTACTAAACTTTGTAGCTTCATTTGTATTATATGCAAATGAAATGGAAGAAGTTCATGAATTTGATGATATACTAGAAGAATTAAATTCTGAGGACTTAAATGTAGAAATTAGAGAGCTTAATAGAATTACTAAAAAAATTACTGATAAATCTATTGCAATTTCTAAGGCTGATATAGAAGTACCAGAATTTAAGGAAATAGATGAAAACGCTGAATTATCTACAAGAATAAATGCAATTACTGATATGTTTATTATTTATAAACAGTTTAATTTAGATGTTTTAGAAGCTAAGGATATTAATGAACAAAATGCCTTAGAAATAACATCCTATGTTGCTGAGCTCTTTGAACATATGGGTAAAGTTTCCAAAATTATTAAAAAAATTGAAAAAAGTGCAAATGAAAATGTAAGTATTGCATTAGCAGAGTGGAAAAAAGTCGCTGAAGATAATGAAGCCCTTCAAAAACAGCTTGAAATAGACAGGGTACTGGCTGAAAAATTAGCAGAAGAAGTTGCAGCTTTATCTAAAGTTAAAAATAGAGTTAGAAAAGCTGCATATGTTGAGTTAGGAATTGGCTTACCAACTCTAATTTTAGGATGTTTACCTATCTGGACTGATGAACAAAAAAATATTCAAAACTTACTTTTAGGTATTGGTGGGTCATTAACTGCAGCTGGTGGTGTAAGCTTTGTTTTTACAATTACATTTTAGGATAAAATATGAACACAAAATTAGATAATAAAATAATAAATGATAGATGCTTATTAAAATACTTACCTATAAATCAAGTATATAATATCGTAAATGATTATGAATATGATTTATGTTATGAGGCGCTTTTTGAAAAAGGGTCGGTAGACTTATATGAAAACTTAAGTGACTGGTTTGGAATATTTATATATGACTCAAAAGGTGAAAAGCATCTAGTTGGCCTTTTATGTACTAATGATAACTATCATACTGAATTTAAGTTAGAAGATAAAAATCCAATACACTTATCAGAAATAGAAATTGAGCCAAAATTTAGAGGTGAAAACTTTACAAACTCTAATAAAATTCATGCTTTTTCTAAGGCTATGTCTACTTGGGAAAAAGGCGCTAAAAAAGCTGGATATAACTTATTAACTTTACAAGCGCTAGATGAAACAAAAATTCCATTATATGAGCATGTAGGATTTCATAAAGTAGATTATACTATATATAAACCAATTATTAAAGAATATGGACATGAAAAGTTCTATAATGAAGAACATCCATTTATGATTAAGGAAATATAATATGACTGATGAAGAAATTAAACAAATTGAAGCAGACTTAGATGAATTATACAATACTAAAAAACAATTATCCCCTCTTACAAGATATATGTATGAAAATAATTGTGAATATATCGCTAGTGGTACTGCTAGGTCAGTATATAAATTAAATGATGATAAAGTATTAAAAATCGCAAAAAATAAAAAAGGTATTGCTCAAAATAACGTTGAAGCTGACTGGGCTTTAAGAAATTATGGTATAATAGCCGACTGGTATGATATATCTGATAATGGTATTTGGATTGAAAGTGAATTTTGTAAAAAAGCTAAAAAGTCCGACTTCTATGAACTTACTGGATTAAAATTTGATTGGTTTCAAGAAGCTGTAAGATATAATTATTTCTATTTACACCCTTGTCGTTACTTTGGTGTTTCTAAACCAGAAGGATACGATGAAGAAGTAGAAAAGGAAGACTCCTTCTTAGTAAGTATAGAGTCATATATGGCTGATTTTGATGTTCCATTTGGTGACCTATGTAGAATATCTAGCTATGGCATAAATCATAATAATGAAATTGTGTTAGTAGATTACGGACTAAATAGGTCAGTGGAAGAAGAATTCTATAAAAGAAAATAACTATTTTTCAACTAAACTTTTTTCTAAATCGGCTCTCTCAGATTTTGTTAAATAACTAACAACGCCTGTTAAATCATTATTATACATGTATTCTAACATTGCATTTTTTATAGAGTCTTGCCATCCTGAATATAAATAAGCTGGATAATTTTGCTTATCTATACAGGGTCTCGTTATAGTAAATATATCCTTATCTGCATAAACGCCTCGATATGCAGATGCTACTTCATGAAAATTATAGCCTATCTTTATTTTATTTTTAGGATAAGACATTACTTCATCAGCTATTTCTACTAGTAATTCTTCACTTAAGCTAATAACTATTACCCGCTTATGTTTTGGAGAATAATAATCCTCAAAAAAGTTATATAATTCTGATAAAAATAGAGCGGGATGAATATAATATTTATCTATTGCCATTATTTCTTAAAATAAGAGTAAGGATTTAGTATATCAATATCTTCAGATAAGGAAGCTGATTTCTGAATAGCATCTTTAATAGAAAAGTTTGCATCTTGAGCAACTTGCATAAGTTGCTTTAACTTTTCTTGTTCAAGAATTTCTATATTTCCATGTTCATCTTCTTTAAGCTTTACACCATTAACTTCAAATTCACCTATTGAGAGGTCTCCAACAAATACTGCTGCGTCCCAACCTTCACTATCCGGATTTATAGCAAATGGTACGTCTGAAGTAGAAAATTCATTATCACCAAGATATAAAGTAAGTACTAATCTTTTTCCTTTAGACTTATCTATCATCCCTGATACTGGACTTGACCCATCGTCTTTTTTTATATAAAAAGACTCTGTTATAAATGCATTTTTTCCTAAATGTTCTTCTGATACTAAAACTAAACGTGACCACTCATCACGTCTACATATATCTAATGCTTCTTTATATGTCATTTAATTTAACCCATATTTCTTTGTTAAAGAGTCTTTTGATGATTTCTTATATTTATTACGCTTAGCTATTATTTTAATCTTATTTATAATTTTACCAAAAATAGTCTTTGCTGGCATATTCATTTCTTCAAGATCAAAAATATCTCTACTATAAATTTTAGGGTCAATATATCTACTCTTGTAGCCCTTATCACACCACTCAAAAATCTTATTATCCAATTCTTTTCTATCTTTACGCATATCAGCTAGTGCCCTTTCAATTTCAGGCTGTAAAGCAGACTCTTCAAATTTAGTCATCTTAATTTTTCCAAAATCAATTGGAAGTTTCTCATGATTAAATGTCAAGTCTTTAAGATTTTCAATATCTTTTTTAAGAACTGGGTATGTATATACTTTATTTGGCTTTCTAAGCATAAAATATGGATAAAGTGTTTTATCCTTTACATCCATGCTGCAAACATTATCTTTAACTTTTTTATTTATTTTATTTGATAGAATAATACATAAATTATTCATATCTAATTCTGGAGATGTAATAACTTCTGTTACTAAGTCCATATCCTTTATGGCATTATTAAAACTCTCATTTATTTCTAATTGCATTCTATATTACCCCATAGTACATTCTATAGTAATATATTAGGATATTATTTAAAATATTAAAGGTCCCAAAAAGGGACCTCTTATACTTTATTAAATTATATATTTTTTTACTTTCGCGCAGTCAAAATATGGTCTACAATACCATAATCAATTGCTTCCTGTGCACCCATAAAGTGATCACGTTCACAATCTTTATAAATTTCTTCGTAAGTCTTACCAGTATCTGCTGCAAGATAATCATACAAGAACTTCTTGAGTCTGTTAATTTCCTCTGCAACAATGTTGATATCTGTTGCCTGACCCTGAGCGCCACCAGAAGGCTGGTGAATCATTACACGGCTTGATGGAAGAATATATCTCTTTCCTTTTGTTCCACCCGCAAGAAGTACTGAGCCCATTGATGCAGCCTGACCCATACAAATTGTTTGAATGTCACATTTAACATACTTCATAGTATCATAAATAGCAAGACCAGCTGTTACAACGCCACCCGGTGAATTAATATACATCTTAATATCCTTTTCAGGATTTTCAGATTCAAGGAACAAAAGCTGTGCTACAATAGCATCAGCCATCTGGTCATTAACCTCTCCATCAACAAAGATAATTCGGTCTTTGAGAAGTCTTGAATAAATATCGTAACTTCTTTCACCCGTACTTGTGGACTCAACTACATATGGTACCACAGATGCTCTTTCTCTCATATCTGACATTTAAGTCTCCTATAATTATTTATTAAAAATATGTAATTATCTTAGTCTATACGTAATAAATTAAAAAATTACTTTATATCAGGATCACCAGTAAAATAATTATTTGCCTTATTATTAAAAGCGACAGTCTTAGCTAATTCTACTTCTAAGTCTGATACTCTTCGTGTAAGGTCCATATTTATAGACTCTAAATAGTGTACTTTTTGATTTAATGTATATATAATATCTGACAAATCTCTTATACTTATATCATAAGAAGTTTTTTGATTTAAGTCTTCGTCACTTAAGTAATTATTCATATTTAATTAAAATATTTATCCTCTGGATTATTTGCTAAATCTGATTTATCAGAAATATTATTAAGTACCCAATTATATTGTTCATTATATGAAGCAACGTAATCATCTCTTTCTAACTTTGGCTTTGTCTTAAATAATTTTAAGTATTCGCAAACTCGCTTTATCTTAAAAATTTCAAAGATATTATAACTCGCTTTTACATTAGCCGAATATCTATCATTTCCTAAATATAAAATATTATCTTCATTAAGCTTATGCGTATTTGTTAAAAGAGTAACGGCATCAGATATAATATTTTTATTATATCCTAATAATTTTGGTAATTGTGATGTATTATAAAATAGTTCTTTTATTGTTACATTCTTTTCTTTAAGAAAATTAAATATAGCAATATCGCGGTCTTGATTTTCTATCATACTAATTCCTAAGATACTATTATATTATCTTCAGGTAAGCCGGAATTAGCAATATATGTTAGTAAAAGTTCCTCATTCCTTGAATAAGGATTAACAGTAATAGTCATATTATTCTTGATAAGATATTTAATACCCTCATCTAATGGCATAATCTTATCATTAGTCCAAGCTGCTTCTTTCTTATTTAATAAAATACTAGTCTTAGGACTATCAATATCAATAACATATTGCTCAATAATCTCATCTAAATCCATCATACGCATTACCTCTCAACTACATTTCTTGTCACCCCATTAAAAATATGTAAATTAAAAAAATTATGCATAAAATATAATAATATGTAATTAAACATTTATAAAATATGAGTGTTTAAATGTGAATTTTTTTAAAATGAAGTTATATTAATTAATGTATAGTAAGAAGAGATATTACTTAGGCTTGCGTAGCGCCAATTAATATATATTTTTAATTTTTAAAAACTAATTACTTATGTTATCTTGGACCAGATTAAAAAGAAATATTGAAGGCCTAGAACTTTGGAAAGTGGGAGATTATAGGTTTCTAGTATGTAATTCTTATTTGCATTATTTTAAATTTTTTAAAAATTTTAGTAGTGCAAATAATCATTTTTATTCTGTGAAACTTGAATATAATAATGGTAATTTTACTTATACTTTGTAGCTTATTATTTATTTTTAATATAATTCTTATTTTATATTTATTTAATAAAATTAAAAAGAAAATTTCTAATATAAATAAAGATATTATTTCTATAAATCAGCGTCTACAGAATTTAGATAATAGGGTATCTATTAACGAAAATGATTTTGATGAAACTATAAAAAAGAATGTTCAGTATTTAGAACAAAATATTGTTGCGCTAAAATACGAATTTACTATAAAACTTATAGATGACATAAGAAATAATATTAAAACTTTAGTTAATACAGAGTTAGAAAAACAAAAATCTAAATAATTTATATGATAGAAATATTAAATTATGGTCAATTTCTTGATTTGGAAAGACCAAAGAATATACATAATACTAAACTTTTATGTCATTGTCCTAAATGCGGAAAAACACATATAAGGCCTTACAGTGACCTCTTAAAATCTAAAGAATATATTTATTGTCGTAGGCATAAACAGCAAAGAAGTTATGAACAAAAATATGGTCCAGGTGTAACCTGTGCTATGAAAGTGCCCGGAGCAGCCGAAAAATATAAGCAAACAAAAAAAGAAAAATATGGCGAAAATTGGGGTAAAGAATGGTACGAAGCACAAAAAGAGCGTGTAAAAAATATAATGGGAGTAGAAAACCCCGCTAAAGACCCGGGCCATTGGTTAAAAAGTTTAACTTCGATGACAGAAAGATATGGCTCGGTAGAAAGAGCCTATCAAAAAAGACAGGCTAATATTGAATTAACTGCAGAAAAAAATTATGGGTCTTATGAAAATTATGTTAAAGTAAGATTACATAATCAAATAGAGTCTTTACAAGAAATATATTGTGATAGTTCTATAGATAATATAAATAATACCACAAAGCAGAAAGATATAAGATTTGATAAGTATTTATCATCTATTCAGATGTTTGATGATGTTAGAATATCTTATAAAAATGATAAATATATATTTAAGTGCTTAAAATGTAATTCTGAATATTCTATTTCATACGAAAATAGAATATATAAATGCCCAAAATGTAATATGGGCATTAAACCTCGTGGCATGATTAATTCAATAAATAATTATATAAAATCACTTAATTTATCATCTAAGTTAGATGAAATGGTATTACCAGGTTATAATGTAGATATATTTATTGAAAGTAAAAATGTTGCTATAGACGTTTTATCCGTGTATACTCATTCTAATATAAACCAAAATAATAATAGTGATAAAGTAGATTTTTTTACTAAAAATGGTTACACTTTAATATCTATAATGGAAGATGACTGGTATAATCATCAAGATGCGGTAAAAAGTAAAATAAAAAGAATCTTAGGACTTACGGAATCTAATGTAGATGGCTTATCTGGATATGTAAATAAAATAACGCCATCCGAATATGAAGATTTCTGTGATATGAACCATAATTGGGGTAAAGGAGCTGCGAGTCTTAAATTAGGCTTAAGAGTATCCGGTGTACTTATAGCTGTTCTTGGTCTTTCCGCGCCGCGTTATAGACGAAATTATACTTGGGAAGTTACTAGATTTTGTATTAAAAAAGGCTATACAGTAGAAAATGCTATGAGGTCTTTTTTAATGTGGCTTATAAAAGATGATGAATATGTAAGTTTAATTTATTATCAGGACAAGCGATGGCCAGATGATACAGATAATGCGTTAGAATATATAGAAGATATTCCCGCAACAGCATATTATTGGAAAGAAGATAGTAGATTATATCCATGGTCAGTTTTACGACGTAATTATATAAAATCTAAGAAAAACTTCAATTTTGAAGCGGACTTAACAGTTAAAGAAAACTTATTAAAAGAAGGCTATAATATTATATATGATTGTGGCTATAAAATATTTACGTATGAATAACTTTTAAAGTCATCATACTAATTTATTAAGCATTTAAAAAGATTTTCTTTTTAATACTTAAATGAATAGGGCACTACAGGTCCTAAGTTATAGAAATATAACAAACACGCTTAAAATGAATAAATGCTAAAAGTGTGATATGTAAGATCAATTATTTATAGGTTAAAACAACTATGCAAAAATTTTCAGAATTCTTAAATGACTATAAAGAGTTCAAGTTAAAAGAACACAATTCTTCAGAATTTGACAAGTACGACATGATGTACGTTCGTGAAAGCTATGCAGCTTTAGTAAAAGCAGAAAGAGACGCTAAAAGAATCAAAGAATCTAAAGCAGCTCAGAAAAACGATGAACCAGCTAAAGAGTCAGCTAAAGAACCAGTAAAAGAGACAGCTTTCCAGAAAGCACTCAAAGAGTTCGCAGCTTTCAAAGAGTCAAAGGGATATGGCCCAGTAACAAGAGCAGAAAGACTCAAGATTTTCGAAAAAACACGTACTACTAAAGATAAGGTAGTAGAATCAAAGGTTACTGTACAAGGCGTTTTCAACAAACTTGCTGAATCTAAGAAATGTGTTGCTCTTGCTCAGAAAAGACTTTCAGAAGGCGATGTAATGGGTGCAGCTGATGCTACAATGGCAGCAGGCGCAGCAGTTACAGGTGCAGAAGGCGATGCTAATGCTTTAGCAACTCCAACAGCTCCAGTTCCACAGGAAGTAGTTGACCAGATTTCTCAGGTAAAATCAGCAGTAGATGCTCTTGCAGCTTCTGCAGGTATTGCTTCACCAGTAGATATGGGTGCAGACCCTAATGCAGGCGTTCCAGCAGTTACAGGTGCTCCAGCTGAAGGCGAAGCTGCTCCAGTAGCAGATCCAAATGCAGCTATGGCTCCAGTAGTTGAATCTTCTTCAGAAAGATTAGATGCTTCAGCTCAGAGAATTGAAGAGTCTAAAATTGAAGAAGCTAAGACTGACGAATCTAAGCCTGGTATCGTAGTTCCTCCAGTAGAAACTATTCTTAAGGGTACAGTTTCTGGTGCTTCTAAAGAAGCAGCTCCAGCTGATACATGGCCTACAAAACCAATTAATGATGTTCCAGTAGGAAAGAAACTTGGCAATGTAAAAGAATCTGAAGAATTCTCTCCTGATACAGAAGAGAATAAAGAAACTTTAGAGGAATCTAAAGGTCTTGCAGAACAGAGACTTGAAGCTGAGCTTGCTAAGAGAAACTTCAAATGGAGTGACTTCTTAAAGTCAGGCTTTAATAAGAGATAATTAAAACACTAATCTCTTAAGGGGATAGGGAGTTATCCCTATCCCTTAATTTTTTAAGGAGCACATTAAAATATGGAAACAGGTACATTAGCAGATCAAATAGAATTATCAGAAGTGCCAGACTTCATGAAAATAGATGATATTGAAGGTATGGCTTTAGACTTCTGGGAAGCTTATGATAATTCTACTAGATTAAATGGTCGTTTAACAGAATCTCTAAGAGGAACAGTATATAAATATTTCTTAGATACATTTGATGACCAAGCTAGAAGAAGCTATGATGACTTCTGTAGTTCTGGCGCAAATACTGGTAATATTAGTAAAAAAGCATTTACTGACGCTTCTTGGGCAGCTAAGCAGTGTACAAAAGATAAGCTTGAAGCATTAGTATCAAAAGAAGGCACTAGCTCATTAGCAAGTCCTGTAACAAACGGATTTGGTGAAGTAATTGACCCTAATAATGATACTAGAGCAGAATTAGATGATACAGATAATGAGTCGGATACAAAAGATGTAGCATTCTTAAAACAAATGCGTAGAGCAGTTGATAATTTTGACTCAAAAGAATTAACTATAGAAGAAAGGGTTAGAGAATACTTTCAGAAGTTATATGACACAGTTGAGCGTGTTGCTTCTGGTAGAGCTCTTAAAAGACATGCATTTATTTATGGTGATGCTGGTATTGGTAAAACACATACTGTTGGTAAAGCTGCAAAGGCTGGTCTTGAAAAATGGGCTGGTCAGGGTAAAAAGCCTAGCTTAGTAACTTATTATGGTTCTATTGGTAAATCACTTACTCCATTACTTATATTCTTCTTCCAGAATAGTAAAAATAGAGTAATTATTCTTGATGATGCTGATGGATTCGTAAAAAATGATGATGATGACGTTCAGAACTTCTTAAAAGCAATGCTCGATCCAGAAAATCATAAAGTTACAACTCCTCCAACAGTTCGTAAATCTGCAAATAAGCTTTATAAAGATGAAATTGCTGAGTCAAAGAAGCTTATGTCAGTTGATACGTCTAAACTCGATGAAAATACTGTAGTTGTTACAGTTGGTAATAAAATATTTGAGTATACCGTATCTGATGAGCAAGATAAAGCACAACTTAGAGAAAACTTTCCAGCTCATAAAGTTACAAAAGAAGAAAAAGATGTTATAACATCTTTAAGAGAGTCAAGAAAAACAAATAATACTATTAAATATAATAAATTCGGAAAATTGGTAACAATTAAAGAATCTGATATATTTGATGATATGGATTTATCTTCAATTGAAGATGACCCATACGCAGCAAAATTAGCTGAAGTACCAGCTGATGATGACCTTGACCCAATTCCAGAAGAAATTCCAACATCATGGTATTTTACTTCTTCTCTTGTTATGGTATCTAACTTAAATTCAAGTGACTTAAATGATGCTATTAAATCAAGATGTGACTGTCGTGGTATTTCACTAACGCCAGATGAATTTATGGTACGTGCAGAAATGATTTTACCAGAATTCCAAATTGGTAAAGGCTCTGCTACTGACCCACAATTGATAAATTGGGCAAAGTTTGAATCATTTGCTATATTAAAAGCTTGTTTTGAAGACTTAAAGTTTAAGAATTCAAAGATTAAAATGGTTATTGGTATTAACCTTGAATTACGTATTATTCCAACTCTTGCCGGCTTACTTTTAGCAAGATATGATAGATGGCATGAAGCAAATAATATGCAGGGTGATACACCAGATGTTCTTCAGAAATTCGAAAAAGACCAAGCAGCAGCTTATATTAAGTTTGACTTATTACCTGTAATGGCTGGTGATAAAGCATTAAACAGAAAATAATTTGAAGCTTAAAAATAAAAAAGGCTCTTTAATAGAGCCTTTTTTATTTTTAAATAAATTTTTAATTACTAGCCACGACCTTTTATTAATTCCGTAACAGCATCCGATAAGTAATGCCAACATCTAGGGTCTGCAAAATAATCTTTACCCAATATATCTTTTAATATTGCAATTTTATTGGATACGCCATAAAAATTTTCGAAGTCACTAGAAACTGTATTCTCTAAAGCTTCAAATGACTCAGTGTCATCATAATTGCCAGTATCATAATCGTCAGGCATTTCTTCATTTAAGAACTTAGTTCTTTTACCTTCTGCTTTAACTAAATTCTTAAAAGCATCACTGAAAATTGAAGTTTTATATATTTCTTCAAAGTCAGATTCATTAAGTATTACCATAGTTATTTCTCCAATTTTAAATTAGTAAAAAAAAAGGTCCCAAAATTATGGGACCAAAATTATACTATTTTAGGGACAATTATTCTTTGTTGCCTTCAACAAAGCCTTCAGGATTTTTATATTCAATATCTACTGATACAGTTCCCAAATTTAATTCAGGTATTGGATTACCTTCTTTATCTAATATAAGGTCTCCCTTATTATCTCTTACATAAACAATTTTCTTTGTTTCTATTCTAATTGGGTCACCATTTTCATCTAGAACTAGCTTTCCATTTTCATCTTTTTTATATGAAATATCTACAATTGTTCTTGGCTCTTTTTGAGCTTGCATATAATAGTCATTAAGACAGCTCATACAAATAAGATTATTATTATTTACAACAGTTTTTCTATTATTTTCAAGAATTGTTGCATAATTTAAGTAAATACTTCCTTCAGAAATATCACCATGTTTAGAGCACATGATACGGATATTTTTTACTTCTTTTCCATTAATCATCATTGGCTCTTCTTTCTTTGGTTGTGTAATTTCCTTATTTTCGTTATTTTCCATCTTTATCCTTCTTATTAAATAAATCTTCCAAAATTATATTTGGCATACTATCGCCCATATCTAAAGCACCTTGCTCAAATAATAGCCTCATTTGATCGCCAGTAAGATATATTTCATCTTTGTTATCATCATTTTTATGCTTCTGAAATTCCTGTTCAGCTTTATTATAAAATGAGTTCATATACCACTTAGGTAAATTATTAATAACAAAAATTGCTGCGCTAGCTATAAATAGGCTTATGATACCAGCGATAATTTGCTTAAAACATAAGCCTACTATACCTAATACTATAAATAATCCAATAATGGAATAAACACTTAATCTAAATCTTTTCTGAGTTTTATTAAGATTTCTCCATCTTGCTGTAATACGGCGTCTATCACTACTCATTATCTATTTCCATTTCGGTAACAATAAGCGGTACAATAGCAGTTTTAATTTTTTTATCATCCAAATTACCATCTTCTGTTATCGCATCACTTGGTATATCACCGTTTTTAATAAGGTCTCTTACAAAAACTCTAAGAAACTCAACAGCATCTTTTTCAGAAAGAAATACATTTTGAGCATAAAATGGATATGTTATTCTTTCAGAATGAAATCCAACTCTAATAGGCTGATTGTAAAAGACCACAGGCTGGAAATAATCTGGGTCATTAACTGATTTTTTTCCTGTAACCATTCTTATACCTTATTTAATTATATTCGACCTGTCCTCATCTAAGAGTGGGTCAATTGCTTGAACGCCAACGTTCATAGCCTCATCAAAAATAACACAATTTGTAGAAATAAATGTACCCGCAATAGATGTTGCATAAGAAAGAGCCGTTTTTGTAACAAGTATTGGATCAATTACACCGTCTTCATACATTGTTTCTGATAACTCTTCTTTCTTTGCGTTATAGCCGAAATTTATATTATTTGTTTCTTTAATCTTTTCAATTATATAGTCTGCTTTTTTACCGGTAGAGTCGATAATTCTTTTGGCTGGCATCTCACAAATTGAAAGGAATGTTTGATATCCTTTTTCTTGAATTGCATCTTCAAGAGGCTTATGCATTGCAGATACTTCTTTTACTGCATGTAAAAGTCCAGTACCACCACCAGAAATAACACCTTCAGAAATTGCAGCATTTACAGCATTTATAGCGTCTTCATATCTATCTTTCTTTTCTTTCAATTCAACAGCAGATAAAGCGCCAATATGAATTGTTGCAATACCACCAGAAAGGTTAGCTATTCTTTCTTTAATTAAGTCAATATCAATAAGAGACTTAACCTCATCATCTACGTCAGAACTGCCCTTTTTAATTTCAGCTTGTAATTCATTTACTCTCGCTTCAATTTCTTCGTCAGTTCCACCACCACCAGTAATTACCGTCTTTTTCTTAGTAACCGTAATAAGCTCAGCAGTACCAAGCATAGTATTTGGGTCAAAATTATCAATAGTAAGTTTTGATTTACCCTCTAATACTTTAGCACCAACTTGAATAGCTAAATCTTCAATAAACTGGTCAATAGAAACTCTATCCTGTCCACGTGGGTAAATTAAAGCGCCAGAAATTTGCTTTTTATCAACTGCTTCGATAAAGTCAGACCTAAACTTATCTTCATATACTGGAGCACAAATAACAATACTCTTATTCTGGCGTTTTACAATTTGTATAATTGCCTGAATTTCCTCTATTTGCTTAAGAGGCTTACCATAAACGAGAATAAGTGGATTATGTAGCTCACATGTACTATTATTTGTATTTACAAATGAGCCAGAAATAAGGCCCTTATCTATTTCCATACCAGTAGTAAATGTAATAGAAGTCTTACCAGAACGGTTATTTGCGCCAATTGCATTTACGATACCACCATCGCCAATTGATGTAAAAGCTTCTGCAATTATTTTACCAATTTCACTATCATTATTTGCAGAAATTGTAGCTACGTGTTCAATATCCTTTTCGCCGGAAATAACTCTCTTTTGCTTATCAAGCGCGTTTAATATGTCACCGCAAGCCTTTTCAAAGCCCCTTTTTACTTCAATTGCGTCAAGGTTCATATCTACAAGCTTTGTGCCAGCTTTACAAAGTTCGGATGTAAGTAAAGTAGATGTCGTTGTACCATCACCTGCTACAGCATTTGTTTTAGTAGCGCCTTCTTTAACAATAGAAGCACCAATATCCTTATATTTATCTGAAAAATAAATAAAACGAGCAACAGAAACACCATCTTTCGTGACTATTGGATGGCCATTACCTGTAGATAGTATTACTGTATGACCTTTAGGTCCTAATGTTGAAATTACCGCTTCTTCTAACTCAGAAATACCTTCAAGCATTTTATTTCTTGCTTCCGAGCCAAATGTAATTATTCTTCCCATTTAAATAAAAATCCTCTAAAAATAGTTATATAGAATTATATTAGCAGAATAATTTTTTACATATTACTAAATATATATGAGTAGAATAATTATAACTGATAATGAAGAAGCCAAACAAATTGAGCCTAAAGTTTTGGCATGTTTATATGTATTACAAGTTCCTCTTAATAAGGTTCCAGACTATAACGAAGCTAATCAATATGTTAAAAGTCATACTTTTGTAGGTCATGATACTCTTGTTAAATTACTTAATAGTGAAGAGTCAACTATAGAACATAGTAATATAGAGTTAGATAAAGATGACTTCAGATATGCATTAAAATATTATACTAAAAACGATAGAATAAGACAAGTAGCCGTTAATAAATTCGTAAATATTCAACCTGATATTTGGGTAAATAATTTAGTTAGCGAACACTTAGACACATTTAAGGTTATTGATAGAACTATAGAAGACCTAAAATCTCGTGTAGTTACTCATGAATTCTTAAAAGATGACTTATATGCAGAAATAAAATCTAAAGAAGCTCTAGAAGCTTTCTGTAATCTAGACTTTGAAAAAGTAGAAAAATGTATTAGTGAAAGAAATGCGGTAGATAAGGATGAAGTAGAAAAAACAACTGAAGCAGAGTCAAACTCTAAATCGCACGGTATTTATAAAATTGCAAAAGATAAATGGGGCGCAATTTCTAAGGGTCTTGAAAGATGTAAAGAGCTATTAGGTGAAGAGTTCTCTTACGAAATAACCGGTGAAGATGTTGTAGAACAAAACAATAATAGACAATATTATGATGGCGGTGGACAAGACGGTTGGTCAAGTGAGTTTATTAAGTCTAAAATACCAGTTTATATTGTAGAAATAAATTGTAAAGTTAGAGAACAAGAATGGGAAGTAGCCGCAATTGTAAAGCATACTGAAGGACAAGAGGGCGTAATAGTTACGCCTATTAATAAAGACTTAGAAGTTCCAGAAAAATATAATTATATTACTAAGATTGACTGTGACCACTGTCATGCGCCAAGAAAAAGAAACTTAGGATTTATAGTTTATAATCATAATACTAATGAATATAGAATTGTTGGTAGCGACTGCTTAAATGTATATACTAAAATAAATCCTTCTGGATTATTAGCTCTTAATAATGTATTCAATGAAATTGAAAGTACTGTAATCGATGTAAGACGTGGAAAAACTATATATGATGTAAATGAAACACTTATTACAGCACAAGCTGCTATTGCATTATATGGCTATAAAAAAGCAGAGGTAAATCAATGGGGCGGAACAGAAGATCCAAATGTAGAGTCTACAAAAGAAAGAGTTAGATATGTTATAGATGATAAGCTTTTTAGCTCAGTAGTAGAAGATACTCATTCTTCTATGTGGGGTGTTAAACAAGCTGCTAAAGCATTATTAGCTGTTCTTTCATCTATTGTTGAATATATCGAAAATAATAGAGATGAGCTTACTAAAAAAGCTCTTGAAATTAGAGAGTTCTATAAAAACCTTGATACTTCAAATGACCCATTCCAGCAAAAATTAAAAGTTGCACTTAGCGGATGGACTATACCAAAAGAACAAGTTGGTTTAGTAGCATGTATTCCTCACTTATATGCTAAGTCTAAACAAAAAGAAGCTGAAATGGCTGCTAAAAAGGCATCTTTAGAAAAAGATAATATTGAACTTACTAATAGCCAGCCTGTAGGTAATAATAACCTTGGAGGTAATGTTACTGACTGGGATGAAAGTACTCGCTGTGAAATCAAAATTACTAAAGATGCAATTTATAAAATAATTGTTAGCGAAAATCAAACAACTTATGGCTCATATCCAGTAACTATTTATGTTCGTGGTAATGATGGTGATAATAACAAATGCGGAAGAATTCAAACATTTGTTAATGAGCGTTTTGATCCAGAAACAATAGAAATGATAACAGGTAAAGCTAATGGTATAAATTACTTTAGAGATACTTACTCTGGTAAATTAAATTATGCTAAATTCTGGACAAAAGAAATGGTAGAAAAAGCTAATTCTTCTGATGACTCAGATAAAGTAGAAAAATATAAAGAAAAAGAACGTATAGTAATTGAAGTAAAAGAAGTTAGCAGAGGACAAATTTATGCTTCTGGTTATGGTTATAATGGCGAAGGCGAATATGCTGTTTTAACTATTAAAGATAAAAATGACGATACATTCAAATGGTCTTGTTCAACAAGCCTAATTTATAATCCAGACTATTTAGTAGGTAAAAAATTAAAAGCTACTGTTAAACAAGTTAAAAAAGACGCATTTGATAGAGTTCTTATGTATATAATTACTAGAGGTACCGTTTTAGATTAAATCTTAATTAGGTCCATAAAAAGGCTCATATTTGGGCCTTTTTTTATTTTAAATGTGAATTTTTTTAAAATGAAGTTATATTAATTAATGTATAGTAAGAAGGAGTATAGCTCAGGCTTGCGTAGCGCCAATTAATATGTGTTTTTAAATTTTTTATTACATATTATAAATAATTAATGTAATAGGAGATTATAAATGGGTTGTTATATTAATAAAGTAAATAAGGAAAATTTTCTTGAAGCTAATGGTAAATTTCACTTAAATATACCTATGTTTGGTAAAGTTAGTGTTCCTAGTTATTCTGAACTTTCTATAGATAATAATTTACCAGTTGTTTTAGTGGATAATGGACCATTTACTGCTGCAGCCGTAGCATTTGATGAAATTGAATATAAAAGATTTACTGGTGAAGATGATGGTAGGCCTAGACAGCTATGGACTTGTAATAAAGAAAAGTTACGTAAAGTAGTAGATTGTCCAGACTATTTAAGGTAAAAATTTTTATGACAGTTTTATGTGCTGAATGTCCTAAATGCCGAGCTATTATTTATAGTAGGTCTTATCATGATATGAAATATTGTCCTTGTGGCGCAATTTTTATTGATGGTGGCCCAAATAGCGATTATATTAGAGTTGGAACTTCGTTGCCAGAAATTTGTACATCTAATATAAATATATCTAAAAGAGAAATTGATGCAACTGAAGAAGAACTATATAATGATTGGAATTGCAATATTAATAAATTTGGTATTATAGAAGATTCACACTTAGATAATTATTGGAGTTAAAATGGCTTATACTTATGTTGACTTAGATTGGATTGATATAAACTTAAAATGTTGTAAAAAGGACCTAAGATATTTTAAGTATCTCAGAAAAACAGATAATTTTAGAAATCTTATTACTCTTACTATAGGGACATCACTTTTTAAGAAAAATAATAAAAAATGGATTAGTATTAAAGCTTTAATATCCGATAAATATTATAATGTTGTAGACGAGCCAATATTTTATATTTGTATTCCTTACTTAAAAAATGTAAATTATAGTATTCAGTATAAGGATATTAGAAACTTACAGTATATTACCAAAGATTTTAGTAATGATAATAGCTATAGCATATCAACTAAAAATAAATTTACTTTTAAATCTGATAATCTAGAAATTACAAAATGGATGGATCCAAAATTTGCTAAAAATAAATTTAAGTATTTACAAAAAAATAATTTAATTGGAAAAATCTTTTGGGATAAAATTGATAATGAATATGATATTACCTGTCATACTTGTAAATATCCAACTGATGACTGTTATATGGCGCTTTCTTGTCCATCTACAGGTTTTGTAGAATTAAAAAAAGAGCATATAACGTATAATATTGAAAATAATCTTCTTAAAGAAGGTTTCACTTATAATAGAAATCTTTATAAAAAAACACCAAATAAGGAATGGTCTTTTTTAACTTATTGGAATGAAAAAGAATATGAAGATATTAGACATAAATATACTACGCTTGACGAAAGAGCTTGGGTAGAAGATGGAAAACTAAATAATACTGAATATTCTGAGTCTGTTAAGTCCGCGAATGCTGAATGGCCAGAGTTTAATTCACTTTGGCAGAATACTGACCAGCTTTATCGACCAATAGGTTCAGTTAATCCAAAAGAAATTTATAATTCAAATGATATAAAAAGATTTAAAAATATAAAATTTGAAAAAGTTCTTACTAAAGGCTGGCATTGTACACAAAATCCTAATCTCGTACCATGTCCTGTTTGTGAAGATTTATATGACATTGCTCGCTCATATAATATATATGGAAAATTTAGGTCTTTCTTATTAAGAGTTAAAGATATATTATATATTTTAAGAAATCCATATATTATTAAAAATAAAATATGCAAAAGTCTTTCATTAAAATTTAAAAATAAAACATTTGACCATTGGAAAAATGGTCAACAAGAAATTTAAAAAATTATTGGGTGGAAAAATTGAAAATCTCAAAAAAGATAATAGTAGTACTTGTATTACTATTTATTATTTTAATTGTTGGTGCTATTTTTGCAACTAGATATTTTACATTAAAGGAAGTTGGCTTGGTTAGTAATAATTACTTAAGCGTAATTGAGCAGCCAAAGCATATAGAAAATTTTAATAATCCTTTTAAGTCATTTCTAGATGATGAAAAAGCAGAATTTATTATTATAAACTGTAAAAATTTCAGGGTAAATCCTATTACAGTTGTAAGTATTCTTGAAAAAGAAAATCCTACATTAAATTGTAAAGCTACATCGGAACCTAATGAAAATGGTACAAGAGATTTAGGCTTATTTCAGCTTAATGATAAGTCTCTTTTTGAGAAAGGTGGCTTTATTGATATGTGGTGGCCAAAAGATTTTGGTGAGTTTAATCCTGATAACTGGAGACATAGTACATATTTAGCTATAAAATATATACAGGATTTACAGAAAACTTTTGGTGAAGATAATATTTATTATATAGCAGCGGCATATAATGCTGGAACTACTAGAGCTTATAATGAATGGCTACAAGTAGAAAATGCAGAAAAACTACCTTATAAGACAAAAATGGATTATGCGCCTTCTGTGAATAATAATTTTAATAAATGGAAAAATATTACAAACTCATGATGGGATATAAAGAAATCTTAAAAAAATATAAAGAGTTCAAACGCAGAAAATATAATGATTCAGAAATTACAACTACTGAAAAAGAACTTTTATTAGAAAAATATCGTAAGTATGAAGAAGCGTTTAATAATAAAAATATGGATGTTATTATACAAGAATATTTTGATAGTTAGAGGAAAATAAAATGAGTAATGTTCTTATTTTTACTGAAGATGATAAAATAGAAAGAGCTTTTGTAGATGCTTCAATGGAATTCTTTAAAAATGATAGTGGCCAAATTGTAATAAAAATAAATAATATTTATTTCCCTACTAATATGGATCAATTATATGTAGATATGAAGGCTTATAATGACAAAATATCATGTAATCCATTTTGCTTAAGAAGAACTTCAAATGTTGAAAGACTTTATGAATTATATGATTCCTATTTTCTCGAAAATGATATTGTATGTACCGATGATTTTGTTCCTCAAAATGATTATTAAATTTGAAAGCAATATTGTATTTGTGTAAGTTAATATAATTTAGGATTTTAATTTTTAAGAATTTGAAAGAGGATAATAATGGTAAATACAAGCTATGATACTGTAATAGTGGGTGCAGGACCAGCTGGTCTTTATACTGCTTATGGGCTAATAAATAAAAATCCTAAACTTAAAATTTTAATTATTGAAAAAGGTAAATCTATAGGTAAAAGAAAATGCCCATCTATCGAAAAAGGTATAAAATGTATAAATTGTAAAGTATGTTCAATTATGTCAGGCCTAGGTGGAGCTGGCTCATTTTCAGATGGCAAATTTCCAATTACAAATGACTTTGGTGGTAGTCTTTGGGAAAAAATTGGAAAAGAAAAATCATTAGAGCTCCAAAAAAAAGTAGATAGTATAAATAGACTGTTCTATTATGAAAATATTGGTTGTAAAAATGAACATAATATTAGTTGGCTAGAATATAATAAGCCAGAACAGTCTTTTCCAAAGTTATATTCTTCTAAAAATTCTTCATATAAAAAAATTTGTACTCAGCATAATTTGCATTTACTTAACGCTGAAATTAGACATCTTGGTACTGATATCGGTCAAGTTATCTATGGTAAGCTTTATGATTTTCTTGTAGAAAATGGAGTTCAGTTTAAATTTGAAACGGATGTTAGTACAATTAAACAAGTAGAAGAAACTATAAACGTAGACTCTATTAGTGATAGAAAATATCATTGGGAAGTACGTTGCTCAAATAATAAAGTTTTTGAAGCGAATACAGTTGTTGTTGCCGCGGGTCGTTCAGGAAGTGAATGGGTAGAGCAGCTTTGTCAAAACTTAAATATTCCAACAAAATCTAATAAAGTAGATATTGGTATTAGATTTGAGTGTCCAGATGAAATATGGAGTCATATTACTAAAGATTTATATGAGTCTAAAATTGTTTATAAAACAAAGCTCTATGAAGATGAAGTAAGAACTTTCTGTATGAATCCATCTGGCGAAGTTGTTACTGAAAATACAAATGGCCTTATCACCGTAAATGGTCATGCTTTTGAAGATAAAAATAAAAAAACAAATAACACAAATTTTGCTTTATTAGTAAGTAGAACATTTACAGAGCCATTTAAAGATAGCACAAAATATGGAAATGCAATTGTAGCTCTTTCTAATATGCTTGGTGGTGGGGTTATTGTTCAACGTTATGGTGACTTAATTAGAGGTAAGCGCTCTACAAAGGAGCGTATGAAGCATAACACAGTAATTCCTACCTTAAATGCTGAGCCTGGAAATTTAGGTGATGTTTTACCTAAAAGAACATTGGATGATATTCTTGAGATGATTGAAAAATTAGATCATCTTGTTCCAGGCATGACAAATGATGATAATTTGCTTTACGGCGTTGAAGTAAAGCGCTATAATATGACTGTTGATGTAAATGAAAATCTTGAAGCAAAAAATTATAAAAATTTATATTTTATAGGTGATGGATCCGGCTGGACGCATTCATTAAGTCAGTCATCAGCTTCAGGATTATATATTGCAGAAAAAATTTTAGATAAATAATTAAAAAGCTCAAGGGTAAACCTTGAGCTTTATTTTTTATAGGATTTTATTTACTATTTCTGACTTATATGTTCGAGTAATTTCTTGAACATTAGAATAATTATAGTCTACTGTCGTATCAAAATAAGTAGTTATTGAGGCAGGTGATCTTAAGCTAACATCTAATCTATTTGGCATTATTATACTACTAGCATTTGCTATATTACTCATAGTAAATTTATAGCTACTATCAATATATTTACCGCTTTGTTTATTACTACTATTATCAATAGATGCATTAAGCTGAAAATCAACAGCATCTTTAATTTTTTTATAGTCCGATAAATTGTCTGTTATACTTACTAGACCATAATTATAATTATTAGCTATATAATTTAAGGTGAGACTACCCTTAGTGCCAGAAGTATTATAGATTACGCTACTTATATTTATAGATCTAGGCTCTTCACTAATACTTTCAGAAAATTCTGTAATACAGTATTTATTTATAATATTGCCATTATAGTTAACTGTAGCTTCTTGGCTTAATGCGCTTGTGACATTAGCTACTTGAGATGTAGTAGACAAATCAAGTGTGATAATATTATTAGCGCTCGTTAAAATGAGATTATTACTTGAAATTGATGGTGTATATGTGGCAGTAGCCCAAGTTGGAGATCCATTAACTACAGTTCTCTTTTGTATTTGTATACTACCAGTTGATATGAAAGTAAGATTACTATCCACGTAAAACGAGATTGTTCTAGAATTATTACTATTTACTCTATATATCTCATCATCACTAATTTTTATTTGTTGACCTTGTGTTGGTAATGTTACCGTTATCGTATTTATGTAATAATTTTTTAATGAATTAGCTGGTTTACCTAAAATCAATGAATTTACAGAAGCACTATTAGTTAGCTCTATTATATCATTATATGCAGTTCTAGGAACTAATTCACCATTAACAGTAGATGTTCTATCTGTTAGTTTTGTTCCATCATTTGTATAGAATACGTCTTTCTTATTTTCTAATTCTATGATATTTTTACCATTAGAGAGCACATTTGATATATTTTCTATTACTCTTTGCTTATAAGTAATAAATGCTGATTTTCCAGATTTATTATAAATAATAGGTGTAATTTGGATAGTATGTTCTTTACCATCAAAATTATCAATAACATAAGTAAAAGTATTATCGCTTTTTTCTATAATAGAAATATCACCATTAGTAATAGCTACTTTATCAGCATTAGCGGATATCTTAATGGCTAAGTCCTTATTAGATAATTCTGCGCCATTACTTGCAAATTCTACATTAGTAAGAGTAGCATCATCCTGATTATCATAAACTTGATAGCTCTGTATCCAGCTAATTGATACCCTATTAGTATTATTGTCAATATTAGTAATTGTTCCAATATAAGGCTTACCTAATATTTGATTATCACCAAAAGTTTTCTCTGGTATAATAATAACTGTCTGATGGTTATTATCTACTTGGAAAGATCCAAATACTTCAGCTATAAGATTTGTATCTTTAGTACCCAAATTAGAAGATATACTAGCATTTGGATTTGTTGTTGATAAATAGAAACCAGTTGCGCCATCTTTTAAGTTATTAGCCAAAAGAGCAACTCTTAATGTATTATCTGTATATGTTATATTTATATTATTTAAATCTAAACTTGGCTCATTTCTTTTAAATATAGCCTTTAAGTATAAATCATCAGAGCTAGTCTCATTAGACCATAAGTCTCTAGTAATCGATGTAATATAATCGAGGCTATATGTACTATTTTTACCAAACTTATATTTATATCCAATAAATCTATATGCATCAAAATCTGGATTTAATAAATCTACTGGTATATCAGTAAGCTTATTATTAGCCTCATAATATTGAGACCTTAATACATTAGAAATGCCAAAGTTATTTTCATCATAATTTTCAGATTCAATATGTATTATTGGTAATTTATAAGTATAAGTACGTCTAATTCTAGTATCACAAGTAAATAAATGTGTATCAATGCTTTCATCTGAAATAATATCATCAGCATTTGCTGACTCGATTTGCCAATTAGATGTTTTAATAGATGCATGATTTGTTATACTAGGTACTTTACTAGCACCAAGATATGAATTATATGGAATATCAACAGAGTAAATATTTGGCTCAAATATATTTTGTCCGCCCACAGTCCAACTACCAGCATTATTTAAGTCGAATGTAATTTTAATTAACTTCTTTCTATAAGTAAACTTAATAGTATCATTGCCACTAATAGTTACTGTTTTACCAGAGCTATTACAAGAATATCCATTTGTTGGGTATTCATCATTAAATAGAGGATATACTGTTATAGCTTGGCCAAATTTACAAGAAATAGTTGACTCAGTAGCAGAACCAATCTCATTAAGAGATGTTCTGTATAAAGTATTATATGTTATACTAGAATTAGAGCTATTTTCTGTTGACTCGTATTCATCTACAATTTTTACATTACAGATATTTCTATGTATATATATTCTAACAATACTAGAGCCATCACCTTTTATAATTGCATTTTCAATTCTAGATAAAGAAAATCCTTCTGGTACTTGATAATTTTCTGGAAAAAGTGCATTACTAAAATTTGTTTTATCCCCAGTTTTACCATGAGCAGTTTCAGACTTAATAAGTCTATAAGAGCAAGTATCATTATTAGCATCAGTAAATATACCAGTAGACTCAGGAGTTTCTTCCCAAGTTTGAAGTTCAAATGAAGTTGTATTAGACTCAGACCAAATAGCCTTTAATGTTATATCATGGTCTATTGTATCCGCAGGCGTAAATGTATTTCCTGATATTGTACCATCTGTAGCTTGGCTTAATGACCAGCCTTCAAAATTATAACCAGCTTTAGAAGGCTGTCCTAACTTAATAGGCTCGTTAGCTTTTAATATGAATTTATCATTATTGGCTATAATACCACCCTGTAAGTCATAGTCTAAATGAAAATCAGCTTTTTCCCATTCGGCTACAAGAGAAACGGGACTATTCATATTTGCAAAATCTTCTGGATTTATAATAAATTGATGAACTAAGCTACCAATAGTCCAACCATTAAATTTATAGCCATTTCTTCTTGGAATAGGTAATGTAAATGTTGTGCCATACTTGTAAGTATTTATTGTATCATCTGAGCCATCTAAATTACCACCATTAAGATTATAATTTAATTTATATACATTAGGCTCAAAATGAGGCCTAAGATAAATATGTCTATCTATATTTTCATTTGATGCTTCAAAAATCTGGTCATATACATTATTTAAGTTTTGGTCGCTCTTACAAGTTATTACCTGGCCAAACTTATCTGTTGTAGTCCAATAATCAAGTGTATGGCCTGCTTTAGTAGGTAAAATAATATTAGTATCATCTACAGAAGCTTCTAATAGTGTAGTATTTTTATTATATTCTATAGATGGACTAAATATTGACTCATTACTTGCATTATAACAAGTTACTTCATAATTATTACGAATCCAATTTGCTACACATAATGTATCATAATTTGTTCCAACTGGAATCATTGAATCAACAGAAATATTTTCATTTAACTGTTGAGAATGTAAATCATCTGTAATCTTATATATTTTCCATCCATTAAATGTATAGCCTAGTTTAACTGGCTGTGGAGCAACATATGCGATAGAGTTTACAAAACTTGTTCTACCCTCATTACCACTATTCCAAGAACCACCATCTAGGTCATATCTAATAGCGAATACTTGAACATTGCTTACTTTATTCTGAACTTGTTTTCCAAATTCTTTTAAGTTTGTAATAAGAGCCTTTTTTGTAACTAGTGAGTCCAAATCGTCTTTATCACGATGTTCCTTTATATATTCCTCTGGGCTTAATTTTCCCATATAATTTACAATATAGAGCCTGCTAGTTGTATCGTTTATTTCTGGGGTTAAAATAAGTTTAATAAAGCAGTCTCTTACTTTAGTTTCTATATTTTCATTAGCCTCTAAAGTAGTTTTAAGAGTAAACTTAACTGTTATATCATATTTATGATTTGTTTCTTTAACATTAGACGTTGGCTTAAAAATAAACTTAGTATTTGTGCCCTCACCAGCTTTTTCGCAACTTGCAATACCATTGTTGCTTATATATACGCAGCTTATTTCATTAAATGTTTCATTTTCTGGTATATTAAAAATGTCATTTAATGGAACATCAAATGTTGTTCTACCAGCCACATAATTATCTAGAGTGATTTTCTTTATATTGTTAGCCATTTATTTTTATTCCTCAATCCACTGAATGTCAATTCTTCCAAAGTCTACATCAGATGTTGTATCATCATCTTCATTATCTGACTCACCATCGCCACTTGCTGTGGCTCTATTTTGTAAGCCTAATAAACTTCCAGTTATATCTTCAAGAGCATTAAGTCTGTCATAAATTGACATTTCTCTAGGAAGATTTAACTGTTCAAAATTATTATAATTTAATGATTTTTCTTCACCATCAATTGTAACTTTAGATGTTTTATATCCATGATAATTAGTCTCAGTTCCGAGCTCTCTACTAATATCTTTAATTGCATTATCCAAATTGAATATAAGAGTAAGAAGATTTATATCCTGATTTGGAGTACCAGAATGGCCATATGGAGATTTAGCAGAAGCTTCATTATCTGTATAAAGGTTGCCGTTTCTTGTAGCATTTGCTGAGAACTTATGTCCAGCTAATTCGCCTTCACCAGTGATTAAGAACTTTCCGCCATATTTTGTTTCTGATGCAACAGAGTCAGAAATCTTATCATTTGTTCTTTCGTCTATAATTTTATCTAGACCAAGTAAACTTCTTAAGTGTCTAATTTCATCTTCGAGTACTTCAAAGCGAGACTTTCTATATGCGTTCTCATTACCAAGGAAATCATTAAATAATGTATTACGGTTATTATAACCAATAGCATGACCAGTTCTACCCTCATTTTTTGTATTTTCATGAGACTGGTTTTCATAGTCATAATTATATCGGCCACTATCAATATCATAGTAAATATGATTTTTACCATTACCAGTTGCATAATTAACATTGATAGAGTCATTAACTGTTTCTTTACTCTGCTCAACTGTTTCATCAGATAAAGCTTTATCGCCATAATTTACTGGCTGTGGCACATAATACATTTCATGTACTATATCGTCAATAATATTTCTTGTATCACCATTACCTGAGAATCTAGTATTTGCATTATCATTTACTTCAGAAGTAGTTTTTGATAATGTATATTCCGCGGTAGTATCAGAAGTACCATCATTATAGTTAACTACTATTACGTTTCCTTTTATTTCAGCAACTGTACCAAATACTACTTTTAATGCGTCTTCGGTATATACTTTATCACCTACTTTTGGACTTAAAGTAGTATAGAGCTTTTTAGTTAACTTGGACTCATTAGTCCACTCTTTTGAACCTAAATATCCAGCTGTACTTATATTAGAACGGTGTTGGTAATTTGTTTGAATTGTACCCGCAGAGTTTTCGCTACTACCAGCTATACCAGAGTCAGTACCATAAATTGTGAGTAACAAGTCTTTAACATCATCTGTTAAAGTATAATTCTTTCTTATGTTATCAAAATTCTGAGTACCATCTGCATTTATACGTAATTCATCATAATTATCTAATGCATTATCAGTAGCATAATCTTTACCAAGTATCTTTCTTACTGCGTCATCGTAGTGTTCTGTTTCTCTTAATCTCTTAAGAAGCTGCTTTATTACATAGTTTGCATTAACAATAGGATTTGCAGTATCTAAGTAATAGTTATTATTAGGTATCTGTTTATATGTAATAATATCTGGCGCAAGGCTAGAAGCATCTTCTACTAACTCATATTCACCAGTATCAGCATTTCTGATATATACATTTTCTGTATCATTAGATGTGTTTACAATATATGTTACAGGTAAACTGTCATCATAGCCAGCAGCAAGTTCAGCGCTTCTTTGTACATCCCAAGCATTATTATCTTTACCAAATACTGATAAGCCTAACCATTTATTGAGAACAAATATAAACTCTTCAATAGAATAAGTTTTATTTTTCTTATTAGGATTTTGTGCATCATCACTGTAGTCCGTAGATATAGTATCATCATTTAGAGACTTATTAGTATCTGTTTCAAATGCTGATTTTTGGCAGAGCTTTCTTACCACATTATCGAGTTCAGACTCAATTTTTTCAAGACGAGTAGTAATAGTTCTTGTATCACGTAATGTCTGCTCAGATAATACTGTGTCTGTATTATCATATATCTGTCTAAAATATGCGGGACCAATAGCGTCAATAAGAACATCAATAATACTTGCGTAATTATATTCTTCTATTGAGTCTGGTACATTTATTTGTACACTTACATTTTTATTTTGGATAGCAGAACCATTAACATTATTAACAAGAGTATCCTCACTTGTTATCTCGCCTGTTCTATCATATTCTGTTTTACCTTCTTCATGAATTGGCTTACCAATACCACTAATAAGAAGATTTTTGCCATTAAACTTACGTCCAAGAAGAACTTGATTTACATCACCTTCTCTATACTGAATTGGACTATCTACTTTAGATGTTTTTCCGTCTTCAGTAATATTTTCACCATTTAATGTATAATTATGCTCATCATGTCTTGTAGTTAAGATATAATTATATAAATCACGAGAAAGTTGGTCAAATCTAGAAAGTCCAGTATATGTAGATTTCTGTTCATATGGCTTAGAAGACTGCTCTACGCCTTCTGCTATATCTAAATCTTTATATCTTTCAGACTCTATTTCATTTTGTGTAGTTGCAACACCATTTTCTACATTAGTTGTTGGCTCGCCATCAAAATAAGCTTCTCTAATAAGAGTTCCTATATTAGCTCTTATTGTATTAAGACGTCTTGGGGTAGAGTCAATATTATCTGTGCCATTTACTGTATATGTAAGAGCATTTACTTTTGTGCAGATACGAGCTAATGCATCAATTAAACCATTAAATTCATATCTTTCATTTTCAGGTACAAGGTTATTTTCTGTATTAGACTTAAATGTATCACCATCTTTTTCGAAAGTCTGATTTTTCTCTAAGTCTACTTTTGACCAGTTACTATGAAGGTCAGCAGTTTCTTCTTCAGCGTCTTTCTTTGCTCTACCAGTAATTGGGTCATATATTGTAGGATCAATATTATTTTCTTGTCCGTCATCATTACCTTTATGTGTTTCATTTATTTCATAAGGATATGTTGAAGAATCTAATATTGATATATTATTATCAGAAGAACTTGCCTTAATATCTTTATCAAAAGTTGCGCCTTCAATCTCTTTTTCTAATTCGTCTATTCTAGAAAATGAAGTTTGTGTTGAGTTATCATCTTTACCATTTAAGTCATTAAGTGGGTCAGCAGTACCATAAAGTTCTAATGACATTGCTCTGATTAAGCGGTTTAAACCAAGATGCGTAGCTTCTGGAGTTACTTCTGGAAAGTTAGGTAATTCAATTTTATCTCTATTACCTGGAATAGTTGTTGCGTCAGAACCAAATGTAGATGCTTCAACTTTTAATAAACGCTCTTGTGTTTCTTTTGCTGCCCTTAAAAGAAGGCCAACTGAAGAAATTATACTTTGAGTATTTTCAGCATTATCTGTAATTGCATTTAAGTAATTCTTTATTGACTTAAGCTCTTCATCAGTATAATTAAATGTATTATCTTCTGTGTAGTGTTGAGTAGAGCCCCAATTTAAGTCTTCAGAATTGAAAATGTCTCTCTTATCTTCACCTGATAAGTTATCTCTAGCATCATTTACTCTTTCAATAATTATACCGATATATTTTTTATACCAAGATGGCTCATTTTTATAACGCCAGAATGCTAATGGCATTTCATATGCTGCTTGTAATGCTGAGCCAATATAATCATCTTGGGTATCATCTGCCATTAAGTTTGTTGTATAATTAAATCCGCCAGCGTTATTCAAGTCGCTAGATGTGAGACTTTGTTTATCTTCACCATATACATTCTTATATGCTACCTTAGAACCAACGCCTATATTACCAGCTGTAATATTTATTGGTAGGCCATTTTCGTCAACAAATGATATAGATTTATTATCTTCGTCAGTTATACCAAAATTATATTTTGATATGATTTTTGCATTTCTACCTTTAATGCCCTTAATATCATCAAATGTAGAAATTTGAGAAGCTATTGTCTCAATATGAGATAATCCAGTATTTGTTTCATTTACCTTATACTGTTCTGATGAGTAGAATGGTATTTCAGTACCTATTAAGCTATCGTTTTGGTGAACTTCAATACCTTCACTAGAAGTAATATATCTTTGTCCTTTACCTTCACCAAGAGGATCATCACCATAATATCTATATGGAATATAGGATGCTGTACTTTCATCAGTACTTGTGGTCTTATTTAGCTCACTGTTAATAACGTCATTTGACTTTAACTGTGTACTATTATGTGTAGCTAAATAAAGATTATTTAATTTAGAAGCATCAATATTACCACCGATACCAAAATTCATACCGTGTACTGTATTTGGACTAACAGCTTCATTTGGTTTAACAGCATTTTTATTTTCGTGCTCTAATACCTGAGCTTTAGTAACTAATGCATTATCTGGCATTAAAGCAATAGGAATTACATTTCTTTGATTACCATGGTCATCTACACTAGCATTTATAATAAAGTTTTCAATAGTATATGTTTCCGTGCCAGTATTAACATCAGATGCCTCGTAAGTAATAAATTGATTTTTTGTTAAGCCTTCTGGAAGACCAATACCAAATCTAATCTTAGTATCACTCTTAATAGGTAATTCGTCTTTTGCAGCAATATTGACTGTCTTAGCTGGCTCATCTTCTTTACCAATAAGAATCTCGCCAATATCTTTTCTTGCTACAAGCTTTTTAACATTATATCTTGTTTCAATAGCGTCTAATACTGCAAGACCAGTTACTGCTTTAGTAGTGTAAGGATTATTATTTTCATCTAAAATCTTATTTTTTAGGTATGCAGAAATAACACCATTTAAGTCAAATTGTTGTTTAAGAGTTTCTCTTCTACTAACTACAATTTTCCATGGTTTTCCTGCCATACTTGTTGGTACAACATTACTAGAAGTTTGGTAATAAATACCCATACCATCTTTTATGTCCGTACTTAAATAGTATGTTGAGTATATATTTACTGAGTTTGCAACTTCTTTCTCGATTTTCCATTCGAAACCATAAGTAGTTGTATTATTAAAGCTACTAAATCCACTTCTGATTTCTACCCAATGATATAAGCCATCAGTACGTGATGTTTCGCCATATTCTGGGTCAATATATAAATGGATATCTAAATTCTCTAATGTTGGGTCTTCAATACCATCAATTTTTGTACATAAATCACAAATAGCCGATATATCAAATCTATCATCTATTACATAGTCTTTTTCTGCTGCGCTAACACCCTTTGGATTATGTACAGAATATTTTGCAATCTGAGGATATGATATTCCTGGTAATTTACCATTTATCTGAATTTCGTTATTATCACCAGCATCAAAGAAATTACCAAATTTTCTTATATATGGAATTCTAGGCGTAGACTCATAAATACCAGAATCTGCAGCTTTAATCTGCATTATATTATATTCTGAATATTCTGTTGATGATGTACATTTTGGAATTATAAAGTGGTCTTCTTCCTCATATATAGGATTACCTTCATCATCTTCACCAATTTTATATTTTCCAATATTTAATTTACTTTCTGGAAACCAAGCCTTTAGTCTTGTTAATAATTTTTCATAACTGGCAACAGCATAACGAGTCTCACCATCCATAAGTAAGAACCCATATTCTGCTGCTGGACTTTCGCCACAATAAGGAGCAGGCTTCATATATCCTACTGGTAAATCACCAGTATCGTCTCTACGTCTTGCATTATCACAATGGATTAAGAGCTTATTTGAGTCTTGTACATCTAATACTTTTACAATTGTATCATAAGCTTCTAATGGCATGTCTATTACACGGCCATTTCTACCTAAGAAGTATTCTTTTCCTAACTCTTGATATTCATTGGTTTTATGAGTGAATAAACCATCATGCATGAATAAACAAATAGTTCCCTTAGGCACTACTTCATCAAGTTTATTATTGTACCATACACCTATAATATTTTGTCTTGATCTTAATCTACAATCTGCTGTTACAACAGTTCCTTTATTGTAAGAAGAACCATTATGGAAAGTAACGCTATCTTCAAAGAGTGGCTCAGCAGAATTAGATATATACATATAGTAATATCCACCTGGCTCAGAAGACTCAATATCAAAACATAAAACGCCTTCTGAAACATTTGAATTATCCACTGATACATTTAAGTTTACACCTGTAAGGTCCATCCATGCAGTCTTAAATGCATTTTCTAAACTTGCTTTTGAAAGATTTAATACGTCAGCATCTAAAGTATTCCTTAGATCAGCCTTAACAATTTTTATTGCATGTTCAGCTTCGTCTTCTGCTAGGTTTTTATTAAGCGCATCATTATATAATTTTGCAATAGCTAGGAAAGCCGCATCTTCTTGAACCATAGAATTCTGAACTTCAGCAATACTAAATTCATCGCTAAATGTTACAAGAACGGTTTCTCCATCCATTTTTTGGAAACCAATAAAAGATGTTTTTGGATTATAATTATAATTTGGATGAACAGCAAAAATGATTTTGCTCTTAAATGCAACGTCTTCTTCAGAGCCTAATGCAAATACACGACAAGGGTCAGATGATGGTACTAAAACGTCTTCACCTAAAACGCCCTCTAAAATAGTATTATCAATAGGACCTCTATCATCACCCTGTATAGCTATTTCAATTTTTGTTTCAACTTGGTCAGAATTTTTAACTGGGGCGTCAGTTAAATATCCAAGGAGAATAAAATTATTATAAGTCTTATAAATATTTGACTCATTAACTGTTAATGAACCTGGCTCTACACCATCAAATTCAGCATTTGCAACGTAGACTTTTTTACCTACATCTTTATAAGTAAATCCAGGATCATAAACTAATCCATTTTCTATTTCTTCACTATCAAGGTCTTTATTATAAGTAAAACTACCAAAACCTTGAACATGTATTAATTTTTTACCTAATTCTTCTTCTGTAACTGGCTCATGTGCTAAACCAATACATCTTGTATGTTTTGACGTATCAGTAGGAACTATATATGAGTAAGGGTCATCATTTAAGAAATAATTTTCATTATTAAAATATTTAAGACCAGCTTCTTTTAAGTCTGCCTCAGTAGCAACTGAAACTGCAAAACCTCTTTTTATAGGAAGAGCTGCTCTATATGAGCTTAAAGGCTGAGACCACTGGATAAATTCATCTTTATCCGCATATCTAAGTTGATTATTTCTATCATCAATGAAAGTTAAGCCTTCTTTCATTCTTTTTGTTAAATCTTCTGAGTTATTTAATACGTCTGACATTTATAAAATCCTATTAAATAATTAGTATTTTACATGAATAATTGGAATTCTTACATGGTCGAATATATATCGCCAAGTACCATCTGCAGCCATGTAAACATCAGATGAAGAATATTTATTTTGATCTCTATTTATAGCTTCCGCATCACCATATGTACTATCTGTGGCTTTACTATATGGAGTACCCTCAAATTCTGCACCAGTACCCGACTCAGGAGTACCAGTACCAAATTGGTTAAACCATGTATTTGGATTTGCAACATTAAAGTTATAATTTCTATGGAACTGATAAAGAGAACCAGCCTGTGCATTATCTCTAGTATTCTTTTCTATTCTACCACCAGAAGGTAAGTCGGGATATTCTTCATCCTCATTTAGGTCCTTAGAAGAAATAAATTTTATAAAGTTATTATTTTTATCAAAAACAGCATAATTATCATCTGAAGTTACTAATCCCAGTTTACCAGTAACACCAAAGTTTTCTTTTATAAATCTTGCTAAAGTAATAATATTAAATTTATTACCTTTTACAAATGCTTCTAATTCTCTTAAAGAATATGGTACACGTCTTGGCGCCCATAATTCAGCTACAGCCGCTGTTACTAGCTGTCCATCAGCAATAGTATTATTATTCGTACGTCCAGAATCTTTAGAATCCCAGGCAGTGAAATTAAATACTGATCTTTCTTTTGTTTCTGTATTATCAAAAGTAGTAATATCTTCTGATAACTTCTTAATTGCGCCAAATAATGTATAAGCAATAGCATCATTGCTATTTACAACTTTCGTTATGTCAATAGTTTGATTATTACTTTCATCTATACCAGTTTCTATACCAATGATATCACCATAAATATTATGAACGCCATTTTTATAGTCTAATGTATATTCCGTTTCTGGAACACTATTTAAGCGAGTATCTTCATCATTCTGTCTCTTTTGCTTTTCATTTGTACCAATAGGTATAGCATTATCTTCATCTGCAACTGAGTCTTTACGGTATTGAGTTGCGTTATTTGCATCAAGGAATACGTCCGATTTACGTCCAGATGTAAGCTCTTTTAAGTATACCCATAGTTCATCAATAGTTGGAGATAAGATACGTCCATCCATGAACAAGTTACCGGTAGATGGAACAATAGTTGGTAAGTGTCTTAAATTTTTTTCAGCAGAGTCCGCAGATAATTGATATTCTGTAGAGTCTTTTTTAGACTCAGGGTCCCAATAGCCTGGCTGTGTGATATGACTATCACCAGTTCTTGTTTCAGAAGCCATTAGAATTCCACCAATTACAGAGTCATCTTCATCACCTTTCTCTATTATGCTATTTATTTCAGTATCTGAAAGTGAAGATAAGTTTTTACCTTTATCTAGACCAGCAAGTTTTCTTGTAAGTATATCAACGGAAGGACTTGCAACGGGTACATAAGGTAATGATGATATATCTTTTACTGAGCCATCCGTATCAAGGTCATATCTATTAAAATCTGAAGTAGCACTTAATACAATATTTCTATGTTTAACGTCTGCTTCTTGGTTTAAGTCTTGATTGAAAACATTTGGCATGATATAATCACCAAATATTGGCGATTTAATCCAAATAAATGTATGCTCAAGAATTTGTCTCCAAAGGCTATCCCTAGAAATAGCAGAAGAAAAACTATAATTCTTATTATCTATTATACTTGGTAATGTACTAAATACAAATTGAACAATATCAGTTCCAAAGTTAGGCGCAGTTTTATTATATCCAGTTTGCTCAGTATTTATCCAGAACTTACCATCTGTAATAACCTTAAAGAAACCTGTAGAATTAGATCTCGAATATGTTATTTGGTCCTGAAGCGATTTCAATACTAAACCCGCGGTCCAAGTATTATCATAGTTAAATAAAATTCTATTAAAAGCACTATATTCTGGCGTTGTACTTAATGTACCACGGAATCCAGTATCTTCTGATAACAAATAAATTGGATATACAAGCGCATCTTCATTATTTGTTAAAATCCTATCAACATAAGGAGGTACATATCTACCACTCGGAATATAATCAGTATTAAAATCACCAGCAGCTTCTGTTACGTAAAGGCCACGTTGTACGAATAGTACATCACTAGATGGCTCTAAAACTGACTTTTTATCATGTAATATAATCCTATTATTTTGAAAAATGCTCACATCAGCTTTATCAGATAAGTCATTATCAAATAATAATTTTATTACATCTTCTGTTGTTAGCGACTTACTGAGCGTACGATCAGCTATAATTTCTTTACACTTAGCACGACTGTCATATTGAGCGATGGATGCGTCTATACCAAATACATTATATAAACCGGTAGCTTCATAGTTTTTATTATTAATTGTTACAGCGGCAGTATCTTGGTATATAGAACCACCACCACGATATAGAATGCTATTATAACAAATAATATTATGTTTTAATGAAAGACCACTTCTTTCTTTTGCACGTAAAATACCATCATTAGTATATAACAAATCCCATAAAGAATGTAAAGATAATTCGGATTTTGTAGGAATGGTCTCAAGCGTTGCTTTCCATGAATTTTGTAGTGTTGATGTAGCCATTAAATAATATAACTCCTGTAATTTATATTTTAATTAGTGAGTAGTACTATTTAATTTAATTTTTTAAAAAAGAAAAGGCCCTAAATTTAGGGCCCTTATATTTATTCGATTTCATTAAGAACTGGCTTAATATATTTATCTTCCAAATATTCAGATAATAAGTTATATTGATTTTGTACTGCATTAGTATAAAGCGTTTTAAAATTATCTGAAACTGCAACTAAGGGGTCTAAGTCTAGGGTTTCTTTTCCATTTTCATCCTTTATTAAACCCTTATTTCTTAATAAAATATGTCCAAAATATGGGATATTTATATGTTGAGCTTTATCTGGATTTTCAGCAACTCTTAGTAATATTGTAAAAATTGTAAATTCCCATACTTCCCGTACAATTTCACTTTTAACGCCCATCGTAGCAGATATTTCTTGAAGCATCTGCTTTGTATCAGCGTCCATATCAAAATTTTTCATGTATATACACCTTCAACTAGTTTTCAGAAATATAATTCTTAATTATATCTTTATCTATAGTAGCATAATACATGTTTCCTTTGTATACTAAAAGAGGTACATTATTATAAGTCATAGCTGTAAGTCTGCTCATTACAGTATTTAAGGTCACTCTATCCATATTAATCCTATCCGCGCTGAGTAAAGGATTATTTAATGGGTATTCATTATTGTTATTTAATGTTACATTATTAAATAATTCATCAATAAGCAATAAAACTTTATCCATTATTTCTTTAGATGTACGCCCAAAATTATATGGTATAGTATTTTCTGTTATCTCGGAAACCCTCTTAACGGGTCTTAAATTCGCAGCAGCAGAATCTTCTGGAACAGGGATAGTTGAGTCTATAAAGTCATCCAAGCTTGTTCTCTTTACTTCTTTAACAGCTACTTCTTCTTTCTTGGTTGCATCAAGCTTTTCTTTTAAGATATTTAAGTCTTTTTTTAGCTCTACATTATCTTTTGTAAGTCCTGTTATACTTACCTCTTGAAGCTTAATTTTATTATTTAATTCTAGCTTTTCAGCTTCTAATTTAGCCAGCTCAATTTCTTGCTTCTCAATAACGTCTTCCACAAGATGTTTAATAGTTTTATAAGTCTTTTCTTTTAAGTTTAAATATTTTTCTTTTTCAGCATTAACACTACTTAAAAGCTCATCATATTCTTCAGACTTACTAAGTAAATCATCTTTTAATGATGCAATATTATTTTCAGATGTTACTTGTAAATCCTCATACTTATTTAGAAGCTCTTTATAAACAGCGCTATCATTATTTAATATTTCTTTTATACTGTCCTTTGAAGGTGTATTTGTAAGTTCTTCTTCTTTTGCTTTTAAGGAGTCTTTTAACTTAATAATTTCATTTTTTAATGACGTAATATCAGTTTCATATTTTTGTGCAGAACTATTAAGTTCTGATATTATATTTTCTTTATTAGAAAGAACTTCTTTTAAGCTATCATATTCATCTTTTAATTTATTAAAGTCATCATTTAAGGTTTCGCTTTTAGAATTGGCGTCATTATAGCTAGACTGTAATTCTTCAAGCGACTTTTTAAGTTCATCTCTTTCCTTGTTAACTAATTCCGTCTCAGTCTTAAAACGAGTTTTTTCTTCTAAATACTTTTTATGGGTTAATTCTACTCTTTCAATAAGATTATCTATATTCAAAGCCACTTTTTAGCTCCTTAAATCGTCTTCAAAGCTATTTAATACTTCATTAAGTCTTTCCAACTTAGATTCACTATCATCTTTTACCGCTCTAGTAGCAATAGTATCAGATTTTACTATGGTATTATCAGAATTATTATTTTGTAAAGTATGAGCGATTTCTACTGTGCCAGGGTCCATACTCATTTCTTTTGGTACCTTTTCTAAATTAATAGTAGGCTCAGCATTATCTACATCTGGCTGTTCTACTTCAGTAATTGCTGGTGTTGTATCTTTACTAGTATAAATAACATCACTCTGAATTTTCTGTAATTGGGACTTTTCAAACTCTTCAATCTTTTTATTTAGGTTTTCAATAATTTTATCTTTTGATTTATTATTAAGTTCTAAAACATCTATTTTGTTTTTATTATCATTTATAGATTCTGTATATTGCTTTTTTAATTCGTCGAATGATGCCTTTTCAGCTTTATTCTTTTTAGAATATCTTGCAATAACATCATCAACATCATCTTCCATAAGCTCAACGCACTTACGTGCTTTTGCTTCAAAATCTTTCTGGTTAATAATACCTTTCTTAAGATAATCTTTATAAGTTTTTAACAAAAATAAGTCAATATTAAAATTTTCACCAAAGTAAGCATCAAATCTCGAAAGCATCTTACGATCAATAGTTGATTTAGGTGTAAAAAGCGCAATTAAAAATTCCTGTACAATACCAAAAATCATAATAAGTATCATCATCATGATTTCAGTAGTTCCAAAAGAAGATACGCTTACTTTTTGACTATAAGCCTCAGAAATATCTGTTGCCTTTGTCTTCTTCATACTTTCTAATGTTGGACCAATAAGCATAAACATCTTTGCTGACTCTCCAACATCGCCAGTATCATTTTCATAGGCCGCTTTAATATCACTTAATAAATTTATAGAGCCAGAAATATTATTTGGATCAAAAACAACAGGCTCATCTGAACCTGGCATATAATATCTGCCCTCTAAGTTCTTAATTTCTTGAACAGCTTTATCTTTAGTTTTATCTGCGAGTTCAGTTAACTCTGATAATGAATTATTTTTTACAGACTCTTCAATTTCAGTCTTAATTCTTGTTGCTAAAACTGCTTCACTGGTTATATTACGAATTTGATTTATACTTAAAGTATACCCCTTAGCTTTGACATTACTTACAACTAATGAGTTCTGCTTATCCCAATATTCATCTGGTATAATTGTTTGTCCTCTGAAAGTAACTTCTTCTTTAGAACCAAAATTATTTCCAAACTCTGCCTCAAATTCAGACCTCTCAATACGATAAGCTTCAATAATAGGCCAGATTTCAGCAGCTGTAGTAGCGGCTCTAGTACCAGCAGTACTTGATGCAGCTGTACCATCAACTAATGCCTTAAATTGAACATCATCTGATGTATCTGTTGTATTATAATATTTTGTTATTTTTTGGATATCCTCATTAGCTCTTTTAATAACATTCTGATTTTTACGAATAGCGTCGCCAATAGAAACTACTGATAATGAAATAGATGTAATAAGGGAAACTGTTATTAAAAACTTATGTGCAATATGCCATTTAAGCTTAAGCTTATTAAGATTTTTATACCAAGCATATTTATCATTTTTTAATCTAGTCTGTAATTCATTTATTGCACCAAGCTGCATAGCACACCAGAACTTAGCTGATGTGAAACCTAATGACATTATAGAAAATAAAACACCTGCTGCAACTTTTACCGTAGCTACAGTATACCAAGATTTAGATAATCCGCTAAAGAAAACTAAATCAATAAATCCTGATACTATAGATAGCGCAATACAAGTTATTAAAATTCCACTTATCAATACATTTGTCGTATTTAATGTTGGCTTAATTTTTTCACCTTTTTTAGGCCATGTAATTGAAAAAGGTATTGCTATCTTTTTTGGCATTTTAGTAGCATTATTAGTATTATTATTTTTAGACATTTTACTTATATATCCTTTATATACATATTTTAAATTAACAGGAATTAGTATGTAATATTTGCTAATAGAAATTATCTTAAATAGATATTGGTAATTAGAACATAATTACTTAAACTTTTTTGTAATCTAAGTCGAGGCGTATTATATAAATATTTTATACTATAATTTGCATCTGCGACAGAATGAAAAGAACCAAAAAAATTTGTACCGTCATAAATATAATATTCATTTTTACTTTTTACTATTTGATAAGACATATCTTAATTAGCTATTATATTTTTTTAAATTTAATAACATATTATAGCTAATAAAAATTAAAATAAAAGGAGATTATCGGATTTTTCCTGATAAAATTAAGCCAATATGGGAGATGTAGAACCATTATATGGAACATGGGTTCCATCATTTGCTGGGTGGAAACCAAAACCACTTAAATGGTATCAAAAGGTTTGGTATAGTATTTATAATGTGAGAGATGAAATAGCTCTTATTGCAATACTCCTACTATGGATTGGCGGTATTGTTTTCTTATGGCTGAAAGGCTATGGTCGATATATCCCATTTGCCGTTATACCTGGTTTAATTACAGGAATAATGATTGGTATTGATAGTGGACATTATTATCCTATGTATCATAGGCGATAATTAATAACTAGATAATAAAAATCCTCAGTTTAAGCTGAGGATTTTTTAATTTTTTTAAGCTTTATCTAACACCTAAAAACATGGTCACTATTAAGCTCATTTTCTAGCATTTCAATTTTCTTAAGAAGTTCCGCAATAATGTTTATTGAAATAATATTATTCATAGCCGAATAATCATGATAATCATAGCTTTCACCATTAGAATCACAAGTGGAATTAGCTTTTTTATATAATTCTATCGCTTCATCAATTCTTTTTTGATGAGCGTCTTTTTCTTCTTTGTTTTTTATTTCTTTAAGCTTTTTCTCAACAAGAGGCTTAACTTTATTTGAATATACATCATAAGACATATCATAGGGCATTGGCCAATTAGGGTTATTCAAAGTAATTTCGACACATTCATCAGCCCACTCGTTAATTTGTTCCTCAGATGGGTTTTTATTTATTTCTTCTATATAGCATTCTCTACAATAATTTTTATACTGTGGATATCTTTTAGCCCAAACCATTTCTGAATTTGCGCTTCTATATAACTTACCACATTTTTCACACTTTTCTGTATATTTTGGATTTATAAATTCCTCAAGTTCTTCAGAATCAAAATTTCCAAGCGTAAATTTTTTACTTGGCGTACTAATAAATTCACTAGGCATTATTTAACACTCCGCTATAATTTACTTAAATATTAACAAGAAAGCTGCCATTACTTCCTGCCTTTTACCCAGCCGCTATCTAAATACTCTTGTAAATTTTCTTTTCTTATTCGCTTAATTTCAGAACTATTATGTACCCAGGCCATAGCAGGCTGCTTAATTCCCTTTCTTGATGTTCCATATGTTCCGCGAGTCCAGCCATCAGAAAGATAACTATCTAATTCATCTAACTTAATTTCTTTTACTACACCATCTTTCTTTACATAACAAGAATTCTTACGGCGCTCAGATAACTTCTGCTTATACTCTTCAGTCTGCGCATAACCTTGTATATTTGAACGGCCCCTAGACCAGCCCTGATTAGTATATTCTTCAAGTTCAGACTCTTGTATCATCTTTGTATCTACGCCATTTGTAATCCAAATACCCGTTGAGCCATGTGCAATTCCCGTATTAGCATCTATAATACGTTTTGCATACTCTGGGTCTTCCCATCTTTTTGCAACATTTAGCGCACGCTGTTTTTTATATTCTTCTTTTTTTAGTTTTAAGTATTCTTCAGCATGTGCTTCACAGCATGCAAAAGAAGTTTCGCTATTAGCTTGATGACATATTGGGCAGTCTTTAATTTGTGAATATCCTATCCAGCTACCTTGACCTAAATTTCTTTCAAGTATTCTTACTGGTTTCTGAGTAGCTTTTTGAACCCAAATTCTTTTAGCGTTCATTTTAAGTGTGCCATCCTTAAATGACTTACCAGCATTAACACCCTTTTCTAATTTTTTATTTTCTAAAAATTTTATTTTTAAATCGGCAGATATTTTTTGAGCTTCTTCATCTTTTAGCCATTCTTCTAACTTAATCTTTTTCCAATTAGAAAATTTACTTTTACCATGGCATACTAGCCATGCTGCTTGTATATTCGCAACATAACCCTGATGATTTTTATTCTGTTCACATTCTAATGCGAGTAAATAATGTGCATAAACATGTTCACCAATAGTAAGTAATACTAAATTATTTTTATCATCAGTACCACCCATATTTTTAGGTATTATATGATGAAGCTCATAATATATACTTCCACCTTTTTGTCTAAACTCTTTTTGAGCATTATTAATTAAATCATTATAAGTCTTAAAATCTAACAGCATATACTTCTCCTTTTATTTTAAAATAAAAATAACCGCTAACTTATATTAAATTAGCGGTTATTATGAAAAAGTAAAGTATACTTTTTAGTTTTTTAAGGTGGCTTCTAGGCCACTTATTCTTGGCTTAGGTTCTCAAAAATTAAGAGTACAGTTTCACTATATACATATACCTTACAAGTAACCTTGATAACGAACTGGCGTTTAGCCATAGTTGTAGGTGTATTCTGACCAGTGATATCAACAGAAGCTGTTGCCCAAATTGGGTCAGGTCCTGTGGTACGTTTGTCAAGAATAGCTTGTACTTGTTTTGTACGCATATCCATATAGTATGGGCTAATTCTCTTGAATACCTGCTGAGTCATGACTTTATCACGAATTTCGCGTTTACAAAGGTCAAATGACATAGAGTGTCCAAGGTAAGACCAGTCTGTAACGGTAGCAGGGTCTTGAGTAGATTTCTGAGACTGAATCATAAGACCATAATCTGCATCATAAGTAATAGCACAAAGTCCTTTTTCATCGAGGATTTGAAGTGCTTCGTCAGTAAACTGCCATTTAGCTGAAAGAACGCTTCTAGCTAAGCATCCGCCGAGTCCTGCTGAGTCGTTTGTACCAGCTGGCGCGATACCACCAAGTTTCTTATCCATAATACGAGCGAGCTGAAGGCCAACATCACCGATAGGCTGGCAGTAGTAATATTTACCAGTATAAGTATCATACTTTCTGAATTCACCGATATACTGAGCAGTACCTTTTGAACGTCCAGAAACTGTAATTGTTTTTGGATTTGCAAGTTGTGCTTTTGTAATAATCTTTGGTGATATAATTGTTGATGTATCGTGATATACAACACGTAAGCTCATAAGAAGAGATTTGAAATCTTCGTAACCCGTAAGTTCCATGAATACTAATGCGTCATCATAAACAGGGTTTTGAGCTTCAATAAGGCCGTCTTTTACAATCTGGTAATATTCATCTCTCCAAGCAGAACCAAGAACGCCGTCTTTCTGGTTTTTCTCATTAACGTATGTACAGTATCTTTGACCTTTAAGGTAGTTTGTATAAACATCTTTTGCAGGTCCAATTGGGTCAACAATTTTTGTACCAGTATAGAAACCTTGGTCATTGATAGCTTTAAGGTCATCAAATGTTGCTTCAGGAACGACTTCCATGAATGTAACAGTTTCTTCTGGAAGAATATTTGGCCAGTAGATATTTGAACCATATGAGTCAACGCCTGTTTCAGAAAGAGAACCAGTAAATTCACCACCAGAAGTATATTCTCCCGGAATTACGACTTCTTTACAAGATATTGTAAGTGTATTGTAATTAACGTCTTTCTTTAATGGGTATTTAGGGTCATCTTCTTTACACTGAACAAATTTATGTCCAGACATACCTTTTACAGAAGCTGAAACAACTTCGTATACGTTGTAAATAAAGTCTTCAATGCCAACTGCTTTAACAGATGTAGTATCTTTAGAATCAGTAATTCTGCTATTGATATAGAATCTCTGAGTTAAGTAAGACGATGTAACATCAGTAAGAACCTGAGTTGTTGTATCAAGCTTAAAAATACCAAATTTATTTACGTCGCTATCATGAACTATTACTAATCCGTCTGTATTACCCTGAATAATTGCGCTTGCCCAGCCTTCAGCTAGTGTAAATCCGTTGATATTCTTCATAGTTGGAATATCAGTTTTTGTGCCTTCTGCAGTAGCGGAGCCCCTTAATGTAGCAATATCTACCCAAGCACAGGACTGGTCATACTTCCATTTATCGTATCCAATATTAGAAATAGAAACATATGTTGGTGTTTCATTAGGTGACTTCTGATGAACACGAGCAAATGTAATATTCTTAATATTTACACGCCACTGAATTCTGTTATTTCCAAGTCCATAGAACGCTTCAAAATCACCGATACTTACATCTTCATCAGTTGCAATACTAAACTCTGCTGACTTACCATCAAAAAGTATAGTCTTAATAGTATCTTCTGCAGCATCAGCTGTGATTACATCGCCATTATTTACCTTGAATGCTCTAAACTCGCCTGTTTCAGTTTTTAATTTAGAGTAATCAAAAAGATTTTCAAATGTAATATAAGGAGCAGCAGCAGATGTTGTATTATTTGCTGTCTTATCCTTTTCATATCCTTTACCAGTTACGTCAGTTTCACCAATATAAATGGTATATGTACCATCTGACTCTAACTTGTATTCGCCACAGTAGTAATCTTTAATTTCACCATCATCTGGGTCTACATAGTAGAGAACACCCTTTGTTGCAGAGCCTGATAATGAGTATGTATAAGTGCCAGCATCATGACCATTAGCAACATCATCGCCCCAGTAGTTAAATCTAAGGTAATTTGTTCTAGCAAATAATGTAGCACTGAATCCTTCAATTTTAATACAGCCCTGAGTTTTACCTTTATCAGATAATTTAATGATATCTACATAAGCGTTGCCTACGTTATCGCCCCAAGCGCCGTCTTCACCACCGGCTGAAATACATACTTCAAAAGATGGGTCTTTATCATCTGATACTTCCCAATAATCGAAAGGACCGTGAGTTGTAAGATAAACACCACCATAATATGAAGGGTGGTCAACGCCTGTTCCTGGAGGCGCAGAAATATATAAGCCATATTCCTGGTTAAATGCTACAGCTTCATAAATATCTATCCAGTTAGCTGTTGGAAGACCAATCATTGCATTTATGGCCTTTTCATTACCATAAGGGAAGTACATAGCTTCTGTTGTACCCTTAGGCGCTCTACAGACCATATATCCCTTAATTGGAGCTTCTGTAGTATTTATTGTGTAAGAACCGTCAATGTCAATAAATTGGAGACGAAAACTTTTCATGTATTTTAAACTCCTTTAATATATAGAAGATATTTTATACCTTTACAAATTAGTTTATGTTTTCTAAAAAGATAATATATAATATGAAAAATTAGTGGTATGATAGTAAATAGTATAGAGCAATATAACTTATTAAAAGCAGATACAGTTTTTACTTTTGTATGTAATTCTTGTAATAATACTTTTGAGAAGCGTAAACGACGAGGAAAAAGGGGCGAAACTTTTAATTTTCTCTGCCAGAATTGTGGTAGAAAAATGACCAATATAAAAAGGTATGGCGCTGAAAACGTATTTGCGTCTGATAGTATCAAGTCGAAAATAAAAGAAACATGCTTAGAAAAATATGGCGTTGAAAATCCTATGTTTTCTGAACAAATAAAAGATAGGTCTAAGGAAACTTGTTTAAAAAAATATAATGTTGCTTACAGTTTCCAGTCTGATAATAATAAAGAAAAGTCTAAAGAAACCCTTTTAGAAAAATATGGAGTTGACCATCCATCAAAGAATAAAGAAATTAAAAAGAAAATGGTAGAGTCTTGGTTAAAAACAAAAGAAGAAACACAAGAAAAAATAGAAAAAACTTGTTTAGAAAAATATGGTGTATCTAGGCCTATGCAAAATTATAATGTACAATTAAAAGCCAAGAAAAAATATACATATGATAATCTTCAATTTGACTCAAGCTGGGAACTAGCTTTATATATTTATTGTATTGATAATAATATAGATTTTGAATATCATCCAAATATTAGTTTTAAATATAAATATAATGATATTGAATATTCTTATTTTCCGGATTTCAAGATAGAAAATGATTTTATAGAAATAAAGGGCTTACAGTTTTTTGAAAATAAAGATGTTAATGGAAAAATGATAAATCCATTTGATAGAAGCCTAGATGATAAATTTGAAGCAAAACATCAGTGTATGATAGAGCATAATGTTAAAATTATTACAGACTGCTCTAAGTATATAAATTATGTAAATAAAAAATATACTTCTGATTTTTTAGGACTATTTGAAAATGGCCTCGATTTTCCGTATTTAAATCAAGATTTAAGCGATAAATCCGATATGGGCCTTATTCATCATTTTCATAAATCTATATATATTGCGTCTAGAAATGGCAAAATTTCCCCGTTAGACGCATGGCAAGATAAAAATATAATTAAAAAAATTGCGCTTAATAGATTAAAATATGTAGGTCATTGTAGACCATCAGATATTCTACAGGGATTTAATGTAACTAGAATAGCAAATAAAGTATCTGTATTTAACCCGAAACTAGCAGAAAACCTTATTAAGAAATATATACCTAATGCAGATATTATTATTGACCCATTTTCAGGATTTAGCGGAAGAATGTTGGGGTCATATAATTGTGATATACACTATATTGGATGGGATATAAATGAGGACCATGTTAGAGAGTCTAATGAAATCGTAGACTATAAATTGATAGGTGATATGTGTGATATAAAAATACAAGATTTAATTACATTTGGGGGTAAGGACTGGTCCGTACTTAAAGACGTATGTTTATTTACATGTCCGCCATATGGTGGAAAAGAACATTGGAATAAGAATAATGATGAAATAGAAAAGTCTTGTGATGAATGGATAGACTTATGTTTAGAAAAGCATAGGGGATGTATAAAATATTTATTTGTAGTTGATGAAACTGAAAAGTATAAAGATAAAATTGTAGAAACAATAACGAATAAAAGTCACTTTGGCTCAAATAATGAATATGTTATAGTTATCTAAAAAATAAGCGCCTAATATTAGGCGCTTTTAATTTAATTTCTTAATTCATATATAACTAGGTTAAAATATTTTTATACATCTAACTCTGGTTTTTCTGATAGAATATTAGGAAGTTTATAATAAGCATAAGGTTTATAGCCCCATTGTGTTTCTATATTTGCTTCCTTTTCACAATTTTCATCATAATAAAATCCTATACGCTTTTCATTTTTAGGCTTTAACCAGTCATCACCATCTACCCAAAAATATGCTATCATAAAGTAGCTATTACCATTATAATGATATTTTATCAGATATTGTCCAGTTTCTTTAGGATATGTTGAAATATCCCCTGCTCGCATATTTGTAAAATTAATCATTAAAATAATCCTCCGCTAATTTTTCATCTGACATTACTACATAATTTTCTAAAAAAGCATCTCTATGATGAATAGTTTGCTTTATTGTATTTTCATCATATTCTGACCAGCTTTTTATAGCTTCTAATAATGTATAGACTCTATCAATATTATTATTTGCTAAATATTCTACTGCATTATTTAGGTTATCAAATGTGATAAGTTTATATGCATACTCACTAAGCATATTATCTAAAGAATGTGTGGTATTATCAAAATATTTATCTACTAATCTAATTTTTCTTATTTTATTATCTAGCCCAAAATATACTTTATATAAAAAATCTCGTCGTAATGAGATTCTAACAAAAAATGAGTCAATAGATTTTTTAAAGCATATAATTTTCATAAATTATATATTAGTAATTTTATATATTTTTTTGTTAATCTACATATTATTCATAAGGAGTTAACTATGGCAAAATTTAGTACACTTACACATAATGGCCCAATATTTCCACCAGAATATGAAGTAAAGGGATTTAAGTTAGCAAATGAAGAGCTTTCGCCACTTGCGGAAGAAATGATGTGGCATTATGCTGCTAAGCGTGATACTGATTATGTAAAAATTGAAAGATTTAATAAAAACTTTTATAGTTGTCTTAAGCCGGAGCTTACAGCAAATCAGCAGCTTCTCGAATTTCCTAAGGACTATAAAAAGCTTATTGATGATATGTTTAATAAAAATCAGCAGATTAAGGAACAAAAAGCAAATTCAGCAGTAAAAAAAGTAACAAAGAAAGAATGGAAACTCGCAGAAGAAGATGCATCTCTTAAAAAGAGACTCGAAGCTCGCCAGAAAAAATATGATGAAGCAGACGCAGAAAAAACTGCAATGAAAGAAAAGTATGGGTTTGCTTTTAAGGATGGCAAAAAAGAGCCTCTTGGCAGTTTTATGATTGAGCCTCCGGGAATTATTATGACTCGTGGCGATTCGTCTATTCTTGGTATGTGGAAATATCGTACTGTACCAGAAGATGTAATTATTAACTTTATTCCACTTCCAGAAAAAGAATGGGATGCTCTTCCAAAATCTTATCAGGATGTTGTTCTTGGTAAAGCTGAAATGAATACACTTTTACCTGAAGATCAGGAAAAACTTAAGGAGATGAAAATTCCATTTGCTCCAAGAGCTCCGGAAGGTCATAATTGGAAAAAAGTAGTTTCTGATAATAATTCTTGTCAGACCGTAATGTATTTTGTTCAGGTTGGACGTCCAGAATTTGGTATCAGCCCGCGCTATAAAAGAATTATTTTCGCTGCTAAGTCTGATACTAAAAAAGAAAAAGATATGCTTAAATTTGAAAAAGCAAGAAAGCTTGTTCAGATGTGGCCAGATATGGAAAAGCATATTATGAAAGGTATGGTTTCAACTGATGCAAAACGTCAAGAAGCTGCAACTATCGCGTCTCTTATTAAAACGACTGGTATTCGTGTAGGCAATGAAAAAGATGAATCAGCCGGATATGCAGAAACAGTTGGTGCATCTACTCTTGAAGTAGGTAATATTGAACTTATTGCTGATTACAAAGTGAAGCTTGACTTTATGGGTAAGGACTCAGTTCACTATGAAAATACTGTTCAGCTTGACCAGCTTACTTATAATGCGCTTAAAAAAATTATTGGAAATCGTTCAAAAGACGAGCTGGTATTTAAGAATGCTTCATCAAACGATGTTGCGGCATTCTTGAAAGAGTTTATGCCAGAATGTTCACCTAAACTTTTCCGTTCAGCTTATGGATGTAAACTTATTTCAGAAGAACTCCATAAGGCAGAAAAAGATGGAAAACTTACGAAGGCTATGCCAACTTCAAAGAAAATTGCAGTTTATGATAATGCTAATCTTGAAGTTGCTAAAAAATTAAATCATCAGCGTGCGCTTCCTAAGAACTTTGATGCTCAAATGGAAAAGCTTGATAAGCAAATTGAAGATGCTATTAAGAAAGAAGCAGAAGTAAAAGCTAAAGCTGAAGCAGAACTTAAGAAAGTCTTAGAGCAGGCTAAACTTGCTAAGAAAGAATGGGAAGGTGAAAAGCTTACAGCAGCGCTTGAAAGGATTAAAGAGCGTAAAGATAAAATTACCGCTAAAGTAGAAAAGTCGGAAGAAAAGATTGAAAAGCTTAAAGATAAGCGCGAAATGAAAGATAAAGCAAAAAACTATTCTCTCACCACATCCCGTACTGCTTATTCTACACCAGCTCTTGCGGTAGCTTTCTGTAAAAAGTTTGATATTGATATTTCAAATATCTATTCTAAGTCGCTTCAGGAAAAATTCAATTGGGCAATGGATACTCCAGAAAGTTATTATGATAATTTCCCTAAAGAAGCTAAAAAATAAAAATCAGGGCTCATTTTGAGCCCTATAAATAATGAAAAAGCTTCATACTAGAGATTTTGGATATAATAGGAATTAAATTATGAGTGATGTTGTTAGGGATATTTATAAAGAACTTGGGAATAAAATGCCTAAAAAAATTTATAAAAAATATTGTTTTTGTAAATGCAAGGGACCAAATTTTGGTTCCTGTAATAACTGTGGAAATGATAATAATGATATGATTTTTTGTCCCGTGTTTATTTTAGCTATAATTGGCATATTAGCTGTAATAGGATTTGCTATATCTATAACTTCGAGTAACTTTAGCTACTTTATTAAGATATTTATTATACCTTCTACTATATTTATTGCCGGACATTTTATAATAGGATTTTTACGATATAAGATAAGAAATATTAAGAAGTTTAATGATTGTTATTCGGATTATATAAGCCATGAAAACTAATGAAATATCGAGTTTATTAAAAAAATATCCTTTTCTTATAATAAAAGACTATAATGGTAAATCTGCCTATTCAAAAAAAGATTTACTAGACCATAATTATTATACATATTGGGATAATACTGGCTGGTCGAATATTTGGAAAGATTTTTTACATAGTGTATTTGTTATTTATGATAGTTTAAATGACCATGATAAAAGTTTAATAAATATTTGGGAAACAAAAGAAAAATATGGCTATTTAAGAGTTGATTTAACATATCCATCTAGTATTAGTAAGAGCGAAGAATTGGATGACTTAATTAACCAGCTAGAATTATTATCTAGCGTGACTTGTGTTAATTGTGGTAAAATACCTAAAAATAGTAAAGGTCAGTCTATTATTTGGCGAACACGTGGATGGATAGCGCCTTTTTGTAAGAAATGTGCTAGAAATCAAATGATAGAATCTGGTTATACTAAGTCTGAAATAAAAGCAAAATTAAAAGCAATTAGGGAAGTTAGTCCTTTATTTATAATAAAATCAAGCTCTTTATCAGTATCTACAGAAAAACAATATGTTTTAAGTAATAATAAGCTTAAATTAAAAAAGAAAATTATAACAGAAATAGCACAAGTAAACAAAGAATAAGCAAATATATAATATTAGGAGTTTAAAATGGCAGTTCATATAAAATCTAGAGAAGATATAAATGACGCAATTCGTTATATTGTAAAAGAAAAAGGTGGCGGAGACTTAGAATATAAAGGAAGAGTTGTAACATTTACATTAAATGGTTTTGACTTATTTATTTCTAATTCGCCATATAGTTTTAAGATTAGGTCAGTTGATTATAAAGAAAGTTTACAAGACGTTTATTATGCAGTAGAACATCAGCTATGCGTAAAAGAACAGTATGAAAAAGTTCTTACATCACATGATGAGTATGGTAATAAGCTTATTTATTATTATGATAAAACTCATAATAAAGTAGTTATGATTAAAGCAGTCCTTATTAAGGAAGGCGATAAAGTAGTAGGCTATAATTATAAATTTTTTAGAGAAGAAAAAAATATTCCTAGGTATAAAGAAATTTATGATAGATATGAATATTATAATAAAGATTATGGTATAGTAGACGATAATTATGTGCTCCAGGAATGGGATAAGGAAACAATTAAAGATACCGATATCGATCCAGAAGACTATAGACGCTATATTATAAACGAGTTCAAAGGTAAAAAGATTTCACCGAATAATACGCCTAATCTAGGAACTTATCATTATAAGTTCTATTTTAAATGTGATAATTGTGGAGTTGATACTTGGGAATGGCATGTACATAATTCAGGTGCTCTTATAGACTATTTTCCTCCATTTTTATGTAAAGAATGTAAAGAAAAACAAAAAAATGGTATATTAGGTCAGCTTAGAAATCAGCCAGGAAGATTTAATTGAAAAAATTAACTTTTTCAGCGCCAGTAACAATATTTTTAATTATAATTTCATTTATAATTCTTGTTACTGGTAAGTCTGCTTTATGCGCAACACATAATAGAATTGACCAAAATTTAATTTTACATATTTTTGGTCATTCTAATTTTAATCATTGGTTTGGTAATATTACACTATTAGCTATAATAGGCCAGTCGGTAGAAGATAAATATGGCAGTTGGACTACATTAATTTTAGTAATTTTAGATGCTATAATTGTGGGATTAGCTTATTGTTTTTTACAGCCTGTAAGCTGTTATGGTTTATCATCTGTAGTATATATGTTTGTTGTATTGAATACATTTCCCTCTAAAAAGGATAATAGTATATCAATACTTACTATACTAATAATGATTATTTTTATTTGCCCAGAAATTATTGGCCTTATAAGGAATAATGATAATATTGGACATTTGGCTCATCTTATTGCGGGATTAAATGGGCTAATTTTTGGTATTATATATAGCGCATTAAAATTAAGAAAAGAATAAAATTAAAAAGCTCCTATTTAAGGAGCTTTAATATTATCTATTAGCTATTTCTTTAACAATACAATTTAATAAGTCTAGCTTATTTGTTTTCCACTCAGCTAACTTTGACTCTTCAATTTTATATTTATTTGAAATATGGTTTATGAAAGCTTCCTTAAAGTCAGACTCTGCTAATTCTTCATCTGTAGGGCTATAATTATCTAATTCTTCTTCAATTTCAGCCGATGCTTCGTCTTCTTTTTTAGCTTGTAAGACTTTTTCATTATCGCCAACTGTAATTTGAATAGGTACATCATTTGGATTTACTATATCTATATGAATATCATTTTCTTCATCTTCATATGTATCTGTATTAGCTGGAATATTATCATCTTCATAGATATCTGAATCATCTAAATAGGCAGAATAATCAATTTCATCATCACTTGTAATTTCTGGATTATCAATTTTATTTAAAGTAACATCTGAAAAGTCTAGTCCACTTGTAGCCTGTTGATTACTAGCTTGGAAATGTGACCAGTCCGCATCATCTAAATGATTTTCTATATCTACTGGTGTACCTGTAACTGCTGTTGACACTTGAGCTGGTATTGTATCGCCATAAAGCTGTTCTTTATCTTCTTCTATATCAGATTCTGACTCATATTTAACTAAAACTTTAGAGTTGCCAATTTCGTCAGCTAAAATACCAGTCGCAGCTACAGCTTTTTGAGCGGCTACAAATTTATCTTTATACTGCCCAGGCTGTAATTTAACGCCAGCTTTTTTTAATTCTTTTTCTCTAGCATCTCCGACTTTTTCTGCTTCTTTATCTTTCATCTTCATTATTCTTTTTTTATCAAGATTTTTGAAGTCGTTATTTACTATATCTGAAACATTTTTATCCATATCAGACTCATTAAATTGATATGTATTGTCAATTTGGATATCTGTCATTTCTGATAAATAGCATTTTTCGCCTGTTATAAATGGATTATTATTCTCATCAAAAATAACATATCCTATAACATCTTTATTATTAAATTTGCCTTTAATACAAGTTCCTTCATTAAAAGTCATAATTTTTCCTCTAATACCTATTTAGTAATATAGTAGCATTTATTAATCTTTTATAGAATTAGTGACTATTTTTTTTAATAGGTTACTAAATATACTTAGGAGATACTCATAATGAAAATCGAATTTACAAAATTAGTTACATCCGAGGAAAATATAAAAGTAGATTTTGGTGATGGAAATGGATTTAGAGAATATCCAGTAAACGACGCTAAAAAGAATGGAATTACTATTCCTAATAATATAACAGAATTTAATAATATAAAAATTAAAGGAAGCGCTAACGTAATTCCAAATCTTGAAGTTATGAAATCCTTAAAGTTTGGACCTCAAAATTATGAAATTCATATAAAGGATTATTATCCTTTTATTGAATGGTACCATTATCAAGGACTTTGTTTCAATAATCTAACATATCCAGATATATTAAGTAATACTAGTGATTATGGAAATTTCTTAAAGATGCTACTTTATATAATTCAAGCGCAGCTAAACAGTATTTATTATAATAATGACCATAATAATAATTTACTTCAGATTAATAATAGTAACCTTTACAGCGACTATAATTATACAACGCCTTTTTATATTAAATATATAGATTCTAAGGATAATAATACCTTACTTATACCCTTTTGTTGTCCTAGCTATGGGTCCTCTTTCCATTTAATAGGGCCAGATTTTTTTTATAAATCAACAGATGAAATACAAAATGAGGATTCATCTATAGTAATAGATGAGAATATAGGTGATTATATTCGTAATATTACGTCTTATGATACCTATTACCTTGATTTAATATCTCAGCTTAAGCAGGGCATGACTATATATTATAAAAATCCTGATGATGAGTCTCTAAGTGATACTAATATAAAAATAGTTATTGATAATGATATAGAATATTCAGTTAGTACGCCTTTTGGATATAATGAGGATACAAGTAAATATGAGAGAACTATTATAGCAGATAATAATACGGGACTTACGCATACTGTAGATGATAATTTTTCTGCTGGTACAGCTTATATAGTAGAATGTTAAATTTACTTATTTGTAATAATAGGCTTGAAGACGTAGAAAATATTAATAAAAATATAGCGCTATTCAAGTCTATTTTTAATGAATCTAATATATTTATATTTCATGACTCTGATATACAATGTGATAGCTATGATAAAAGAACTGTTGTTTTCAGTATTAATAAAAATATTGGATTATTAGCGGGTAGAAAATATTTGGTAGAGCATATACCAGAAAAGTATAATAATGAATATTTTATATGGTTAGACTCTGATGATCTATTATTACCACAAGAGCTACAAAGGGGATATGATGAAATATCTAAAAATGACTGGGATTACTATGGTTTACTAGATAGTGATAGGGTTTGGAATAAAATTTATAGATTATCACTTTTAAAAGAGGCATATGAAGTAATCCCACAAGATATGTTTGGATTTAAAATTCTTTATCAAGAAGATAGTTTTATTAAATCTGTAATACTTGATATAGCTGTAAAAAGACAATTTAATAATATTAAGTCAGCAGATATTAGATTTATAAAGTATAATGGATATCATGCGCCAAACTTATCTAACCCTGAGTCAGCTAAAAAGTTTTTTGAAAGTTTTTTCATAAAAGAAATTTGGGGCATTAATAAAGTTGGACCATTTAAGATTTTGCCTAGACAATTATCAATTATAATTTATAATGATATAAAACATTATGGTGAAAATTATATACTTGGTATTATTAATGATATAATAAGTAAATTACCAGAAAAATATCATAGCTATTTTAAGGATATTATAGATAGCGCACAAAAATTAGATTTAACTCTAAATACAAAATAAAAAAAGTCCCCAATTAAGGGGACTTTCTTGTTATGCATCTTTTACTTCATACTCAACGTCATCTGATGTTCCACTATTTGGCGCAGTATTAGTACTTTGATTAGCCTGCTGACTTTCATACATTTTTTGACCAATAATATATGAAGCCTGCTTAGCATCTTCCAGAGCTTTTTTCAAGTCACTAATATTATTTTTATCTTTCTCTTCTTTCAATTTAGAAAGCGCAGCTTCTACTTTAGATTTTTCATCCGAAGATAATTTATCGCCATAATCTTTTAATGACTTTTCGGTAGAGTTTATAAGTGAATCAGCCTCATTTTTTGTATCTGCCATTTCCCTTATTTTTTTATCTTCTTCCGCATGCATCTCAGCATCCTTCTGCATTTTTTCAATTTCTTCCTTTGAAAGGCTAGAAGAAGCTGTAATTGTAATTTTCTGGTCCTTACCTGTTCCTTTATCCTTTGCTGAAACGCTAAGAATACCATTACTATCCAATTCGAAGGATACTTCAATTTGTGGCAGTCCTCTAGGAGCTGGTGGAATACCATCAAGATTAAAATTACCAAGTGTCTTATTATCAGCAGCCATAGGTCTTTCGCCCTGTAATACATGAATAGTTACAGCTGTCTGATTATCTGCATATGTAGAGAATACTTGACTTTTCTTTGTAGGGATTGTAGTATTCTTATCAATAATTTTTGTAAATACACCACCCGCAGTTTCAATACCGAGTGAGAGAGGTGTTACATCAAGAAGAACTAGGTCTTGTTTTACGTCACCACTAAGTACACCACCCTGAATTGCAGCTCCAATAGCAACAGCTTCATCAGGATTTACTGATTTATTTCCTTCTTTACCAAATACTTCCTTTACAAGAGCCTGAATAGCAGGAACACGCGTTGTACCACCAACAAGGAGAATATCATCAATATCTGAAGTTGATAATCCAGCATCTTTCAAAGCTTGAAGCATAGGAGCACGATGACGTTCTACTAGCGGAGCAATAATTTGCTCGAATTTTGCTCTGGAAATTTCCATCTGCAAATGCTTTGGACCTGTTGCATCCGCGGTAATAAAAGGTAGGTTAATAGATGTAGTAGTTGAGCTAGAGAGTGCAATTTTAGCATTTTCTGCTGCTTCCTTAATACGCTGAAGAGCCATAGGATCATTCTTCAAATCTACACCATTTGTTTTCTTAAAGTCATCACAAATGTAGTCTACAAGCGCATTATCAAAGTCGGTACCACCAAGCTTTGCATCGCCCGAAGTAGCCAAAACTTCAAAAACACCATCAGAAACATCAAGAATTGAAACATCAAAAGTTCCACTTCCGGCGTCGACAACAGCTAGCTTCTTATTAATATCCTTTTTATCAAAACCAAATGCTAATGCTGCAGCAGTTGGCTCAGCTACAAGACGTTCTACTTCCAAACCTGCAATTTTACCAGCATCCTTTGTTGCTTGTCTTTGCTTATCATTAAAATATGCTGGAACAGTAATAACAGCTTTTGTAACAATTTCGCCCAAATAGTCTTCTGCTGTTTTCTTCATTTTCATCAAAATTTGAGCAGAAATTTCTTCTGGGGATAAATCTTTTCCATCAATGTTTATCCTAGCTGCTCCATTAGCGCCTTCAGTAACCTTATATGGAACAATATTTATCCAGTCTTTCATTTCTGAATAATTATTTCCCATAAAACGTTTAATAGCATAAATAGTATTTTTTGGATTTGTAATTGCCACATTTTTTGCTGACTTACCAACAATTATTTGTCCATCTTTATATGAAACAAAAGAAGGAGTTGTTCTATCGCCCGCATCATTAACAATAACAGTTGGCGTTCCATTTTCAATTATTGATACACAACTATTACCTGTGCCTAAATCGACACCCAAAATCTTATTAGTCATTATTATTTCCTCTTAAATTTTTCTTTCCAATTTTTTCCAAATTTAGATTCCATATAAGAAAAACAGTCTCTTAAATCAGCACTTTTTAAGATTATGACATTATTATCTCTTATGCATTGCGTTTTAGCTAATGTTTTTTCAGTAATAGAAAACGTATTTCTATCTAAAATAATGCCATTTTCATTTAATAATGCGTCATTTTTTATTTCATAAAGAACATTATCCATAATAAAGTCTGGATAATACATATGTTCTTTACCGAGACTATCCACATATGGTATACTATAGGGCTCTCTAATAATATTATGGCCTAAGCTTAAATGATAGATATAAAATGCTAATTCCCAGCTAGAATCAAATAATATATCATTATAAATATATGAAGAATGCGTACCTATAAAAGCTAATTTACCATATTTTTGTATTTGTGTATCCATAGACTTTTTAAGTACATTAGGGTCACATAATGCGCTAGGCCCTCCATATCTTTCAATATTTGTAGCTATTTGTTTTTTTCTAATATCATTATTTTGAGCTGCAAAATCTACGCCATATCTTTCATTCATTGTTTGAATACGCTTTGCTAATATTCTTGGGTCCTCTTGAATATTTCGGTATCCATATAATTTTTCACATGTATCCCGACCTTTTTCTAAAAGTTCTCTAGATGCAAAACCTGTTCCGCCATATTTCTCAATATTAGTTTTTTTAGTTTTATTTTTTATTTCTTTAATTTTTTGAGGATTATCAAATCCTTTGCCATAAGTATCTTCTAATGAGGCTTTTACTTTATCAGCTAAAGTTTTTGAAGCAAATCCAATACCGCCATAAAGTTCAGTATTAGTTTTAATTCTTTGCTCTTTTATTTTAAGTTTTTCCTCTTCTGTTTTAGACTGCCATGCCATCGTTCTAGCGCAATCCCTACATAAAAAAATACTTCTTGGTCCCATCCTTTTAAGTTGGTCTTTGCGCCTTTTAAAAGGTTTTTTACAAATACTACAATTGGTCTCAAAGTATGTACTACAAGTAATATTATTTAAAATTTGTAATTTATCATTATCTGATAACTTTGTGTCTATTTTAATAATCTTCTGTTCCATACAATAATTAGTAGTTCCTAAATATAGGTACTGGTAATATTTGTAAGCTTTTATAAAACTAAAATAACTATTATAGCCCTTAATAGAATTATATTAAGGGCTATTTAGGTAAAGAGTTATTCTGAGTCTTTTTCAGTTACTTCTACATCTTCTGCGTCTTTCGCATTTGCAATCTGCTTTGGTTCTTCTTTCTTTCCAAAGAGAACGCGATTCTTAGCAAGTTTTTCATTGCATGGAACCATAATGCTGAAAATACCATTTTTCAAATCAACCGTTGCTTTATCAGCATTAAAGTAAGTTGGGTCAATATAGAAAGAGATATCTGATGCTTCGCGAGAATATTTAATTCCGCCCTGAAGATACTTTCTCTTTTCTGTTGGCTGTTCTTTCTTTAATGTAACAGTAATATAGTTGTCTTTATAATCGCACTGAATTTCATCTTCAGTATAACCGGCAACTGCGCATTCAATATGAAGCGCGCCATCTTCTGTTCTATAAATATCTGATTTTGGATAGTTAGATGAACAGATAGAATTTGTTACTTTAGTGGGAATATCACTAAAACCAATTGAGAAAAATGGATCATTGAAAAATGAATCAAGAATAGAAGCTGCTGTTACAGCTGCGGGATAGTTACGATTACTCATAGTACATCGTCCTTATAAAATGTTACCCTATTATGAGCCCTAGGTAACTGGGCATCAATATCTCCCTCATACGAGGCGAGTTTTTATATTAAAAAAGTATCCAAAATAGATTTGCAATACTTCTATAATATTCACAATATTATATGTAAATTAGTTACATTTTGCGTAAAACTAATTTACATATTAATTAGTACATTTTAAATAGTAGCATGCGGAGCCTTAAGTATGTGCGCCCATTTTACTAAGCTATTATTATAAGGCTTTAGCTTTGTAATAAAATCTATAAAGTTAACCTTTTCTACAGGCTTATTAAATCGCTTTATATATATTTCCTCTGGATAAGTATCAGTTTCAATACTTTTTAGCATTTCTGCTCTTTCAAAATAATTATTCTTACTAGGTATTGCATCATAGTTAACACAGAAATAAGTTCCAAATATACAAGCTATCTCATATGAATCATCAAACTTGCCAGACACTACAATTGCGGACCCATTAGAAACTTTAGAACTAATATCTTTTACGGGTATTTCGGTAAAAGTATCAATTTCTTCACCAAGCCATAAATTTATACCTTTAGCTAAAACCTCATGCACTTCCCAAGGCTTGAAACTATCAGAATAATGACCTTTATAGCCTTTATATAAAAGAGGCGCAGTATCCTTATAGATATTATCTATTTCATCGGAAGTTTCAAAAAAAGATAGCATTGCTTGACTTGGTCTATCACACATACCAACTGGTAATACATAGCCCATTGCAGTAAGAGCTGAACAAATAACGCTACAAATTCTTTCATCTACTGGTATATTTTCATTAGATGATAAATCTAACTTTTTAGAAATATAATTTTCTGGACCTACTAAATTTAATTTTTCTATTTTCATAAAATTATATTAGCATTCTATATTATTATATGGACTTTTACATATTTTAATTATAGATAAAAATAATAGTCTAATCGTTAATTTTTAAATACTTAGGATTTTAATTATATGTATGTTAGAGAAGATGTATTAGCCGATCAAGCTAGATGTTGGGCTAGAGATAACTTATCAGAAAATTTTGAATTTAGACAGTACCAATTAGAAACAATTATAATGATACTACAAAATGCGCTTAATAATAGTAAAGTACAAGTTATGGAAGCGCCAACTGGCTCAGGAAAGTCATATATTGGTATTATTGTTGCTGGAGTACTTTGGACATATTATAAAAAGCGTTCTTATATTTTAGCATCTGACCTAGCGCTCTATAAGCAGTATGAAGATACTATAAAAAAATTTAACTTACCATGGGGTATGTTAAAAGGTCAGGATAATTATATTTGTCAAAGAAATGGTCATCAAGTAAGTATGGGACATTGTAAGTTAAATCAAGTAAGTTTTGCAAGAATTGCTAACCTTGAAAAAAGTGCTTCTTTTGGTTATGCCTGTGGAAGTTCATGTCAATACGTTTTAGATTTAATTAATGCAGCTAAAGCGCCAGTTACATTGCTAACATATGCTTTATATTTTATTAAGGTTGTTGGCAATAGAAATAGCGTTTCTCCTATACCAGATTCAGTTAACTTAACTTTAGGTATAAGAGATTTTATTGTATGTGATGAAGCTCATAACTTACCAAGTTTAGTACAGCAGCATTTTTCGCCAGATATTGATAAAGAAAATCTTAAATTTGTTGATACTATAAATGAATTTGCAGAAAATAATAATGACCATATCAGCTCATCAGATACTATTAAAGAAGTGATTGATTATGCTATAAAGTTTAGTAATCTTAGAAACTTTAATGCTGAAGGCTTAAAACTCTGCTCTACTCGTATAGAACAAATATTATCATCTTTAAATAATTATGCTAATGAAGTATTATTACCTGCAGTTAAAACCTGGACTGGCGATGATAAAAAAGAAGCTGCAAAATATGTAAATGCAGCAGGTACTTTATCTGATTTATATACAAGATTTCAGGTATTTAATGAACTTATAAATACTTATTCTGAAAAAGCAATAGTATCATCGATAAATAAGTCTGGACAGGGATTTAAGTTAAATTGCGCTTATGAAGATAAATTAATTTATAATTATTTTCATAAAAAAACAAATTGTGAACTTCTTATGTCTGCAACAATTGGTGATTTGGATGTCTATAAATGTTTAATTGGCGCTTCTAATTATACTGGTAATGATTTTTGTCCAATAGAAGTTCCTAGTACTTTTGATTTTTCAAAGTCTCCAATTTATTATAGTACAAAATATAAAATGAGTATGAACGAAAAAGCCAATTCAATGCCTCACATAATAGGTAGAGTAATAGATATCTGTAATAAAAATAGTAATGTTCGAGGTATTATACATACGGGCTCATATGAAATTTCTACTGCATTTTATAACGCTCTTCCTAATAGTATTAGATATAGAATTATAAATTATTCTAGCTCACGTGATAAGCGACAGGCGCTTCAAAGATTTATAAACTCAAAAAATGGTATTTTAGTTGGGCCTAGCTTAATTGAAGGATTATCATTTGACCATGATTTGTGTAGATTTAATATTTTTATGAAATTACCATATGCGTCTTTAGGCGATAATCTTGTAGTAGCTAAAATGAAGCTTTTCCCAGACTGGTATTCATTAGATGTATGTTCTAGACTTGACCAGGGTATTGGTCGTGGCGTAAGAGCTCCAGATGACTGGTGTGTTACTTATATTCTTGATGGATGTATTGATAATATAATAAATAGTCCTAACCAAGTTAGGAATTTATGTAAAACAACACGTGAAAGACTCGTAAAATTGGATTAAATAATGAATGTAGACACACATGATAATGATATAGGAAAATATTCTTTTCCAACAAAGTTTGATAAAGAGCCAGTATCTTCTATTATAATTCTTCAAAAATTGTTTGAGGATAATGTTTATACTGAACAGAAGTTAAATAAAGCAAGAAGACTATTAAAGTTACCAAAGAAAATGGATAACTTATATGTTTGTATTTTGCTAGAGTTTGTATTATATGATACTGGACATTATAAAAGTGCATATGAATTTCCCGCATTTCCTTTTGCCCTTTGCGAAAAGGCATTATTAGATTTAACGGATATGGGATATCTTGTTAGGTCGGATAATCCAAATAATTATGATGGCGTTATACCAGAATATGCTTTAGCATCTGATTTATTAAAAAACTTAATAAATAATGGCAATCTTAGTAAGGCTAAGTCTAACATGCCATTAAAAAATAATAAAATAAAAAATAAATATTTACTAGACCATAATAAAATTAAAAAAGTTGATCTTATCTATGAAAATGATTTAGTAAAAGACTTAAATAGAATTTCAGAAATACTTGAAGCTGATAATTTAAAGAATATTCAAAGTCGTATTTTAGAGGATAATCAGCATAATGGTATTTGTATTTCTTTTTATGGTCCTAGTGGTACTGGTAAAACAGAAAAAATTTTACAGCTAGCTAAAGATAGTAAACGAGATGTATATAATTATAAAATTGCTGATACAGAGTCAAAATATTGTGGTGAAAAACAAAGAATTATAAATGAAATGTTTGACGAATTTAAGCGTATCAGAAATAATTATATTAAGGATAATTTACCTGAGCCTATTTTAGTCTTAAATGAAGCGGACGCACTTTTTTCTAAAAGGCATGATGATTCAGATACAGTAGGTTCAACTGCTAATAGAGAAAATAATCAAATGCAAGCTGAACTATTAGATCATATAGAAAACTTTGATGGTGTTTTATTTATTACTACTAATAAAATCCAAAACTTCGATGATGCAATGGAACGAAGACTTTTATTTAAAATAAAATTTGATAGGCCATCTAGGAATATTCAAAAACAAATTTGGAAAAATAAATTTCCAACACTAGAAGACTCTGATATAGATAATATTGTTGATAAATATAATTTTACTGGTGGTAATATAAATAATGTTAAAAAGAAAATTAGCATTGAATATATATTAAGTGGCCGAAAAGATAATATAAATGATATATATGATAATTGTAAAAATGAGGAGATAGACACCAAAAATAAAAAAACTATTGGTTTCTAAATAAAATTTATGGTAGTAATTTTCGATTCAGTTGATGCAATAGGTAAAGATACACAAATAGAAAGACTAGTACAGTCTGCTCATAAAAAAGGTATTATTACGCATATTTTGCATTATTCAAACATTAAGGGACTTGATAACGATAATAAAAATAATTTCAGAGAATCTTCTGGCGTACATGATTTTTCTAAAGTTCGTGATTTATCAGTTAAGCAGTATCAATCAATATTTACTTTTATGAGAGATGTTGCTATTCCATCAAAAGACCTATTTATTTATAATAGAGCACATTTATCAGAATATGTGTATTCACCAATGTATAGAAATTATGATGGATATTATGTATTTGCTCTAGAAAAAACTATATTAGCAGATAAGTTGTCTGATAATATTTATCTTTTCTCTTTTATAGATGATCCTAAAAGAATAATTGAAAGAGATATAGCTCGTGGTGATGGTCAGTCTTTTTCATTAGATTTTGATAAAAAACAAGAAGAGCTGAACAGATTCAAAGAAGCATTTAATTTATCTGGAATTTCTAAAAAATATTTAATTGATATTGAAGGTAAAACTATTGATGACGTTGCAAGCAAAATTGATTATGCTGTTTTTGATAATTATGGAGAGATAACATGGTAAAGTTTAAGGCTATAATAGCCATGGATAAAAATGGCTTAATTGGAAAAGATGACCAGCTACCTTGGGGAGTTGGTAATCCAGATACTACATGGGATATGGATAATTTTAAGAGTATGACCTCTAATAAAATTGTTATTATGGGATACAATACTTTTAAGGGATTTAAGCGTCCACTAAAAAATAGGCTTAATTTAGTTTTAGCGCGACCTTCTGAAGGAGAACAATTTTATTCGCTCAAAGAAGATAAACCAGTTTTAAGACATATCGGAGAAAGATTAGATAAAGATTCTAAAGCTTATAAAGAAGCTATAGAAGATGAAAATGCTTATTTTAATGAGTCACCTAGTAGCCTTGTTAATGATGGTATTATGGTAATGCCATACCAAAATGAAAATAAAAATAATGACTTTTCAAATAAAGTTAATATGACAGACTATAATATTGATAAGCTATTAAGTTTTATACCAGTAGAAACTTTTGATTATAGATTTATTTATATAGATAAAGCAAAGTTACTTAATGATGATATAAGAAAAAATAATTTTGAACACTTAAATATCAATTATAAAGCTGCTAAAGATTTATTTATATCATCCTATAAAAACTCTGGCCAAAATAATGATTCATATACAAAAATAAAAGATTTTAATCCATCAGAAGTTTTTATAATTGGTGGAAAGAAAACTTATGAACAGTGTATTAATTTTATAGATGAGTTTTATGTAACTGAGTTCGATAAAAGCTATGAAGGTAATATTTATTTCGATAAAAGCCTTCTTAAAAAATTTAAGAAGTCAGAAACTATTTTTACAGAGCCAAATGGACTAGGAAAAATAGTAAGATATTATAATGACTGAGTACTTTAAGTTCATAAATACTATTATTTTAGAAAATAGGATAAAAAAGCCTGGTATGTTATATTATAAACATCATATCTTACCCCGTAATATTTATCCTCTTCTTAAAAATAAAAGGTGGAATATAGTTTTGCTTACATATAATGAGCATAGAAAAGCTCATGAATTATTAGCTAAAGAAACTATGGGAATATGTAAGCAAAAGATGGAAAGGTCCTATAATCAGTATTTTAGGAGCTAATATGAAAAAAATAAATTATAAAATATATAGAGCTCATGTGGATTTATATCGTCCAACATTTGGGAAATATCATGCGTATCAAAATACTTATTTTCCAACTACAGAATTAAGAAATAGACCTAGTGAAGGCTCCTATTATGTAAAAGCTATAAATGAACAAAATGCAAAAAGCTTAATAAGGCAAAAAATAGGAAAATTTGGTAGTATAGATGTAATATATGACATTACTGAATGGGTATTAAATTCAACTGTTGGCCCATTTAAAATTGATTTAACAAACCCTGGACAAAGGGACTATATGTACTTAAAAAATGTACTAAAGCCGGAAACAGTTATTAGGTATAGTGATTTATCTAATATTGCAAAGGATTTTTATGGGATAAAAGAAGAAAATGAAGAATAAGTATTTTATTTCCTGGCAATATTCCTATGAAGATTATCCTACGGATAGGTTCGAGAAAATTACATATCATGGGTTAAAATTTACTAAGATTTCCAGGCCTTTTATTTATAATGGCAATAGTAAATCAATTGTTGAGTTAGATAATACTATGCCATCTGTAGAATGGGAACGATTTATTAGAAACTTTGAAAGTGAAAAAGAAAAAGCCATTTTAGCACAAAATATCAACCATCGTGAACATGTTCAAGTTTCAGTTGTTAGTATCAATAAATTATAAAAAAAGCACACTTAATAGTGTGCTTTCTTATTTTTAAAAATACATTTTAGTCATGTTCTCTTTCAGCGCAAGATGGACAAAAGTGCTCACCATTTATATAATTGTCAGACTCAGCGTCTAATTCCATTCCACAATTGGCGCATTCTATATTATGTCCATATTCTTTTTTATAATAATTATTATCTTCGTCAAAGTTACTATTTGACTCAGCTAAACGAGCTTTTTCAGCCATATTATATATTGATTCAAATCTCTTAGCATACCTATTATTTGATGTATAAGCATTAAATCTTCTATATAAATCTTCGCTTGGTATACTATTAGTAATAGCTGATATTATCTCATTATGACTTCCATTAATATTTAGACTATTTGCTAATTCATCAATTTTTCTAACTTGTTCTATGTACTCAATAATCTTGTCGGTATCATAATTATTTCTTAAGAATTCGCCATCTCTATTTAGCCTATTAGCTCTAAGCATTTTCTTAAATATATCACTTAATACTAAAACATGACCACTACGATAATCCATTGGTACACCATAACCAGTATCAACATTTAATGGATATTTTTCTGTCCTACCACTCTTTCCTAACTCAATATTATAATACCATAATAAGGAGTTTAGGATATTTATCATTTTAGCCCTATTTTTAGTACTTATATAATTTGGCTTAAATGTTCTGGCTAGGTCAACTATTTGTTCTATATTTGCTTTATAAGCAGCTTCTTCTTTCTCTTGTGCTTCTTTTCTAGCTTTTTCTCTTGCTAATCTATCTTTCTCAACACTTTCTAATACAATAGCTTCTGCATTCTTAACCTTAGATAATAATTCTTCCGCATCCATTGTTGACTTAAGTAAGTTATCTATTTCGTCATCTTCTATTGTATCATCATTAATCTTGTCATTAAAGAAATCAACTATTTTGCTAACTTGTATTCGGTCATTTGAAAGATTTGCTAAGAGTTTATTTTTATCTTTACCCTTATCTATATCACCATTTTCCTTTATACCATTAGCTAGTCTAATATGATAATTTATTTTTAAAAATATATCTTCACTTGCTGTTTTTTGTTTTATCTTCTTAGTTATTTTACGTGCATTTATAACGGCATTTGTATCATTCCTATAATTATGGTAAGTTTCATAAATATCGTACCACTCACCAAAATCTTTAAGTGCTTCAGGATTATGTAAGTTTACCTGTATACCACCACAACAAGTTCTTCTTAATTTAGGGTCCTCACCTCTACCTTTATCCCAGCCTGTTGCAGCTTGCATAATAGCTTCACAAATACATTTTATTACTTCAGATTTTTCTTTGCTACCATCTATACCTTTTATTCTACTAGCGCCTACGCCATCTTTTTTATAATAAATGTCATCATCATAAATAGCATTAGCTGCTTCTAGAACACTATCAAATGTATTTTTTTCTATATTACCTTTCTCATCTGCTGGACTTATGAGTTCAACTTTTAAGTCTGCACTAAAAAGGTCTGGCGAATAAGGCGCATCTAATGGCTCAAATTTATTTGGGTCATATGCATTCTTTAATTTTTCTACATCTACATCAGTTATCTTTGATGACTTTTTAGCTTTAGCTACTACAGCCTCATTATAAATTGCTTCAAAAATTTCCATATATAAAATTCCTATATCTAATTAGCTTAATTATTATTTTATAGTCCACCACGCTGAATAGAAAGTGACAATGGTAAACTATTTTCATGGAATAACTCTTTTATTTCCTGTTCTATTGCATCTGCTCTAGAAATCATTTGTTCTGTATTAAAAGGAACATTCTCATCTGTTTTAAGTAAATTACGTAATGCTCCAAAATTTCTTAAAGCATATGCAGTGCAGAGTCGTCTAATATTAGGTAACTGGTCATATGGTAAATGAGTATAGTCCAAGTCCATACAAAGCCAGTGAATATTTAAGAAACCGCCAATAGATGTATATCCCTGAACATACTTCTTACCATACTCTATTACATCTCTAGAATATTCTCTTCTAAAATAATTCATATAGCCCTGTCTTGTAGCCATAGCCATAAGAGCAGCATCTGAATTCTCTAGTCCAACATATCCCGGAACTGCTTTATGATATCTTAGACCATTTCCCCAGCGGCTTCCAATACCATAGCTACCCATACCCATCATTTCAGTTCTAACAAAACTAAATGCGGAACTATAGGCTTGTGTACCACCAGCTCCAGCTCCTAATGTCATATAAGCATCTGCTTTATAAGCCCTAGCTGTTTTATTTTGTGGAAAATCATGATATTCTACTTTCCAATTTACACCCGCACCTTTATTTCCAATAGCTTCATCTATTACTAGTGGGAAGTATGAATAATATAAATCTAATGCTGGTCGTATACAAATTTGTGTTACGGTATCCTTATTATATTCTAGTTCGTCCTCATCAAGGAAAGGCATACCTAATTCAGCCATTATTATTTTATATTCTTCATCTGGTATTATAATTCCTGATGATGTAACGGTATTATCAGCTGTAGACTCAGCAAAGGGCATAAAGTCATCTGGCACAGTTAAGTCTATATCATCTGAGCCTGAACTAGAGTCTGATCCAGAGTCGTCACTAGAGCTTGTATGAGTACCACCATAAATTTTCTTTGCTTCTTCAGGTGTTAAAATAACTCTAAAGTTTGGTGATGCTACACCTTGATAAAAATAGCATGTGCCATCTATAGTTTCTACGTCTGCTTCGCTCCAGTTTATAGGCTGAAACCCTTTAGCAGTATTTACAATATATTCATATATGCAGAAAACAAAAGCTCCCTTCATAGGGCCTTCTTCTGTAACCATAAAAAGGTTATCCTTAACATACATTTTTGTGGAATTATTTACTGTCATTCCACCTAATGTCTTCCAGGTGTAATATATCTTTATTGGGTCTACTTTTAATTGTAAGAGATATTCTAATTTATTCATAATAAAATTAGTAAAGAAAAAGCTACCTAAATAGGTAGCTTTTTATATTTAAGACCAACTGTTTTCTACTAATCTCTGGTGTAATTCTAGCACAGATGCTTCTAATAATTGTTCAACTTGATGTTCTTTTGCCCACCGTTCCATAAAGAGCCTTTTACTATGTCTGGTTTTTGGTCCTCTAAGAAAAATTAATAAATAAAGACGAGTCAAAAAGGCATTTTTAGAATTATGCCCTATTACCTCGTCTAATTCATGCATTATTTCTATAATAATATTTTCGTTACTTTCTTTTGTAAGCTGGTCTTCTATAGTAATATAATCATTCGACCCACAAATTATATTGTCCTCGTAAGTAACGGTATCCCCAATTTCTTTTGTACCATCATCACTTATGAGTTGGTTTAAGCTTATATGATTATTTTCTGCTTGTAATTTAGGCTTATATATAGCTTCTACGATCTTCCATTTTACCATACCCGCAAAAGAAGCGCCAACATAGAAGTCTGGATTTTTATTATATTGACTCATAAATGCTAAAGCAGCTGCAATAGCTTTATCTGAAACGTCCTCTGGCTCCATAAACTTCTTTTTCTTATTTCTTTTAAGAATGCAGGACCTAGTATATTGATACATAATTGCAAGCATATCTGACCAAACTTTAATTGCGCAATTTTCTGGCTTCTTTAATCTAGGCTGTCTATGCTCTGAATAAGCGTTTTTTAATTCGGCTTTATATTCTTCGTACTTCTGATTATATATATCTCTTTCAATAAAGAGCTTTGTTTGTAAAGCAAACAATTCCTGTTCTGTAGGCGGCTTTTCTTCTATTGTACCCCAGAAATTATTTTCTGATATTTTTTGCTTTAATTTACTAACTATTTCTTCCTCTGTCATGATATCTCTCTTTAAAAGATTAATAAAATTATATTAACAAGAATCTGAATTTACTATAGAAAATTAGAATTTTTTAAAATTAAAAAGCTCACATTTCTAATGTGAGCTCTTAAAAAATTATATAATAAAAACTTATGCGTCACTCTTTATAATTTTAATACATGTTACTAAAACCTTATCTGACTCTACAATAAATCCTGTTCCATTTGCTTCACCTATTTCTATAGGTGAATAATATAAGTTTACATCAGTAGCTTCAGACATAAGTTCAAGAATATCCCTTAAATAGGCAGAACCAATTAAGAAATTACATGTTTCAGAATTTGTAGTATTTTCAATAACTTCAACATCAACAGTTGTTTCAACATGAGCATTATAATCGCCATGCGAAAATTTAATTTTTGATGAGTCAAGAAGCTCTTTTGAAGAGTCTAGCTCAATATTTGCCCATTTCCAATCAGCCGTAAATACATTATCAAAATATCTTATAGCATCCAATAGGTCATCTTTTTTAACTGATATCTTAATCTGATTTGTTGCAATTGGGTCTACCCATGCTAATTCTTCCTCTGTTGGATATTGAAACATATTCTGATTTAAAGCTAAAATCATTGAGAAATCAAAATCTTTTACTAAGATATTTACAAATTGATTTGTACTATCAAATATTAGAGACATATCAAAACCAAAATATGGCTTAATATAATCAATTAATAAGTTCTGTATATAAATATCCTTATCATACGGAGATAGTTCATTTGCAAGTATATATTCAATAATACCCTGAGGGTCACAGTACCTTATTATATTTTTATGTATAACTGCAGCATTTACCTCATTTGTTGAAATAGCCATAGACTTACAAATAACTTTCATAAGATTAATAAATTCGTTATCAGGCTTTATTTCATAAACTTCTTCTGTAAATTGGCTATCCTTAGCTAAATCATAAGCACCTATAATATTCTGTATTTCCTTATCAGACTTCTTTTCATGTTCTGTAAAAGAAATTACGGTACCTGTTGTAGGATTTGTAACAGTTGTTTCTGTTGCGACTTCTTTATCTTCAATATTAATTACAATATAATCTGAACCTTTTATTAGTTTCTGTATAGTTTGTGATAATTGAATTAAATCACATGAAAAATAAGTTAAACTTGGATCAGTTGTTATATTTGACACATCTACATAATATTTTGCAGCAAAAAAGCTACTTTCAAATGCAACAAATAATTTATTTTCCGTTATGGTTAGAATATACTTAGAATTGGTACATATATCCTTACTTTTTTTAACAAAGCTATCTAATACTTTAGCATTTTCTTTAGTAATTGAGAATGTTATCATTTTTATTTCCTATAATTTTTTAAAATATTAACAATACAGATTTTTATCACTAATTTTTATTATGGTAGATTTAAAACAAGCTAATAGAGACGTTGCTAATTTTTGTTTCGCAATGAAAAAAGAAATGCGTACATATAAAGTATTTTGTGCTGGTGGATATAATTCACAAAATATAAATGAGCAACTATATAATTATATATTAAATAAATCAGAGGAACTTATAAAGCAGATAAGAATATCTGTTATAAAATTTTGTAGAGCTAATCCATCTAAAGCTGACCAAACATTTAAGAAATTTGTAGATGAAGGCTTTAATAGTCAAAATATTACTGAAAAAGTATTTAATGCAACTTTACAGAAGTTTTATGCAATATCTAGTAATACAAGCTCACCTACTAATCCGTCCACTAGTAAACCAGTGGATACATCAAATAATGTAGTTCAAACAAAATCTTCATTAAAAATTATTGATGGCTTTATGGTTGATACTAAATCTGGATTTATTCCAACTATAAATTATGTATCAAAAAGATATAAAGAATTTAATAAAAAATATTTTGAAGACCAATTACCTAGTGTACCTATAAAAATTGCGGATACTAAAGGCTCAGCTGGCATGGTAAGATTTGCTTATAGAGGTGGCGTACGTACAATAGTAGATTTTAGAATATCACAAAAATACGGATATCCAGAAGAAGTAGTTTGTAATACTATTTTGCATGAGATGATACATGTATACCAACATGCTATTCTACATGAGTCTCACAGAAATAGTGACGCGCATGGTATATCATTTATTAGAGAAATGAGAAGAATTAACGCATTTGGATGGAAAATATCTACACATGTCACTGAAGAAGAACATAGTACGGCTATTCTTACAGATTTACAAAAATCAAAATTACATAATTTCAAATTTTATGCATTCTATAAATCAAACAAGCTATGTATGGGAAAAATTAGAATTTCTAATTCTTCTAGACTAAAATCACCAGACCTAGCTTGGTTTGCGCCTAAAAAACCAAAATCTGCAGTATTTGTTAGTATGCCAGAAACAAAAGGTCTATCATATAGCTATAGTGGTCATCCACTTACAATAGATGAAGTTAAAAAACTTTTAGCGGATGAAGAAATATCTCTTATTTCTGCGCCTGATAAAATTAAAGAAAAATTGGGCTTAATAAATAAGGTAAGGGAATCTATTGATAAAGAAGATGAAAATGTTCTATATGTAGACGGTGATTATAGAATAGTTATTGAAAATGGTGAAAGAATAGAGGAACTATCATAATGAATAAAAATATTTTTGAACACATTTATAATAATGCTGTAGATAAAAGAATATATGAAGAAAAGCTCACACAAGAAGATAAGATGGATATGTGGCATAATGGTACTAGAGGATTTAATATTGAAGCGGCTAGTACATCTAAATTACGTAAAAATCTTAAAATATGTAAGGCTAAAGGATATAGAGCTGAAGCTAGCAAAATAAGAGCTGAAATTAAAAAAAGAGGATTAAAAGTAGAGCTAGATGAGTCTGGACTATTAAAGGAAGGCTGGACACCTTCAATTGGTGATTATGATTATACTGGCTCTTATGAAATAGATGATAATGAGTCTGGTGGAAGAGGTGGTTTAGTATTCTTCTTGGATATAGATAAAAAAATTGTATATAAAATAGCAACATCAGTTTGGTCAGATGCTAAAAAATATGAAAGAGCAGATGCTGAACTCACTGCTAGAAACTCATTACCAGAAGGTCATGGTTCTTTTAAGTTAATCGCATATAAACATCTAACATATTCTGATCTATCAAAAGTAATTCTAAAAAATACTAAAAAGTCTTATAGCGAATATAAATTATGGCAATGGGCAAATAATGGTGATAATTCTATATTCCTTTGTGGATATAAGCCTAATGGCGAAAAAATTCCAAATGAAAAGTTTAAAAAGAACTTATTTGATAATCAAGCAGAAACATTTGATGATATAGATGACGTTTTTGAAGATACTAAAACGGGTGACGTATTCTATACCACTAAAGAAAAAGAAATGTCTAAAGATGACATATATCATATGGGATATAGTGATGGTTATCAAGATGGAATAGAAGATGATAAAATCAGTTATGAAAATATGAAACGTAACTGTGAAGAAAATGGCTATAGCTATGAAACTTATAAAAAAGGTTATGATGCCGGATTTAAGGAAGGACGAAAAGATAAAGAGTCGGGTGAATGGGATAGACACCAATAGAAATAAAAAGCCAGCTTAATGCTGGCTTTTATTTTTATTATTGGCTCTGAATAGGAACTATCTGAAATCCTTTTTGTGTAAGTGCTTGCTGTATCTGTGGAGTAATACCTGCTGACTGTAAAACCTTTTGAGTTTCTACGTCTTTTTGAGGCTGTTTTTGCACATTATTATTTGTATTATCTTGACCAGCATTAGTATTATCTTTTGGACCATCTAGCTTACTAAATATATCTTTAGTATTTTTACATTTACTAATAAATGTATCTAAAGTATTTTTATCTAGAGGACCACCCATTTTCTGTCCTGTTTCTTTAGCTGTAAGTTTATCAACGTACTTAGATATAAAGCCTATTGTATTTCCTATTGCTTTCTTAACATTTTCTTTTGCTAATATAGCATTTTTAACATCACCTTTAGTCTTTAGGCCTTCATATGCGCTGTAAGACTTTTCTATAGCATCTATAAGACTTTTAACTTCTTTTGTACCCTGAGACTCTGATAACCTGTTAAAGAAAACTCCTTGAGACCAATTTATAGACTCTTGTTGTTTACCATTAGATGCTACATTCATGTCATTCTGCTTACTATTTTCCATAGCCTGATTACTATCAGCTTTTGCATTATTAGCATTATCTACATTACGCTGCGCATTAACATTGCCATCACCACCAACACCAAGAACATTTATACTACAAAGAATATATTCTAGGGCTTCTACTGTGTCTTTATATGTTATATTGCCACTATCAAATGCCTTATTCCATGCGTCAAGCTTAGCTTTTACATTTGCTTGGCTCCAATTGTTCATAATATTTTTATATGAAGCCTTACCCGCTTTACCAGCCTGCTGTATCATTTTATTACCATCTTTTTCAGCCTGCTGCGTTGCTTGTAATGCTTGAGTTCTAGCATTAGCTTGAGCTTTTTGCTTAGCTGTAATAGCGAAAGAATTTCTAACATCATTTACAGCGTTTTGAGCAGCATGCTTTATAGCAGTTCCAGCATTTTGAACAGCATTAGTAATAAAATTTTCATCCAAGTTCTCTCTAGACTCATTAAGATTATTTGAGCTAAAGAGAACACTTAATATTTGTTCTCTTTTATCCATTTTACTTATGCCTCAGTAGCTACATTATTATCTTCACTTTTAGCCTTTTTTACTTCATCCTTAAACTCAGACTTAAGTCCAGATTTATCAATGCCATCAAGATTATCCAATTTGCCATCCTTTGACTTTATCATAATCTCTGTCATCTTAGAAATAACTTTAGTATCCTCTAAGTCCTTTAAGTATTTTCTAGTACTCTTAATAGACTTTTTAAGCTTAGGAGTAATTTTATTTATATTCTTTCCAGCTGCAGACTCTACCTTAGGTAAATCAGTTTTTACCTTTTTAGTAAGTCTATTAACCTGTCTAATTTGGCTTTTTAATACACCAGTAATCTGAGCTTCAGTCATTCTTGATAAAGCTTCAACTAGTTGAGTCTCATTAAGATTACTCATAGTCTCTAGTAATTCATCATAATATTGTTCTTGCTCTTCTATCTTTGTCATCAGTTTTTACCTCTATATTAAAAGCCTGCTTTAGCTCTAGCTATATTATAATTCTCAGCATTGTTAGCTGCTACTGTGCCCCATTGGCTCATACCGCTAGATAAATCTTGTGCTCTATTTGCAAAGTCTACAGGAATATTTTTACCAGCTTGTAATGTACCAAGATTTACGTCTGATATTCTAGTAAAGAGATTAGCATCTTTAGGAGATAAAATAGTATCTGCAGTCATTGTTGTCTTATATTTACTAAATATATTTTTTAATAACTGTTGCTGCGTTGCCTGGTCTGTTACACCACTATCAGTTATTAACTTCTGAACTGCACCTACAGTAAATTTACTATCTGCACCATTTGTAGTTCCTAAGTCATATAATCCAGATACAATTTTTCTACTAGTAGCATCATCTACTATATTATCAACTTTATCATATACTGAGCCTTTGATATTTTTACAAACATCCGCAAAAAGCTCACCTTGCTGAGAATGGATATCGCCCATCATCTTATTAGCCCTTGTAATACCTTCGCTGGCTTTAGCTATAGCATTATATGCTTCTATCTGAGCTTTACCATCCGCTGAGTTATTTATTACTCTTAATGCATATATAGCTTTTGCTTGGTCGTCTGCTGTGCCATGTGCCATTACATTAGCATACCAACCACCATCCGCAGCCCATTTATTTGCCATTTCTCTAGCTTCTGCTTCTGGCATATTTTTCAAGTCTTCAAGTGTTGGAATTTTTTCCATTAACTCATCTGTATGAGCCTCTATAATATCTTGTTGAACAGCTTGTGCAGCTAATTCAGCTTCTTCTTTAAATGCTTTAGAAGTAGAATTTATTACATTCTGTAATTCACCAGATGTAGTCTTATTATGCCATAAATCATTTAACTGTCTATTGTATAATTCAGGATTTGATTTATACACATTAAGCGCATTTTCCTGAGTATCGAGTAAGCTCTTCTTTGCATTTAATGCGTCTAGAGTTTTTATTGAATTTACAGAATCTGTCTGGTCAATATTAGCAATTTGATTATCTATTGCTGCTCTTTCCTGTTCAAAATTTATTTTTGATAGATTATCAGGCGTAAACATATTAAATGTTTGTAAATTATTAATATCAACTCTTAAGCTCTTAAATCCAGAATAAGCTGCAAGTGCGCCAAATCCAGCACCAATTATTCGTACCATACCAGCTTTAGGATTTCCATCTTGAAATTCCTTAACAGCTTTTTTAGCATTAAGCGCAGCGGTAGTAATACCACCTGCCATACGTAAAGAGTGAGCTGCCATTTGTAATGGAAGACCTACTGCTTGAACGCCTGGTATAAAGGAAGCTATTGTTACTATAGTGGATGCAATTCTGATATACTTCTGTAATTTTTCCATATCAGATGGCAATAAGCCCACATTTGTTGCTTCTTTTACTAAAGCATTATATGCTACTAATAATTTCGCATACTTATATATACAGTCTCTCCAAACATCGATATCTTGCTCAGTTTTAAAGTTAGCCTTAAATGTATTTGCTAAAGCCATTACCTGGCTGGGATCGCCATTAACAAGATTATTTAGGGCTTCTTCATCCTTTAATGACTGCTCTATTTCTGACTTAAGCTCTGCATATTTTGGATCAGTATAGTAACTCTCTAATTCTTGCTTTAGTGCCTCATTGTCTTTTATAAGCTCTAATGACTCTTCGGATACAATTCCTTTTAACTGCTGCTCATTCTTAATATTTTCTATATCCGTATTTATTACAGCTCTATAAGTATTAAGAATACTTGCTTCTTCTGTTACTAAAGCCTCTTTTTGCATTGATATTCTTGCTATTTCTTCTGAATTTCTAGACTGAATAGCATTTGAATAAAGCTTATTTATTTCCAATGCTTTTAATTTATGTATGTAATACTCTCTAAAAGCATTTTCTTTATCTTCTCTAATTTTATCTAGCTCGTCAGACTCTGCTACTTCTGTGCCTGTAGACTCTGCATTAGCCTCTTCATCATTATTTGCAGCTTCCCAGTCTTCTGCTATTTCTACCTTAGCTATTAAATCATCGAATTCTTCTACAGATGATAATTGTAAATTTAATTCTTTATTAAGTCTACTAAATTCATCAATAATTAATGCTTTAGCTGAAGCCTGCTCCTCAGTTATATTATTAACGCCATCTGCACCTGTTCCAGTTACGTTATTTCGCATAAGTGCGTTATAGGTAGACTTTAAGCTATTATACTGATTAAGTAAGTCTGGGTCTTTCTTAAGTGCGTCTTTAAGAATAGCTACTTTATCATCATCCGACATTTGCTCTTGCGTAGCCTCTGAATTTTCCGCAGCATTTTCCGCATTTTGGTCATTAGTAGTATTATCTACCTTATCACCTATCAGCTTTGCATATATATTGATTCTATCTTTAATGCTCTCTTTTCCGTCAACAAGGCCCGCGCATTCTCTTTCGATCTGGCTGCCATTTTTAGCGTCTCTACTAAAGCAGGTATTTAATGCATTAAAATAATCGTTGCCTAGTTTTATAGCTTTTTTAATATATTCCTTATCTTCATCAGATAAAGTTTCACCTTGTTTAACTTTATTTTCTAACTCGCGACATCTTGCATCATAGCTTGCCCAAATAGGACCTACATCTTTTCCGTTAGCACGAATGGAAAACTCTTTAAGTTGAAAGCCTTCTTTTAAGTATTTTCTATAATCCATAGCCATTAAATCCTAAATTAATAATAGCTGGCCCGTAGGCCAGCTATAACCTATCAAATTATTTTAAGCCAAACTTAGCAGCCATTGACTGAACTGGTGTTCTATTCATCTTTATAGTTTCTTCTTCAAGTCTCTGCTGACGAATTGCTTTAGGATTAATTCTTGCTTCGTTTATCTTTCCAGAAATGAAAGGGAGAACTTTGAAAAATTCTCTTTGAGCTTCTGCTAATGTTTTAGCATCTCTAATTTTATGCTCAAAAGGTAAAAGAGCTTCACCAAATCTAGAAACTTGGTCTGCCCAGTATTTTTCAATTAAAAGGCCATTTTCTTCTCTGAAGTCGATAAACTGATCAATAGATTTTCTATTTTTTGCTTCAGCATAATCATCAAGCATATTCTGAGCTAATGATGGATTTTCATTTTCTACAGCTTCTGGAGCTTCCATAGTTACTGGAGCTTCATTGCCCATGTTAACATCTACTTTTGTAATATTCTTAACAGTAAGAGTACCATCATCATCAATATTTAATTCAACTTCGCCAGCTTCATTAATCTTCATGATAGACTCTTTAACTGCATTAACAAACTTATCTTTTTCTACGTTTGATGCTTCTTTAATTGTGCTGATAGACTCATTAAGTGCCTTATTAGCATTTGAAAGATTACTAAGCATAGAATTTGCTGCCTTAATCTTTGCTTCAAGACGTGCATTTGCTTTTTCAAGTTTATCATTACCAGTACGATATTTTTCAATTCTTTCTGTAAGAACTTTTATTTTTGCTTCAGCAGCAGCTTTAACTTCATTTGTTGCTTTATTAGCATTATCAATTGCTTCTCTTGTGCTAACAAGTTCAGAGTCATGTGCTTTAGCAAGATTTTCTGCTCTTGTATCACGAAGCTGCATCTTAATTGTCATTTTTTCAATAGACTCTTTAAGTGCTTTATTTTCTTTTTCAGCTGTTGCAATCTTATCTTTAGCTCTTAATAATTCATGCTCAACCTTTGCTTTATTAAGGCCTTCTTCTCTTAAAGCTTTTGCTGAAAGTTCAATCTGCTCTGAAAGCTTTGCTAATTCTGATGATTCTTTCTTTGTAGACTCTTCAGTCTTTTCAAGCTCTTCAGCTTCTTTAATTGTAAGCTTAAGGTTTAAATCCTTAACGGCTGCGGAAAGAGACTCTTTAGCTGCTGAAAGATTTGCTGTTTCTTCCTCATACTTCTTTGTTGTTTCAACAAGCTTTGCATTTTCTTCTGCTAATTCTTTATTTCTTGCTGTTAAACCTTCTACAATATTCTTGTAGTTCTTTACCTGTTCTGCAAGTTCTGCACCTTCTTCAATTACACGCTTTGTGCCTTCCTTGATTTCGTCAAGTGAGTCAACACCAAGTTCTTCCTTCATAGAAACAGCCTGTTCAACAAGTGCTTCTAATTCAGACTGTTTTGCCGCAATTTTTTCCTCAAGCTGTGCTTTAAGGTCTGGCGCTACACCTTCATCAAACATCTCGTTGATGCTCTTAAGCTCTTTAAGCTGTTCATTAGGTGATTTCATATTATTTGTATCTTGAATAAATGCTGTTACATAATTTCTAAATGCCTTTTCCTCAACTTTTGAAAGGCATGATTTCTTTTCTTCTGACATTACTGATTCCCTCATAGTATTATTTAATGGTTCGGCAGACTCACTCATTACAGCCTGCTGCTTTGTATATTCAATATTTCCTAATCCTGTCTGCTCATCTGCAATCTCGCCATAAACATCCTGTGAAGGATTAAGAACAACATCTGCTAATCTTTCAATTTGATATGTATCTGGATTTACTGTTTTTCCATCTGATAAGAATTCACCAAAGCCTGATGAACTAAATCCTACACGTCCACCAGCATCAATTATCTCTTGGAACATATGTCCGAAAATACCAACAAAAGTACCAATACCATATACGATTTTTTCTACATCGTCAAGTTCCATTCCAAGCCAAACAATTGATGAGTTTCTAATAGAGCCTGGGTCATTAGATTCTGTAGGATGATCTGCTAATCCGCAGAGACCTTTCCAAGCATTCTGCTGGTTATTCATTACGTTTTCCCATAGTTTCTTTGTATAGATTCTACGGTTACCGTTTATGTTATCCCAACGGCCAATAGGAACACGATAAATTTTTCTCTCATTAAGAGAAACTCCGCGTTCACGAAGCTTTGAAATAACTGAATTAACGATACTATCGCTAATTGTTTTTGCTTCTTTGATTTGACAAATTGCGCTTTTTATTTCAGAGTCTGAAATAGAAACTGACTCATTAAGTTTATTATCTTTAATGACGTCAGGGTTTTTATTCATTGACTCCTTAATGCTTTCTGGCGCGCTGTCAGTGATATCTGTATAGTACTTAGAGTCCATACAAACACTTTCACGTAAGAGTTGTAGCATTATTTAATTTCTCCCATATATTGTGGCACATATTTGTAATGCCCACCACGAAGTTTTATTATTATAATTAGTTATTCGCTATAAAAAGTTCGCTATTAAAATGGCTAATTTATAATTATAATGAAATGTAAGTTTTGTGGTAGAGATTCCGATTCAGAAATTTGTCATAATTGTAAAATACTAATGTCTAAAAAACATTTTTCTGAAAATGATATGACATTGTATATGAATAAGCCCTCAATTATAAAAATAAATAATATTGACGAGCTACAATCAAATATACTTGTGAACTCTGATAAAATAACTTTTAACTGTATAAATTGTAAAAAAGAATATACGGGTACATTTAAGCATATAAAGCAGAAAAAAGAATTATTATGTGCACAGTGTACTCTTGAAAAAAATAATTTACAAAAGTATGGAAAGAAAAATATATTTGAGACGGATGAATGTAAAAATAAAATAAAAGAGACCAATAACTCGAAATATGGGCATGATTATTATTTACAGACGGATGAGTCTAGAAAAAAACTACAAGATAAACAGTTTAATGATGCAAAAAATAACTTAAGCCTCAAATTACAAAACTTTAGTGATTTTACTATACTAGATAATCTTATTAGACCAAAAGGTAAAGACGGCCATTATTATTTCGCAAAGGTTAGTTGCACTTGCAAAAAGTGCGGGTCTACTTATATAACAAATATAAGACGCGCACAAAGATGTAATAAGTGTTATCCAGAAGACTGGCTTAATGGTACATCAAAACTAGAAAAATCTATAGTAGAATATATAAGGTCTTTTTATAATGGACAAATTATAGAAAATGATAGGTCCATAATAAGTCCAAAGGAATTAGATATATACTTACCAGAAAAAAAGTTAGCAATTGAAATAGATGGTGATAAATGGCATGGATGCAATGATATTACGTTATTCAAGGACTTATTAAAAAAGGCTGGTGAAAAGCAAACTCTATGTAATAATCTAGGCATTAGACTTATTACTATAAAAGAATGTGATTATTTAGATAGACCCGAAGTTTTTAAGCGTTTTTTAATAGATGCTATTGGTGATAGAACTAGAATATTTGCTAGACAATGTAATATTAGAGAAATATCTAAAGAAGACGCTTATAATTTTTGTGAGTACTATCATGTAAATGGATATAGAAATGGATCTATTAAATATGGACTTTTCTATAAAAATGACCTAGTATGCGTCGCAGTTTTTGGAAGGCATCCTAAATATGAATGGGAATGTATACGTCTTTGTTATAAAACTGGAATATCAATTATCGGCGGATGGGAAAAAATTCAAAAGCACTTTGGTAAGAAGTTCTTACATTATGTAAATCTACAATATTTTATGGGTACAAATGTTACGGGTATAGGATTTAGATTTTTAAGAAATGGTATTATTCTATCGAGAAATACATTACAAAAAAATACTCAGATTAAGAAATACTGTAATAATTATGATGAAAATCTAAGTGATATTGAAAATTGTATAAATAATGGATTTACTGTTATTTATGACTGTGGAAATGATAGAAGAATTTACAACACTAATTAGGTTAGGAGATATAAAAAATGATTTCTGTAAATACTAATAATGAAATATATAAAAAATATGCTAACAATCCTTTAGCAAAAGGATTATTTAATTATATCCTAACTGAATATCATGACCAGCCTGATGAGTTTCTAAGACATTATACTTCTTATCAAACAGCTGAAGAAATTTTGGATGAAGCATTTAATAGAACATCATTAGATGATGCTAAGTTTGTAATTGATGATTTCTTTAGAGATATTATGAAAGAAAAAAATAAAGGCAGATATTACGGTATGTAAAAAGAAATGGCATCCATTATGGATGCCTTTATTTATTTCTAGCCTTATCTTTTTAGATTTTTATTTGAATTCCTTAAAAATATATTGATTACTATTATCATCCTTAAATATAGCAGAACGTAAATAGTCCTCTTCTAAATCGGGCTCAATAATATCAGACAAATAAGCTTTAATAACATTTCGTTTTTCTAAATACATAAGCATCGCTGATACTGCATAACCTTTATTTGTACCTTCTAAAGTTGGTAAATCTATATTACGAAAAACATAAGTTTGATTTTTCCTAGAAATTATATTTAATTTATACATATATAAGTCTATAATATAACATTTTAATATCAAGAATTAACTTTTTAATAAAACTAAAATCTTGTTGTGCTTTACTTTCAGTATTCTTTACTAAAATGCCTTTTCCTCCCATTTTAGACCATTCTTTAACTGTCTTTTCGTAATCATCAAAAAGAATATCACCCTCTTTACAATAGGCAAACTTTTCTTTTCTAGTAGCAACTACTATTACCTTATCTCTACTAATACCATATTTCTCAAACCATTTATATTTATTCTCAGTCATTTTTTGAGCGCATTTATCATAATCTTCCACGCTATCAAAAAATGTAATAAATTGGTCTTTTTCTGGTAAGGCTGTTAAAACCTTAGCATAAGGATATTTTAATGTTTTCCATAGAAACGTTTTCTTTGGTTTAGCATCTATAAAGGCTCTATCCTGATAATCCCTCATTGTTATACAAACTTCTTTTGGATCAAACCTATCCTTACAGTTCGTGGTCTTTATCCAGCCTTCAAAGTCTGATAAAACACCATCACTATCAATATAGATCATTAGCTCTCCATAATCTTTAAAATTTCATGAATTTTTGGTGTAATATCATTGGGTAATAAACCTTTTTCAGTCATAGTTGCAAAAAGCATATACCATGTTGATTTTGTAAGGTCCTGAACATTTTTCTCAGCTTGCGTTTGTCCCTTTCCCTGATCCGGCGCTTTCTTACCAATGCGATCAAGGTATTTTAGTGAATTTCCAATAGCATAAGCTGTAGTTGCTGTAATTGGTTTGCCTCTTAAAAAATCATCAATTTTATCAATTGTCTCATACCTACCAGAATTATAATGTTCCGGCTTTGCAACCATATCTTTTGAGTTTTTATAATCATCCATAGACTTTTTAGCTTTTGGTTCTTTTACATGCTTTTTTGTAAAATTATCAATTTCATCATCTCTTGTTAAATCTACTATAGCATTAATACTTGATGAGTCTAGCGTTGGTAATTCTTCTTTACTATTATTATTCATTGCTTTATCTAACTCCTCCTTAGGTATCTCTACTGATGGACTAGGCTTATTTTCATCTATTTCTTCTACATAATACCCAGACTTCTCAACTTTCTTTACTAAATCCTCAGGCCATTTTGATTTTTCCTGAGAAAGAGTAGACTCAATTTTTCCATCTACCCAAACCTTTTGAAATAATGTATCTGTCTTATCCCAATATTCCAACTTTTTCAATTTATATTATACTCCTATATATTTTTAAAAATTAACAGTTTAAATAAAATAATTATTAGCAATACTAACAAAATTATTTTTTATACATACTGTATCACCATAAAAACACTTTCGGTTTGAATTAAATATACTCTTACGCGAAATCGTACCCGCAGCAATTACAGGTACTAATACAGATAAAATACAGTCTTCATCTATTGATAAACTAATCCTCTTATTTATAGATTCAAGTCTATTGTAAGGATTGAGCGTTGGCTTAAGTATATAGTCACTAAAACAATCTCTGGCAGTCTGCATAGCAAAAAAATTACCACTTGAGGCATTAAATAACTTTTTTATAAATTCAATACAAGTTTCACAAAAAAAATTTTCTTCAGTTGTATTAAATTCTTCAAATAGATCCTTTACCTGAGCTTCATTTAAGTTCTTCACATAGCTAACTTCATTTATCATAAGAATTTTTGATTCTAATAGCCTTTGACCAGAAAAATTTAATTCTAGCTCTTTAATAATATCATAGCCTAAGGTCGACATAAGTCTAGAATCAATATTATCTATATACTTATAGTCTACCGGCATTATATAATCAATCATATGATATATCCCGTTCTATTTTTCCATCCTTAAGCAAAAGAACCCTCTGATTAGATGATCCACGTAATTTAAGTCTAGTATCTCTTAAAGATTCTATATAAGGACCATCTATTAAATATTTTACATGACTTAAAATATAATTTATATTATCATCCTGTTCAGCTATTAGTTCTTCATATGTAGAACCAGACCATATATAAATTACTAAATCTGGAATAGCCTCAAGAACTTTTTTTATAATATATGCACAATCTTCCCTATTTTCCTTCATAAAGGGCTCTCCGCCCAAAATAGAAAGGTCTCGCTTAACATTATTTTTTGTCAATGCGCTCAAAATATCATTAACTACATCATCATTATCTCTTATAGGCGCTTTTGTAACATCCCATAATTCGCTGTTCTGGCATCCACTACAAAAGTGGCAACAGCCAAAAAACCATAAAGATACACAAATACCAGAAACACTATCAGCTATATCATTCTCTAACAAATTTGCAAAATTCATATTATTAATAATAACAAAGCTAGATATAGGATATTAAAACAACATATTCATTATTTGAGCCAAAATGACTTTTATTTGTTAAAGTCTCTACAATTTTATCTTTATATTTTTCAGTTTCATCAACTACGAATAGGTATCTTTTACATTTATATTTTTCAATACAAATATCAATCCATTCATCACAAGATTTCTCAATTTCATTCTTGTCTTTGGACCAATGCTCTTTTCCTCCATATGGAGGACAAGTAAATAAACAAGTATTATTGCCAAAGTCATATCCTTTTGACCTTAAGATATCTTGTATAACTACAAAATTCGAGCCTTGCATATTTATATATCTTAAAATCTCATTTGACTCTCTTACATGGTCTTCATTTATATCTTGGCCAAAATAATCCTTACCACATCTAATTGTGCCGAGCATTCTTCCACTAAAGCCAGAAAATGGATCAAATATTGAGTCACAGTCATTTAAGTATTTTTTAATAAGGTCCTCTGCTAATTTTGGCTTAAATACTGTAACTTTATTTGCTATTCTAGTTACATTAAAACCTTGCAAAATATCGGAAGGCCTACAATGACCCTTATATTTTAATCTATTAAGCGCAACCTTCTTAATTATATTTTTATCTTCCCAAGCTTCTCTAGGGGAAATCTTACCTTCTCTAGTAGCATCATAGATAGACTTATGAAAATGATGTATTAAGCCCATATCTGTTGTATCTGATAAATCTGAGTTAAGATAAGGAAATGGTAAGTCAACTAAAAATAAGTCAATATAGTCTTTTGTATATTTATTATTGACATACTGTAATATTGGCTTTATATCATTTTCTGTAAAAAATACAACATTATTATCAAGCGCACATTGATGTTTTGCTTCAAACTTATCATCTAGGCTTCTATCAAATGGATTTATCATTTTTCCATTAATATCACCATTTTCAAAAAATTGTGTACCTTTTATTTCAATAAGAGACCCGTTATATTTAAAGTCGGGATAATACATATATTCAGTATCATTATAATAATATACAAAAGGGTCTTGTACTCTAGATATATCTAAATTATTATCTTTCGCATAAATCCATAAGGCTAACTCCCAACTTGAATCAAAGTACTCGCCATCATAAAGATACTTCTTATATCTCTTATACTGAAAATCTACAGTTTGTGAATAAGATGGAACGCCATATTTTTCTAAACAGGTTTGCCTTGCTTTTTCACGAATAATATTAGACTGCATAACATTAGATACACCATACCTATGTGAAATACTTTCTTTACTTCTATCCTTAAATTCTTGAGTATGCATATAACTCTCTTCATTATATCGCTGTTTACAAGTATCTATTGCTTTAAGTCTATTATTATAATATGGGTCATTATATAATTCTAATTTAGTCTTTTTAGATTTTTCTATATTTTCATTATAACAATTTTCTACACTACCAAAATTACGTATTTTAGTTTCTTTTGCTGCTTCCTTAAATGAATCAGACTTAACATATGCATCTACACCATATTTTTCTAAACAAGTATTTCTAGCTTTATCCGAATTTACATAATGTGGATTATTATATTTTTCTATTTTTGTTTTAGCACTTTTTTCTTTTATACTATTCAACTTAAAAACATTAGTAACACCATACCTTTCTTTACATGTTTCTTTTACTTTTGTAGACATAATTTGTAGAGTACAATGTCTACAATATGGAGACCTCTTATATGCTTTTATAGATTTAATTGTTTCAACTGAACAATTAGAACAATTAAATATAACTTTTTGTAAGGGCCGCCAATCATCAATATTAGAAGGTAATAATATTGGCTCACTTGAAAAATTTAATTTTTTCATAAATAAATATTAACTATAAAAAAAGACTAGCATAAATGCTAGTCTTTTATATTTAGATTATATTATCCTTAAGCTTTCGCTTTAATCCAATTTTTCAAATTATTAACATGCACGTAGCGGTCTTTCTTTTCCATTCGCTTACCCTGATTAAAATGGGAAACTTTTGTACTAAGATATCCTGTAATTCTTGCATAATCATTTATATATTTTTCATGATTTGCACCGCACTGTGGACAGTCTTCATCATCTTTTATATAGCCAGAATAACCACATTGCGTACAGTCTGAAAACAGTACATTTAAGGCAAAATATGGCACGTCTTTTTCCATTGCATAATCTACAATTTGTTCTAAGGCTTCAAGATTATTTACTGCATTATCGCCAATTTCTACATATGTAATACAGCCTGCAATAGAATATCCGGTAAGTTGGCTTTCTATATCAATCTTTTCAAATGGTGAAATTTCTTTCCAAACTGGAACATGAATACTATTTGTAAAATATCCTCTAGGAACAAGCTTACCATTCTGGTCTCTATATGCATTTACATTTTCAATAAGTCCATATTTCTTTGTAAATTTATTAAATGATGTAAGGCATAAAGACTCGGCGGGAGTATAGTAAACACCAAAGTTAAGCTTATAATTTTCCTTATACTCTTTACACTTTTTCTGGAAAAGCTCTTCTATTCGTTTTGCTAATGCCATTCCTTTAGGGTCTGTATGGTCATGACCAATAAGAATTTGAAGAGTCTCTGCTAGACCAATTTGGCCAATAGCTAAAGTTCCATGTTTTAATACGCCACGAATACCTTCTTTTTCAAACTCGTCATTATACGAGAAGAAAGTACCATTTGTATACATAAAATCGGCAGAAGCTGGGTCCTGTGAACAAATCCAATCAAATCTCTCGAGAAGCTCATCTTTACAGTCACCGATTGCTTTTTCAAGAATATCCATGAAATAGTCTACTACATAATCATTAGCATCATCTTTCTCAGCTTTTCTTTTTGCTTCCATAGCTAATGTTGGAAGAATAACTGTTGCTGGCGCAATATTACCTCTTCCATCTTTCATATGTGATGATGTTATTGGCGCTTCTGGTATATCTTCCCCATTTATTAATGCTTTTATCGATCTCTCAAAGTCTGCTTTCCAATTTATATCCCATCCACTATAAGTTCTACACGTTTTTACCAAATGTTACCATCTGAACTGACTATATCTTCCGTTTAATGAAAAAACGGTCTTCTGTTTCGAGACGCGCTAATCCCGTCCCTACTTGGCTACACTCATCACCAATAGTCGATACACATTTAGAAACTAAAATGAAACAAGCCAACCATTTATTATAGCGCCATTTAATAATGCGCCTGACTGCCTACAGCTATATCCTAAAAAATTCATTGCTAGATGTTTTGATGGAAATTCTTTTAATTCATCACCTTTTTTAAGAATAACTCTTGTACCTCTTCGTCTTGATAAAGAATTATTTTCAAAAGAGTCTATGTATTCATTATTCTCAAGAGCAAACAGCCACTCATTTCTCCACAAACTTAAACACTTATTATTTACACGGCTCATAATTACATTTTTATTTTTTATATTAAAAAAGTTAAGACACTCCGTAATAGTATCAAAATAATGTTCTTCATTTGTTAAGACAGACTTACATTTTATCTGCTTACTAGCGCCGTTATTTCTGCCAGAATTAGATTTCGATATTTTCGATTTAATATCTCCCATCTCTTTTGGACTTTTATTTAAGTATGTATTTCCACCTTCGCCACCTAAGGCTGAATTATAACCAAAGTTGTTATCAGTTGACTTATAAAAACTTATCCAATATCGTTCTTTTTCATTCAAGTCTTGCTGGCTATTTGCTTCATCTATTTTCTCAATTTTAAAAGCGTCTCTACCATATTTTTTAATAGCCCGTTGAAAATGTATTGTAGGATTTTCCGATCTTTCAGCATCTCTTATATGCCTTTCAAATCGTGACTCCATAGTTCTTATTGTCTGTCCAATATAAACTTTGTTATTAACTGTGCAGGTAATCTTGTAAATAATTCCGTTCATTTTGTCTCCTTTAGCACGGTCTCATCCTAGAAGGACCTAACCGTTAGCCATACTAATTTAATTAGTTGTAGAACCTTTAATTGTATTATTAAACGTTCTGCAATAACCTTTTGTATGACACCCCTTTAGCATAGGTTAAGAAGATTTTATATGAGCTATAGTTTACACTTACCCATAGTGCTAGGAATTGTCCGAGGATCAAATTCTCTAGCCTTAAGTTTCATTCTATATTTTCACTCCTATTTATTCAACAATATCAATTCCTAAAATATCGCTTAATTTAGGATCCTTCTGTATTCTTTCAATAAGTTTCTGTTGTTGTTCTTCTGTTAAAGAATTCAAAAACTTATTTTTATAATCCGCATCATTCCATCCAGCGTCCTGACTCCAGTCACAGTTAACATAGTTAGGGTACATTCTCATAGATGTACATTTTATAGCATGTTTATAAAGGTCATAATTTGGTGATCCCTTATCATTTACGCCTTTCATCTTCTGGAAAATCTGACAAGGGAAAATTGATGTTTGTCCATTACCCGTGCCTCTAATAGTTGCGTCAAGAATTGCGCGAATAATAATACGGCCTTCTGGAAGCGTACATGTACCGTAGTTAATAGAGCTAAATGGTAACTGATTACCTGAGCGGGACTGAAGAGAATTCAAATTATGAAGCATACCTTCTGCGCCTTGTTTAGCTTCCTGAATTGTATCAAATACGGCAGATTGTCTTAATTTAGGGTCTAACTTTTTATTATCAAAAGTAAAGTCTTCTTTTTTCAAGCCCATTCTATCGAGATACTCTTTCTTATGTTCATTTATCCAGTCTTCTAGCTTATTTCTCCATACGCCAGACTCATCCTTATAATCTTTAAACATAAGGTCTGGTAAATCTAGTGTTTCAAATTCGTCTGTAGTTTTTAAGTAAGCAATAATATAATGCTTCATAAAAGACTTACGAACATAAGGTACTAATGTCCAGTCTATATGAGTAGCTGCAACACCACCAAACTGTTGTAAAGACTGTAACTGAAAATATACTGCAATAAGCTGAAATGCAGTGTTAACTGATCCTGCTGGTCTAATAATAGTTTGTCTAGTCTTAACACATTTTGATAGAAGCTCGTCCATTGGAACTGAAAGACAATTATGCATACCTAGAATATATGAATCTAGGTCATGAATATAAACTCTATTATTAATATGATTTTTGGCAAATCTTGGAGATATATAATAATTTAATGCATGCTCTTTTAAAAAGGCCGAGTCCATTTCTCCTTTACGGCCACCAAAAGAAAACTCATCAAGATTTGCATTTTGATGTTCTCCACCGTCAGATTTCTTCACTAGAAGCTTTGATTCCATAACGCCAACGAGTGGTAATCTCTTAAATCTAGCAGCATCTCTTTCTTGACGGTATGTCATATATTGACGTGCAACTTCAAAACAGTTATTCTTCATAAGGGCATTTTCTACTGCCTTATGAACATCTACAACATCTACATCCGCATTTTCATCCGTATTTTTCTTTAGAAAAGACAAAGCTGTTGATACAACTTTTTCAATCTTTTCATCATCTAGCTTAACTTCAACTTTAGAATTAGCTTTTTTTATAGCTCTAAATATTTTCTGTGGGTCAAAGTCTTGCTTTTTTCCATCTCTTTTAATGACTCTCATATTTCTTTATGAAAACCTCTTTTCTTAATTTTCTAGCATGATAGATATAGTTAGTTAGTGGTCTTCTAATAATTGCTATCAAGTGAAAACTTTCCGTGTTCTACGTAATATGTTCTTACGCCTTCAGCATTAGACCTTACAATATCTCTTACTCCGCTCTTATGTGAAATAAAAAATACCTGGTCAAATAATCCATTTGTAAATAAAGACTTAAATAATTTTTCAGCGTTTCCATCTGAGCTATGACCATCTGGCTCATCAAAAAAAGCAAATGGTAAACTATAAAGTTTACATAATGATACCTTAAATGCTAAAGTTAACAGGTCTTTTTCAAAACCTGATGCCATTTTAGCATTAGACATATCATCTTTATCAAAATTATTTTCTTTAGTATAGAAAAATTCTATACCTTTCTTATTTTGAAAAAGCTTAACTTCCATGTCTGGAAATACAACATGAATAAAATTATTCATTTCATCTTGTAATATATCACATGTTTTAACTGTAAGATAATCTGGTAAATTCTTACTTAATAAAGTATAAGCTTCTTTATATACTTTTTCATTCTTCTCTGCTTCCTCAATTTCAGCTTGAGTTTTAGTAGAGTCTTCTGTTAACTGTGCAATCTCATTTAATATAATTGTATTTGTTTTAATTATATTATCTCTAATAGAAATCTGCTTGTTAATCTCATTGAGCTGTGCTTGTCCATTTTGTAAATCCCTATTAAGACTCTCATATTCTTGAAGAGACTTTTCTAGATTTTTCTGCTCTAAAGTAATTTGGGCTTCTTCCTTAGATAACTTATCTAATTCCGCATTCTTCTCTGGTAAAGATGATACTAGAGACTCTAATGAACTTATTTGATTTTGTAATGACTCTCTATTTCTAGTATTATTACTAATAGTACTATTATTAGTGGCCAACTTATTTGATAATTCTGATAACTTAGAATTTTTATTAGCCTTATCAGAAATTACACTATTTAAGTCATTTTGATTTTCTACACTTCTATTATTAATTGTCTCCAGCTGTTTAGTTACTTCTGCAAAAGACTTTTCATATTCAGTTCTATCAGCGTCTGTAAATACATGACCACATTCAGGGCATTTTCCAGAGTCAATTAAACTTAGATGTTTTTTTATACTCTGTAAATTTGAAGATACTTCTGCTGTTTCTTTTATAAGATTACTCTTTATATCTTCTAGAGTAGACTGTTTTTCTGACAACTCTAAAATTTCAGTATTTAATTTACTAATATCTTCAGTAATTGATAAAACTTCGCTAGATAACTGTTGATTATCAGTCTCACACTTTAAAAGTGACTCTTTCATAGATGAAAGATTAGCTGTTTGAGTATTTATAGAATTAATACTACTAGATAATGTATATTTTTGCTGTAAAATACTATTTAATGACTCATTTAATTTTTTCTGTTTTTCTGTTAAACCTGTATAATTAGAAAGTTGTTCTTGTACTACTTTTATTGCTGACTCTATTGTAGCAAGTTTATTAGAATAAATATCCTCTGGAACTTGTTGCTTTTGTCCTTCTTTAATAGATATTGCATTCTCGTTATAACTTATATGTTCTTTTCCTTTTTTAATAATATCTCTGGCATCATCTATTTTTGTTTTACAAAAAGCTACTTCATTCTCAAAAGAAAAATTTAATAATTTTTTAAGATAATTTGCTCTATCTGTTGGACCTTTGGAAGTAATATCGCCCGCTTTTTGCGCGGACATTAGTATATCACCAAAAAATGGCAAATCTAATTCAGCTAGAAGGGCGGTAACTTCTGAATTAATAAAAGGCTCTGGTCGCTTTGCTTTATATGTTACTTTTCTATCGAGAGTAGAAGACCCAGAACTTATAGTAATATCAAATATAATTGGATTACCTCTAACTTCAGCATCCAAATATACTTTTGCTTCTTTTGTGCCTCGTTTTATATAATCTTTATAAGAGTCCCCCCTCTTACTTTCTGTAAGGCACAAACTTATTGCGTCCAAAACAGTACTTTTGCCATTACCATTATCTCCAAGCAAAATAATTACTCTTTGGTCCTTAAAGTCTAATTCTGCGTTATCAACGCACATAAAATTTTTTAATTTTAATTTATTAAGCTTTATCATTTTCTCTTCGCTTTTACTAAGTCTTTTATATATGCTACAGTTACTCTTGTAGGCTTATCTTCATAATGAAGCATAGCAATATGTGGCGTTAATAGTTGATCCACCACTAACAATTGGTCAGGAGGTACTTTACAAGGACAAACTAAAAAAGGATTTTTAATACTATGAGCCCGATAGAAATTCATCGTTTCAACTGAAGGAAACTCAATAAAACAAATATCATTTGGTTTCAAGTATTACCTTACCTTATTAGCAGAATGATAAGTCATCATCATTCCAGTCTTTAATAAATCATCTTCCTCAATATAGCCAACATTTATCTGATTATATTGCCTAGACATTTGTTTGCCACAATTATCACAGATAACATCACCTATTTTTTCACCTGGTTTAAAATTAACAATTTTAGAGTATCCACATTCACAAATGTAATTCGCTTTAGCCATTTACTACTTCCTCTGCTTTATCCTTAAAAGACTTATATACCCTATCAAAATTATCATATATTGATACTAAATCATTATAATTAATTATATTTGCAAACTCAAATGTACCTTTTGAAATAGAATTATAAGGTAATTTATTTAATTCTTTAAGATGAATAGAAAAGCCAACTTTATATAAGTCACTAAAATTATCATCCCACCTGAATACAAACACCCTTTTATCAGCTCTTCCATAATCTACGCCAACTATAACAAGACTTCTAATTTCATTAGCTTTAGAATACTTTGTAAGATAATCATTTTGCCAAGGCTGTAATCTCTTAAAAGAAAAGGCACCAGGATTTTTCATAAATTTTGCTTCCCAACAAATAAAATTTAATTCATCCTTATTACCATTAAATTTATCCGCTGATAACATTCCTATACCATCAAAACATCTAATACTAGAATGTGCGCCGGTTTGAAAGCCCGACTCGTCAGGAATTTTATAACCCTCTATCATAGAATGTTTAATAACAGTACATAATTCTGCTTCGTTCTTCATAAATAATAAAAGCTCCTAAATTTAATTTTAGGAGCCTCCTTTTTCTAAGTTTTATAAATTATAAGTGAAACCCACCTATATTATTAGGCATCTTAAAATTAGATGTCATATTATTCATCATATTTCTAGCTTGGCCCATCATATTATTACTCATAGAGTTCATATTACCCATAGGATTTTTAGTTAGGCCATTATTACCATTCATTGCTTCTTGTTGCTGTTTCTTAGTATGCTCATTTTCTTGTTCAACAATTGAAATTAATGCATTATACATTGCTTTAACTGTTTCAAATGGCATCTTAAGCATTTCAGCAACACTATTATGGGTGTGTTTACTTAAACACAACATCAATTCCATCAGGCTCTGTGGTTGATATAGCTTGAAGTAAATCAAATAGGCGAAAGGTAAATGGGTATACAATCTCCTTGTTGGTAATTGGACTCTTGACCTTAATCTCTTTCTGCAATCCAATTTTCAACCCATCTAATGCATTAGAGATTTTTGTATATACTCTTAAATCTAATTCTGGATCATCTGCTAATGTAAGTTTTTTCTCAATAGGAAGATCACTTACATCTTTACCACGATACTCTAACAAATGAGCTGCTCTTGTAGCACGCATAATATCTAAGTTTCTTCGCATTAGATAATCACTGTATGCCTTTTCTTCTGCTTTTGTTAAAACAGGAATCATATCATAAGTAATTGGTTCACCACGGTCCTTCTTTGCTTTTTGCTCACGAATATATTCAGTCTTCTTAATAATAGGCGCTAAAGTTTCTTCTTCTTGAGCATAAATAATATTAATAAAGTCACTAATATCGCGAACATCGCCATATTTTGGTAAACCATATACACAAGTAAATCCAGTTCTATTATTCTTTACATGTGCTTTTGGAGCAAAGTCATCTGGTAATGAATATGTACCAATATTATTAAGGTCAATATCAATCTTAGGCTTCCAGTCGCCGCTATCAATACTAGCCTTAAGCTTCAAATATGCATCTGACTGAGGACCACCATTTGTATCCTGTAAATATTTCCAGTCTGACTCTTGCAACTTATAAATTACGTCTTTCAATTTATCTGTATAGAAGGTCTTATACAGAATAAATAATGTTTCTATTACTTCATCTTCATGAAACTTACCAACGTCTATGTCATCTTCATAAATAAGAGTATTAAGCATTTCAATTACTTTAATTGGCAAAGTATCATCATCTGTTAATGCCATACCTAACAAGTCTTCTGCTGTAAAGTTTCTAATATGAAATTTAGCAGGTGCATATAATTTACCTTTTGTAGAGAGTTCAACTGTTATATATCCATCGGGAACGGATGCTTCGCTATCCCTAATGTCTCTTGCATCTGCAAATCTTTCGTCTTCTTTAAGATCTGTTAAATCATTTGGAATATTATTCATTATATCTCCTAGAATCTATAGTTTATATATTAGATTTTCTATATAAAAAATAAAGCTGCTAACATAATTAGCAGCTTTCAAGTATTCTCAAAATATGATATTTTTATATTTATATTATTTTGTTATAGCATTATAAACTAAATCTCTTTGATTATTATCTAAGCCTAAGTCAAAAAGAACAGAGAATGTTTTCCAAGTACGCTTATGGGTATTTATTCCACCCTTTAAGTTCTCATTCAATACTTTTTCAACATTACTTTCTGACCAGTCATTTGACTCTTTAAGCTTTGAAATTGCTGTATTAAAAGACTGGAATAATTTATTACCGTCCTTTGTTAAAGACATTTCGTTAAGAAGGTCTCTATTACCATCAATTACTTTAGCTTGTAATTTACCATTTTCGTCTGTATAATTTTGTACTTTACCCGTAATTTGTTTTCCAGCTGCAGTACCTTTTCTCTTTGTTTCAGAATCTGGTAATTGAGAGCCCATTCCCTTTAGCTTACCTAATACAACGTCTGCGCCAAGAACATTACATGCATTTATAATTTCTGGTACCTGAATATTGTACTCTTCCAAAATATATTTAATTGAGAGTTCTTTATTACCATTGGTTAAAGTACCAGCAACTTCTCCGTCCCATTTCTGTTTTGGATTAGGGATATCATTATAAAAATCTTCATATAAGTCTTTAGAAGATGAGCTTCCTAAGCCACTTAAAGCATTAATAATAATATATTTAAGTATCTTTGCTTTTCTATTTGGCTTTTCTTTTCCATCTGCTGTTTTCTTTACATAGGCCCATCTATTTGGTTTACCTTGGCTTGTATAATGCACATCTTTACAGCACTCTTCCCATTTTTCCATAAATGCATTAGTTGCAGCATCTGCTTCAATATCATTAGTAAGAAGACCATTAGACTTCATATACTTATATTCCATAGAATCTTCGGCTGACATTTCTTCATCTTTTCCATTTTTCTCAGTTTGGAAAGAAGTAGAGTCTACGGTATTAATAACGTTTCTAGTTATATCCTTACCATCTGCACCTTTAAATGTTACACTTTTCTGTGTACCAAGGCCAGAAATACCTTCTTGCGTTTCATCTGCTAATAAATCTCTATTAGTATTTAATAATTCAGCATAAAATCTACCCTGGATTGCATTAAAGTAATCATAATTAGGGATTTTAGAACTGCCTTTATTCTTATTAGCATCTATAGCTTTAGTAATTGCATCGAAGTTAAATGAAGCTTGTCTAATAGTATAAAATTCTTCTGGCTTATGTTCTACACCATCATAAATTATACTCTTACCATCTTTTAGGTCTTTTAAAAAGTTCTGATACTCAGACTTTTTCATTTTACCACTTTTTAATTTATCATCTGCAAAATCAGCGAACTTCTTAGCTGAAAAAGTGCCTTTGTAGCCAGATTTAAGATAAGAGCCGTCTTGCATCATGAACAAAAACTTCATATAAGCTTCACTAATATATGCCTCATATGAGTCATTATGACTATCACCATATGTTCTAGTTGTATTATTATATGCTCTACTAGCTTCATTTTTATTATGAAAGGCCGCACTTACTGTACTCATGCATTTTAAAAAGCAGTAGTCCAATGATTTCTTTCTTTCAGAAGTTTTAGCCTTCTTAAAGATCTTATAATACTTATCTACAGTACTTCTATCGGCATTTTTTCCCTTTAAAACTATAGTTGTATTTCTTTTTGCTAAATAATCAATTTGTGAATCTGTAAGCAATGCTGCTTTAACAGCATCCGCTGAAAATTGAAGTGGCGTTTCACTACGCTTAGCTCTTTCATATGCTAAATTCATAGCTGCGGTATATTCTGTACTACTAACAAAATATTTTTTTGCTATTCTTTCATTTATACCCTTAGTTACAACTGATTCTATTTCTTCATTTGTCATATTTATATATCCTTGATAATTAGACTTAAATAATTAGTGTATTCAAAAACTTTAATATGTCTTTTCTAGTTCTATTAGATGTAAAAAATGCACACTTTTTTGAGTCATCTAAAATAGCAGTAGTATATCTACCAATATTAAAGTAAGAATTATTACCTAATAAAGCAACTTTTAATAATTGCGTTAACCAAGATTCTATTGTTGTAGTATTAAAAACATGCATCTGTTCTTTATCTTTAATAAAATTTACCATTAAAGGTATAATCTCATTTTCGATTAAGAATATATCATTATCTTCATTTCGCAACATCAATTAAAGACCCCTTATATCTATAACTTCATAACATTATAAATGCTATGTATTGTACTATATTTAATTCTATTTTTATATTGTGTTTTACTTAAAAAAAGAATAAGAGACCTTTCATCTATTGGCCCTTCATAATTTAATAAAGCTTCTCTGATATTATTATCAGTTGCATAAGTAATTATACAATCCTGTGCAGCTCGCATATACCATCGATATTCTGGGTTCCGTATAACCTTATTTAATATTTGTAATTCCGATAAGTAATCTTCTGCAATTAAAGATATCTTTACATCTTCTGATAACTCTTGCATATTAGAAGATTTAAAACGAGAAATTATTTCTGCATAGCCTTTTGCTCGCTGTCTATCAGCGAGCAAATTGGAATGAGAACAATTTATATATTCTTTTTGTAATTGACTTAATGTCATTCTTTTATACGCCTAATACTGCTTTTGATAGAGCAGAAGAAGCACCAGCATCTCTCCAGCTAGGAACAGCAATTACTGCCATTTCTTGTGGTCCCATGTTTTGAATTGCCTTTGTTACTTCTAATTTTGGCGGATAAGGATTTCTAGGTGTTGGGGTATTAGAGTCTTCAACAGACTTAGTATAAGCCATTCTCTGGCCATTATCATAAGTAACTGCCTCTTCCCAATACTTAATTCTATCTTCTGTTTCTCTATCTTTATCTTCAATATTTTTTATTGCATTTAAATATTGTTGGCCATTTATTGCTACATACATAACAAAGTCATTAAAATCAACTGCATCTTTATCAATTGATTTCCATTCTGTATCTGGCACATATGACCTAATAGAGTTTACATTACCCACTTTTTCATTATTCATAATTGCTAATTTTGAGAAATCCTCATGGTCTCTCATAGCTTTATAAAAGAGGGTATCTGACTCTGTTCTTATGTCATCCATGCTTTCGCCTGCAGCATGAATATGTATATGCTTTAAGTCGTTTGCGAAAAGTGCCGCATAATATGCTAATTTAGAATATTCCATAAAGAAATTAGTAGAAATAATTACAAATTATATAATTATAAATTTTATACTAAATTTTGTTAATCTTTTATATATTTTCTAAAAAAGTTACATATTATAAATATAAAGGAGACTATTATGACTAAGACTATAAAGTTTAATAATGAAGCACTTTTTAATCTACAAACTCTTAATGGCTTAATTATGTCTACATGGGGTATGCATTATGATGAATCAGAAGAAAAAATTGAAGAGGCTTTTCAACGTGGTCTTATTGATTTTAATCATGTTAAAAATAGATATGATAAAGTTTTTAATATGAAAAATGGACCTTTTGATTATGATATAAATTATGAAAAGAACCTTTTAAGTAAATTAAATAAAGAATTCAAAAAAGTGAGATCTTATAAATTACCTTGGTTTATGAAAACTTATGTAGATTTTATTGATGAAAAATTTAAAGAACTTATGACCATATATAAAAATGGAGGCTGGAAATAAAAATGGCCTAATTTTAGGCCATTCATAATTTATGCTACTAACTCAAAGGCTTTATTTATTGTATTCATATCAGCAAATTTAAGATTTTTTAAGTACCAATTCAAACATAAATCTTCTTCTTTTATTTCTTCATGGTCGCCAATAGAATGATATAATTTTATTCCCCTAAGACTTAAATCTTTAATACGTCTTTTCATATAATCGAAAATATCACGTACTACCGTATGCAATTTAATAAGAAGTTTCTGAGCTATTGCTTTTTCTTCATTTTTAAAATTCACGCGACTCTTTATAAGCTGTAAAGTCCTATTATAAATGTCAGCAATAGCAAATAATTTATTCTCTACATCATCAATTTTAGAATCTTTTATATTTAATTCAACTCGCTTATTAATTAAATCATCAAAGGAATCTGTCGCTTTTCTTATAAGCTCATCAATATCATTACCTAAATTATCAGCATATGTTCCTTCTGATAATTTAGAAATACCCTTATATAATGATTCTAAAATTTTATAAACATCATTTAATCTATATTCTTTTGAGTCCCTCATAGAAGAAAGTAATCTTATACATGAACTCATAGCAGCTTTCATTTCTGGGTTATACTCCGCAGAAGGATGAAATAATTCTTTCTTAAAGAATTCTACAATTTGTCGGCTATTCATATCATATGAATACTCTTGTAATCTAGAACTCAAACTTGCTTTATATATATTTTCAAAAAGATTCTTATTCATAAAATAATTAGTATACTTATACCAATTTTTTATTAAATTCTTTTTCTAAAGAATGTAAACAATGCTTTTCACATAGAGTGCCATTCATAGCAGATAATAATGAATATTTTGGTAATTTATTCTCTTTTAGCAAAGACCTTACAAATAAATATGTTTTCTTTCGTTGCTTATAAGAGCTAATCATTGAATATTCAATATAAATAAGGAAAGTCATGCCCGGTATAATTTGTGCAATATAATACCATTTAGATATATCTAACTTAAAATAAAAATAAGCTAATCCCATTATTATATAGTCTACTATACAAAATACAAAGCCAAATCTTATCCAAAACGTACAAACTAAAAAAGTATAAAAATTAGAATCTTTATTCATATAAGGCTAACTTTTAAGACCCATATCTCTAATAATATCTTTAATATTACCCCAATTATAAACTTTAGACTCTTCTATTCTTTTAGAAAGTTCCTCAATTGCCCATTTAGCTCCGTCCTCAAACTCCTTGGGATGCACACTTTTATTTTTTTGTAATTCTAATGCGCTAAAGTCTTCTTTAGCTTTCTTATCGAGAAGCTCTTGAATAACATCGCCATCACAATACTGGTCAATTAGGCTTTTTAAGGTTATGTTTACTTCTAAAACATCAATATTACCATATGATGATGTATACCAATGTTTTTCATCTGTTGTATCCCAATCATAGTCAGAAAAACAACACTGAAGCATATTTGCGCCTATATGAGCTGCATCATTTATACTTTTTGCACATATATATTTAATTGTACCATCAGCGTTTACTTTAAAAAATTTAAAAAGTTTCATATTTACATAGTAGCACTTAACTATTTTCTTTAATATCTTCTAATATCTTACCAAGCCAATTATGACTTTCCTTATTTCTACATTCATTACAAGTACATACGCCCCAATAATTATCATGCCACCAATTATGCTCAATAATGGGCTCATCTATAAGCTTTAGCTGCCTTAATAAGTCTTTATCTTCAAACTTCTGATGAACTAAATCCCACATAATTTTTAGCTTTACGTCATCCCAGTCTGATCTAACTTGTACTTTCTTTCCCAAGCATTTTGCTTTATTAGCAGCTATATTTACAAACTCTATAGCTCTTTCTGGGCATTTTTGAGCTTGATAAGCATTTTCTACAGATGGAAAAGTTAGTCCATTATATACTATAGTACAAGGATGAAAATTGCTTAAAAATGGAAAATCTTTAAAAAACATAAATAACCTCATTAAAAATATGTAAAAATATATTAATTGGCGCTACGCAAGCCTAAGCTATATCTCTTCTTACTGTACATTAATTAATATAACTTCAATTTTGAAAAATTCACATTTTTAAGATATATTTTTTTCTAAAAATATAATTTAATTTCTTTATAAGTTAATTTATTTATACAAAGTGAAAATAGAGTATATAAATGAATAAGAAATATGATTATATTGAATTATTAAGTGAGCTGGATGCACAGCAATATAGGTTATTTAATATTTGTTCAATAAATAGTACTTATTTTGGTAATCTTATATTTAATAATATAAGTCAAGATTGTGAGATTAACTCAGCGGTATTTAATAGAACATATTTTACAGAATGGTTAAATCAAATAATTGATGACTCGATGACTAGATTAGAAAGTGAAGTTATTAGGTGGATTCATGATTATCCAGGGTTTTTTGATTTTTATAAGGGCGACTGGTCAGTAGATTCTATTATTAATTCTGTAATTCAAAGCTGGAAAAATAAACCAAAAACATTAAGGCTTAATAAGCTAAGTATGTTATATGCAAATTATATAAGATTTTTAGGTACATCTAGCGGACAAACATTCTTATACGGAACTACTGCTTATAATATATCAGATTATGCAGATATACTAGACTCTGAAGATACGCCTTATTATAATGACCTAGAGCATAAATTACAAAATTTGATTACTTGTAAAAAGCTAGTTTTATCAGATGTAGCTAAAACTGGTATTGATGCTTGTATAGCAAGTGCTATATGGAATTCTATATTTAATACAGATGGAAAATATAATTTAACTAAAGCGCTTAATATACTTAAAGCAGATCCTAAAATGACACAAATGTCAGATATGCAAATGCGTAGAAGACTTCAAAAAATGAAGGTAGCAATTCTTGAGTCTTTATTAAAAGATGATAAAATAGATACATATTTTGATGCTGATTATACCTTAAGTATGGATGGTACAAATTTTACATTAAAATCAGCTTTGGAATATTATCTTGTAACAACTAAGCATGACTTGGAAGATAAAAAACCCGCATTTTCTGATTGCCCTAAAATATTAAATGGACATGTAAATATAAGCGCATTTACAAGAGATGAATTTAGACTAACTATTGAAAAGTATTGTATAGCTAATAACATACCATTTTCTTATCATACAAATTTCTGTAATGGAATAGCAAAATTGAAAATTGATGCTAATCTAAAAAAGCATAAGACTTATAAATTATGGATATATACTGGTGGTGGGTATAAGGATTTTTATACTGGAAATACGGGTTATATTACAGAAATTATACCAAAGGAATATTTTGATTTATGATTTCAATTAGTGTTAATAAAAACTCTGGTTTCTTAGAGTTAAAAGTATTTGGTGAAGACTTTACTGATACGGTAGAATTTTTAAGAGATTATCACTGTGCTTTTGATGTAAAAAAGAAAGTTTGGACTAAACCTATTTCTCTACTTAAGCTACTTAAAGCGGATTTATCAGTTAGACATATTGAATATGATATTTCAGAATATGATGAAAAAGAAGCAGAAGAATATCTTAATTCTTTAAAAGAACTAAAATTATCTGATAGTCGAAGAACACTAAATTTTGATTTAATGAAATGTCCTCCACTTAAAGGAAAAGCGCCTAATGAGAACTATCAGAAGCAGGATATATTAAGAGCTATAAATCAAAATAGATTTCTTTTCAATTGGGAAATGGGTCTTGGTAAATCTTATGCTCTAGCAGTTTTAATAGAGCATTTAAGGTATTATAAACTTATAGATAAATGTTTAATTTTCTCAACTGGCGTTGGTGTCTTTAATCTAAAAGACGAACTTCTTAAATTTGGCAAGGATTTTAAGGCTGAGGATATCTTAGTTTTGAATTCGCTTACAGAAGCTTCATATGAAGATAGAGACTTATTTAACGAAAATAAGTATCCACAAAGTATTATCATAATGACATATGACGCATTTAAGGGTATTAATAATTATTATTATGATAAATTTAATGCTACTAAGTCTAATAAAAAGCCATCTACAAAAACAAAATATAGAAAAAGCTTTTTACCACTAGATCAATGGCTAGATGGAAAAGCTGGCGCTATATTCCTTGACGAGTGTCACTCTTTAGCTAATCCTTCATCTAGACGATCTGAAATATTTAAGATGAATTTAGATAAATTTACTTATAGATATGAATTTACTGGTACTTTAGCTGATAAGTATGAAAAGCTATATATGCCATTATTTATTCTTGATAAGTCCTTAGTAAACGGCTGTAGCTATAATGAATGGCTTATGCAATATAATGATTTAGGTAATAGATTTTCTAGATATGCTATAAATGATGATAAGTGGGATATTGGAAAAATTGAAAACTTAAATAGAGACTTAATTAGAAATTATGCATCTAAAAGACTTATGACAGAATGTTTGGACTTACCATTAAATTATGAGGTTCCTACTATTCATGTTGATATGTCCCAAGCACAAAGAGAAATTTATGAAGGATTTATCAGAGAACAAATTAGGCTTATAAAAGAAAGAGAAAATAGTAATAGTGATAATATCATAAATATGTTCCAAGTTTTCCAGCTTTCTTGTGAGAATATTAAGTGTATTGAAAATAATAGGTCCTTTAGCAAATATTCAGAAGAACTTCAAGAAAAAATAAAGAAGTATGATTTTATAAAAGATAATAATAAAATAAAAGTTTTGGATTCAATTCTTGAAGAAGAAACGGAAAATGGGCAAAGAGGCATTGTTTGGTATTATCATCCTTTGAGCAAGGACTATTTGAAAGAGCATTTAGCAAAATATAATCCAGTTATTGTTGAAGCAGGATTAAAAAATGATGATTTACATAATACTATAAATGAATTTAAAAATAATCCAAAACATAAAATTCTTATAGCATCTATAAATGTTATGAATACATCTGTAACTGTAACTGAAGCTACATATAACGTATATTTTGAAAGAACATTTAATTATACTGTTTATAGTCAGAGTAGGGGAAGAATTTATAGGCCTAGCCAGAAATATATGTGTAGAACATATCATATGGCTTTTAATGATTCTATCGACTTTTTCCAGCTAGAAAACTTAGCCCAGAAAGGCCAAATAGTAAATGCGCTTTTAAATAAAAAATTTATTGACCAAGGTTTATGGAAAAAAGTATTCAATGCTAATGAAGGATTTACTGTAGAATAAAAATTTGTGTTAATATATTTTAAGAGGTTTGAATGTTTAAAGATTACTTAAAAACTTTTTTAAGATATTTTCTAGTAATATTTGCATGTAATGCTGCTACTGTTATTACATCTTTTAAGTCAGATGGATTACCTTTATTATTAGCTACAATAGGAATTGCTATTGTAGTTGCGATAGCTGCAGTACCATTACAGGTTATTACTACAAGTAAGCTATCTAAAAAAGAACAAGATATGCAGTTAGAAAATACTGCTGAAGACTTCTTTAGTAAGTTATCTGATAAAGAAAATGAGTCTATTGGTAAAATCATTAAGTATGTTCAAGAACATGGTGGTGGAGAAACTTATCTAGAGATGGACGAAAATCAAAAGATGCGTCTAAGAACTATGACAAAAGAACATAATATTGAAGTAGCGGTAGACTTAGGTATAATCGAGCTTCCAAATCCAAAGTATGATATTGAGTCATCTGGTTGGAAACTTGAAATGGAAAAAATTTTTGATAATTTATCTAATAGATTAAAAACAGCATTAGGAGAAAATTATAAATGAAATTAGTTGTTGACAACGTAACTTATGGATTAGTTCCATATGGTCCAGGAACAGGCACAAGAGCACTTGGTGTTTACTTTAAAGAAGCTGATGGCGAATTTGACTATAAGCCAGAAGTTGATGAAAATGGTAAACCTGTAACAGAAGATAAGACTTTAATTAACGCTGCTGGACTTCTTAAAGATATTCTTAATTCTATTAAAGAAAAGAGCTATGAACAGCCTTGGGCATCATTCCTTCTTGGACGTGAATACGTATATTTTATTGGTGAAGAAACAGCTGCGCCAGCATATCGTAAAATTACTGCTGCTCTCTTTGAGGGTATTTCAAAAATGGCTCTTGAAATTCAGCAGAAGCAGTTTAAAAATATTGAAGATGAAAAGAAACTTTCAGCTGTAAAAAAGCAGCTTCATGCGCCAATGCCTGTTTTTGTAGGTACACCAAAATATTATACGGGTCTAGATACTTACTATGAAAATTTTAATTTGGTATTACTACAGCTTCCTTTGGAAGAAGATGCAAAGTTTAACCAGATGGCTACAGTAGAAGTTGCAAATCATGCATTTAGCGTATTTGTTCTTAAAATGGACAAAGAGCATTTTGAAAAACAGAAAGAAATCCTTAAGTCTTCATATGAAGATATTGGAGCACTTTCATTACCTGCTACAAGAATTTTTATTGTAGATGAGTCAGGCGATGATGCTATTGCAGAATTTGCTCTAGAAAAAGGTTATAGAATAAATCACACAATGAATTATTCAGATAAGTATCAGCTTAGCATTTAAAATTAAAGGGACTCAAATGAGTCCCTTTATTTATTTTAAATAAAGTAATTTTCATATATTGAATTTTTATTTGTAAAATACCCCTGAACTAGACTACGTAATTCAGTTAGCGTTTGTAAACTCATTGTACCATTTTCCTTATCAAGACTCGCAGCATTCATCTCCATGTCGCTTCTTAAACTAATCTTTATGTGTTCATCCAATACAGTAAACTCTAAATAGTCAGTAAATAAATGTTCATCTTTTTTATTATCAACTTTAGTAAGAAAATCATCTAAAAATTTATAAAGCTTTAAGGATTCAGTCATAATTAAAATATGTAAATAAATAATAAATTACGCTAATCTATAGAATATGGACGAAGTTAGAACTATAGTATATTTATGGTGGAGAAAAGATGATGAGTCACTAATAAAATTTGGAGACCATACAGAACCAATAGATAATAAAAATTGGCAAATAGATACTGAGCTTTATATACAAAAAACGGCTGCTCCAAAAGAATCTAAGACATTTAAAGATAAAATAGATTTTATTTATTATGATATTACAGATTATGCAAAAAAAGTAAACAGAAATTATAAATTTGCTAGAATAGATAATTATATTACTCGACAAGCAAATGTAGATAAATATAGATTAGGACAAACAGACCAATTTAAGCTTCCAAAATTTGAAATAGATGTTGAAGATTTTATAAATCAAATAAAAGATGTTATATTTGGTGGGCATAATTTAGAAGATAGAGTTCCAATATCACCTGACTTACATATATCTGACCTAAGGAAAATAGAGGTAGAAAGAAATGTAACATTTAATTTTACAGGTGATAATAAAATACTAAACATACTAAACATACTAAGCTTTTTTGAGTCTAAAAAAATACTTATAGTTGGGAGTGCAAAAGATTATAATTCTAGCCTTTTTAATAAATATTTCGAATTTAATAAGTTCTTAATAAGAAATGGTAATGTGGAAGATGGGCAATTTCAATTCACTGATAAAAAAATAAAAATAGTACCTACTATGGAAAATGAAGATATTACAAAATATGATATTATTATACAGGACTTAAATAATGTTTCAATATACTTAAGGAACTAAAAATCTTAAATGTTAATATTTAAAAAAATAAATAAAAATAGGAGACCATAAATGGTAAAGTTTCTCAAAACAAAAGATTATCCTGTAAAGTCACCTAAATGTAACGTAGGTCAGGACGCAGGAATTGATTTTTATGTACCTTCCTATTCTGAAGGTTTTGTAAAAGCATTTAAAGAAAAAAATCCATCAAAAGAAATTGAGGAAAAAGATGGAAAATATTTTATTAGAGTTGCGCCACACTCAGATGTAAATATTCCATCAGGAATTTATTCATCATTTCCATCAAATATCGCCCTTGTAGGTGCTAATAAATCTGGTGTAGCATCAAAACAAAAACTTATCTATGGCGCACATGTTATTGACTCCTCATATCAAGGTATTATTCACCTTCATATGATTAATACATCTGATGATTGGCAAGTTATTAATTTAGATGAAAAAGTTGTACAGTTTATTCCATTCATTATTGATATTTCTGGTATTAGTGTAAATGAAGAATCAGATATGTCAAAAACAGACTTTTATGAAGGCAAACAAACTGAACGAGGCGAAGGCGCATTCGGGTCAACTACGCTTAACTAGGCTTTTTTGAATTATTTCATTTATAAATCCTGGGTAATTTTTATTATCCAGGATTTTTTTATATTCAGTTATATCCGCTTCTCGAAGAATATTCACTCCTAGTTCTTTCATTTTTTCTTGTTTATTAATTTCTGAAAACTTTCTATAAGGATTATATAAATTACCATTTTCATCAAAAAATTGATCGCCTTTTATTTCTGTAAATATACCATTTATTATGAAATCGGGCTCATAATGCCTTGTTTTACCAAAATCATCAATATATGTAAATGCGCACTTAGGATGGTAATCAAATATAATATTTTGGTCTATAAGATATAAGTAAACAATAAGCTCCCAACTACTATCAAACTTTTGACCATTATAAATATATTTATAACCCCAATTATTTTGATGATATGGTAGACCAAACCTAGCTAAATTTGTTTGTTTAGCTTTTTCTTTTATAGACTCCAGTTGTGAAGGATGCTCTACGCCATATTTTAATAGAGATGTTTTCTTTGCCTTATCTTGTACATCTAAATTACACATAGGAGCTGGTCCACCATATTTTTCAAGATTTGTCTCTTTAGCTTTTTTACTAGCTTTTCTACGTTTATCTTCTGTATATGAATTTTGTATTTTATTTACAATATCCTTATTTTGACATGCAAACTCTGTTCCATATACTTTTAAGCAAGTATTTTTTCTTTTTTCTTTAAACTCATCTAAAGAAATGGGATTAGTAGTACCATATTTGTCTTTACAAGTCTCAGCCATTTTAGACTTCCAATTCTCAATATAGCTATCTTTTGACCCATAATTATTTATAATACTTTGCTTCTTATAACAATCATTACATAACAATGTGAGCATACGTGTCATTCTATCCGTACGCATTCTCATTATAACATCTTTTTTACATTCTCTACATGTAAAAAATATATAAGTATTATAACGAATATTACTTATTTCTTCCTTCGTCAATTTGTTAATATTAAATGGATTAGATTGTGAATTATTTATATTACTAAGTTTCATAATATAATTAGTAATTGATTGACCAAAGCTATAATGGAGAAATAATTTACTCTAGAGTAAATGAGGAGTCAAAATGACTATAAACTTAGAAACATACGAAATTGATACTTTACTTGAACTACTTAATCGTAAAATCGAAAAGGCTGAAGCTAAAGAAATTGATGAAGCTCAAGTAAAATATGTAAAAGACCTAAAAAGTATTAAAGCTTCAATTGAAGCTCAAATTTCTAATTAGAATAAATATAGCAGTGTAGCAAGACTGATTGAAAATATTGCTAGCGTTTATGTTACGTATGGCCTTACGCTTTGAACGAAAAGGCTGCTTTCCAAGTGCATTTGGGCACAGATGCTATCTGTACAGACTAACAATTTGGACGAGTTAGTATATAGCTATAAACTGGAGTCCGGAAAGCTTAAGATACCATGCATGAAGTCCAATGGAGTTGACCAAAGCCCAAAGACCCGCTTGATTTTGGTAGTTATTCGTAAGGATAACGCACGTGGACCAGCACGATAATACCTTCTGGTGTGGAGACAACATCTAGATATACTATATCGCCGTGGATGCAAAAATACGCTAGATAAGCTCCCTGAAACTGTGGCACGGATGGGTTAGTAATGAACCTAACGACTACCTAACATTACACTTAAATAATAGGCGCTCTCGTTATGAGAGCGCATTTTTTATAAATTTATTAATTTACATTATGAATAAAATATTTGAGTCAATCTATAACAATAGTAAAAATACTAGATTATGCGAAATGTCAGCAAGAGTTGCATATAATAAAATAAAACCTGAACTTAGTAAAACAACAAATGGCCCATTAAGTATAAGTGAATATGGCAAAAAATTTAATAGCTATGAAAATGAGTACTTTACTGATGCCATGGGTAATCCTATTAAAGCGCTTGAATTTATAAAGTCTATTTATAGCTTAGCGAAAGCTGATAACTATGAACCGCAAAAAATTAAGGATGCTTTATATTACTTTTTAGAACCGGCAAATAAAAAATTTATTATTCCTAATAATTATACATATATAGATGTAAAAAAGAAACTTTTAAATGGAAAAGAGACTATAATAAGAAAAGATATTAGTAGAAGTGCGTCATTAGATATTTTATTATCAGATATAATTGGCGGGCTTGAGAGTAACCTAGATATAGTAGATGTTACTAATAGCGATAATAAAAACCTTTTATTATTTAAGCGTAAAAAACAGCCTATTTCAGAAGAAGAATTAAAAAATATCAAATAAAATAAAACTATACTAATATATTTTTATTTATACAATATGAATATGGTCTGGATTTCCGCCATTTTTTATATAAAAATCCATAATAATTTGTTTATCATCCTTGGGAAAGCCATTAAAGGACGTTAACAAACGATCTTCTTTAATAGATAAAAGAATTCCCCGTTCAAGTGAAAATGTTACCTCTTTAATAATTGGGTCAGAAAAATTACTTTTACCAATTAAATCAAGGCCAAATATAGTGTCCCATTTACCATTTCCTAATTTATAACCATGAATAACATATTTCTTTTCAAGCCTCTTAATATTATTTTTAGTATTAAAAATCATAGTATGTTCCTCCAAACCTTTATATAAAATATGTATTTTTATTAATCTTTGTATAAAAAATCTAATAATTAGCTAAAAATAAAGCTCGCTTTAAGCGAGCTTTTTAATTATACTAAATACAACTTGAAATTATAGATAATCCAGAAAGAAAAAATATAATTCCAAATATCATACTAATACTGGGTAATATATAATCTACCATAGATTTTTTCTTGTATTCAACAAAGTCAAATAGCAATTGTCCATTTTTTACATCTTCTGGTACATTATCTTCATTTTTTAATAGAATACCAATATTTCTATTAATAATTAAAAATCCTACTAATAGAAAAATAAAGCCAAATGCAACATCTATAAGCAATTATTTTGCCTCTTCTGTATTTGTGGGCTTATCCATCAAAGATGCTTCAACAGTTCTTAAACGATTACGTTCTGCAACTTTTGCTTTTGCTTTCTTTTCTACTTCTGTATTTGGTGAAATACCAAATTCTTCTTTAAGAATCTTGTTATTTTCAACTTGTTCATCTGTAAACATCTTATCATAGATAACTGTTACTTTTCTCAAAAAGAAAAGTGAATAAGGTGAATATACATTCGGTCCACTAGGCGCATTTGTCTTAATTTGAAAACCAACAAGATAAAGTCCATCAGCTTCTGAGCCTAAAACTGGGCTAGCTTTTACATCTCGCTTATTAGGATCTGGCTCATAGTTAGGATTATTAAAAATCAATTCATAATCTTCCATTGATTTTATTGTACTAAAATCTTGTGGCATTAGAACTCTCTTAACTGGACCAGTTGGTGATGTAGAATAAAGCAAATAAATCTCATCATATGCTCTATTTGTAGTTGCCTCAATTTTAATTGACTTAATATACTTAACATTATAAATATACCCAGTTCCTACACCATCTTCATTTAAGAATGAAGGATAGGATACTAAAACTTTATAGGACGTAGATATATTTTCTGGTACATCTTTTGCCAAAAATCTAATACCTCTATCATTAGGCTCTAAAATCTTAAATGAGTCTTTTCTAAAATAGCCAGAATCAGAAGTCATTTCAAAATTAGATATATAATCATAACCGTCTAAATCTGACTTAGCTGATGAGTCAAATAAAACCTTTTCTTCCGCAAAAGAAAAAGTCACTAGCATAAATGCTGTTAGCATCAATAAAATAAGTTTTTTCATTTCTAATGAAACTCCTAAAAATTTTTAATTTTTATTAATATTAGCCTATTAAATAATGATATTAGCTAAGACTAATTAATAATTATGACAGAAATAATAACAACAGCCGCAAATGCGTCTACAGGATTTTATATTATAATAGGACTCTTAATAGTAATTATTAGCGTACTAATATTAGTAAGCGGCTGGTATCTTATTAAAAATACAAAATCTATCTCTATAGGTAGTCTAAAAATTGATGCAGCTAAAAAGGAATCGGTAAAAGAACCAGATAATAAAAAAGATAAAGAAATACATGAAGCAAAAAAGAGTGTAGAGGATTATACTAGAAGTATATTATCTAAACAATTTGACCAAGTAGTTCCTTTTCTTTCATCATTAAGGCCTATATTTAATAGACTCTGCTATTCAATATTAAATGATGCTATGGCGGAAAGCTTAGGAGTAGAGAGAGAAGTAAGAATACCACAAAAGGATGAGTCTTGCAAAATTCCAGGTAGCCATTATAAAGTTGAAACTGTAAAAACTTATATTGCTGAGCCCCAAACAAGAGTTTTTACAAACCTAGTTGAAAGTACTGTGGACTCTCTAATAGGCAAAATGGAGAGAGAAATATATAATATGCTTGTAAATAATAATATAGGTAAGTCAAGAGATGATGTAAGAACATATATCCATATGAAAAGTGAAAACTTAATAGGTATTATAAGAAATTGTTTATGTGACGCTTATAATCAACTAAGCAATAAAAATCTTTTTGACACAAAATCATATTGGGCTGAAACAGGAATTACATATCCATCAGACTGGATAGAAGATAAGTTATATAAATTATTCGTATTATGCTTACAATGTAGATATTCTGATTTCGATGAATAAAATAAAAGGACCAAGCTTTGGTCCTTTTTAATTTATAACAAATTAACTAAAACATCTTCTGCCGCATCTTCAGCATCTTTAATTTCATCATCTGTTATAATAGTATTTCCAGCTATATCGAATGTATCGCTACAATAGAATGTAGGTCTTACTATAAGTAAAGTATCGTCAATTTCGTCTATATCTACAAGACCAAAACCTGTTTTAAGGCCAACTTTAACATGGCTCCTTATTTCAGGATATTCCTTATAAAATGCACTCATTAGTTTACCAGGAATTAAATCTTTAAAATATTCATCATTATCAGATATTTCATCAACTGTCTTAAATATACTAATATTATCTTTTGGAAAAGCTTCTTTTATTTTATTATAATATCCTAACCAAATAGAATTATGGCCATTCTTATATCCAGCAGCTACATGAGCTACTTCATGAGCAATAATTGACCTTACTAAATCTACAGGAAGCCATAATAAGTCTGAATGATAATAAATTGTATTATCTTTTTCATTATATGAAGCTAATGTTGTATTTTCATTTCTAAGCGAGTAATGAATATCTTTTTCAATACCTAATTTTTCAGCACATAAATCACCAAAATCGCCAATAGTATCTTCTCTAGCTTCTTTTAATCTAGTTACTTTAGCAGTTATAAAAGCTTTTTCAAATAAGCGTGTATTTTCTACACAAGCACTTTCATCTACTTTTTTAAGTAAACATATATGGCCAGTTTCTTCTTCATGCTGACATGCCCAATATCCACTATTCCAATTAGCCCAAGCATCTCTATCAGTACCCCATCCGCCATTTGGATAAGGATTATCATCTATAGATTTTCCTTCTACTCTAGCATTCCAGCCTAGATTCCAATAATCATCAAAAGTAAGCTTTTTCATATAAAAATTAGTAAGTATCTTAAATAATAAAGGGCCTCTTGTGAGGCCCTTTTTATATATGAAATGAATAAGATATATTATCTTAATAACGCTAGTACATTTTGTGACTGTGAATTTGCTTGTGCGATCATTGCCGTACTTGCCTGTTGTAATACTTGATTTTTTACATGATTTACAAGTTCTTGAGCCATATCAGCATCACGAATACGTGACTCAGCTGACTGAGTATTTTCTGCTGCAACATTAATACCTTTTTGAGCCATTTCCATACGATTTTGATAAGCACCTAAATCAGCACGCTGCTTATTTACATTCTTTAATGCTTCATCTAAAACTGCAATAGTTGTACTTGCCTCATCTGGTGAATTGATAGAAATCTTTTCATCTGTTCCCTGAATACCAGTAAGTCCTAATGCCTGAGAAGTCATTGTACCAATATATGCTCTAATATTCTGGTCCGCATTTGCTCCAATTTGGAACTGCATAACTGTATCAGAATCTTTTGCAAATCTACCAGTCAAAAGTGACATTCCATTGAATTGAGCACTTGAAGCAATTCTATCAACTTCAGCTACTAGCTGGCTCACTTCGACGGCAATTTGCATACGGTCTGCATCGCTATAAACGCTATTTGAAGCCTGAACTGCGAGCTCACGAATTCTCTGGAGAACATCTGTAGTTTCCTGTAAATAGCCTTCTGCTACATTTGTAAATGAAATTGCATCTCCAATATTTCTAGATGCCTGATTAAGACCTCTAATCTGTGAACGCATTTTTTCTGAAATAGAAAGCCCTGAGGCATCATCTCCAGCTCTATTAATTTTCTCACCCGAAGCGAGTTTTTCCATAGACTTCTGAAGAGCTTGAGTATTAAGTCCTTCCTGACGACTAGCAAAAAGACTAGACATGTTGTGTGATATAACCATTATTTCTCCTTGGAATTTTTATGACTTCCTTGTCCTTTTGGTATACTTAAAATAAATTTACTTTCTTAAGGAAATTATTTTCTTTCTATTTTTTATAAATTTTACTTTAACTTAAAATTAATTTTATTAGTAAATAAAAGTGGCTAGAATAAATATAGCAGCCTTAAATGCTGCTATATTTTAAAAGTTATTTAACTTTTACTTTTTTGTAATTTTATCAGCTTCTTCTACAATCTTATCAGCAATTTCTTCTGCTAAAGTATCTGGATCAACTGATACCTTTTTAGTAAGAGCTGCTTTAACAGCCTTAAATGTCTGGAAAAGCAACGTATAAGATGTCTGTGTAAATGCAACAACACCACCCGCAAAAATAAGACGAAGTATAATAGACGCTTTATAGAATACGTCACCTGGAACAATATAAGTTGCTCCGAAACCAGCTGCAGCTGCAATAACAGCTGCAATAAGAGCCATTACAGCATCATTTTCCTTTACTTTAGCTGGAAGAAGCTTTTTAAGCCATTCTGTAAATCCAGCTACACCCATTGCTATAATAAATGCAATTTTAATCATTTATTTTCTCCTTAAATAGGCTACTTTTTATTTTAAGCAAAAAGTAAGCCCAGTTAAATTTTTAATTTCTTCAATATCTACTTTTTGTATATTAGCATTTTCATCATTAGAAAAAATATAGACTTCTTGTATTTCGCCATTATATATAAATACTTTAAAAAATGCTTCTGGTAAAACTGAATTATTTTTACCAACTCTTCTTAAGTCTTTTCCATATATAGGCCCACAAACAATAGTAACTGACATATATTTATTGGCTAATTCATGTGCATATTTCTCATATTTTTGCCATATGCCTCTATTTAATTTATTATGTTGTGGACATATATTACAAGCTCGAAATGTATTTTTTGCTGATTCTACACTCCAGTCTCTATCATTATTTGGACACATATGTCCTTTATCTAATATAGAGCCAGAATTATTTTTATTATAATTTGAATAATCTGGTCTTGGAGCAGATTTACATTTTACAAAATTACCTGATGGTCTAGTATTATTTGTAGCATCTGAACTTTCAGCGTCTTCAAAAGTTAAAGTCCAAATAACAAAAGTAGGATTTTTAAAATCTATATCATACCACACTTCATAAGTATCATGATTATGATATTCTAGGTCCTTTTTGAAATTTACTTCAACTACTTCATTTGCAAATAAATGAAATGGTAAAAGGAACCAAAGTAACACTAAAAGTTTTCTTGTAAAATATTTATTATTCATAATATGTAAATATTAAATTGGCTACTTATTCATCCCAATCAATATCTTCTTTTGCTGGAGACGCTCTAGAAGCTGCGGTGGGAACGCCTTTTCTAGTACCCTCAGAAGGTGGCGCAATATTTGTTGCTTTTACAATAGTTTGCTTTTTAAGGCCTTTACCAACTGCTGAGCTAATCCAAGCTTCTTTTACAGTAATTCTATTACTTGGTTTCTTAAAAGTTCTTTTTTCTACTGAGTCTACGATCTGTAATGTAACTCTAGCTTGTGGTCTAACATTAAGTACATCATCCTCGTTTAAGATATCACCGATTTGTAGTTCATTCTGTGATGTGCCATAAAAAACTTTTCCTTCAATATTAATAACCTTATAAGTTTCGCCTACTAAAGGAAATACTACAAATAATGATAGAACCAATATAAATAATTTTTTCATAAAAATCTCTCCTAGACTAATAAATCAATTTTATTTTGAAGATTTGCTTCACTTTTTTGTTTATCTTCTATTCTTTTTTGATTTAGCTCTTTAATTTTTAAATTAAGCGCCTTTAGAGTTTTACCTTCTAATTGAGCTGCTAAAGATGGCGGCTGAACTATCGTACTAATCTTCATACTACACAAACTCCTTTTTTATAGTAAAAAGATTCCTTTAATTAAAGGAATAATAATAATATAATTAGAATATCCTTATTCTAATTATATTAAAAATTAGTCTTCCCACCTTATTATATACTAGCTTATAATATGTAAAAATATCTAATAGCGCATTAAAATAGCTCGTAATATTAAGTGAACTCTATTATACCATCTGTACATTTTATTGTTAATACAGCATAACTATCCCAGTTTGGCATTTTTTTAATTTTTTTCCAGTCATTTTTACTACCCGCATAGTTAATAGTTAAAGTAGAATGACTAAAAGCATAATTATCAATAAATTTAAGTGTTATTGGTAAATCCAAAGACCTCAAATTATATAGATATGAAAATGCTGAGTTACCTATATGTGCTAAGTTTTCACTTATAAATAGAAAATCCTTATGTGACCTATTAAATACAAAATCTTCAATAAGAGTAACTGTATCGGGCATAACAAATTTCGCGTTTTCAGTTACCAACTTAATTGCTGTTTTATTTTTATTATAAAGAACGCCATCTTCAAAAGTAAAATTTGGATTTTCTGATGTATCAATATTTATTAAATTATTACAGCCACTAAATGCTTTAGCATGAACTTCCTTTAATGATTTAGGAAATTTTACATATAGAAAACTGCCATTATGAAAAGCATCATGTTCTAATCGCTCTACCCCTTCTACTATATCTACAGTATCTATATTTTTTAACATATTAAATGCAAATTGATAAATTATACCTTCTATGCCACAACCAAATAATGGATTTAATATAACTTTATCATTCCGCGCTAACTGGCTACTTGATTTAACAACTGTAGGCTTCTCTATATAGCTAACTCCAAGCCATTCCTTAATATTTCTTTCTGTAATATTAAACTTAGATAATGATAAACTTTCATCATCATCTTCATTTTCATCAGGCTGGTTCCATATATGATAAGTTGCTGTTGCCATATCACTAAGATACATACCAGAATAGTCTATATTACCATCATCATCTTCATAATTTTCTTCATTTGGCGGGCCATCTTCCCAGTTTGTAACTTGAATCATGTATTTTAAGTCATCTGGGCCCGCATCGCCTTTTCTAATAACTAAAATAAATCTATCACCACCATTCTGATATCTATACCAATATTCATTATTATCTTTTGTACCGATACACCATTTAGCGCCTTGACCGCCACATTCTATCGAATCACAGAATACAGCTGCTTCATAATTATCTACTGTATAAAAAAGCCAATCATTATTTTCATATACTAAGTCAAAGCCTTCTTTGCCCTCAAAAAGAGATTTTCTATCTCTACCTATTAAATCTTGATACGCTTTTTTCTTATTTTTAGTATTAGAATTATCCGCTAACTCTTTAACTTTTTCAAAATTTTCTATAGTAACTTCATCTTTATTCTGCCAATTAATTTTATGGCTATATTGCTGCCCTATTGGCGAATCAAAAAAGTTTATCCATTTTTCTTTTTCATTATCGGAAATATCTAATTGATTTATAAATCTAGCTTTACTAGCTTCTCTAAGTATATTTTCAAAAATAATCATAATAATAATTAGTTTTTAAAAACATATATTAATGGCGCTACGCAAGCCTAAGCTATATCTCTTCTTAATGTACATTAATTAATATAACTTCATTTTCAAAAAATTCACATTTATTTATATTTTATGATATTGTTAATTTTAATTAAAAGGATTAAATATATGTTAAACGCAAAAAAGTCATTTCGTATATATAAAAAAGCTATTAGTATAGCATATAATGACTTTCTAAAAAACTTTTTAGAAAATAATATTAAAAAATATGCTAAATCTGGTTATGCATCTTTTAGAATATTTATATGTGCGGAAGATAGCGCTATGGTAGAAAAATGTATACCATATATTTCTAGCTGTGGCTATAAAATAACACAGGTAGATGGCGAAGTTTTATTTTATACGGATGATAATTCCAAAAATAAAGGATTAGGTATACCTTATATGTCAGCCGCATTTAATGAAAATGCTTGGTCTTATAGAAAAGCTGGCGGATATACTTATGAAATTTCTTGTTATTAAAATAGTTAATTTAATTATGAGGTAATGCATGAAACAATATTTAGATATGCTCCAGAAAGTTATGGATACTGGAGTTTGGACGCATAATAGAACTGGTATTGATACTATTGCTATGTCTGGATGTATGTTTGAACATGATATGTCTACTGGCTTCCCGATTCTTACAACAAAGAAAATGGGACTTAAGAATATCAATGCTGAATTAGAAATGTTTATTAAAGGAATTCATAATAAGGAATTCTTAAAGGAACGAAATTGCCATATCTGGGATGAATGGGCCAGTTCGGCTATTGTGCCATATGGAAATGATGAAGAGACAAAAGCTAAAATGGCTGCAGAACCAGAATTAGGTCCAATTTATGGTTTCCAGTATCGCCATTTTAATGGGGATTGGCGAAAGGATGAAGGTGGCGTTGACCAGCTTAAAAACTTAATTGATACTATTAAGAAAGACCCAACTTCAAGACGACTTATTGTTAGCGCTTGGAATCCTCAGCAGCTAGATGAAATGGCACTTCCGCCATGTCATATGATTTATGAAGTACTTTGTTATCCAGACCAGAAGAAAATGGACCTTATGTGGTTCCAAAGAAGCTCAGACGCATTCTTAGGCGTTCCATATGATATTGCATCTTATGGCATGTTACTAACACTTATTGCTAAAGAATGTGGATATACTCCAGGAAAGCTTATTGGATATTTTGGTTCATTCCATGTTTATAAAAATCAGATTGACCAAGTAAAAGAACAGCTTACAAGAACGCCACATAAACTTCCAACTGTAGAAATTACAAATTGGAAGTCAATTTGGGACTGGAAATATACTGATTTCGAATTAAAAGATTATGAATGCGATGGTAAACTAACTGCAGCAGTTGCTGTATAATTTGAATGGACCACTTATTAGTGGTCCTTTTTAATTATTACATTCACTAATTCATATTATGAATAAGGAAATATTTGAGTCAATATATAGAGAGTCCCAAAAAGACGAAGATTATGAACAGCTAAGTTATCTATTTAATAAATGGAATAGCCTACGTACCCAAACTAGTGAAGCATATAATTATGCTAAAAGTTTTTCAGATGGCGACAATTTTATGGATGCTCAAAAAGTTCATGGGTATAGAGGTGCAAAAAATTTTCAAGATGCTAGCTGGCATAGATATGCATACTTAAAAGCTGAAAGAGAAAGAACAAAGAAAGAGTTTGATGAACTTTTATCTAATTGTCCAGACTTTAATACTGATGACGCAAATAGATTATGTAATAATGAACTTGCTAAGTATATAGATAATCTAGATAAAAAAGGTCTAAGAAAAAATACTGTAGGTATTGAACAAGATGAAAGCCTACCTCATATAAATCAAAATATAACAGTAGAAGTTAAATCACAGAAGCTTAGTGCTATTAGAGACCTAAATGGTAAACAAGGCGCATTTGTAAATATTACTGGTAAAGATGGACTAAGCTATTCATTCTGGCTATTTGTAAATGGTAATAGTGAACTTTTTAAGGATATGCGCGCTATTAAATCTGTATCTGGAATAGTTAGTAAAATCAATGATTTTCATGGAAATCCATCGATAATGCTTAAACAAGTAAAAATTGAATATGTAGATATAAATATTTATAGTGAAACTGAATTTCAGGATTTCTATGATAACTTAAATCCAGAGCCTATAAAAGTTGAGTCTGAAGAGGACTTACCAAAAAATGCAAAATTATTTAAGACCTGTATTAAAGAATATAGTCATGGCTACATATATGGTGCAATAATTAAAAAAATTTATAAAGCTGATGACTTATATTATTTTATAGATAAATCTTGGCAAGACTCAATGGACTAAAAAGTAAAAGGTTGGTAAATACCAACCTTTCTTATTTATTCCAAAATTTTAATATCTAGGCATTATCTGGATAATACGTAAGCATTTTATCTTCATCCATCATTGATGCATCAATAAGGCCAGACCTTTTATCTTGAATAGCAATTCTTATTTCCCATCGTCTTCTAGCCATATTAGCAGTAACTTCACACTTTAGAATATTGATAGTAGGAAAAACCTCACCTGTTTCTTTTATTAGTAGCGACTCTATTACTTTAGCATTATCTGCAGATAATGGTCTTTTAATAACATTTCTAACTAAAAATCCACCCATTGAAGGTCGTCTATGATAGTCATTCATATCAGACATAAGCCAAATTTTAAAAGCTTGAGTAACACAGGCTAGGTCTTTTACAAGTATTGAACCATTAGAGTCTATATCCTTAAAGTTTACATCAAAATAATTTATTTGGTCTCTGATAGATTTTCTTAAACTACTTATTTGTTTTGCTATGCTTGAACTTACCATATAATATTACCTCTAAGCTTTATGCTTCATCGCTTCTTTTTCCAACTTTGGAGCTATTAGCAGATAATGACTCATTTGCTGTTGATTTTGTTTCGCCCTCAGCTTTTGCAATAAATGCTGCCTGATGGTCAGGATTAGTACTATCTGCATTATCTTCATATTCATGCCATGCCCAAGCAGTAAATGGCTTCTTACCATTACTGTACCAGTGCTTAATAGAGCCATTAGCACAATATTTTTTATTATTTATAATCTTATCACTAGTACATGACTCATCGCTACTTCTAGCGCCACCAAATCCTGGATTATTAGTATTATTCATAAGCTCTTCATTATTTAATACATATTGTCCAGCTTGTCTATTATAGTAGAATGGATCAATTTCAGAAAACTTATAAGAAATAGTTATTGTATGCTCACTCGCTTCGCCCCATTTAAAATTAAAGCCATTATCACTAAACTTTGTAGGCATTAAATTATAGATACGAAGCCAAATAGTTGGCTCTGACTCCATAATAGGAATTGTTGATGAATTATTTACAATATTTTTATAATGATATCCAATAAGCTCTATACTTTTAAATCTACCATTAGGACCTATCGGTAAAAAATCAGCATTAAAGTCATACCAGTTATTTAACCAGTCTATATGAAATTTTTCTACTGACCTATATACATCTTCTACCCATGTTATCGAAATTTCATCTGATATATCCGCACTTTTTATAACAGGCTGCTTATTACCATTTATTTCATAGCTGATAATAGGCGATTCTACTTTTATTCCAGCTATTCTATAGGGTATATCACTAAAGCTTCTACCAATAAATGATGCGAAAAATAAGTTGTTACTTGGAGCTTCTAGCTCTTGGAGAAAATCAATTACGTCTCTCTCATAGAGAGGTATTTTATTACTATATATTACGCCTGTATCGCCCATATTTTAAATTAGTCCTATTTTATTAGTCATTCGAAGACTTATTATCATCTATAGCATGTCCACTAATAGCCTCATATAAGTCAGCATATACAAACGGGAATGACATTTCTACTATATCTGAGTCTTTAGAAAGCTCTAAGTCACTTGCACCTAAAAATTTAACATTAGTAAATACAAATTCTCTATAATATGGGTCTTTTCCATTAGGCGAATATACTTTAGGTCCATTTGGTCCAAATGGCTGTGAGCCTCCATCAAGTTCTTCTGTAGGTACCATGCTATTAACCATATCATACCTAATATGAATATCAAGTCTCATAGAACTATTAGACGCTGCTTCGCCACGCTTATTATCAAATATATTATATTGAGGCATAATATTATTTATACGTAATACTTCGCCTGAGTTATCGAATATATTTATTTTCTTATCCATTCTATATTCTACACCCGCTTGTGATAATATGCCTTTATATATATCTAAGGTTTCATCAAGCCTTATAGTTAAAGAGCCCTCTCTTGAGAATATAATATTAGAATCAATATATGCTACTTTTCTACCTAATACTGGTAATGAATTAGCTTTTAACTCTGGCAGTTTTACTTGTATTCCTGTACATCGTGCAGCGAATACGCTACTAAAGAACATATCTGGATTAAAATAATTCTTTACTGCATCATCTAGGTCTACTATTGCCTTACCGTTTGTTGGCATATAGCTAGTAGCTTCCTTTGTATAAAGTTTACCTTTTCCATCACCACTTGTAACTGTTTTACCACCAACAGTAAAATATACATTATACATATTTCCCATAAAATCTGGGAAACGCATATTTAATTTTCCAATTGGCGTATCACGGCTACTGAAGGCCATATTCTTATCATCTTTAACTTGCCATAAAGCGTGTTTCGAAGACCTAGGATTATTAGACCAAGTTCCATCTGCGCCTTCATCAATAAAGCCAATTCTATAATTTATATGGGATACTCTATCTGCGTCTACAAATGCATTAAGCATTGTAACTTCATTACCTAGAGCTAACATTTGTCGTCTATAAAATGGACTTCTTATGGCATCAGCTGCAAATGATGATCTCATTAAAGCATATGTACGCCTTTGTGGTCCCATTTCTGGGTGTGAATCGTCTTTTAATGTCTTAATATTTCCTTCATTCTTTATAAAACGTCCAGAGTCTATAATAAGGTCCTTTTTTTCTGGTGTACCATATCTAAGAGCATCTATATCATTTAATACCGACTGTGGTAAATTACCATGATTTTGCCAACCCTCCCCAAGGTCCCATCCACCTATTGACATTAAGTCACCTACACCCATATTTTCTAGGTACCTTTCTGTATCAACGCCTGGACCAGCTAAAAAGTTTCTTGAAGTAACTTTTTGTTCTTCGCTATCAGAAACGCCTGATAATCTAGCAATAAGTCTTTCTCTATATTTATTATCTGGTGATACTTGCATATTGCCTAAGCCATATGCAATAGAGCCTGTTGCTGCATTTCCAGTTCCAGCTATTTTCCAATAATTTCTAAGATGAGTCTTAAACTTTCTTTCTTTTTCAGCTACATCTACTGTACCGTCTTCTCTTTTAGGATTAAAAGTCGTATTGGCAAAAATACCGCTATTCGCGTCATTATTTCTCTGATTTATTGGGGGTAGCGTCAAATTATTATTATGATATAATATATGTTCTGTACCACCTACTTCTTTAGTAGAATAAATACTAGTAATATCATTAGACCCAATTTTTATTTCTTTAGAATTAAGTTTATTTTCAGTAAAAGTATTTATTTTGTAAAAAAGATTTCTTTTTGGTGTATTTAAAACTGACGCATTTATTGCCATAGTATGAATACTTTTACCTTCACTATTTATACTATAGTCATCATTAAACTCTAATGGTGTAGGTGACTCTTCTAAATGTTCCTTTAATAAGCCAAATAATTCTGAAGTATCTATAACTTGTCCAAAGCTATGGTTTAATTGATTTGTTTTAACGTCTGTAATAAAATTATTTTTAGCATTTATATACTTTGCAGCTTTATCAGTAATCCTATCATTACCACGAGCTTCAGTCACATCACCTAATAGGGAATCTGTATGCTGAGTAGATATATATTGAGGAAGTTGTATTCTTTTTTCTAAATTACTAAGGTAATCTTCAAATGTCATCTTATATTATTCCCTATTAACTAAATTTAGCAGAATTTATATATCCATTATCTAACATTGGGCTCTTGCTTATAGGCATTTTATTATTCTCATCCTTTCCTAATGTAGCCCAAGTTCCTGTATGACTAATAACTTTAGCTTTATCAGCGGTATTCTTAATAGATGGATTATCCATAGTCATAGTGCCAACATTTTTATATATAAATTTTTGAGTATACGTTGCTAACCCAGCTGATCCCGACTTAAAGCTAACTTGGCCACCGCCTAGAAACTTAACACCCTCAAATACAATATAACTAATCTTAGGCGTACGAGACTCATGCATAGTTCTTAATTTTATAGCTATACCAAAGCTGCCCGCACCATCTGATAAATTACCAGCATTTGCTTTATTTATTTGTAAGTTATTATAATGTCCATATTTAGAATTATATGAGCTAGGTATTTCACCATTTACTTCCATCATTAGTGATAATCCAGATAACCTATTAAAAAGGCGCATATACTCTAAGCCAGAATCTTGTTCAATAGTAAAACTTGATGTAAAGTCATTTTCTAATAGAGGAATTGGTTTAGTTAATGTTTGATTTAATACTTTAATTTCAGTTGTTGAAGCTCTAATTTCCGGAATAGAAATACTTTGTACTCTAGTAAGAAAATCGTCTAGAGACTTTTTGCCGGTCTTATTACCACCAAATAGCTCCTTTTGGGATATAGGTATTTTATCCATATACTCATGGGGCTGCTTACTTTTTTTATTTGGATTACTAGCATTATAGGGTATATTTGGTCTAATATTAAAAGAAGCAAAAATTTCAGCATTATTTACATTTTCAAGTGAGTTTCGTTTATACGTAAAAATGCACATATCAAACATGTTTGCCATAAAGTCAGGACCAGAATCATAAATAGCTTGAATAGCATAGTTATTAGATACATGTCTTTCTAATGATTTATCTATTCTATTCTTTAATGCTACGCCTCGGCCATAAGAGAACTTATTTTTTGCATTAAATTCTGAGCCACCAGGTATTACAGTAGGACTTACTGATATATAATCTGTTGTTGCCCAACCATTAGCTGCATAGTTTCTATATCCGATAACTGTTCCAGCACGAAGCTTATTACCCCTAGTACTATATCCATTTTTAAAATCAAATAAATAATCAGTTACTAAACCAATTGTAGACCTAGAGTTTAGGCCACCAGCTTCTAATTGAGAAGCAGTATTATTTGACCATTTATCAAATCCAGGAGAAACCTGACTTTCATCTCCAAATAAACTGCCAGCGGAAAATTCGCCATCTGCTGACTTATATAGGCTATATATTACCTCACTTATATTATGTGAGCCTTTATTAGATGAGAACCACCAGTTACCGCCCGAATTATCCCATATATTTTCTAAATTTTGAATTTTATCGCTAAGAACATCCGCGCCAGATAAGTTTCCTGGACCATTTAAAGCAGCTATATTCGCATTTAATACTCGCTTTAAATTTTGATCATCTTCAGGAATTTCTGCTGTATATGTCCTATTTAGTATTTTTTCTTCATTTGCCCTTGACGCTTCACTTCTAGCATTATAGCCATTAGTTAATTTTTTATAGTCATCTTCAGATAAAGCCTCTTGTCCTAGAGATTTAGCAATATACCATTTTTTTGAGTCGCTTGGATTAAAAGACGCGGTAAATAAATTAAAGTTTTCCGCATCAGCAATATCATTACCCGATATATATTCAGATTTTGATACATACATTATTGCTTTTACAACCGCATTTTTTAATTTTTCAGGTACTTTTGATATTGGATTATCAAAAGTATTTAGCCTATTTATTTCTGTATTTGTATCAGGCTTATTTTTAGAACTATTATATTCTGGTACAGGCGTATTTACGCTCTCATATAAATTAAAGTTTGCTTCCCATTCATCATAAGGCTGTAGTCTACTAAAGCCATTATTAGGTAATGGATCGCCCTGCATAGTTATTTCTTTAAGTGGACCACTCAAGTAAGATATAAGGTTAGATGATAATCTAAGTGGCACATATTCCACATTTTGATTTCTATTAGACTCATTAATAGCATTAATACTATTTAATAAATTATTATAAGAATTATTATGAGCTATATCATTAGCTAAATTAAAGCTTGTATTACTTTTATACGACGTAGCTTCTCTACCACTCATAGCTTTTTCTAGTGGCTTACCTAAAAAAGAGGAAACGTTATCTGATAAATTTACATTATTAGCTTGCTTTTGACTTTTATTTAATTCATTAATAGCTTTTAATGTTTCGCTATTATTATTTACCATAAGTAAATTAGTGAAAATATGCTATATAAAAATTTAGGTCCCTTTTAAGAGGGACCTATTAAATAATGATATATTACAAACTATTAGTTTGTAAGAGCACCACCAGCGCCAGTACCAGTAATACCAGTAGCGTTGTAGAATGGGTAGTCACAATCACCGAAGTTGAATGATACTGTATAAGTAAGAGCATTACCGCCCTCTGTCTTAAACTGAGGCTGCGAAACTTTGCTAACCCAAACATCAAAGAATGTCCATTTTGGATTTGCATCACCCTTAATTGAGAAGTCGCCAGAATCATAGATATCATTTGGCGAAGTACCATTATATGCGCCAGAAAGTCCTTCAACTACCACTTTACCAAGAGCAGCTGCCCAGTTAGCAACGCCACCATTTACAGGATCTGCAGCCATCATATGCCAGTTAATAAACTCGCCATAAAGAGCATAAGCAGCATCAAGTGTAAATGTTAATTCAAAGCTTCTTGTCATAGTTTGCTTTGAATTTGGACGTTTCATAGAAACACCATGATAGCTAACATCATAACCTTCATTTGATACATCTGGAACATTAAATCCGTCTATACGTGTAGTTATAACGCTGCCAGCATCAGCCCAAGGGAACTGAATTTTGACATCGTACATATTATCCATAGCGTCAGCACCACGATTTACTAACGCTTGTATTGCTTTAGCATTTGCACTCATCTAGTATTCTCCTAAAAATAACCTTAAACTTTTTAATTCAATAAGAATCAATTCTAAGTTAATTTATTAAATAATTAGTAAATTAATATTTCTATACACTTAAAATAATTAGTAGTATATTATAGTTGGAGATTTAAATGGAAGTTTTTATAAATCCTGGCGAAGAAGAAAAAGTAGCATCTCTAGGTTATAAAGATAAAATTAAATTTATTTGTCAAAATTGTAATAAAGAAGTTATTATTTCTAATAAGTATAATTTTAGAAACCTTCTTTGCAAAAAGTGTAATACAATAAAAACTTCACAAGAAAAATATGGCACAAATAATCCAGCCCAATCAAATGAGTCGATAGAAAAACAAAAATTAACAAAAGCTAGTAAGACTGATGAAGAAAGAAAGAATATAGATAATAAGAAAAAGCAGTCTATGCTAATGAAATATGGTGTAGATAATCCCGCAAAATCAAAAAAAATATATGATAAAATTAGAAAAACTACTACTGAAAAATATGGTGGAATTGGTTTTGCATCTACTGAATTAAAAGCTAAAGCTGACGAAACATGTATTAGGAATCATGGCTCTAACATTCATGAATATAGCCAAGAACTAGCACATAAAACGCTATTAGAGAAAAATAATGGTATTGAACAACTTCGTTTACCTGAAACTCGTAATGCATTAAGAGATTATCAAAATAATCATATGCAGGATATTTTAGATAAAATGTCTAAAACATCCCAAGAAAGATATAATTCAGAATGGGCAATAAGTAGTAATACTGTTAGACAAAAATCGCTTGAAACATTATTTAAAAATTATGGTGTAGAAAATAGTATGTTTTCACACATAGTTAAAGAGCGTGTACGACAAACAAATATAATTCGGTATGGACAGCCTCAGCCTCCTAGTCGTAAATATTTATTTATGAATGACTCTTTTGACTCTAGCTGGGAAGTATATTTTTATTTATATCATCTTTTTATTTCAAAGTCAAATATTATACCACATCCTATAGATAAGCATATTAATTTTACTTATAATAATAAAATACATACATATTGTCCTGATTTTTTGGTAGATGATAAAATATATGAAATAAAAGGCCCACAATTTTTTAAGAATGATGGAACAATGTGTAATCCTTTTGACCATAGTTTAGATGGTCTTTTTGAGGCAAAACATCAATGTATGCTTCAGAATAATGTAAATATTATTACAGATATAAGTATATATAAAGACAGCGTTGATAGAATATTAACTAAGGATTTTGTACAATTATTTAGAACTGATATACCTTTTCCATATCCTAATAGTGACTTAAGTGATACCACTGATTATGGAGTCATACGGCATTTTCATAAATCTATTTTTGAAGCGTCTAAGAGAGACCAACTTAGTCCATTAGAAGCTTGGAATCAAAAAAAAGACTTTGAACGAGTTGCGCTTAATAGACTACAATATGTTGGTCATTGTACACCAAATGATATTCTTCGCGGCTATTCTGTTTTAAGAATAAATGATAAAATATCAATTTTTAGACCAAAACTTGCAGAAAATTTAATAAATAAATATCTTAATACTTATAGTGAGATTTTTGATCCTTTTTCGGGTTTTTCTGGTAGACTCATAGGCGCTATGAATGCTAATAAGTCTTATGTAGGCCAAGATATACATCCAGTACATGTTATGGAATCAAATGAAATTATTAAGTATAGAGGATATAAAAATTGTATTGTAAAATGTCAAGATATTTTAACTGATAATACTCGTAGCTATGAGTGTTTATTTACATGTCCACCTTATGGTGGAAAAGAACACTGGAATAAAGATAAAAATGAAATTGAGAAGTCCTGTGATGAATGGATAGATTTATGTCTTGAAAAATACAAATGTAAGAAATACCTTTTTGTAGTTGATGAAACCAAAAAGTATAAAGATTATATTATTGAAACAATCGTAAATAAATCCCATTTCACTAAGAATAATGAATATATTATTTTAATTTAAAAGCTTATTTGTTAATTTTTTAAAATAAAAGGAGAAAACATGTCCTATACACATAAATCATGGCAAGAAATATTTGCACAAGAAATTAGCCGTATAAATGCAACGGATGTTAAAATATTATTAGATAACGTCTTTGATAAAATTGATCCATATCATAAAGAAGCGCCAGCTTCTTCTACAGGAAAGTACCATCCAGAATGTTCTAATGGTAATGGTGGCCTTATAAGGCATACTAAATATGTTACAGCTTTAGCTTTAGAATTAATTCGCGCTACGCCAGAAGTAGAAAATGAAAGTGATGAAATTGTTGCAGCAACAATTCTTCATGATATGTTAAAATATCCAAATGCTTCATCAAATGATACAGGACTTAAACAATATACTGTAGCGAATCACCCAACTCTAATGGCAGATTTAATTAGAACGCTATTTCCATCTTCTGAAAAAGCAAAAACAATTGCTCGTTTAATAGAATGCCATCAAGGCAGAAAAGAATGGAATACAGATAGAACAACGGGCGAGCTAATCAATAGACCACCAGAAAAGCAAGATGAGTATCTCGTACATTATGCAGACCTGCTCGCATCTAGAAAGTGGCTCTGTCCAGAATTTGATGTAGATGGTAATATTGTAGTATCCTAATATGAAATATATTGATGGTTATTGTATTATATACTATGAAAATGAACGTAATGTAATTGCAATACAGGATAAACGCTCTAAAGCTTTTTATACAGTACCTAATTTTAAGCATCTTAAAATTGCTACGGTATATAATGATAGCTTAGAGCTTTCTGGAATAAATATATCTGGCGACATAGGTAATATGGATAAAACAAAAATAATTGCATATGCTAGAATAAATGACCTCCAAGCTACGCATATTATGAGTCAGGAGCTAGCACAAATTAATATTATTTTTGATATAGGTTTTACTGACTTTGAAATAAAAAATTATTTTGAATAAAGGATAATATATAAATATGAATAGAAAACAACAAATAAAACTTAAGCATTTTAAAGAAAAAATGGAAACAGGCTTTAAGCTAATAGGTAGATGTAAATGTGGAAATGCATTATTTATTTCTACTATCTGCAAAAAAGAGCATATTTTTAATGCTTATTGCACTGTTTGTGGGTCTGTTTCTGATGTAAGATTTCCAAAAATAGGTGATGAGTTTAATGTAAATACAGAACTTGATAATCCAATTAAACTTTTAGTAAAACTTAATAATGATGCTGGAAGAAAAATTACGGATGAAATGATTGAAAATACGCCGATAAGTCCTTATGTAAATAAGGGCCAAGGAGCATTATAATGTCTAAATGGAGTGCGAGTAGACTTAAAACTTATCATGCTTGTTTACTTAAGTATTATTATTCATATGTAAATCCATATGATCCTAATATGCCAGCTAATGCAGAAATGGCATCAAAAGGTCTTGCATTTCATGAAACTGCGGAACAGATGGTAACTGGTAAAACAGACCAAGAAATGCAAGCTATACTTGATAGTAAAATTGAAGAATATAAGGTAGATAGAACATTATACCCTGAAGATGAAGCTCTTAGGCGTTTTATGCTCTTTTGGAAAGAATTTATTGAACCTAAAGAAAAAGAAGGCTATAAAGTAGAAAAAGAGGGCTGGGCAAATGGTATAATTGAGGGGAAACCATTCTGTGGTGCGCTAGACTTAGCTCTTTATAAATATAAACCAGATGGTTCTTTAGAACATATTTTTATATATGATTACAAAACTGCAAAAACGGCTGCAGCAGCTTCTTATAAAGACCAGCTAGTTTTATATGCATATTTAATTGGCTTAACACAAAATTGGACTTTTCAGCAGATTAAAGATAATATAGAACTTTTTGTATTCTTTCCCTTTTCTACTCAAAATAAGAATAATGACTATGATAATATGTTATCATCTGTTAAAAGAGTTAATTATACTGCTGAAGATGTAGAAAAAATAATTTCTAGTGATATCTCTACAATTAGAGAGTCTGAATCTATTCAGTGGGATAAAGTTAATATTGATTCATTAGGACAAACTAACTTTACTTGTAAATTTTGTCAGTTTTTAGGAACAGTACCCGATGAGTCTACAGGATTTAGGGGTTGTAAATGTTCTTATGATGCGGGATATAGACAAGTTAGGGGACTTAAGTTTAATTTAAGAGAACAAAAATGATACTTGATAAAGAATGGCTTCTTAAAGAATATAATGGACCAAGTATAAATAAGTTTAACTATATAGACCAAATAAGTTTATATGCTGTAGACCAAATTTTAATAAATGGTCATTATTTATATGGTAAAAATGAAGAGTTTCGAAAAGCGTATCTAGACGCTTTTAATTCTGAGCTTATTTTGCCAGAAAAAGACTTAGTTGATTTTATTTATAAAAATAATTTTAATATACTCTACTTTGGCTTACTAAGCGCGCCTTATCTTATATCTCAAGGAACTTCACCAGCTTTTTATTTGGAGCATTGTTCTGCTGACCGTAGTAGTTTATTGTCACAATTTATAAGTGCTGAAACAATGAAAAATCATAGGCCTATTAGTCCAAGACCAGGAATGCCTGGATATTATTATAAGGAATCTCGCACTAAAACATTTAAGTCATTTAATCCTAATGGTACATATGAAATTGTAAGTATATGTCCTATTAAGAATATACTAGAAATTACAATTGACTATTGTAAAAAGCTAAATGAAGATGCAAAATTATATGTAACTAATAATCCTGCAGATAATAATATAAAAGCATTTTTAGAAATTTTAAGAGATGAATCTTGGAGTCCTTTATTATATGGAAAATAATGAAATAGTACCAAATGTTCAAGAACAAATAGAAGAGTCTTTTTCGCAATTTTTATTTTTACTATTTATACCAAATTCGTATACTGGATATGTGGAAGTTTATATAGATGAAGGTGAACATAGTGCAGCTTTTTCTATAAAAGAGTTTTTAGCAAAAATAGAAAAAATATGTGGTAGAGATGAAATGAATAGAATATCTATGGCCTGTAATAATTTAGGTATCCCTTTTTTCTATGATAGAGAAAAAAAGACCTTAAGAGAATTAAAGGAAAAGCCAAAAGAAGATAGAATGAGCGTAAGTACTATAAAAAACTTATCTGGCTTTGGCCGACCAATACAGCAAGCTTATAGTACAGATGCTATATTTAATAGCGTAAAGGGCCAATATTCTAAGCTAATTAATGAACTTACTAAATAGGATATTTTATGGAAGCAACAAGAGCAGTTAGACAAACAATTACAAAATCAAATGAATTATCAACTGAACAGCCTACAAGTCAAACTACAAGTCAGACAAATGAAATAAAGCAGGATGAGCCAAACCAAAATGTATGGGCTGCTTTTGCTGCTCAGTCAGATATAGAAGAAGCTACTTCAAAAGCTAATGAAGAACTTTTAGCTTTTGTAGATAAGCAAATTCAGCGTATGAACAATAAAGTTCAATTTAATAAAGGCGATATTAGTCTTTATGAGCTTGATATGGCATTAGCAACATATGAGCCTACACTTTTTGCGCTTATAGCCCTTTATGAGCAAGCTAAGGCAGACGCCGAAATATCAAAAGCAAAATATGATGAATGGTATTATGATAAATATATGGAAATTAGAAATACCTATAATACCAAAGATGTAAAAAATGCACAATGGCTTTCTGCTAAAGAAATAGAAGCTACATTATTTAAGGTATATAGAAAAGATGCAGCACAATTAAAAGCGGATGTTATTAAAACGGAAGGTCAAAGGTCAACCATGGAAAGACTCTTAAAATCTTGGGAAAGCTATCAGTTTGTTTTAACAACTATGTCTAGAAATGTTACAGCGCAGATGGGCGGGTCTAATATTAGCGTTGACTTAAAAAGACCAGATGATAATGTTCAAGGATGGTAGAAATGATAGATAGTAGAGAAAAAACACAAGAGCATATTGATGAAGTTAGAAATCAGCTTAGTATTATTTGTGATATACTAAAAGAAAGGGGTAAAAATCACGATAAGTCTAAATTAGAAGATTTTGAAAAGCCATATTTTGATGAAAATACAGAAAATCTTGCAAAAGAAGTATATGGCTCAGAAGAATATAAAAAGTCATTAGAAAAATTAAAACCAGCCTTAGAACATCATTATAAAGTCAATAGTCATCACCCAGAGCATTATGAAAATGGTGTAGATGGTATGAACCTTTATGATGTAATAGAAATGTGGGCTGACTGGAATGCGGCAGTTAAAAGAAATAAAGATGGAGATATCAGAAAATCTCTAGAAATAAATAGTAGAAGATTTAATTTATCAAACCAGCTTATAAATATATTTAATAATACTATTGAGTTTAATGAAGAGCAACAAGAAAACTCGGATATATTAAATGAGTGGCTAAATAATCATTTAAGTTAATTCCAATAATTATTGGAATACTCTATCAAAATTGCCTCAATTATTGAGGCAAATTCTTTTTTAAAAGAATCATTTCTAGAATAATATTTTATAATATTATCTTCAATTTTAAAATTAAAAAGTTCTGGTCTATCAGTTATTTCAGAGATAACATAATACTTTTCTTTTTTTATAATACCATTATCGTTAAATTCTCTACTAACACACTCGCAAAGGGTATATTGGTCTTTAAGATAATTAAAAATATAAGAAATCTCACTCTTACTATATTTATTAAATTTTACCCAAGGATATGAAAATCTCATAATTCTCCGTCTAGCCATTTATCGGGGTCAAACCTTTCTGACTTTAGTCCATCATCTAATACTTCGCTAATACTAGCTGTTCCCACTTTTTTATAATTAATAATACGTTGCCACCATTTCTCATGCTCTTCTCTAGAAATCATTTTTCCAGTTACGGGCGATCTATAGGAATCAAGCGCATCATGGCATGGTCTACATAATGTATATAAATTATCTATATCATATGTTTCTTCCACATGCCCACCAACTGAATGATAATGTGCTGGGTCTAATATCTGAAATAAATAATTTGGTAAATTAAGCTTATTTCTAATACCTAATTCTGATGGTGTCATAATTCTACAACACCTACAAAAGCATCCATCCCTTTCTAAAACTTCTTTTTTTATAGATTGCCATTGTTCATCTTCGGAACTTCTATGAGAAACCTTCTTTTCCATATTTATATAGTAGCCCTTTTATAATATGTATTTTATGTATTTCTACTAATTTTTATATGAATAATATTTTTGAATACATTTTACAAGAAGCATCTAAATATAGATTTTTAGAGCCTCTTTATAATACTTACTCAGCTAAAATAAGTAATTGTCCATCATTTGATGAGATATTAAAGTATATTGATACAAATAATATATCATTTGACTGGCAAAATAAAGATAAAGAAAAACTTTTTAATACAATAGTGGACAGCTATATACAGTATAAGCAAAAAGGTGGCTCTATAAAAGATAGAAAGCAAGATGCAAAAAATTTATTCATAGATAAGTTTATGACTGATAAGCCAGGTAATGCATGGGGATATGGCTTCTTTTTACATAATGACTTAGAGACTGAGGATTATATATTTCTTTCTGTACTATCATATGATGCTGCAAAATATTGTGACTCATTTGAATGTGGCGGTGAAGGTGCAAAATGGTGTATTGGATACGAAAAGGATGAAGGCTATTGGAAAACTTATATTGATGATAACAGGTATCTATTTGTTCTAGCTTTTAATAAGAAAGAGTACGCCAATAAAAAAAGAGAAAAGAATAAATTAAAGTATATGCTTGCATTTGACCCAGAAAGTATAGAAGAGTCTAAAGCATGGGTACAAGATGATAATGAAGACTTATGTATTCCTAGTACAGAATGGAAACATAAATTTGGTAGATCATATAACGAAATATTAAAGAGCATAGATAATGCGGATGTTATAAGTGCTGTTCATTTTGAAAAAGATGGCGGTGAATTTTTTACTAGTAGTCCATGGATAAAGTCATCTCTCTTTGATAAAGACCATGTGGATGAAAGTATGTATATGACCGCTGAAGATGAAACTTCTCGTGTAACATACCTAGATACATTAAAAGAAACTGGCTTTATAAATAATTGTGGCGAAATCATAATTGATGGTGATAATAAAAAACTCACATCAAGCATGATATATAACTATGATGATAAAGAAAATAAGGGTATATTAGACTTACCAACATTATTAGATTATATCGCTAAAAATACAAAGCCATTTTTAAATAATGAGAACTATAATAAAAAAGTATATAGTCTTATAATACAAAATGCATATATTGAAAACCTAATTTGGGAGCCAGAAGCAACAAGTAATAATGTTAGATATACAGAATTAAAAAACTGCGATGTAAATAATTTAGAATGGATAGATTACTCATCTGGTAATTATGGATTAGAGTTTGATAATGAAAGCAACTTAAAGAGGATAACTTGGGGATGTTCTCCAGATACATTCGATTCTATGTCTTCATCTAACCTAGAGCTACATGGCATGGAACCTTTAGAAGAATATGCAAATGACGATTATGATGAAGATTATGATTATAATGAAAATTAAAACTATAAGGTAACTCTAAAGTCATCTATATAATTTAAGGGTAGCGCATTATTAACATATGATATTATTTCTGTCATATCAACTTTTGTTAAAAAAGTAACATTATTAGATAAACCACATTGGTGCTTCGCTTCATATAAGCTATCCATGTCATGACTATAAGGATTCTGCATAGTACCATCTTTCTTAAAAAATTGGTCGCCTTTTACTTCAAATAATTTACCATTTATATTAAAATCCGGATGGTATATATGAATTTTTCCATCAAATTCATATTTGAATGTCTCAGTGGACCTCTCAATAGGTATATTATTAAGCTCACAATAAATCCATAAATATAATTCCCAAGAAGAGTCAAACTTTTCATTTTTATAAATATAAGTAGCTTTTAAGCAGCCAGGATTTTCTACTCCGTACCGTTCCAAACATGTCTGTTTTGCTAAATCTATATTATTATAAGACGCAGACCCGTACCTTTCCATTTTAGTTTGTTTTACTTTATCTGATATACCATCTATTTGGGAAGGATTAGATACGCCATATTTATCTAATAGCGTATTTTTACATTTTTCCCTATTAGTAAAATATTCATTACCATATCTAGCTTTTTTAGTTTCTCTACATTTTTGTCTATTTGTAAAATGTTCATTACCATATTTTAACATAGACGTTTTTTGTCTATTCTTAATATTTAACTTTTGCATTTCTTCTACAGAGCCGTATCTGCTAATAGCAGTCTGTTCTATTTGGCATGCTCTACAATACAAAGGAAACCTTATAAACCTAAGCGACCTAATAAAATCCTTATTACATTTAGAACATGTACACTTTACTTTCTGCTCACGATTATATTTTAATTTTATTTCATCTAATGTATCTTCTGATACACTTATAGGATTAATATCTATTAGCTTTTTAATTTTATTCATTTATAAATACATCAATATCAAATTCTATACCTAAATTAACATAAGTAATAGTCTAACACGCAACAATATCAGTATCAATATAATTAAAGAAAAAAAAATAAAGGGAACTACTAGAGTTCCCTTTTTATATTCTACTAAGATTATCTTAAGCGGCCTTTAAGCCGCATGGATTATCTAGCTGTAACATCCTTGAGGTGAAGGATCTTAACTGTTGCAAGATATCTCTTGTTGATAACAGCCCAATCTCCAAATGTTGCAAGACCAGCTTCTTTGTAGAAGTTTTTACGCTGGATAAGACCAGTTGAAAGGAATGGAACTAATGTACCGAATGCGATAGAGATATCAGCTTCGTTATTAGGATTCTTCCAAACTGTAAGAACTTCGTCTGTTGGGATGATTCCAGATGGAGCCTTGAATACAGGTTTTCCACCAAGTTCACCCATCTGGTGAATACCTTCGAAGTACTGAGCACCCTTGTCAGAATAGTGCTGGTTAAGTTTGATGTATGTACCTGCTGAAGGACCAGCTACAAGGCGTGATACACCACCACGGTTGATATCATTTAACATGTTATCAGCTACTGTATCGAGAGCGCACTCAAATGTCTGTGCGTTAGCGATATAACCTTCAAGGTGTCCGCCTTCTGTCTGGTTATAAGCAGCATCGAATGTTACACGATAACCTTCACCGTTTGTTCTAGCTTGCTGATAAGCAAGTTTAACTGCACGATAGTCAAGAGCTACACGAATAGCCTGAGCAGCATATGTTACAAGATACTCTTCAGCTGATACGTTGAAAGATGTATCAAGAACGATTTCAGAAAGTGAAGACCAAGAAACACCGATAGATGTTGGACGTGGTTCGAAGAAGTAATCAGATGTTCTGATTTCAACTTCACCTAAGAAGTTACCTTCAAAGTCATCTTCTGAATTGTAACGAGCAAATGCTTTAAGTTCTTTAGCATCTACTGTCTTATCTTTTACGTTAGACTCAAATACTGTAACGTTGAGGTTACCATTTGCATCAAATGCAGCAGCGAATTTGTAGTCTGGGTTTACCATGAACTTCTTTGATTCTTTCTGCTGAACAGCAACTGGTTCTGTTTCTTTACCGTAGTAAACAACAGCATAACCATCAATCATTTTTTCGCCTTTTTCACCCCATTTTTCAGAAGCGTCAGCCTGAGCAAGAGTAATCTTACCATCTACTGCGTCTACTTTATGGAATGCGAATGTAGCAACTGCACCTTCAGCTGCATCGATTGCAACACCGTTAGCAAGTTCCTGATTGATTCTGTCTTCAGTTGTTTCGTAAATTGCTTTACGAGCATTTTCACTGTTGATAGAGTTTCTGAACTCTGGTTCATCATCATCATAAAGACGATTGTAATCTTCTGTTTTGTCAATAAGAGTCTTTCCGTTGAAAGTCTTAGAGTAAACTGGACGAACATACTTGATAGAGTCACGTGCTGTTTCCATTGCGAACTCTGTGAAGATTTTGTTACGAACGATGTTAGGCATAGAAAGTCTAACAAGTCTTAACATATTTTCTGGAGTGAATCCCTGGAAAGCATCTGCAGTCTGTGTTTCAGAAAGTCTGTTTAATACAGCTGCCTGGTTATCAAGGTTACAAGCGAGGTTACGCTGTGTAGATTCGTCAAATGTGTCCATGTCTTCGCCGATACCAGGCATAGACTTCCAAATGTCAATACGCTTTGCAAGACGATAGTTTCTATCTGATCTTGTAAGAGCTTCATCAAGCTGCTGTTTTTCTACATCATTAGCAGCATTCATTCTAGTTGATAAAGACATAATCTTTTAATTTCCTATTTAATTTTGTTTTGGTTTTTATTAGCTAAATGCTTTTACCCAGTTTATTAAGAGTGCAATTATAGTTAAGGCCAAATAAAAATTCCTTTTATTCCGGGCATTTTTAATCCCATTTGCTACCAGTTAACTCTTCTTTAGTCTTGGTATTGCTTTAACTTCCATATACTACTAAAAGCGCTGTGCTTTAGTGGTATATTTATTTAGTATAACTTTTAGAAAACTATACTATAATAATTAGTATATACCTTAAAAAAGGTTGCTAATAAATTATTTAGTAAGCGTCCTAAAAAAGTAATTTTTTTAATTAGTATATCAATATAAAAAAGGTTAAAACTAATTATAATTATGAGATTACCAAAAAAATTATGGCATCAGAGTAAGCCAGAATTCAGAGACTCAATATTTGAAAAAGGCCTAGAGCCAAGGGTAGGCCAAGCTACTAAAGATATTTATAATGAACTTGATGTAGAATTACCAAGACCATTTGTATATTTACAAGATATGACAATAGATATATATGGTATTGGTAGAGATTATGATATTTGGGAAATAGATACAGATAAAATAAATAATAGTCTAGTAAGAATTGACCCATTATTACAAGATTTCTGTTATATATATCCAGAAGTTATTCCGCCAGAATCACTTATTTTAGTACATAAGGGTACAGGTCAGAGTTTTCGTAATAATAGGGGAGAACTAAGTAAGTCGGAAGATGAAATAGTTAAAGATATACTTAGCTATATTGGAAAAGGCTCATCTGAAATACCAGAAAAATTATATCATAAGGGTAATCCAAAATATAGAGAGGATATTCTTAAAAATGGACTAGAGCCACGTATAGGAGATAGCTATTCTTTATTTTATACAGATAATATGGGCTATACAAAAGATGAGCTTGAGCCGCTTGTATTTTTATATGATAGGTCTATATCTGAATATGACTCAACTTATGATGATGATATATATGAAATAGATACTAGGAAGCTTGATAAAGATTATTTATCTAAAGATAAAGCATTACCAGAATATTGTTATACCTATAAAGATAGAATTTGGCCGTCTGCATTTAAGCTTATTTATAAAGGTACAGGTAAAAGCGACTTTTAGGTAAATAGAATCCTAATTATTCTATATAGGAGACATTATATGGCAAATAAGCATAGCGCGGCTATACGAACATACTTAAATAATACTTATGGTAAAACATTAAGTGAAAATAAAGATGGTATAAATTATGAAATAAAATATACTGGTGAATATTTTATGAGAGGTATTCCTCAAAAAGACGGTACTATAGTATATGCTATATTTGAGCAATCTATGGCAGATGGTGATATTAAATCTGATATGGGACGTTTAACTTATTATGAACTTCCTTCTTCTTTAACGGAAGAAGAAGCTAAAGATATTGTTGGTACTATAAGTTTAGACGAGAATAATATCGTAAATTAGTATTATATATTTAAAAAATAAAAGGCGCATTTAATGCGCCTCTTTTTATTTATGAATTATATCTATCATACATCTCATCAGCTTGGTCTTCAAGGTCCTGCTGGTATCTAGAATAAGCGTCATAAACGCCATCTGGGTCATTTATAGGCGCCTCTGAACACCAATTTTCTAAGTTATCTGGAATACCAATATAATTAAAGAATGTGTCATTCTGTGGTAATATTACGCCAGGCTTGTCCCATAACCATTCATTTTTACCAAGGGATTTTATTGCATTAATAGCGTCTTCTTTAGTCTTAAATAATTCTGGTCCATGCATGTCATCTATAAAAATATCACCGCTTGGCTCATAGTATCCTTCACTTTCAGGTGGGTCCCAATATGAGCCATTACTATGATATGTTTCAATATATGAATAAGTCTGACTAAAAATTACTGCTATATAATATGTACCATCTTCTATATCAGTATAAAATGGGTATAATTTATCGCTCTCATGTATATTTGGGTCCTTTATTGTAACTTGTGTTTCAATTACAATATCATTTGTGCCAGGATTATCCTCATCGCCTTCACCCCAGCCCGAACAATATACAGGCTTATTCTTAGCTACGAGCTTAATATTATCATCTTCATATAAGAGAGATGAGCTATCGTCAGATGACTCTTTATATTTCTCTAACCAATATTCTGCAATTTTTTCTGGCGTTCTAGGATAACGCGCTTCATCAATTCTTGCGTAGTCCTCATAAGAGGCATTTCTTCCTAAATTCATTTTTTTATCCATAGAATTAATTAGTTATCAAAATATATATTTATATCATCATTAGTAAGGTCAATTAAATTTAATAAGACTTTATATATTTCTGACATTTCTAAATAATCACTCTCATTATATGGCTTATTATATTTTCCATATGTTCTTTTATATGGTATACTATAATATTCTTGAGCTAGGTCCTCTAGATGAAACTTACCTATTTTAATAGACCTAAATAACTTTAATTTCTTATTTTTTCCAATTTCTTTAGAATTTAATTCATCATAAAATGGTATTATAGCACCTCTACTATTATAAAAAGTAACCATATACTTATTATCTAAAATGCCAATTGGATTTTTAGTTATTTCTTCATATAAACGACCCGATATTGCTATTATCTCATCTTTAATAGAACCACATAAATTTTTATTTTTAAACTTATATTTAAAAGCCATAATATAATTCTTCTATATTTAAGGAGTCACTCCACTTATATAGTATTTTCAAAGAGTCACTTACATGACCAGTAGGATTTTTATTAAGACCTATAGTGTGATTATGCTTAATAATTTTCATAGTCCACCTATTATTAGAATATTCGTCTTTATTCCAAAATACTTTAAGCTGCTTATTAGTATTTTCAATAATAAGATTTTCTATAAATATAGTTTTCTTTTTTCCAATTGTTTTTATCAGGTCGTCTATAAATAATTCAGCCATTTTAACTAAAATAATTTTGAATAATATTAGCACAAGCTATATCACCTTTTTCTAGCTTATATGCTAACTTAAGTGCTTTAAATGCGGACTGTGACTCTTCTTGTAAAAAGCTATTTAGTTTTATTCCAAATTTCAAGCTAATAGATAAAACATTATAATCATTATGATTATCACAATAAAATAACTGAAAAAACCAAGCATTAGAAGCTGGTATTATTTCTTGTGATTCATTAAGAGAAATTACTTTATATTTATCAATGTCTTTATTACCACGTATTTGTAGCCAATTTATGAGTTCTTCTACTATGCTTATAGACATTACATCATGTGGTAAAATTGGTTTCTCTAACATACTATAATTAAATTAGGAAATAATCATAATAATTAAAGAGACTAGATAATAAATATCTAGCCTCTCCAACACTAATCGTAGCCTAATAATTTTCTATTTTTATGTATTTTTTCATAGCCAGGATAATCAATAGGATTAGCTACACCGTGCTTTCTACTGTACCTTTCTGGAAAGAAATAGGCTCTTGCACGTACAGTAAAGAAATTAAATAAGTCCATATCTGCATTTCTAACTGGGATAGGATCTTCTAATCCTTGAGCTCGCTTAAGAGCTAAAGCTAGCCCCACAATTGGATAATGATGCGTTTCAATTGGATTAATATAAGAAATGCCATAAGATACTTCTTTATCTATCCCATTTTCTTTTAAAGCTACCATAACTCCAAATGGACGACTTCTTTGCGTTTGAAGTGCCTTGGTACCATCAGGTAAATCTATTTCTTTACCAATATAACCTCTTCTTATACGAAGAGACAACATAGCTTTGGTACCATTTTTCTTAATGAAATCTTTAATATACTGCTCTGCTTCAATAACATCCTTCGCAGCTTTAAGATTTTCATCCGTCAAAACAAAGCCGGTTTTAACCGGCATTGATTTAGAAAGTTCTGTTCCTGACCTTCCCATTTTAATCAGTTCAGAGACTGATACTGTACGAATTTGTTCCATAATAGCGGAACCTCCGTAAAAATAATATATTAAGAAATAATATAGTAGTAGATATTTTTTAAAATATTACTTACTACTAATTCCTTATTCACATTATATAAATAATTTAGTATAATATATTATACTAACTTTTCACTAATAGCATCATTATATCTCTCTGTCAAAGAGTCCTTATTCCATAAGGTTATATTAAATGCTAAATTTCTCTTATAACACTTTATATAGCCATTATTTTGATATAAATCCACTGACTCATCCTCTAAATGTTCGCTATTTACAAAAAATTCTGGTACTACTAGCGTATCAAAATTACTAACCCAAAAAGCAGCAAATGAATCTTCGCCAGAAGAATCACCACAGATATATTCATCCCAGTCACTTCTTATATAGATTATAATTTGCTGTGTATCCAGATAATAAAATGGGTTTCCTTCATCAAAATAGCCTTTACTAGTACAGCAAGGTAAAAAATATTCATCTACAGGCGTATCTGGATATAATGACTTTACTGCTTTAGGATATTTAGCTAAATTACTCAACTCATAATCTTTATAGTCACATATTTCCTTTAGCCAAAAACACCAATCTCTAAATTGAGCATCATTCAAATAGAGATTATGTAGCTTCTGCATATATTCTTTTTTCTGATTTTCCCTGTCTTCTCTAGCTTGCTTTCTATCAAACTCATTCGTTGCATCTACAAGCTTAGACCAGTCCTCTTGAGAAATATAATGCGTTTTTGCATAATCCAATAAATCATTAAAAGACAAATTATTCATATATACCTATAAATATTTTGTTATTGTATTAATATTACAATATGGACAACAACGTATAACATATACAGTTCCTTTAGGATTTATATATGGTATCCGTCTTATATTTTGATAATAGTATGTATGTCCACAAATATCACACATTTCTTGATTATATAAAGACTCTTCAGGTTTAGGCGTAGTCTTTATACTTTCCGAAAATGGCCAGCCCATTTTACCACATAGCCCCACAATTATTAATATAAAGCGACTTTGAAACTGTTGTTAGTCCATACCTCTTTGAAAAAGGAAATTTCCAAACCCAAAAAGCGGTAATGGAATTAAAATTTTCTTCTTTTAACTTATCTTTACATAAATCAAAAGCAGTTTGTTTATTCCATTTTTTCAATGGAATATCTCTTGAAACACACTCGCCCGAACTTGTAATGCAAAAACACTTTAGTATATTCCTCATAAATGCTCCGCCTATTTTCTTATTACACTAATAAATAAAATTTCACATACAAATAATACAACTAAAGCTACCGTAATCATTCTAGTCCCCTTACTTCAAATATAGCATCTTTTTTTAATTTTTTTGCCAAGTCTACCTCACCTAATTCATCAACTTGCTTAGCTTGCTCTAAGCAACTTTTACATACACAATCGCAATAAACGCCTATAGACGTCGCTCGAAATTGAACTTCGAAATTAGAAACAGCTATAGTAGCTCTACTAACTTCATTTTTATGATACTTTTTATAATGCTTATTCTCCCACTTAGAAACTTTATCAGACTCTTCTTTAGTAAGAGAAAATAAATGGTCATATGCTGAACATGGCATTTCTACTTTTTTAATAATAGTATAATTATTTGGATTATACGTATGTAAATTATAATACTCATTTACCGCTTTTTCAAGAATATTACTAATAAAAGATACTGTATCGTAGATAATATTACTATCACGTTTAGATATATCAAAAATATTATTTTTATCTGGTATATCCTCATAATTAACTTTATATATTATATTATTATTATAGTCTATATTATAAAAATTACCGTTAGCATGAATATAAGATGAAAAGCTAGATGGGATATTATTAATAAAATAATTCTTATCTTTATCATCCATATTTAACTGTTCTATACCATTTTCCAGCTCATTAAAAATCTGTGTACTTAAATATTCATGTTTTATAGTATCAGACATTACCGCACGGCCATTCTCAAAGTTCATGCTACTCATACTTTGACTTTTGAGATATTTAGAAATATCCATGATATCATTAAAGTTCATTTAATTATCATCCCTATTAAAAAGTATTTCTTCAAAAGTAAATATTTCTTCATCTACCATATACTTTAAGTCTAAAATATAATCTTTAGTATATTTATAAATTTCTTTTCCATTTCTACTAGACGTTGTATACTTGCTAATACACAATGTAATACCACTTGTACTAGCCCAGCTTTGTAAATAATCCCAAAGTTCACATCTACCAGAAGACGTATTTATAGGTAAAAAAGCCATAGGGTCTAGAGCATATATTATTAAACGACTCCCAAAAACTTCGGCAGTAACAAATGCAGCTGAAGCCACAATATCTATAGCACGATTAAAAGCTTCATTATTAGCATCATCACCTTTTCTACCAAATTCTTCTTCTACTTTTTTACTAAAAAACTTAACAACTTCATTCATCATAGACTCAATAAAGTTTATTAAAGTTCTATCTGATAATGATAACATATATAACATCCTCTATATAATTATATACTAAACTTACTTAGCTTTTTATCAAAGTTTTCACTATTAATTATATCATAAAAATAGGCTTCGCCGTCCGTCTCTATACCAGCATATATAATGGATAAAACTTTATCTCTATTCTCTTCAGTTACCAAATTTACTTTAGTAAAACTATTATGAATATCCTTATTTATAGCATATAAGCAGTTATCTGTGTACCATTCAACTTGCTCAATTTTATTCATTTTAGCAACTTTTATTGCATCATCCCAGTCTAATATAAAATTAATAGGATAATCTACATACTTTTCAAGATTTGCCTCAGCTATAGATAATATAAAATCAGAGCCCTGTCCCACTATAAGGCTCATATCTATAAGATATTGCTTATTATTTATAACTGGAGTTCTAATAATAATTCTACTAGATGGAAATGTATGACCTATATCTTCCATAAAGTAGTTAAGATGGCTAAAAAGGTCTTCAAGTGAATGCATAGCCTCAACATATCTGGATAATGAATTCTTTTTATTTCCAGTTTCTTCTAATGCTTTTTTTTGCCAGTCTTGTGGTATCAAATATTCCCAAGCGCTATATTGAATATCTTCCAAGTATAAGCCTATAGGATTATTTTTTACAAATTGGTCAACAAGATATAAAATTAAATAATATTCATCGGACCCTACTGTATAAGTCTTTTTCTTAAATTTTTCTTCTTTTTGCTTTAGCTCTGCAACTAGGTTATTAATAAAACTCTCTGTAAGGCTCTTATTCATATTATTTGTCACCTATAGTAATATCACTATAAATTATATTATCAAATGCACTTTCATCATATTCTATGCTAGCTTTGTCTCTTAAACGTAAATCTTCTTCTGATATATTATCTCTCTGAATAATACGTTTTTTACGAAGTTCCTCATCACATTTAATAAGAATTTTTTTATCGCACATATTAAAATATTGTGTATGCGGTAATAAAATCCAATCTAAAACAATTCCATTATTACTATAAGCTCTAATGTACTTATCTATAATAATCTTCATTTTATCCCAAGTAATATCCGCAAGCTGTTTCATTTCATTATTGCGATTAGCAAAAACTAACTCACCTAACTTTTTCCTATTTGTGCTTGAAACTTCGAGTCCAAACTTTTCTTTAATCTGATTCCTTATTTCAGGGTCATCAAGAATTTTATGTCCGATCTCGTCAATATCAAGATAAAACATATTATGGTCTTGAGCATATTTTTCAGCATAAGTAGACTTACCTACACCACTCTTTCCCGTTACACCAATAATCATTTATCTTTTCCTTTTCCCCAAGTCTTATCATAATAATTATTTACATAATCCAAGACTTTATCATAACTAAGTGAATTATCTTTATTATTAAAGCTATAAGTTACACTAAGTCCGCTTGGATCATAAGGCAAATATTTCTTTACACTTATGCCATTTTTCATAAATGTATAAACCATAGTTGAAGAAATTTCTGTATTATCTGCTCTAAAATAAATAGTTTCGATATTTTTTTCAACTTCTTTATTAAATTGTGCTAGCCCTTCTTCATAATTATAATCCATATTATTTCGAAGACCACGAATAATATAATTACAGCCTAAGCCTTTAGCAATTTGTGCGGGGATAGTTAATTTTGATTCACAGACCTTTACTTTATCTGTAAGCTGTAATTCTTCAAGTGTTTTAATAATACAATAAAGAGAACAACTTTCGTCAAAACGTCTCTTTTTTGCTGGATTTTGGGAGATAACAATAACTACAGTATCAAATATCTTTATAGCTTTTTTAAGTACAGATAAATGGCCATTTGTAAATGGATCAAAACTACCCGGATATAATGCACTATTCATATTATTTAATATCTCCTTTCTAACTTTTTTATATTGTTCCTTATATACTGGACCAAGCCTCGCCTATATTCTATATATCCTAATTCTTTTAAGTTTTCAATAGTATTATACTTATCTTGATATTCCCTAAAGTCCCTAGTATTAATATGACGATATCCAGTTTCTGGATTATTAGTATATAAACTTAAATTTGCTAAAATACGATTAATTGTACCCTCATAGATATCATCATTTAAGTATGCGCCAAGACACATTTTATTTTTATAAATAATATCTGCAAACTTTTTATCCATTATATTTATGTTACGTTTTAATATTGAGTCATAAAAATTATATTCATAATCATCATCCGCATCTTGTACTTTTTCCAATGCTTCTTTTGTCTCTACTACTAGAGAGTCCGCCTGACCTAGCATAAAGTTTGTTAGTACATCATAATCATGTATTAGTCTGGCTACTAAAACGCTATCTTCCGTAATCATAATAAAAATATGTAATTATTCATCTTTATACATATTATTATAATATGATAGACGTTACATTAGTAAAGAATGCTATATCAAAATATCTAGTTTATTATAATGATACAATAAAGCTAAATGAGACTTATGAAATTCATTTTATTATACCAGATATAAAAATTGTTAACTTAAAAACAGGACGAATGTATAATTTAGAGGATAATCTTTCTTGTATTAATGTAGATAAAGAAATGTATGAAAACTTATTGCCAGAATATCCGCTTATTCATGAATTAATAAAAAAATGGTATGATAATTTTATAAAGTATGAGGAATATTATGAAATATAATTCAGATTTATTATTAGAACTTATAAAATTCGAAATAACCCAAAATAAAATTATTAAATTTGACAAAATTAAAATTCATATTAAAGGTGATAAAATATTTTTTAAGAAAAAGCTGAATGATGGTAGATATATATATGAAGATATAGACACAATGGCTATTCTTATTACTCAATACTTAAACAGCCAACAGCTTGATTATACAATAAATGATATATATAAGACTTCTCTTATAGTTTCTTTATGGAAACCCTTAAAAGAACTTTATGATAAATACTTATTAGAAAAAGAATATTTTAATGTATGACAAATAATAAAAATGAGCAATATGTAGATGGCATATTAAATAATATTCGTCTTCATATTAATAATAATGGTGATATAAAATTTAATAATGCAGTTATATCATTATTTGGTGGTAGTCCTGTTGTTAGCATAGATAATAGGTCTGGCTATAGTATATGTGCTCTATTAAACTTTTATTTAGAAAATGATGACATTAATAAAGCAATGGAAGATTTAGAATATTCACAAGAAGTTAAACAAATGCTTAAGTCTATCCTATATTATGTGTTAGAACATTATGATAATACTGATAAATATTTTAGTTAGAGCTTATGGACCGTATAATAGCGAATAAAATAATTAAAGCCTTAAAAAAAGCAGTATATGATTATGGTAAACTTAAGATAAATGAATCTATGACGGTTGTTGTAAATTCAGATGGGAAAGTTTTTGCTTCCTTAGACTATTCGTTCGAAGTTTATGATATAGAACAAATTCTTACCTATAGAAAGGAAAAAGATTATATGCCCTCAAGTTCAGCTATAGACCATATAATACATGATATAAAAAATTGGTACCAACATTATAGTATAGAAGATAATTATTATATATAGGATAAATATATGAAAAAATGTTATGAAAGCTATATAGATGGTATTGTAAATGAAATACAATCTGAGCTTAGTCTTAATAAAAAAGATATCATAATTGATAATAAATATATTATAACACTATCCAGTGGATATCCCGTTATTAAAAATAACGAGCCTAAAGAAGCGCCAGCATTTCTCTTATATGTAGTATTAAGGCTTTTTTTAACAGATGATGACCCTATTGAAGCTATTAATAAATTGGGTAAGTCTGATAAGACTAAAAACTTATTAAAGGCAACAATTAAATATATAGAAAATAAATATGATATTGCTGGTAAATACTTTGGCTAGCTTAACTTACCTAGCTAAGTAAAAATATAATAGTAATAGAAATATGATGGAAGAGATAGTTAAAACATTAAACAAAGAACTTAGTAGTATAGGAGAAATTAGTCTAAATATAACTATACCATTCACTATAAACTATTATTGGGGTTATATGAAGATTATAAAGGATGAAATCTCTCTTGACGTTGATGACCTATTAATATATCGTGATATTAGTGAGTTTCCAGAAAGATATCGTAATATGTTAAAAATAATTAAAAGTGACATTTTAATCTGGTATCAAACATATATTTGTGAGGATAATTATTATTTATAATGAGTATAATAGACCTTTGTAATTTTCTAACTGAAGCATATTCAAATAATACTGATATCTATTTTAATGATGTAGCACTAATAAATACGCCATATAACGACTTATGTTTCATTTATGATGGCAATATGGTATCTTTAAGACGGCTAGTAGGGCTTATTATAAATAAGAAAAATAATACATTACCTAAGGATATTTTAATGTCAGAATATGCTATATTAAAGAGGGCATATAATTCTATATTAGATTGTTATATGGATAGTATTGAGGACAGCTATTATGGATGATGATATAAATACTAATATACGACGATACATTAAATGGTATATTAATAATGTCTGTAGCACTATTTATTATAAAAATATTGAATTTAGACTTTATTATTATAACTGGCTTCTTCATATAGCAGCAGTAATAAATGATAATCAAATGGACATATCAGTAGATAATATATTCGGCTTTAATACAGAATATACAAAAGAAGAAATAATAGTAAAACAATATTTAACAGACTGGTATATAAAAGAATGTGAAAAAGAAGGTGCAGAGTATGAATTGGGACTTATATAAAAATATAGTAAAAGCATATAATGAGAACGGTCCATTTTATATAAGTAAAAACCCTAAAATAAAAATTGGTGAGTCCGATTTTCATGGCACTTCATACTTTGTAGTATATATAGACGCAGGTATAATAAAGCTTGAACAGTTATTAAAGAGTGCTAATATAAAAAACCATATACTTGATAAAATAACTGAGTGGAATTATACTTATAATCTAAAAAAAGATTACTTTAGCGATTAAAAAATTATGGAAAACGATTTAGAAATACTACAGAACATAATACAAAATGAATATAACAATAATAAAAATATACAATTTGGCGATATTAGTGTATACAAAGATAATAATAATACCCTTTATTTTTATTATTCAGTGCCTCCGGATAAGCAAGAAGATGAAAAAATCACAGAGATAGCATTATGTAAAATGGATATTGTATTAGACCTAATAGTTAGAAAAATGCATGGTAGTCTTGATAATACGCCCTGTAGTATCCTTTATTTAGAGTTAGTAAATGATATATACGAGCATATATATAATCTATATAAAGAATACATAAAAGAAAAAAACTATTACATATAGGTAATATAGATATAATAACAGCAAATAATACCTATATATACTATATAGGATCGCGTTTTTGGGAACTTTTTGTGCACGGACCTTACTCAAAAATTGAGACTGCGTTTTCCGGTATCGAGTCGTTTCTGTATAAAAAAGTGGCTTCGGCGAACAGGCGCCGAAAATGTTTGAACTCGGAGTCACTTTTTCCGGAGAATTCTGCCTGGTAAACGGAGTTGAAAAGATTTATCCCGGAAGAGTCGAGCTCTAGAGAATTGGCCCAGACCGATGATCTTGTAGAGTTTTGGAGTAGGATAACGAAGTCTGGGACTTATGTACTAGACTAACTTAGTTCAAGAAAATATGTATATACAAATATAGTCTATTACAATGTTGGACCGGTTTTTTAGGCCGGTCGTTTTTGTTATTGGATGTTTGACTTCAAGAATGTTCGGTATGATTTGAAGAATACATCTTTAGATATACCGAGTTTATTGTAGTCACAATCGTTTGTTCTTGTTTCTGGAACCGGAGTTGGTTGATGACCAGGACCGAATTGTTTCTTAACGATGTTCTGAGTTTTACGGTCGAGATACTTGAGATCAAAACCAATCAGTCTGTCTGTTCCTTCGTGAACGACTGCGACACGTCTCGGTTTCTTTTCGCCTTTAGCATTGATGTAAGTAAAAGACATAATCATAATTAAAATCCTCCGTAATGATTTTGTTTGTTCTTATACATATAATATGTAAAGTAATAAGAAAAAACGTAAAACTTCTAGAAAAATTATTTCTAACTTGACTAGAAGTTTTTTATATAGAAGATTTATTTACAAAGAACTTTACCTGACAAGTCTTCAACATAGTGATATACTCCGCCGAACATATCTGAGTTGAGAGCGAGTTTACAGATAATAAATTCTACTGAATCTTTACCAAGAGAGTATTTGATTTCAAACAGATTATTGTTTCCGATATTATGATGGTGAGTAACACGGTCTGTGATAGTGAATTTTGTATTCTGTTCACTCATCATTTTGTTAAGTGTGTTTTTAATATCAGATACTTCGAGTCTGTAACATCCCCAGGAATATTGTCTTGGTGTACGTTCGACAGCTTTAGAGTAGTTCTTTTTATACCAGTCAACAAAGTCTTTGGTTCGTTTTGTTTCGTCGTTATAAACGATCATCTGTTTCATAATTCACCTCGTTGATTAGAATATGTAGAAATTTAATCAGATGTGTGGAACAAATAAACTTTGGAAATTACGTAACTGTTTGGCGGAAAATATGTCATTCAAGAATAGGCTGCCACATCCGGTATTGGACCAATTTTTATTTTCAAAGAACCGAGCCGAAGCCCGATTCTTTACTTACTTAACTAAAGTTCTTCTTGTTCAAATTCCCAACCGTATTCGTGTTTATCTGTATCAATATCGATCTCATCGTCATCGTAATCTTCTTTTAAGAAGTTCATTCTTTCTTCTTCCGACTTAAAAGAATATTCTGCTGAGCTCAGAGCCATTCCGTCTTCGTAACTACATACGTATCGACATGTGAAAATTGTCATAATCTAACCTTCCTTATAAGTTTGATTTGTTCTTATATTTATAATATGTTAAAATTAAATCAGAAGTATAAGAAAAATTAAAATTTATTTTTATGTTTTTTCTTGTTTTATTACATATAAACCCATTACCCCAAGACCTTAAACCTTAGGTCCACTGGAATAACTGGTTTCGAAATTTAGAACAAACAAACCGTCTCGTTAGGTTATAATTAGAATATGTAAAATTAAATTCGGTTATACAAAGATCTCTGCAGTTATACTCATCCTGCTTACTCTGCTCTTACCAGGACCTGCTGGAATAACGTTTCATTTCTTCTTTCGAACAGTCATGATAGCATTGATAATCTTCGCCTTTATACTCTTTATCGAAGTATTTCCTTGCATCAGATACAGTAGGGAATTCTGACTTATCGAAAGCATGATATTTTACAAAACCAAGGTCATCACATGCTTCAATTACCCAGTAATTTTTATCAAATTTGTCCTTACATTCCCGTACGAACTTCTCTGGCCAATTAAATCCCGGATGGTTTTTATAGAAGTCATAGAAAGTTTTTTTGTCGTCATTCCTAACGCCCTTGAGTGTCGCGAAATATACAGAAACAGCAATCTTCGCCTGTTCCTGAGACATATTTGGACCATACCTCATAAACCAGCTGATAGTTTTATCTGGCTGTTCGCTTATACAAAAAGATGATACATCATCTGTGATTTCGTTAATAACGAATTGTTTTTGTTCCAGTGTTAGTTTATCTGTTAATTTTCCCATGATTCAGCTCCTACTGTGTAATATGTGAATACGCCAAACAAGAGTATAAAAGTTTTAGAAAAAATTATATTTTTTCTGATTTTATTACATATTATATATAAGAACAAACAAATTAAGTGAGGTTTAGTATGAAAACAATTAGAATTAGAACAAGAAAAGATTTTGAATTTCTCGAAGGAATTAGTGCTGCAACGACTCGTGGACCCGACAACTGTAAAAGAGCAATACCAGTATTGATTCATGACTTCAATTTTAATCAGTCGAAGAAATATGTTTTTTTCGGTTCAGATCTTAACAAAGCATATAAACTTACTGATAATGCTGTTGATGATAATACGTTATATTATGCTTTTGATACAAAAGATTTTGATTCTACCAAAATCGCTGATCTTAGAAAACTCGGATTTCGTTGGTTCGACGACATTATTGATTCATTAAGATATGTTGAATAAAATAAAATAAATAAAAAACTAGACTAGTATGTCTAGTTTTTTTATTATAAAGACCCGTCTCGTTGTACTTGAATATCGAAGTATAACCTACTCATTCTAGCTCAACTTATATATAAATATATAGCGCCTTTATTCATATCTGTTTAGATATAGTATAATATTTGAGTCGATAAATAATTTAATTCCTGATATTCTACAGTAATATGTAATCTACTACGAGATAAATATGGTCTCGTGTAAATATATTCTCCAGTGTATCTGCTAATTATATAATATGGGAAAAATTGGGTATAGAGCTGGTGATTTAAGTCATAAGGCTGAAGACGTTACGCAGCTGGTAGATAGAGGAACGGGTTATTTTGGTACTGGATATTATTTTACTACCGAGCCCGAGCGCTGTATGATGCAGGGTAAAGCTCAGCAGCGTCCATTATACCGGTTAACGTTTAAGGATGATGTTAACTGGTTAGCAGGTACAATACGTTTACATGAAGACCTGAAGGATTTTCACAGGTATATGTTTATGTATTCGACATACCGAGATGAAAAATTATTGAGTCAGCTGTGTGAATTTGCTACTGCTGCTGGATTAGTATGTGGATATGATAGCGATTTCGGGGATATGCTTGAGTCTGAATGGGATTATTACAGGTATGAATATGATACAGAGGACTGGGATGAGTTCTGTAATAAATATTATCCGATGAAAAGTATGCTTGCAGTAGCAGATGAATGTGATGAGCTTAAGGAATTTGCTCACCTGCTGCGCACCTGTGATGACACTACAGGTAAACCGGACTTCGAGTCGATAAGTAATTGGAAGCAAGCTCACCTGGATTACTTTAATGATGACAGGATGAGAGATTATAAACATACCGCGGATAGAAAGCGTATTACATTACCAGTAAGTTTTAATATTACGCAGGAACGGTTTGATGAGATATGCCGTGATATATATGAACTGTATAAAGATGATTATTCAGGTGGTATGTTCAGGCCATGGCGCCGACAAAAGGAGCTTGCTGGATTAGATTCATTTCCTACGCTGCTGGTTAAAGCTTTAGGGTATGATGGAATTTGGCCGGCGGAAGAGTGTGATAATATTTCATACGGCGGGATTATTTATAATATCGATGATATAGTGAGCTGTGACCAAATTGCAGCTGTAGCAGCAGACTGGGGGAAATAGATGATAACGTTATACCGGGGTATTGTACAGGGTAGACAGCGGCAAAATAAAACAGCTGGTACAGGTATATGGTTTTCGAATTCGATAGCAGTAGCAAAAACCTATTCAGATGTAGTAGAGGAGTGGCAGTTGGATGATACGCTGCAGCTTCAAGCAGTACGAATTGACTGTAAAGGAAAGAGCTGGAGTGAGGTAAATACCGACGCGTTGGCTCGTAAATATGCTGATAAAGACGTAGTTATATTCAAGGATGTGGTTGATGTAGGCAATAACTGGATGAAGCAGCTGCCAGATGAAGCAAAATCATCGAAAGACTCACTACATGATGGATTATCGAAATATTTTAAGGCAGATGACTGGGTTGTGAATAATCCAAGCTGTATAAATAGATTGCGAGTAATAAACTTTAAGGATAACAAACAGATGAACATTTTCGAAAATATTTATGAAGCAGCAGAACAGCGGCGTAATAATGACCTACAGGGACTTAATGAGTATTATGTTCCTGAGGAGATGAGACCAAAAAGCGTACCGGTAGAGGAAGTAGTAGATAACTTCTTCGATAAATACTGTGATGCAGCAGGATATGTTAACTTTGATAAGGTATCGAAACGTATAGGCTATAATCCACACAGTGTTTTTGCACTGCTACGTACAAAAGAGATCTTAGAAAAGTATCCGATAAATAAAGAAGACATGTTGAGCTTTATGAAATCATCAAGCGACAGCAATAGATCAGCTCTTGAGCAGTATATTCGGGAATTTTGTAATAAGCATAGTGCGGAGTAGCAGCAGATGAATAAATTATATGAGCAAATTTTCCAAGAGGCTTCAAAGCGTCGGTTTATCGAGCCTATATGGCAGCAGCTCAGTAATAATGCAGCAGGCATAATGAAGATGACGCAGTATCAGGATGA